TATCACCTAAACCTAAAGTCCAAGAAGTATAATTACCACTCTGATTTAAAGGAACAGTTATATTTCTATAAAATTTAAAGAGATAGATATTATTCTATCTCTTTTTTATTAATTTCTATATGTTCCTTTAAATCAAGATGGTAAAACTGCTTATGTTAATTTCATTGTTACTTGGAGTGGAAATCCAAGTAGACCTTATGGAGTTCATTTTACATTAACTAGTAATGGTTTTGAATATGGCACTCAAGAAATATCTAGCTCTGGTGTTCTTCCAGGAGACACAGAAACTTTTTCAATACAAGTAGTAAATGATTATAATGTTTTTTCATGGAGTTCTTCTAATGTTTGGTATATGTATCATGATGATCAAAAACGAATACAATCTACAATTAGTCCTAGTTCTGGAAATTTTAGTGCTAATAATGATATACACATAATTTTTAATACATAAATCTTTAAGATAAAAATAATCTTTAATTATTTTCTGGAGGAGATGGAAGACGAATATCTATGGAAAAAACTTGCTCAGATTCAGAAAGAGTTACACTACTTGGAGAACATATACCTAATTGACTATAGAGATGTCCAGCTGAGTATAGAAATTCTAAACTATTCAATCCAAAATAGCTTGAATCTACTTCTTGAGTTTTGATTTCTGTATATGCTTCTCCTACTCCCGATCCTTCAAATTCAAAAGAAGATATTCCTAATTTTTTAAGAGTTAACATCCAACTAATTTGTCTTCCATTACTACTAGATGGTATGTTTATTCTAAATGTCCAGTATTTAACTCTTCTACCACTCTGATTTAAAGGAACATATAGAAATTAATAAAAAAGAGATAGAATAATATCTATCTCTTTAAATTTTATAGAAATATAACTGTTCCTTTAAATCAAGATGGTAAAACTATTCAATTTGAAGTTAATGGATACGTTGACATAGATTTATACTTAGTTAAAGAAGGTTATGATAATGATATTCACATAGACTTTGTCCCAGAAACTATTCAACCTTATAATAGTTTATATAAGTATAATAAAGATTTTTCTTTAACAAATAACTTACCTGTAGTGTATATTTATGGATCTGGGCAATTATTTGAAGGAAGTATATCATTTATTTTCAATAAAGATACTACTGTTACAACTGATGGTAGAAAATTAGAATCAATCCGTATAGTAAATAATAGCTGGGAAGGAATAGCCTCTGTATCAATAAACGGTTTTACAGTAATTCTTAGTTTTACTAATATTACTATAGATGATGGTCACCACTTTCTAGAAGTAGCTCTTGACTACGAAGGAGGTGAAACTTTATCAAATAACATATTCTTCACTAATTAATTTAATATTATATCTACTGTAATATTAAATTTGTTATCAGGATACATATTGATATAACATAAACTAAAACTTCCTCCCTCTTCATAACTTTTTGTTTGTTCAACTAATACTGTTGTATTACTACTATTCCCTGGAGTATAGGATACATATCCTTCTAGCATTTCTATAGGATTAGTTGATCCATAAAAATTCTGGATAATTACTTGATTACTATCATATCCAGTAAACTTAAATACATTTCCAACTATATTAGAAACATCGAATGATATTGATAAACTAGCATCTATTGGAATCATATCAGTACTGTAAGGTGAAATAGATAAATTTATATCTCCATTCCAATAAATATCTATAGAACTAGAACTTCCGTTGTAAATCTCTAAATACCACAAATCTAAACTCTTACCATCCTGATTTAAAGGAACATATAAAATATTAATCTTATTATATATTTTATCCTTCTAAAACCTTATTCATGAATATTAAAATAAAAATTAATAAATTACTTAAGAGAAAAGATTATGAAAGTAACAGACAATTATGTATTTTTCTGGGGTGATCATCCATTTTCAAATTTTAGTGAGACTCCTATAGTTCTAGAAGATTTTATAATGATTGATGAATTAGGGCAAGAGAAGGAGACGATACTACCTACCTCTGAGCATTATTTCATGTTAAGAAAGGCATTATTCTTTAATGATATAGAGATTGCAGGAAAGATTATTGAAACCCCTCTCCCAAGAGATGCGAAGAAACTTGGTAGACAGGTTTCAGGTTTTATTGAAGAAGATTGGGAAAAAGAAAGAGAGAATGCTATGATGGATGCTCTTCGTCTTAAATTCTCCCAATCCGAAGAAGCTAGATATGAATTACTTAGGCTTAAATATTTTGATAAATCCTTTGTAGAGGCAAGTCCGAGGGATCGTATATGGGGAATAGGAATGTCTGAAGATGACCCTAATCTCTTGGATACTTCAAAATGGGGTTTAAATCTTCTTGGAAAGTGTCTGGATCGGGTTAGACAAGAGTTACAATCTCAAGATAGAAGATATGTTAGTTGAAAATATACTTATTAAGATAGACAAAGAGATCGAAAATTACTCAGATCAAACAATTAAGCCCTCGAAAAAATTAGTAGAGGGCTTAGTAAAGATCTCCTCTGATCTTTGTGTCGTGGGGATAGATCATTATTGTGAGTGTTTTGATATTTGGATTAGACTTGGAAGATATTATGAAGCTATTATATCAAAATTTTCTAAAGAAGAATATTTAGTAAGTACTATCGACAGAAGATTCGATCCATCAAAACTTAATTCGATTTCTGGGTATTATAGTGAAGAAGAATTAGTAAATAAGATAAAAGAGTTATGTGTTTAAAAGCATGTCATAGATTTCCGAAAATAGCGAAAGAACCTATTGTTGTTATTAAATTAGTAAGGAAGAAGGAGGGTGATAACTTTATTCCTTACTATATAAATCATAGTAATCGTAGTATTAAGGTAAATCAGGATCACATATATGAATTAGGGAAAAGAGAAAAAGTAAGAATTTATAAATTTTGTCTTTTTAACTTGATATCCCCGATTTTCAATAAATTAGTTGGTGCTGGATTTATTCATAGTGTTAGGTATCCTTCTGAGAAATTCTTTAAGACAGGAAGTATTAGAAATGATCTACCTCTTCTTAGTATATTAAATAGTAATCCATCAGCGAGATATCTTAAGTGTGTTATACCAAAGAATTCATGGTATTATGTTTCTGAAGACGGAGAATATGCGTCTAGAAGCATTATTCCTATTGAAGATATAACTGAAAAAAATAAAAGATACATTTTATGGCAAGAGAAACTGGGGATATAGGAAGAGTTTATAGATGTCTTCCAGAATATCATTATCGTGCAGTATGGGAGGATAATAAAACTGTAAGATTCTGTCTTAAAGGAGAAGATCCAACTCCACTTGAATTACCGCCGAGTCAATGTGAATTTTATGATGTCGGGATAAATACAATGTGTAATGCTACATGTGAATTTTGTTATGTTTCAGCGGAGAAAAGTGGAGAAAATTATCTTGGAATATGTGAGGCTTGGAGGGAATTTTCTAAGACTTGGTACAGAAGGAGTATAGCAGGAGTGATTGCAACAAATGCTCCAGTATTAATAGCGATTGGATCAACTGGAGAACCTACTATACATCCAGAGTTTATAGAATTTCTTAAGACTGTTAGAGAAACGAAAGTTATTCCTAATTATACAACAAATGGATTAACCTTAGGGTACTGTGGAAATGATCAAGAGAAGATTAAGGAACGTGATAATCTCTTAGAAGCAACCGAAAAATATTGTTCGGCCGTTGCAGTATCTCTTGAAAACAAAAGTATTAGAGAAGTAGCATTAAGGGCCATAGAAAACTTAATCCCTAGAGATGTTTATGTGGTCACTCATCATATCATCTCTAATAAAGAAAGTGTGGATGAATTTTTAAAGTTTAGAGATAAGTATGGGGATAAGATTTATTACTATACCTTACTTCCATTAGCAAAATCCGGCCGTTCTAAGGAGGAGATGTCTACGGAGGTCTATGAATATCTAGAAACAAAACTCCTCAAGAAAAGATCGGCCGGAGAAAATATAGGAAATATATCTTTTGGAGCTAAATTTATTCCATTTGTAAGGACTCACGGGAATATATTAGGCGCTAGTTTAGTTCCTGAGGGTTATTATTCCAAAAACATAATCCTCAAGAAAGATAAAGTGATTATAACTCCTAGTAGTTTTGATTTAACACCGATAATGACAATAAAATTATGAAGATAGCTAAAGAAAAAGACTTAGAAATAGTTAAAGAGATTATAAAAAGATTAGTAGGGCCAATTAAACCTATAGGAGATAGTTCAATGGATTCGGAGAGACGAGAAAATCTTGAAGTCTATGGAGAATTAATTAGTTTCCTGATATCCGAAGTAGGTGACGTTATTTACCATAACAAAAATTCTCTATACTATTCGGTTAATAATTCTGTAGATAAAGCAATTGAAATTTTGAAGAAAGCAAGTAATGAAATTAAAGAAGTTGAGTTAGAATAAAATAAAGAGATAGGAAATAAAATCCTATCTCTTTTTATATGTTCCTTTAAATCAAGATGGTAAAGCAGTTGAAATTATTTATAGAATTCTTTTAAGATCTATTAAGGGTCCAAAGGCTGGATCTTATAATTTTACAATGAGTAATGGAGATAAATTTAATGGATCAGTTAAAGCAGATGATATATCATGGGGATATGAAACTATGGATGATCCTAATAACAGATTTCATTCGGTTGGAACTAGTAAATCAAATAAAATCAGTAATGGAACAGCTTTTGGGAAAGATGTATCTGGAATAACTGCACTTGGTAATATAATATCTATATTTGTTTAAATTAATTCGTTTATGCTTGGCAAGCTATTACCAAAGATTTATTACTTTCCCATTGTTTTAATATTACTTGACCTGCTATTCCAGAAACTTTAGTATATACAAATATATATTCTCCATATTCATCATAATTCCAATCTCCAGAAGAACTTACTCCATTCCAACTAACTTCCACCTTATTGCTAGTATTATTTTTATCATATTTATATGAGTTTATAGAACTAGTTCCTTCCCATTGATCATTTTTATTACTATAAATAGTTTGTATAATATCTGGATTGGCAGTAAATACATATATCCATTCAGGTGATTTACCATCTTGATTTAAAGGAACGTTTATCTAAATGAACTGAAATTCTTATATATGTATAAAGGAAGCTGGAAATCCTATAAACCAGTAGTATAATAATATTTTATAAATTAATTTTCATAAATTTTAATATGTGTAGAAGAATTACCCTAATCGATCAAAACGAGACAAAGGATTATACTAGGTATTACGGCTCTAATCTTGGAAATGAAATTTATACCCTTCAAGGATTAGAATCAATGCCTAAGTATGAAAAAGAGAGAATACTAAAAATTGGTAATAACGATGCAGTTCTTTTAGTTGGAGCAGAACCATTTAAGTATCTCCAAGAATATTATCATTTTGGGATACGTAATGAAAATTACTTTGATTGTTCTAAATTGAGGAGATTAAGTATAGAAGGAGGTGCATTTGTAAAGTGTATTTCAGGATTTCCAGAAGATTCAGTTATCCAAGATTTTATGAGCCCAGAATTTACAACTCATAGAAATTTTTCATGGTTTAAACATAAAGTATTACATACATATCAAGAGACATTAAAGTTTCTTGAATGGATTAAGTGTTTGCCATTAAATGAACCTCTAGGATTTGACTATGAAGCTTCTGGTATGCCATTAGATAAATGGTTTGAAATATCAGGTGCTTCTTTATGTAATAATCTATTTGGAGCATTTATATCTTTTACAGACTTAAGAAGATACTCTACCAAAGAAGAGTATGAATACGTACTAGAAGTATTTAGAGAAATACTTGAAACTAGGATGAATAATATTTGGGTATTTAATCAACAATATGAATTTCAAGTATCTCATCGTATGCTTAAGTTTGTGGACTTATATAATCTTTGTGATGCAGGAATTATTAATGTTCTAGATGGAAATCATTTAAAAAAATATTCTTTAAAATGGACAGCTCAAAATGTAATAGAAGCCACAGTTTGGGATACAGATTTCGATAGACTAGGAGATCTTTTGGATAAGATGTATTTTGATACAGTAGGAAAAACAAAGAAAGAGAGAAAAAAAGTCCTAAAAGTAACTCCAGATAATTATAAAAACACACCAGAATGGGAAATGATATGTTCTTTATATCCAAACTATATTCAAGAATTTGAAATTTTAATATCAGAATATTTTGGTTGTCCATTTATGAATATTCCAAGTGATATTCTTGGTTATTACTGTAATCTAGATGCATTTTATACTCTTCAAATATACTTAGCAAGAAAAAATACGTATTCTGAAGAAGCCTTTCAAACCTTTCTTGATAATTCTAGATTGGGAGCAAGATTACATTCGTCTGGTTTATACATAGACGAACCATACCGTCTTAAGTATCAAAAAGAATGTCATAGAATGATGGCATGGGGAATTACTTATACAGCTACAGCTAGATGTATGATAAAAATGAAAAAACATTCTAAATTAATGGCTGATATAAAGAAATATAATCAAACTTGTAGAATATTACTTGAGAATAATAATTTCTTTAATGGTAATTCTTTAGAGATCGCAAAATTCATACTTACTAATAATATAGACTCAATGGATGCTTATGAAACAGGTTTAAATGAAGGGTCTTTATTAATGACGTACGGAGAAAATTTTGCAGAAAAATTCATAGATATTGTTAAAGATTCCATGATTGAAACCAAATTTAAAGGAAAAATAGATCAAGGAATTTCTAGAAAGAAAAAAATTTTAGGTGTTATCTCAGAAAAATTATCTCTTCTTTTAGGATTAGATAAAATAAAGATTTCAGAAAGACACTTAGAACTTGAAAAATACCTATATTATGAGAGAGCATATTTAGAATTATGTAATATAAGTAGAAATCAGTTAAATGATATAAATAATATTCCAGATACAATAAGAGGATTTGGACAAGAATTCAATCTCTTAGACTATTCAACATTTATAAGTAATAATTATTTTAAATGTAAAAGTCCTATTGAAAATGATGAGATTGTAGATGAAATGTATAAACTTTACCAAAAAGAGTCATCATTCATAGCTGCATTATCTGAAAGTATACAACAGCTTCCAGGAGATAAAAAAGAAGATTTTTTTAAGAATCTAGGAATAAATAATATCGGAGATGCTTTTAATCATTTTATGTATGAATGGGAAAAGTATTGTAATATTCCAGAGGATGGAATTTATCAAGGAGTCTATCCAATTAAGATATTTAATTTAGCATTACAATTTTGGAAAGGAGGGATAGATGTAGAGACAGCAAAAGATGTTCATCCAGTTAAAGATGTTTGGGCAGATTTTATAGGATTTACTACACAAACACAATTCTTTAATGAACTCAATAATCAATATGATTTGTATAGTACTCCATTCCAAGAACAAGATTTACAAGAGAATTTCTATTTTATGAGAAAATTTACTATAAACTATCTTCTCTATAAAAAATATGCAAAAGTATTGTCAACATACATAGATGGAATGTTTAAAGCTAATAATAAATGGGTGATTGAAGGTGAAGATCATATTCCTATTCGAGAGGCAGATCCAGGAGAACCTGGAGCAGTGGAAAAATGTTTCGTACATTATGAAGTTAATACAAAATCTAGTAAGAGATGGTCTTCAGGATTTCATACTATTATCTCTCATTCAGACCTAAAAGATTGTATTATTCCCCCATATCACTATGATGAATATGGAAATAGAATAGATGAAGGGTTTGTAGAAACTTATTTTGATATATCCTCAGCAGAAGTTAAAGCAGCAGGATTTGCAAGTGAAGATCCAGATTTAATTGATAAATTTCAAAAAGGGGAAGATATTTATATATACAGTGCAAAATTATATTTAGGTGATGATTTTGATAAACTCCAGAAAGCTGTTAAAAAAATGTGGAGAAAGCGTTTTAAAACTATCTTTCTTGGAGTATTATATGGTCTTGGAAAGAAGAGTTTAGCAGAAAGATTAAACTGTTCTGAAGAAGAAGCAGAAAATATTATTCAAGGTCTATATAAAAGTTTTCCCAAGTTGCGAGAATATGTAGCAATTCAACAACAATATCCCCTTGAAAATTCTGGATATGTTAATACTATGTTAGGAGATAAGTTAAAAGTTCAGGAATATGAATGGTTATTAAAAGCAACTTCTGAAAGAGAAAAAAAGAATTTAGTAGCTAGAATAAAAAGACTTGGTGTAAATCTTCCTATCCAAGGAGGAACTAGTTCGATAATGGCTAGAGGATTTATGAATAATATTCGAGTATCAAAACAACAGTCTTGGAAAAATCCTCTTCAACCAATTATTGTAGTTCATGATTCCAATACTAATTATGTTCCAATAAGCAAGGTATTTGAAATAAGAAAATTTTATGATGAAAATTATACAAAATACTGTGCATCATTCGGACCTAGAATTATGTTACTATTTGACTTATTACTTGGAGTATCTTATGAAAAAGCATGTCCGATGAAAACAGTAGATGATAATACAGTAGAGTATGAAGGAAATGCTTATTCATTGTTAGGAATTTATGATAAAATAATGAACTGTCCAGATCTAAAAGTTAAATGTAGTATGGAAAGAAGTGAATTAATTCCTAAATTTGTGGAAAATCCAATAGATCGCTTTATCCAGGAAAAAGGAACTTGTATTGTAAAAGATCTTAGTAAGTATACTATACAATTTAGAAAAGTAAGTTGATTCTCCAAATAAACTTATTATTCTATTATTATACTTAAATAATAAAAAGAGAAGGAAAATAAAATCCTTCTCTTTATTTTTTTTTCTTCTGACTTAAACGTTCCTTTAAATCAGAGTGGTATAGTAATAGGAACTTACAATGTTAGTTTTGATGACATGACATATAATTTTGGAACTACCACTACTGCAAATACAGATGAAGTATTAGGAAGTTCTTGGTTAGTAGAAGTACAACAAGGAACATCATTTTATGGATCAATTGAAATTACTAATTTTGGTACTACTAATAATACTTACGAATTTTTTATAGATGATTTATCAGTAGGTAAAACTACATTAGCTCCAAATGAATCTAATACAGAAACTTTTAGTTTTAATAATCCAATTGGAGATTCTTCAGATCACTATATGAAATTTGAGGAAATTTAATCATTTCTATCAATAATATAAGTATCAGATAAAAATGATAATCCAAAATCTAAAAAATCTATTATAGTATTTGTTAAGATACTATCATTAATTCCAAAAGTTATAGTACCTTCATCACAAATAATTTCTAATGAATTACTACCAAATTTAAAAACTTTACCATAAACATCAAAAGTACTCTCAAATATGAAACTAGCAGTTTTTTGTCCTGAAAAATAACTAACTTCTATGACATCACATTTATAATTATTCACTACAATATAATTATTGGTATTAATTTTAAGATTTGTAACAGTATTAAAAGCTATTCCTACTTCACTCCAATCAAGATAGATTTCAACTTCACGATCACTTATCATATACACTGCTACACGTCCAAATTCACCTCCTTCTTGAGAAGTTCCTATAGCATAAATATAATCTGTACCCTTATCCTCTTGTTTTAAAGGAACGTTTATGGTAAGAGAAAAATAAAGAGATAGGATTTTATTTCCTATCTCTTTTTATATTCTCCAATACAAACCTCTTCTAACTCACCTTCTGTAATATAATCCATTAAGGTTTCCTCAAACTCTACATTTATCCAAGCTTGCAACATAGCTGTATTTTCAAAATCTTCATAGCTTAGGTTTCTTAATTTAACTATCTGATCTACAGCATGTCTTGTTTCGTGATAAAATGTAGTTTTAATACTCTTAACCAAACTCTTATAATCTTTTTTGGTGATAAAAGGTTTATTTCTTCTGGAGTCAATATTTACTATTACTACTACTTGATCGAATTCTGTTGTTTTATTAAAGATTCGATAAGTAGACGTTCCGGCTGTTGAACCTATTATTTCTATAAGTTCTTCTGCTTTTGAATTTTTCTTTACTGGAATTTCCATTTTATGATTCTTTATAAATCTAGTAGTAAACCACCTCGTCATTTCTTTCTGTGTTCCAATTCCAAAATTAATTTCTACTTTATAAGAATCATGTCTTAATTTACTTGTTTTCATATTCTTAAAAAATTTAAAACTCCTTAAGCTTTTTATTATTGCTTAAGGAGTATATTGTTTTACATTATTTACTTTATCTCATTAATAAGGCTTTAAGCCCTCTGAAAACGACTATACAAATAAATACATAGTTCATCAGTTGAATTAAATCTACTCAGATCAGCTTCTATATTCTCTTGAATTTGATATAAATAATGTCTTAGTTCAGCTCTAATACGAGTTTCCTGAAATCGAAACGTAAGTATATCTCGAAAAGTGTAAATACTTATATAATTATTTTTAATCCCATATAAACTTTTAAACTTATCAACAGTCACAGTTCCTCGTTTTATTCCAGAGTTATTAATAAAATCGACCACTTCCGGGATATAATAAGAGATTACATAGTTTGATAAATCATCTATAGGAAGTTTCGAAGTAAATGCTATAAATGTATGAAGAACTAAACCTCTTAGACTTATAGTATTATATATTATCTTATCTTCATAATCCATCTTAACTTACTGTAGTTTGTTTTGTTTTTATTACTTTAGTTTTCACTATTTCATTTAACAGTTTCGGCATTTCTTCTAAGTTATATCCAATATCTATATAAGTATCAAACATATCTTCAACACGATATACAGCATCTATACTAATCTGAATTATTCCAAATCCAAGTTTTTCTGCTTCTTTTACTTTTGCGGCAGTATCTTTTATTGCTGGAATTCCTCCATATCCATTTGCACAAGGGCTACCATCAGATATCACAAACATAATACAATTCTCTTTTGTGAACTTTCTAACTCTCTTTGCTACTTCTAGAATTGCATCTCCATCTCGATTTTGGGATTTTGCACAACTCTTAGATAATGAAAACTTAGGATTATAATGACTTCCTTCTCGATACACACTCAGATTTATATATCCGATCGAACCAATATCTGCAGTATGTCCATAAATATATAAATCAACTCCCAAACTTTTTCCGAAGGTTTCATTTAAAAGTATTGCAGCCTGTCTTGCTAGGATTTCCTTTTTTCCACCCATAGATCCAGACTCATCAATAAGAACACATATAGTTGATTTATTGGTTCTAACATGTCCCTGTCTTAGGTAAACTTGTGGAACTCCTTGATATGCTTCTGCAAGTTTTGTCGTATCTAGAATTCCAGACCTACAACCTTGGATATTAAAATCATAGTTCTTATCTGTTCCTGTCAATATCTTTTTTAATCTAGGAACATATTTTTGAACTGCTCTCACATCACATAAATAACTATTTCTATCCCCTTTTGGTTTTTCAAAGAATACCTTATCAGAATCACCACGTTCTACTGTTCCCTCTAAGATTTTCATTGTTAGGCTATCCTTTGATGATAATAACCTAGATACTTTAGACTTATCTATCTTTCTTCCAGAATCTAAGTCAACTCCATACATTATACTAGTTATAGATTCAGTATCATTAATTAAGAATAATATTTTTTTTAATTCCGCCGGATCTATATCAGATAATTTCTTCTCCTTAATTATCTTAAATATACTTTCAGAAACACTACAAATATCTTTAAGATTTTCTGGATATGGAGTTATCTTTTCTTGAACTTCTTTGTATACCTCAGAATACTCCTCAAGAACCTCCTCTTCTATTAATCCAGGAAATCTAAGTATCCCTATTAATGTTTTAAAGAAAAGAATCAACTTCCTCTCCCTCATCATATTAAGTCTTCCCTCTAGAGTCTTAGAATTATAACTTTTCGCACAATCAATAAAATCTTGAAATCCTGGTCGTTCTGTTAATAATAAATCCTCGACTCTATTATCCTCAAGAAGATTTATGAAAATTTTAATAATCTCTCCTTCTTCAAGAGTATATTTTCCACTTATAAAACTAAGAAAATTCAAATAAACTCTTAAGTAGGTATATCTTAAGTGTGCAGCCTCATGAAGACCAAATCCACAGAAGGCATTTATTTTTGTTTCATTATCTTCAGTGGAGTCAAATATCTTAGAAGGGACTGCTATTCTTCTTTCGGAATTATCGCTTTTCTCTTCTGAAAAATAATCTGAATACGAACTACTTTCATCATTTTTTTCATTCAAATTTACTCTAATCTGGAAAGGAAAATCCATTATAGTTATCATATCTTTTACAGAACTATAAGCCTTTTCAATTAACTTAGATAATTGTGCATCCTCTTCCTTTCCAACAGATGAATATGAATAATAACTTTCTCCATACCAAGAGCTTCTATTTATAGTTCTACTAAGCTCTCCAGAATTTCCGACAGATGATTTATAGGATTTTCTAAATATACTCCTACCCCATCTACCATCATCTTCGTCATCATAGTAATCATCATAATCCTTTCTTTTCCACCAAGGATTATATGAGGTTGAAAAATGTTTACTCATAATCTATTAATAAGATAATATTGTTTTATATACTGTACTCCTTTCTCCTTCCAAATTAGTTCCTTCATAGATTGGAAGATATACCATTTCCATAGCACTTTTCACACTCCAACCATCTGATACTAACTCTGAGATCATTAGTGTTTCTCGAATTGATATAGAAGTTGAGATCTCCTGTTTCTTTGAGAGTGATCTAATATTATTCGCTATCTTCACAATTGATCTAGCTACTTCTTCATCAATCCCCGTTCTATTAACCAAAACATTTACTTCTTCTGTATCTGGTATGATATTAAGTTCAAGAGGGAAAAATCGATTAAGAAGTGCTCGGTCTATCATATTAGTTCCAGTATATTCAGAACCTATATTAGCTGTTGCAATAAATGTTACCTCTGGATGAATTTTAATACTTCTAACTCCTTTTCCACAAGCTATCTCAACATTTAATTCCCGTCTATCATCTAAACAAGGAAACAATACATTATTAGCTCCAAGAGAGGAACGATTTAATTCATCTAAGAGAATTACACATGGTTCTTGAATTACTTTAGTGAACTTAGCATAATCAAATATACTTTTTCCATCTTCTAAGCGATGAACTCCAAGTAAATTCGAAATAGGATCAATCATAGAGCCCATATCAAACACATGAAGAGGTATACCCATTCTAGAGCAGACTTCTTTTACACAACTCGTCTTTCCAGAACCTGTAGGCCCTATGATCATCGTATTAACATGTTTTTTTATATTTCTCACTAAGATTCTCCAATTATCAGGAGTCATATAAAATCCATCCTTTGTAGAACTTGGAGAAACTAGTGATGTATCTTTAAGAATTGTTTCGAGTATCGTATCTTTCTTTAAGGGATCTACGAAATCAATTCCAGTCAGAGTTTTATATTCCTTTTTAGCTTCTTCATCTTTGTATGTTAATCTTTGAAATCCCTTTTGTGTATAAAATTTTCCACCTGAAGGACTAAGATTAAGAGAAGTTGAGATAAATATTGTACCTTCTGAATAAACTTCTCTTATTTTCTTAGGGCATTGTACATAAAGACTTGTAGATACACTAGAACCATCCTTCAATTTTTGTCCGGGGAGTGCTTTTACTCTTAAATTTCCTTTAACTAATACTGTTTCTAAAAAATAATACTTACTCATAATAATTTTTTCTTATAATAAATTAATATTTCTTTTTATAATAAAATCAAGAATTACACAATAAAAATCCTTGATCATTAATAAGGATTATAGGGTCTTGAATATTTTTCCGAAGACTAAGGAACCTGGATTGAATAAGAAAGTATATTGAGAAAACCTATAGAGAAGTGTAAATAGAAAATAAATAAGGATTGAATAAAGAAATATTAGGATTTTTAAAAGAAGGATTGAAAGAAGAGATAGTGGTTCTTAAAAAGTATCTAGTCCTAGCTCTTCCGAGTGTGAACGAGGTAAAGAGCGTTATGGACGATATCTTTTTAAGGTTCACGGTAAATATGAATATAATATTAGGTTTAAATTTTAATCTATCGTGAACCTCCTATAAGAGACGGCTTTTACGCCTTTCCCTAACGGGAGGCGAAGCCTCTCACTATGTTCGCTCTTATAGAAGAACCACTACTATGCAATTTTTTTTAATAGAATAATATATATAGTGTATGTATGTTCATTTATAAATTTAAATTGCTATTTTGCTCTTCTATTAACTTCAAATTCTAATTAATGAAGTTAAGGTATCCTTAGTCTTCGATTTTATATAACTGGATTCTGTATTGAATTCATATTAAATTATAACAATTAAATAAAAAAATAAATAATATGCAAAAAGAAAAGATTAAAATACCGTCTGGAATTAGATATATCTCTGAGTGGAATGAATTTAGATTTAATAAGTTTCCAAGTAAATGTATAATAAATAAACAACTTCCAGGTTGTGGTTTTACTGAATACTGTATTAGAAGTAATGAAAATATTATTTTATGTAGTCCTAGAAAGATGTTACTTAAAAATAAAAAAGATCAACATGAATTTGAAGTCTATTTAGTGGTAAATGAGTTAGAGAAAGAAGTCAATATTGATAAAGATCTTTCCAAAGTAGATAAAACAATAATAAAAGACACTATAGAAACTTCAGAGGAGAAAAATAAAAATATTTATAAGAAAATATATCATGAAATAGAAGAATATTGTATATTTAGATCTGTTAATTGCTTACCTTGTAAAATATTAGTAACCTATGATTCATATAGAATTGTTAAAGAAATTCTTGAGAAACTAGATCGTTTTCAATATTTTTATACTATTATAGATGAGTTTCAAAGTATTCTACACGATTCTAGATTTAAATCAGATACAGAATTAAGTTTCCTAGAATATCTTAAACAATCTCCTACTGCATACTTTGTATCAGCTACTCCTATGATGGATGAGTATCTAGAAATGTTAGATGAGTTTAAGGATCTGCCATATTATGAATTAGATTGGGAAACAGAAGATCCATCTAGACTTATAAAACCCGATCTTAATTCATATGTAATGAGGACAGTTGGTGAAAAAGCATCTGAAATTATTCAAAAATACCTAAATAATGATTTCGAAGAGATAGTAGTTCTTAGAAATGGTATACCTACTAGAGTAATATCAGATGAGGCTGTATTTTATGTAAATTCAGTTAATCATATTACATCTATTATAAAGAAAAATAATCTTACTTCTGAACAATGTAATATATTATGTAGTGATACTCCTGATAATCTTAAAAAAATTCAAAAAAGATTAGGAAAGAAGTTTGTTATAGGAAAGGTGCCATTGAAAGGAGTAAAGCCTAAGATGTTTACATTTTGTACTAGAACGGTTTATTTAGGTGCTGATTTCTATAGTTTATGTGCTAGATCTTTTATATTTAGTGATAGTAATATTGATAGTCTTGCAGTAGATATTAGTGAAGATTTACCTCAAATCCTAGGTAGACAGAGACTCTTTGAAAATCCTTGGAAAAATTCAGCTAATTTCTATTATCGTTCTATTTGTGATTATAGAAAAGTTAGTCAGGAGGAGTTTGATAAAGAGATTGAAAGAAAAAAACGTGAAACTGAAAGCTTATTAAGATCATACTCAACTTCTTTGGATGAAGATAAGTTAACGTTAGCAGAAAGATATCAAACACTTGCAAAAACTCAAAATTATAAAGATGATTATGTAGCTGTGAATGAGTATCAAGGAGGAGTTTTAATACCTGTACTTAATAATTTAGTATTAGTAAACGAGATTAGAGCTTTTCAGATTCAACAATATGATTATGCAGATAGATGTTCTGTATTTAGCACAGTTCATAATAAATTGACCCCTGATGATATATCAAATCAAAAGGTATCAGAGTTTTTAAGAATATATAAAAATTTAAAAACAATATATGATAAACTTAAAATGCTATGTGAATATGGATTATCTGAATTGGAGATTGATATTGTTTTGGGACAGTTGAATGATAGCGATGAAGTTAAATCTTATTATACAATTTTAAAACCAGAAAAATTAAAAAATTTATATTATAATAGTACTAATATAAAAAAATATCTTGGAATAGTAACGTTTAGTCCAGAACTTTTAGTTAATACTATTCATCAAAATTTTAATCCAAGTGAAAAATATAGTTTATCTAATCTCAAAACTAAACTAGGAGACTTATATTCTAGTATTAATTATACTGCAGTACCAAAGGCTAATGATATTTTAAATTACTTTGAGGTGAAGGAGTATATGACTACTGAGGTTATAGATGGAAAAAAGAAGAGAGTAAGAGGTTATGAATTATTAAAAAGAAAGGATAATTAATGAAAATAATTTATCAAGAGAATACAGAAAATTATTTAGTTGAAGTAATAATTAAATAATGAAAATATACAATTATGGAAGTATTAATGTATAAAATACCACTGTTTATGTATTCGAATTCTGAACATGATCCTAGGAGTAAATCAACGTGTTTAATACGTAATATGGAAGATATTGATGTTTCTCAGGTTCATGGTATTGAAAGATTAGGAGGTCAGTATAGTTGGATATTTAATTATACCGAATATTATAGTAATCCAATAGAGGCGGAGAAGATGTTTGCTCATGATAAAAAATGCTATGGATTTAATTATAAAGAAGTAATAATGGATGTTGTTTTTAATGATAGTGGTTATTATATAGCTGAATTTTTGTCGATCTTTCCATTAGATACTATGGTTACTAGAGGTTCTGATAATGTAACGCTTAAAGAGGCAATTAAGGATTTCTTGGATGGGCAACTTTCTGATGGAGTAGGAGAAAATGAGATTGGTGTTGTAAGTTATAATTATACTACTCATGACGTATGGCTTGGAGATGCGATAGAAATTTGAAAGCCTTATTAATGAATGAATGTAAATAAAAAATTATGAAAGAAAAAATAATTAGATTTAAGAACAGAAAAGGAAGCAGAATTGAGATCATTTATTTTGAAGATGATGATGTTTGGATTACTGCAGAAAGAAAGAAAAGTTTTAGGTGGAATTGGAATGGAGAAACTATGCCAATTACAAAAAACTGTTTAGTAGCCACTCTTTGGGATTACGAAAAAATTCTTAAGATAGTATTGAGATTTGATAGAGCAGCCAGGAAGTGGTTTAGAAGGAATGTGAAATCTATTGTTATTGATGAAAACGGACTAACATTAGGAGATTTTATATTACCTAACGATATAGTAGATTATGAGAAAGCAAGAGAGCATGATCATATGATTCTTGGATTAGATAATAAGTAATAAACATTAGATTAATAAAAAGAGTGATTAGGTTTGCTCTTTTTTATTTTTCTTTCAAATCAATAAAAGGTACCTCCATCCCCTTGAGGTTCTTATAATTGAAAGTAAAAATACTCCTCTCAGAAACACTAAGAATCTTATAGATGTGAGAGGAATAAAATAATCTCAAAAAAAAGATCCGCGTATTATTGTGTTGCGCGGAATTATATACAAAATTTTATATTATATTTTAACAAACATTTATTTTTAATTTATTATTTTATTTAAATTATGGGAAATCGAGTAGATGATTTTTTGAGTAAATTGGCAGCGCAAGCACCAAAAGCAAAAGAAAACAATTTTGAGCAGAAAAACAGATCATTAGAAAAAATTTATCTTAACTTTCCAGGAAATTTTGGTAGATATCAAGTATTTCCGTTGGATAGTGTAGTAACTGACTTTCCGTTTGTTACTTTATTCGGAACTCGTGAAATTAATATCCCTCGTAAAAACATGGCGGCGGATGGAACTGAAAACACTTATAATGCGTGGATTAAGCTCCTACCGAAAAGTGCTTATGTGATGAAAGATATGACAGGTAGATTAGTTTCTTCATTGACCGCCGCAGATGATGAATTATTGTCACAAGCGCATATGATCTTTGATGAACTTTATCGAGAACTGGATGCAAAGAATAACCGCGACGAATTAACAACAAACTTAGTCCGGTTGAAGAATTATACTATCTTCCATGCATTCTGTCTTAATAAATGGGATCCGAATGAAAATCGTAACCCTAGTCGTCAGAATTTTACGGCATTGTTCGTCGCGACAGCTAAAATGTTTACATCAGTAGTTGAAGATAATATTCAAGAAAAATCTTTGATGAAAGGTGGAGATAATAGCTGGATTTCAGAAGTTTATAATCGTGATGCTACAGGACGTTCTGGATTCTTGATGTTTAGTATCGGAAAGAAGAAAGACGGAGCAGCCGGATTTGCTATTACTGCCACACACGAAGTTGGTAATGAGAACTTTAAGTCAATTCAGATTTCAGAAGAAGATATGGAATTGGCTGCAGATCCATTGCAATCATTTATGTCTTGGCAGGCTAATAGAGATAACGATACTCCTGTTGGTCAAAAACGTTTATTCAATGCGACCTTGATTAAAGAGTCTATTGAATATATGTCAGAAATTTTAGCAAGCATCAGACTCGCTAAATCTCAGGGAAGTGTAGATTTTAAAGAAGCTGTTACAAGAGTTAATAATGAAGTTCTTGCAAAACAGGTTCCGACAGATAAAAGTGGTTTTCGTCAGACAAATGATCCGATGTTAGCTTCTTTGTCTGGAGGTGGAAATTCTGCACCTCAAGTTGATCTGAGTAAAAACGATCAGGTTTTTCAGACTCCTCCCGTGTATCATAGTGATCCCGTAACAGCCAGCCCTGTAAATCCAGGTAATGGTGGAGGATCTCCATTTGGTGGTGGGCAACAGCCACAGTGGGGAGGATTTGGACAAGGTAATCAACAAGCACCTTTCCAGAAACCAAATTTCGGAAGTAATAATGGTGGAGATGATTTACCTTTTTAATGATCTGAAAAGGAATAATATAAAATAATAAAACTAAAAGGTAGAGGAGATTTTAACAGATTTCCTATACCTTTATTTGTTTAAAGTTGGAAATAATAATGAATAATAAACAATATTTCTACTGTTTCCTGGATTTTTCACTAATTTTGACAAGGTCCCTCTTCGTGATAAGTAAAGGAAAAGACATCGGAGAATATACGGCCGGGGAATTAATCAGAACCTGTATATGGACGATCAATAAAGTTCTTAGGGATTATGGTATTAGTGCTAGGAAAGTAATTCTAGTTTATGATAAGTGGGATGAATCTATAGGAGGTTATTATACATCTTATCTTTTAGGGGGACAATATAAAGATACAAGGCATTATATGGATGAGACGATTTTTGAGGGTATGAAAAATGATCCGGCCGTTTCCCCCGATGACTTAAAGAAAGCTGCATGGGAATTATATCAAAATCAAGTAAAACAGACAGCTAAATATACAATGATTTCTGAGTTACCTAGATTTGGGATCGGAATGCTTGGGAGAAGTGGCTGGGAAGCTGACAATTGGGCTTATCTATTAAGTTGTGAGCTCTATGGAAAAACAGATCTCCCTAGTCTTTTTGTTACTAAAGATTCGGATTGGATGTATTGTTTATCACCAGCTACTCAATTATTTCGTCTCCCAGGAAAAAATGAAGAACCTAGAATAATAACTTATGATGAGATGTATTATTCAATTCCAGAATCAATCAGAAATGCTGGAATCGGATTATATCAATATCTCAGCCTTAAAGATAGTCTAGGGTATGGACATAATGATCTAAGAAAAACTGTAAAACCTAGAATGAAGTCTGAAAAAGTAATCTTAGAGGTTTTATCAGGAAACTACGAGAACTTAACAGACCTAGAACTCTTTGAAAAACAATATAAAACTTTCGATATATTCAGTTACCCAGGGATTGATGAAGCTAGAGACATGATTAATAATTATCTTCCAGTATGTGGTTCCCTAGGAGATGTTTCTGAATTTAGAATGTTTTGTAGAACTCATAATATCCCAGGGATTTCAGATAGTTATTATTCAGAGTTCATTGGAAGATTAGATCAAAAATTATATTGTGAGTAAAAAAAATGAAAGATATTGTAACCCTACGTGGAATAAAATATAGCTATGATGAAAGAACTGGCCGAATATTTAAGGAGGGTCAAGTTTTAACATCATCGCAAGCAGAACCGGTCTATAGTTACCTTGGAGATAGTTCAGGGGAGCCGGTTTTTGGAGGAATATTACTCAAAGATACAGGTTCAATCTTAACTCTTAATGGTAAAATTTCTCCAGTGACAGATCCTAATACAATAAGTTAAAAGAAGGAATTATGGCAGGATTATTAGGAGGAATTCTTGGAAAATTGACTGGAAAACAACTCTCAATCCAAGAAATTATGAACATTGATGAAGGAAGAAAAGATAGGGCTTCTGAATGTGTAGTGAGATTGACAAAAGTATATCATGTTCTCAAAGAAGAGTCAATCATGGATAAACTAAGATCTGTATTTTTTGGGAAGACTGTACTTAAGATTTATTACTTAGTTTTTAAATTTGAAGTAACGTCTAAAACAGGTAGTACTTATAACGTCATAATTCAAACTTCCCCTGACTATGATATACGTGGATGGAAGAATTCGAAATGTAAAGTTTATTGTGAGTGTAAAGATTTTCAATTTAGATCGGCGTATCTTTTGGGCAAGAATAATACGCTGTTTTTGTCGGATCGTATAAAAATAAAACTCGGTCCAGCATTAACTCAAGCGCCCAAAGATAAAACGCCGACAACTCTACTTTGTAAACACTCTATGGCAGCTTTACAGTATCTAGTGAATAATTACCAAAATATAATGAAAACTATATAAAATTAATGATAGAATTAAAACCTCATTATAGTTTAATTAGAGTAGATAGTAGAGATACAGAAGTAATATTAGCAAAATATACTGGTTCATTTAAGTTACCATCTAATATTACATTTACTAGATTAAAAAATCACTTAGTTATTTCGATTAATATCAAGTGTCATAGTTCAGAATCTGATGAACTCAAAGCAACATTATTTGAAAATAGATTTAATATTCAAAGTTTTATTGGTTATAAGATTAATAATGACTATTGGGATATTATTTACCAATATGGTTGTTATAAGAGTTATCAGTTTTATGTAAATAGTGAATTTGTTGTAGAATATATAATGACTAATTATTTTTGAAGAGATGAGTAAAATATTAGCAATTTCGGATATTCATATTTTTGATTATCCACAAAGAAATTCCTACGATAAACAACGTTTAACTCAAGCAAGAACAGTAGCACAAAATATTATAAAAGCTGCTACAATTGAAGGAGCTGAAAGAGTTGTGATCGCAGGAGATGTTATCGAAAAATCAGTTCTCCGACCCTATGTTCAAGCAGAAGTTAAATTATTCCTTGATACTTTAATGAGTTTCTTTAAAGAGGGATATATAATTTGGGGGAATCATGATCAAGATAATAAGTCAGTAGATTCTGAACTTATTGATTCATGTCTTGCTGTGATGTTACCCCCTAATCTATATTATGCTGATCAGAAAGAGTTAGTAATTGATAATTCTAGAATAGCATTTAGAAACTGGAGACCTGAATTTGATCTTTCATGGATTTCAGGACAAGTAGATGTTTTATTTACACATGCTACTATTAATTATGGTGGATCAGATAAAATACAATCCCAAGTTTTGGATGAGTCTAAATTTGGATTAGCTATTTGTGGTGATATTCATAGACCAGCTCAGATTGGAAAATATGTTAGTATAGGTATTCCACAGAAATGTAAAATGTCTGACTATGATAAATCGACTGGAGTTGTATATGATTGTGTAACTAAACAATTTAAATGGGTAGATCTAAATCCAGATGATAACCTTATGAAATTCGTTTATACACCTATCAGAGAAGATGAAGGCTGGAATCAAGGAACTGGAACTTGGAGTGTATATAAACCGGAAAACTTAAGTATTGCTGGAGGAGTAAGAGATATTAAAATTCCAGCATGGGAAGAAATTGGAAACTTGATTGATAATATTATAATAGAAAACAATCTTCAAGGAATTCATTCTGAAGTTCTTCGAAATCTTAAAGATGTAGATTCTGAAGAAGTTGATTTTGGATTTACTCTTCTTAGATTATATTGTAAAAATTGGAGAAGTATAGACGAAGCTGATATTTACTTTGAGGATGGTGATAAGATCTTGATAACTGGAAAAAATGGTTCTGGAAAAAGTTCTTTGCTTAGTGCTCTTAAATATGCTTTCTTGGAGTGTAGAAATATTAAGGATTATTTACAGTTCGGAGAAAAAGAGTGTATCTTAGCAGTAGAATTTATGTATCAAGGAAAGAAGTGTAAGATTCAGAGAGGTAATAAAAAATATGGATGCTGGATTGATGATGAACCTCTTAAGTATAATAATAAGAAAGAATTCGAAGAAGATATGTATCGTAGATTTCCATTTATTGGATATATGGATATTTTCTTATTTGATTCAGACCATCATAAATTAATTGGAAATATTACCCCTGAAAGAAAGTCAGAGATAATTAGTAAGTTCTATAAAATGGATAGAATTGATGCTTATAATAAAGAAGCTGGAATTCTATTAGATCAAGTTACTAAATCTTCAAGTGTATGGAATGAAGCAATTAAAAAGTCAGAAGAAATCTTAAGATATATAGATACTAATCTTTCTAATATTCAACTTCCAGGACAAACAAAAACAGAACTCACTCAACTAAGATCGGAAGGCTTAGAATTACAAAGAAAAAATAAAGAATGGATGAGTTACTTAGCTGATTCTGGAAAACTTCAAGCACAAGTTTCTCTTTATGCTGAAACTTTGGAGAGATTAATTAAAGAACAATCTACTTACAGACATCTTCAAGAAATAGATTCAGAGATTGCATATCTTCAGGCCGAGGTAGATAATGAAAATCAAGAAATATCACAACTTCGAACAATAGAATCTGAATATTCTTTAAAGTTGGATAGATATAATCAGGTATGTGCAGAAGGAAAGAAAACAACCGCCGAATTAGAACGCCTCGAAAAAAGTAAAGTGTGTCCTAGTTGTGGTCAGGCTTTGAAAAATACAGAATCTCTAGACCGTCATAAACAAGAAATCCTAGGAAAACTTGAAGAACTTAGATCCGAGGCTATAAAAATCGGCGATGAACTTAGAGGAATGTCTGGGAAAAAACAACAGGCTGATTCATTAATTTCAATTGCCTCTGAAAAAGTTAAGACCTTGGGGAATCAAATATTTATGTTGATGTCTGAGAAACAAAAAATTACTAAGACAGCTAAAGATATAGAAAATACAGAAGTTCTCTTAGAAAATTATAAGACTCAATTAAATAACTTAGGAACACCAGAAAAAGTAGAACTTCCTGATAACTTTATGGAAATCATGAGTTCGATCGATTCTGGAATAAAAGCTTGGACGGATCATGAAAGATTAATCCAAGATAGAGCTGTAGAAGAAGCAAATATTTTAAAGGCACAATCTGAGTTAGGATTAATTCAGAATGCTTTAGTAGATCTTAAGGAGTATATTAAGCTTACAGGACCTACAGGAAAGATTTATGAAGAAATTATGACAAGACTCGCTGAACAGTTTACAGATAATCAAGTTAAATATTCAGTAGATACATATAATTTTAGAAAGAAGGATCATCTTGACCTTACTAGTAGGTTTAATAATAATGGAAATTATGTCTCTTATGATGCATGTAGTTCAGGTCAACAAACAGTTTTAGATATCAACTTTCTTAGTAAGATAGTAACTAGAATGGGACTGCTTATTATGGATGAATTTTTGAAGCACTTAGATCCAGAAAATCATGATAACTGTATAGATATGATTAGTAGTATGAACATTGGATGTATTATGATCTCTAGTCATATGGAATCTATTACTTCATTTAATAATAAAACTTGTAGACTTGAATTAAATGACTCAGGAGTTACAAATATCACAATAAAATAATTTAAAATATGATGAGTGAAGAAAAATTAAAAGAATATTTTCTAAAAGAGGAAATATTTAATGGGTTTAGTGATTTTTCTGGATATAGAGTTTTAGGAACATTTCAGTCTTCTCCAAAATATGGTACTTTAATTTCTAGTGGAATAAAGATTTTTAAAACTGAATCCATTGCTTGGGTAGAAGAATTTAGGATAGGTATTATTCAAAATATAGGAGATTATTTAGTTATAGTTTCTCCCGAATGTCCTGAGGTATATTTTACGATGCCAGAAGAAATTATAGATAAGATTAAAGATATTTATAATGCTGGAGACTATATTAACCTAGACAGCGAAACATTACAAAAACTTATGGAAGAACTGAATGATGCAAATAGAAAGTGGACAACTAATCCAATTATGACAGATCCTGGGAAATTATGGTACTATGATGGCTCTTCAACTAACCCATTTGTTCCATATTCTCAGGTATCAACAACTACATGTTCTTCAGATTATGTTGTATCTTCTGCATCATCACAAATACCAACTAATATAAATTCCAATAATACTAATACTTATGTTACAGGATATAACATATAATATGTTAGAGTTTGCAGATGTAAAAAATCCTACAGACTTTTTTAAAACAGGGGATCCAAAAGAAATGATACCTTTACGAACTCTTTATAATAATACAAGACTTCTTTGGGGACTTGGAGCAGATCAGATTCTTTTAAGTGTAGCACAAGGTCAAGCAATTTATAAACTCGCCTTGTTAGTAAAAAATAAAAGAAGTATTTTTGGATGTTTAGTATATATTCCAGGTCAGAAAAGACTCGATTTATATACGTCTGAATCTCCAGAGATACCACTAATTCAATGGAAAAGACAAAAAGTAGTGAATAAAACTTACCCACTGCTCCTTGATCTTGCTGGAATTGAAAAAATGTTCTCTAGATTAATTACTATTTTATGATATTTAAAGTAGTTCGATCTAAGTATTCACTAAAAGTATCTAAACTAATAAAAGTCTATAAAGGAGCTTTTAGACTAGAGAATTCATTAGATGTAAATCTATTCGATTATAATAAATCTTGGGATAATCTAGTAGGAGATGATAAAGTAATTACAACCGCTGAATTAATTCTTGCTAAATTTCCATTAAGTATTTGTAAAAAGCTTACTAAAAATCTTATCTTACTTAATAGAAATAATTTTGATGAATATTCAAGTTATGATGATTTTGTTGATAAAAAACAATCTAAATATGAAGTGCATAATGCTTATGAATCTAATCCAAAAGCTTTACAATTAATAGATATTTCTTTAGAAGATTTATTATATAATGTAAAAGATCTAACCAGAAATAATTATATTGTTCAAAAATCATTATTAGAATTGAATAAATAAAAATAAGAGAAAGACTAGGAAATTAATCCTGGCCTTTCTTTTTTCTTGTGAATAAAAAAAAATAAGTTCCGATCTTCACAGACCAGAACCTATATAATTCATGAGTTTAAAAATTTGTTGTGTTTCTATTTTACATTCACATATAAGGTTTTCAAGCGTTTTCTTTGTTTCACTTTTTCAGTAGTTTTTAGAATCCAACATAATACCTCTTTCTCTAGGAATTCTTGATTTGTAATCTGTTTGTGTTGAGTATATACAGATTCATCTTCTAAAGTAATAAATGCTAACTCTACTCCATAGAATTTTTCATATAAGATAATCTGTTCAATAGCTGCTCCAAGAAAATGAATTGTATATATCTCACTCGTTGAACCTTCTGTTATTCTAACTCCTGAACCTGAATTTTCGGTTAAGTAATCTAAAAACTCTTTAATGGATTCTTTTGTTATTTTTCCCATTTCTCATCTGGTTTTAAAACTTTTATTACTTTTCCATAAATGTTCTTAGTCCAACCATTTATATGTCCGTGATTATTCCCTATCTGAGCACCTTTAATTGGATCTATTGCTTTAATTAAGTGTGTAAAGAATCTTCCATGAACTTTACAGTAAACTATATCTCCAACTTTTACTGAATCTAGTCCAGGAACAGGTTCTAAGACATGTTTTTGACCAGACATGATGAGAGGAGTCATTGAATTTCCTTTCTCAGAAGTTACAAACGTTTCTCCTGCTGCTAGACGTTCTTGTTTAGTTCTCGGCTTTTTTATTTCTTCTTTTCCAAGCGTTATGTTTTCTAGTGGCGTCTTTTTTGTTTTTTGCTTTGATTTCATAACCATCATTAAATTTAAAATTATTAAGTAAACCTTTTGTTGGATCATAAGATTTTTGTTTCTTAAGTTCCTCTAAGATTTTATTACTTATATGTTTAGTATAACTATCTACTGGATCTTCTATCTTGGGAATTACTACTTCTTTTCCTTCATATGTAATTTTATAGTCTTCATAACCTACTGGAGGTTTTTTAAAGTATTCCCACTTAGGAGGTCCAAAGTCTGTTGATTTTCCAGTGAGTATTAAAGTTTTAGATTCTTTATCAACTCTCCAAAAACCTCCTCCCCAACATCCTGTAGCGTAATTCTTTCCAAGTAATTCAAAGTGAAACTCTACATTACCTAGGATTAATTCTCCTTCTTTACTAATTATAAATTTTTGCATAATCATTTATTTTATTATCATATATAAGAATCTTAAGAACCATTAAATTCCTTATAGGTGTAAACAATAAAAAAACTTAAAAGTTATGAAAGAAATAACGGTAAGTAAAGTACTAGAAAAACAAGATGAAGATAATGTGAGAATGATTAATAGTTTATTAGGACTTAAAGAGAGAATTATGACAATCGGAAAAAAGAAAGAATTAACAGCAGATCAAGCTAATATTATTAGCAGGTTTAATCTTCAAGGGTATTCGAGCTTAGAAGAAATTGCTAAGAAAAAGATTAAAGAAATTGAAGAACAAATAACAAGTAAGCTTCAATTTAGTCATAAAGAAAGATTATTAGCATTGATCGTTCCGGATGATCAAAGAGATCTTTATGACTTAATAAAAACTCACTATACAGAAAAAGGATTTAAAACTTTTTATCTTGACAAAGAAAGAGTTCCAGAATTTAAGAATAGTACATATTTATTTATTTCTTGGGACATTGAGATAAAAAAGTAATGTAAGATAAACCTTAGGGAAGAGAAATTCCTTAAGGTTATTTACTTTTTGCTCTCCCCATGCCTTAATTGCTTTATATATGAAACCAAAATTAATATAAAATTATGTTAGAAAATAAACCAACTATTTTGTATTCACTTGAAGAGATAACAATCATTCCAGAAGTAGTAACAAGAATAAATAGTAGATCTCAATGTATTCCATGGGTTCCTAAAATAGATGGCAGAGAAGATAGCAAATTCCTTCCAGTTATTGCAGCACCTATGGCATCAGTGGTTAGTCCAGAAAATTATAAAACTTTTCATGATAATCTAATTTCATGTATTATCCCCAGAAATGTACCTCTCTCTGAAAGACTCAAATTATGTTCTGAAGTATTTTGTGCTTTTTCTATGAAAGAGATTGAGGAAAATTTTATAGAACAGCATCAATAAAGTACAGGATCTGGATTATATGTCTTAATTGATATAGCTAATGGACATATGGAAAGTCAGATAGAACTTGGTCGAACTCTTAGAGAATTATATGGAACATTAATAAAAATCATGGGTGGAAATATAGCTAACCCTAAGACCTATAAATTATATGATAAAGCTGGATTTGATTATCTTAGAGTAGGTATAGGTGGTGGAGCCGGATGTATTACTTCTACTCAGACTGGTATTCATTATCCTATGGGTTCTCTGATTAATGATACTTTTCAGGTTAAGATAGAATGTTCAGGGCGTACAAAAATTATCGCCGATGGAGGAATTAGCACTTTTTCGGCCGTAATTAAATGCTTAGCACTTGGAGCAGATTATGTTATGATGGGAAGTACATTTGGAAAAGCATTAGAAGCGGCCGGTCCAGTGCTAAGAGAATATTACGGCGAATATTATGAATCCCTTCCAGAAAGTATAGATATAACCAGAGGAGAGAAATTTTATCGAGAGTATTATGGAATGTCAACCAAACGAGCACAAGCAGAGATCTTAGGAAAATCAATAGAAACTGTAGACAGAGAAAAATTAAAAACTTCAGAAGGAAAAAGCGTGGTCTTAGAAATTGAATATACATTAGCAGGGTGGGCAAAAAACATGGATTCCTATCTTAGATCAGCAATGTCATATACAAATTCCTATGACCTAGAAGACTTTAAATATTCTAGATGTCAGGTTGTATCCGAGATATCTAGTGTTGGTATTAATAAAAAATAATTAAACTCTATGGCTAAAAAGAAAGCTACAACTAATAACGAATTAAAGGATATTCTAGATAGTTATAAAAAAGAACCAGTTGGATTTGAAAAAATAAAATTCAAACTAAAATGTAAAAATCCCAAACAAAAAGAATATTCTAAGCTAATTAAGGAAAATGATATTACTATTTGTGTAGGTCCTTCTGGTGTTGGCAAAAGCTACATTGCTTTGGCTACTGCTCTAGAATTACTTAGTAATCCTGATAATCCTTATAAAAAATTAGTACTCATGATAGCTCCAGTCCAAACAGATATTGAGGTCGGATTTCTTAAAGGTGAGCTCGATTCAAAGCTGAGACCTCATGCAGAAGCTTATTTGTACAATCTTGCAGATATGATAGGAGGAATGGATAAAGTAGAAGCTCTTATTGAAAGTGGATTTATTGAAATAATGTGTGTATCATTTGCAAGAGGAATAAATCTCAAAGATTGTATATGTATTTGTGGAGAATGTCAGCAATATAGTAAAGAATCATTCCTTACTATTATTACAAGGCCTACAGAAACAGCTAAGCTTTGCTTCGAGGGTGATTTATATCAAGGAGATAATAAGAATATTCGAAGAGGTAAAGAAGAATCTGGATTAAAACACGCATTAGAGAATTTATCAGATTTATCTGGAATTGGAATAATTGAATTTGATGCTAGTCATATAGTAAGAAATCCATTAATATCTAAAATACTATACAGGTGGGATAAGAATACTTATGGATATCTTGAAGAAATTGTAAAAGAAGATAATTTACCAGAAGATTAATAATTTACTATTTAAAAGGTATGAAAACCTAATATATGAAAGAACATTAGAAAAATTTATAAAATAGAAATATTTATAGATTGATCTAATGTTCTTTTTTGTTTCATAAAAGTTATAGGAGAGTATAGGTAATAAAGATCCGGAAACTTTATTATTTAGATCTCTCCTTTTATTATAACTTTTATGATAGATGTAATATTAAATAATTTAAAATTAAACTTTTTATGAAACAACAATCAACAGAAAATCAGGATATGGTGAATAATAGTAACCTATACCTGGATGAAACAGATTCTAAAGGTGTTCCTCTTCTTAGGAGAGTAGAAAAATATCCTAATCTCCCTGAAACCGAATTCATTCCAATCGAATATACTCATTCAGATGGACAAATAATTCCAAAAGATAAGTTTTTTATTAATAAACTTGGAGAAGTAAAAAATTCTAGTGGATATATTTATAAAGGGACCTTTAGAAAAAAGGAAGTAAGTTATTTATTTCTTTCACTAAGAATAGGAAATAATTATAGAAAAAGAACCAATATTTTTATTCATAGGTTAGTTGCGTCTACGTTTTTAGAAAACCCAAATAAAGAAATATATAAAGCAGTTAATCACATTGATCATAATCCAGAAAATAATAAATTATCTAATCTTGAATGGACTACTTTCGCGGATAATTCAAATAGAAAGGATGGGAAAATGCATAATATTTCAGAAGATAAATTAATGAAATATATTGCTATAGATGATAGTGGTAATGAATTATTCTCTATAAATAAATATAATGATAGAGGTTATAGCTTAGATTCTGTAATACAGGCAATAGCAGAGAATCGTAAGCATAGAGGATATTATTGGAAGCGATCTAGACCAATGAAAAAGAGTAAATTTCTTGAATTAGCTGGATTTTCTGGAAATTTAAGTGATTATGAATGGCATGAACATTGGAAATACTCTAGATTATATGTATGTAAAGAAGGATTTATTAAGAAATTAACTACTGATAAGGGAGAGATAGTTATCGGTTCTTTAAACAACTTCGGATACGTTATGATAGCTGTAGAAGAAAATGGTAAAATACGATCTAAAGCAGTTCATAGAGTTATTATGGAGTATATTTTAGGAAGAGATCTTAAAGATAATGAAATTGTAGATCATATTAATACTATTCGTCACGATAATCGATTTGATAATCTAAAATTATCAAATCCGGTAGATAATATGAATAATCCTTTAACTATTGAAAAATGGAATCCTCACAAATTGGTATTATGCAATCTTTATGGCGATTTTTTAGCTTACGATAGGTGTACTATAATAAATAAATTAGTATTTAAAAGTAATGGTTCTACTAAATTTAAAGGAGTTCATGATACTAGATCATTTTTAAAAACATTTTTTCCTAATAGAGTATTTATATGTATTAATCTAGGAGATAAAAAAGACTTGTATAATAAAATGAGCAGGGTTATTTATGTATTTAACAGTAAAATGGAAGTAATAAATGCATTCTGTTCTGCTCATTTAGCTGGAGTAGGTTCGACTATTTCTGAACATCTAGTTAATAAACATCTTAAATCTGGAGAATTAGCCCCAGATGGAAATTATTATATAAAAGGTAGTGAGGCAGTAAAATTAATATTATCACAAGGGCATGGGACTGCAGGAGATTTTAAACCAGAATAGGAATCTCAGAAACCCTCAAATTCTTATATATGTAGTAAAGATCGGATGAGAATATAGTACTGATCGGAGACTACTTATTAATATAATAATAAATAATTGAATTTTATTTGGATATAACTGGCTTATGTTATTAGTTACTTCTAATTATAATTATGAGTATAAATTAATTTATCACTGTAACAATTTCCAGAGTATCGGAATCGAGGAGATTATACTTCTCGAGGTAAACAGGTAAAGTTCACTAGGGAATATAAAATCAAATATACTTTAATAAATTTTTAATAAATACGTTAGTGCGCATATATGTATTTAAGATAGAATAGCAAAAAATTTATTAACTAAATAATACTTAGAGTTTGATTTTATATATCCCTAGTATTTTTTCTTCTACGAAACTACTACCTCTTCGCGGTGTAGAAGACAACTAGCACTAAAGTTGTGAAACTAAATGTAGCAATGAGAGATGAGCGTTCCTATATGTTATGCTTTCTCTCGGAGTAGGGTGCCACTATGATTTATTATCTATAGTGTCAGAAAAACCTTAAGACAATAACAAAAGAATTATGATAAAGAAAAATAAATTAAATGAAAAATTTGAATTAACATTTAGTATAAGAAGTATTGCTTATTACTTTTTATGTATCTACTTAATTTACGTGTTCAAAGTTACCTCCCCAGGTAATATGACACACCTAGGAATATATATGGCATTATGTTTTATTGGAGCACTTATATTAGGAATAGAAAAAATATTCTGGATTTATAAGTACGGTCAAGATGCGATGTTTAATCTAGGAAAATTATGGGGAATTAAAAATGAAGGTTTGCTTTGGGTAGTTAAATCATTAAATACAGGATTATTAATTTGTAAATATGTATTACCAATCATAGGAAGTTTAATTGGATTGGCATTGTTTATGAAATATGTACCTGAGATCAATAATGTAGAGATTTTATTAAGATTATTAGCAATTATTATAGTATTTCTATATTCTATATATAAATTGTTTAACTACTTAAAAAGGATTTGAACTATGAGACTCAAGAGTTTAACAGAAGTCCTTGGGTGGATAATAGGAATCCGTCCAAGTGAGCCCTTGAAATCTAGTGAGAAAACTGGTAAGGAAAATGAAAGAAAAGGAGAAGAAAAAAGATCCCAGTTATCTTTAGATTCAAGTAGAACAAAAATCGTGAATGGTGTTGAGCCTATTAAGGAAATTATTGTAGATATTCTGGATGATTGTTTAAAAGATCCAGATATTAAAAAGCCAGATGAATTTTTCCAATCTTTTACTTGGAGATTGATAATTAATGTAGTAAATTATAATTGGTTATCTAAAGCTCCAAAGAATAGAAGAGAATTGGAGATATTAATAAGAGAATATGGATACTGGGGCAGATATTATAAAAAGATGAACAGAAGCACAATGTTCTATAATATTACCACTCCAAGAATTAGTAATAGAAAAGGAGTGAAAGTAATACCTGAATACTAATAAGCAACAATAGAAAGGGAAATATAATCCCTTTCTTTATTTTTCTCCTCTTTCAACCTCTAATCCTTATACATGTAGATTATATAAAACTTATAATATGAAGAAAAATTTAGAAAACCTGACAATTCCAAAAACAAAAGAGCTTCGTCAAGAAAAATTAGATGAAGCTGTAGCAATATTGAAATCAGAATTTGTAGGATTAGATGATATTATAGATAATATAAAAAAATCTATAATTCCTTGGTATATAACTCCAGAAATAATAGAGAGACCAGTTGTTATTTCATTATGGGGATTAACTGGAACTGGAAAAACAAGCGTAGTTCGGAGATTAGTTCAACTTATTGGTCTTACTGGGAAAACAGCTTTCTTTGATTGTGGTCTTGAAGCAAATGAATCATCTTCAGGAAGTATTGCAGATAAAATAGAAGAAGTATTTGATATTGAAGACGATTTTGATTCTCTTAATTCATCAGGGGAAAATAAACTTGGAGATGCAGTTTTTGTATTTGATGAGTTTCAATATGCAAGAACCATAGATGAAAATGGTTGTGAACTTCTTAAATCTCCTCTTCGACCAATTTGGAATATTATAGATAATGGAAAAGTTAGTGTTTCAGAGTATAGATATGATATAACACATTTCGGAAATTTTGTAGAAGATTTTAAACAATTTTCTAAAGAACATCCAGAAATAAAATTAGATTCTGGAAAAGTAACCTCTAGAGAAGAAGTTAAGACAGTTTTAGAAAATCTTGGATTATTCTATTATGGAAGAAATGTAACAGAGCTTCTAAATGGTGATGATTCTGCTAAAGTAAAAGTATCAAAACCCTTCATAAAGACTAATGATGATGAAGATGAGGAAGAAGATATATTTAGACCTCTTAGACTTTTGGAAGATAGAGATATGAGAACAATTGTAAAAAAACTCAATGCTTATAAACCTAGATACGGGTATGAAATAATCACTGATTTAAATAACTCTAAAAATATATCTGAATTTAGTCATATTCTTGAAAAAGTTTCTATAATTATATCTAAACCGAAAGAATTAGATTGTTCAAGATCATTAGTATTTATTCTTGGAAATTTAGATGAGGCTTTTAAAGTAGAATCTGATTTAGATCCTGATATGGATGCTAATACTTTCTATGATAAAACAAGTAAAGTATCAATTTCAGATATTAAAGAAGCTCTCAAACAAAGATTCAGAGCAGAACAAATAGCTAGACTTGGAAATAATTTAATAAAATATCCGACACTAAAGAAAGAACATTTTATTAAGATTATTAAGAAAGAATTATTTAGGATAGCAGATAAATTTTTAGAAACTGAAGGAATAAAAATTAATTATGCTGAAAATATAATTGATCTTATGTACTCAGAGGGAGTATTTCCAGTACAAGGTGTAAGACCGGTTTATACTACTATCGGAACTCTATTAACTCCTCTTCTAAGTGATATTTTAATTAATCGTATCGCCGAAGATAAAGAAGTGACGATAACTCTTACTAAGGAAACAGATCTAACAGAAAAGAAATTAAAAATAGATAAAACGTCACTAAGTATTATTTTTGGCGAATCAAGAAAAACAGTAAATATAGAAATTCCATTACAACTTGGAGAATTAAGGAATCCAGAGAGAAGATTAACAAGATTTATAAATTCTGTACATGAAGCTGGACATGCAATAGTAGCTTTACATGAGACTGGTGTTTATCCAGTTAATATAGTTTCTGTCGCTACCGGAGATGGAGGATTTTGTAATACTTATGATCCAAAAAAAGAAGGAGAAATTGATAGTCGAGGAGATGTTGATTCAGAGGTTAGGATATGTCTCGCTGGTTATGAAGCTGAGAATCTAGTTTATGGAAAATATCCAGAGAAGTGTTTAATGGGTTCTGGAAGTGATATTGAAAACGCATGGGATTTTTTCTCTGAGATGGCTTATAGATGTGGGTATTTTGAACCTTATTCATATACGAATCATTTAACAGAAGAAAATACAGGTGGTATACCTTCTGGAATCTTAGATAATGAAGGTTTATATGTCAAACATCCTTATAAAGAATATAATGGATATCTTAACGAAATGGTAGCTAGTAGATTTTCAGAACTTAGACAAGATGTAGTGAATATCTTGAAAGACGAAAAAGAGTTATTAAAAGTAGTTGCATTATATCTTGGAGAGAATGGATCTATGAATTCTGATGAGTTTAGAGATTTTGTTATTAAGTATGGAAACAAGCTAACTGATAAATATGTATCATCTAAACTCGAAGAGGAAAAAAATTGGTATGAAAAAATATTAAATAAGTTTTAAAAAATTAAAGGAGCTTCTATGCTCCTTTTTTATTATTCTTTTTGAAGAAAAATAAACCTACCCATTCATCACGAACAGGTAGAGTTTTCATAAAAATTAACACCATTTATAAAAAACTATATTTTTCTTCAATTATAAGACTTTTGAGGTGTATAGAATGACTCAAGAACTCCAATAATTTCATATTCTATTAAAGTTTCTGGGCCATCAAAAATCGGAGGAAAACCAGGGGATTCAGCTGTACAATAAGCTATCCTTTTTTCTTTTCTTCGATTTTGTAAGATAATGTATTTCTTTTTTATTGATTGTCCAATATATTTTCTGAAGATTAAGATATCATCTTTCTTCCATTTACCTTCTTTATTATCATCTATCGGTTTTACTAAAATAATACTTCTATCCCAATTTTTCTCTGTTTTTCTATTACTAGTACTTGGATCATAGAGAAATATTTTCTCTATTTTTATTATTCTCTCTGGAGTATACTGAGAAGTTCCTATTATAAAACCTTTTGTATCATCAATATCAGATTTTATTATATAGTATAATACTATTAATACTATAATTCCAATATAAAATGCTATCATAATTCAAACTCTTTTAAAATTGGTTCAACAAATTCTCTATATTGTGGGTAGTATTTCTCAAGAGTTTGTCTAGCATTAAGTGGTTTATCAGGTTTTGTTATTCGAGCACATTCCCAATCAATCACAACTTCTACCCAATCTACTTCAGCTGGACATTTTCCAAATAAAATATCATCTTCATAGTAAGTTGGATGATGAGATTGAATTTGTCGATGAAAATTATTTATTATTTTCTCACCTAGGAATGGAAAGAATATAAATAGTATCAACTTATCCCAGTCATGAAACCAATGTGAATGATATCCAAGAAGTTTTTTCTCTGTTTTCATAAATGCAATCCAATGTTTCCAAGTGTAGGGAATGTGGTTATAACAATCTCTAATATTTTTAATTATCTGTTTCATATAATCCATGTTTTTTATAATAAGCTCGTTTAAGTTCTCCAACTACATGTATATTAGGAGAGATACATTTGTTTTCCGGCCGTGTACAAGACTCATCATAGACTTCAGGATATGTATCTAGAATAAATCTAACTATCCCTTGTGATCTTGATTTTCCTGCTTTACAATGAATGTATATATCTTTCCCTAGGTTTGACTCTATAAAATCTACTACTTCGGCCGCTTGTTCTTGAGTTATCCCTAAAAACTTATGACCTTTCCATTCTAGCTCTTGAGAGGGTATATCATCAAATTCTAGATTTAATACAACTGGAGAATTATTTTTCTTAAACCAGTGTAATTCACCCTCTTCTAAGTAATATTTTTGGCATTCTGGAGTTCCAATGATAGATATAAAACAACTATTGGTCGGGAGATTATCATCATTCCATCCACTAGAGGAACACATCATATCAAACTCTGTATGACTGTAACAATATAATTTTAGTTTTTTCATTTTTTAATAGGAAGATAAAAAATAAGATCTGATCTAACTAAAGACTTTCCAGAGGTTATTGCTTCTTGAGCAAGTACTTTCTGAAGAGATTCTGAGTAATATCCAGATATAGTTTTGTAAAATATATAAGTCTTAGGAACTTTCTCCGACTTTTTTATGTTCTCATCTAAGTTATTCCAATCTTCTTCTGTAGCTTCTGGATATACTGTTTTATTTAGTGGAACTGTTTTAAAATTCCAATAATTCCAATATTCATTAAAGATTTTACCTAAGTCCAGAATTTTTTCGGAAATTTTTATATTACCACCTGAAAAATCAAACTTATAAGATAAATATTTATCAGAAATATTTTTTGTTCTAATGTAACTGCCATAGGTATATCCTGAATTATCATTATAGTATTGAATATATGATTTATAGAAATTAATAGTTTTTCCAAGATCATCTATATAAACATGACATTTTTTCTCAGCAGTGTCATGATCATTCTTTAATCGATTCTCTAAGGCTGAATCTTGACGATAAAATTCTTCAATAAATCCTACAGGGTTATTCCAAAATTTCCAAGAATAAGCTGTCATTTCAAAACGATCCATGATTTCTTTAACTTCTCCGTCTGATAATACTCTTGGACAAACTTCGAATTCTACACTCTTAATACTCTCAGTAAATACAAAATCTTCTTTCTCTATATTCCCTGGATCATAAAATAGAAGTTTAGTTTCATATTTTCTACCTAGTTCTTTTTCAAACTTGGCTTCTCCGATAAATATTACTTTATTTTCTTCAAAGTTTTTAGAAACTCCTGAATATTTCCAAGGTCGCTTCTTAAGTTTATATAAAGATCCAGGTTTAAGTTCAGCGGGTTTAAGATCTTTTGTTATTAATTCTCTCTTTCTCATTATCTCAGAGGAAATTCTATATTCTTCTGTATTAACCGGAAGGAGAACTAATTCTGTCCCTATCCAAGAGTAAACACATTTTCCAATTATTTTCTTTCCAGCCAAACTATCACAATAATCTAGTATCCATAAGAAATTATCAATCCCTATTTCAATCTCAAACCCTCTCGGATCCCAAACTCTACAATAAGCTTGTCTATAATTCCAACCTACTTTTCCACCACCAACAGAACGATTCACTATAAATCCTTCCATCGGAACATTCTCAAATTCATCATCTTTGATACTATGATCTCTCCAAGAATTCCAAGATTTCTCTTTTCTCAGAATTCCAGTCGCAGTATCTGTGTAAGTAATGAATCCAAGCTTTTTAGTATAACAGTCTGATCTTTCCTGATATCCGACGTTAATTTTCTTTGGAATAATAAAATTTTCGCTATTTACCATAATATATAATAATTATTAAGTTATCATTTCAAGTATAAGGGATTGACAACCTTATTTATGTAAAAACTAAAATTTAAATAAAGAGTTATGAGAAAGAGAAAGAAAATCAGAGAAATTGTAAGAGAAGAAGTAAAAACAACAATATTATTTTATCTAATTCCAGTTGATTTAATTGCTTTCTTTTCATTAAATAGTGAAATAAAAAATATAAAAATTACTCTGGTTATTTTAATAGTATTTTCCTTAGCAGTATTAACCTATTATGTTCTTTGGGGAGTTATAGAATATCTTGAAGAGAAAGGAAAAGAGAACCCTGAAAGCCTTATAAATGATAATAAAATAAATGAATGAAAAAGAAAACAAAAGATAGATTGATTTTTGGATTAAAAGTCATAACAGTATTATCTCTTGGTGTTGCAGCAGAATGTGCAATATACCGAAGAAGAGATAAAGCTTATAATTCACTCCCAGATAGTAAATTTGTTGGGAACATGATGAAAGGCAAGAGAACTGAATTAAATGTACCAGTTCCAGGTGTCTATGAATTCAAAAATGAAAATCATAATAAAGGTTACTATAATGTATTTAAGAATGGACCTTGGAATGTAGTAGTGCCAGGGTATCAGAAGAAAGACCTTATAACTCCCGCGCCGAACCAGCCTAAGAAAGTAAGAGTTAGTTCGGGAGGAGATAGTACATATTTTCACGTAACACAAAAGCTATCCAGATCGGGAGCTAAATTGTACGGCGCGAAATCTATAAGAGGTTATTATATTCTTAAGTATGAAAGTTAATATATACACTAAGAGATTGGAAAAAATCCAGTCTCTTTTTATCTTTCCTCCAAATCGATGAAAAGTAACTTATCGACCCGTGACTTCCTTATTTATGCAAAGGGAATTCGTGTTGTGTGGGTTCCCGATTTATTTCTAAAACAAAATAGTAAATATGGAAAAGATAGTAGAATATGAAGGTACTAAAAATCATTATATAGTACTTCAAGAAAATGCGATAATGAAAAATCCAGAAACAAGAGAATGGGAGGAGTGTATTATTTATCAGGAATATAAACACTGTACTCCTGAGGGTTATATAGAAGTCCCAGAGAATGAAAGAAAAATATTTGTAAGAGAAAAGAACGATTTTTTAAGAAAATTTACGTTATGTTTAGATTTATAACTATGTATTATGGGTGTTCTGGTACATTTAAAGCAACAACCATAGAATCAGTATTAACAAAGTGTCCTGGACTGTATAATGTTATGTGGTCTGATATTAAACCTTGGAAACATTGGGAAAATATCTTAGGAACGCAACAAGATGATCGAAATTATGCTATTCTTCATTTATGTAACTTGAAGAATGCTATAAGAAGTAATTGGCCTCCTGGAGTGAATAACCTCTTAGTGGAAAGGGGAGTATCCGATATGCTTTATTATTACTACAAGAATAATAGAGAAGTTGGTGAAAATTCGAAATGGATTAAGGATGTAGTTCATGAAGAAGATATCTTATGTGAGCAAAATTCGTACTATACACCAAGGAGAATATTATTAGTTCAGAAAGATTTTGATTTTGTTAGAGATGTTATTCTTAGAGAACCTACCCGAGCAAAAGAATTTCCAGGAGGGGTTCAAGAATATATGGAACATCAAGATGCATATGTTGAATTTACACAAAAGTATAATAAAATTGATGAAGTTATTAATATTAAAGATGCAGAAAAATATGTAAATGACTTGGGATTTGAATTTGATCCTAGTAAGAAATAACAAATAAAGAAAAATAAAAACATATGAGTGAAGATGTAAATACAGTATCAGATTTACTAGTTGCTAAAAGGAATGGTAAATCTGAAAAATTTAATTCTGAAAAAATAGAAAAAGCAATTCTTAATGCAATGAAATCTAGTGGTATTAAAAGTCCAAAAGTAGCTCTTAATATCTCTAAAGAAATTGAAGAAGAATTAAAAGAAAAAGGTTCATGTACTATTGATGAAATCGAAAATCTAGTATATGACAAGTTAATTAAAAAAGGACATAAGTTAACTGCAAAAGCTTATGAAGGATATCGAAGTGTTAGAGAATTTCAACGACAATCTAATACTATCGATGAACAAATAAATGAATTATTAGCAGGAGATAGTGAGTATTGGAAGTCTGAAAATTCTAATAAAGATTCAATGCTATTAACAGTTCAGAGAGACTATATGGCCGGAATTGTTAGTATCGACATAGCCAGAAGAAAAATATTCCCTCCAGAAATTATTCAAGCCCATGACGAAGGCCTGATCCACATACACGATCTTGACTATATGGGCCAACGTACATTAACGAATTGTTGCTTGATTAATCTGGAAGACATGTTACAGAATGGAACATGTATTAATAAAACAAAAATTTTTAAACCTCATAGATTAATCACTGCTACTACAATTGCAACGCAGATAATTACTGCAGTATCCTCATCTCAATACGGAGGATGTACAATAACATTAACACATCTAGCACCTTTTGTAAGAGATAGTTATAATGGTTATTTAAAAAAATATAAAGATGCTGGATTAGATGAAGAACTTAGCGAGAAATTAGCAACTATTGATTTGAAAAAAGAAGTTAAAGACTCAGTTCAAACTTTTAATTATCAGATTAATAGTATGACAAATACAAATGGTCGAATTTTACTGGCCCGGAAAGGTAGTAATATCTTTCATTGTAGGGGGTGAACTAAGAAATCTTAGGTGTAAAATTTACGCATACCAGCGGAGCTATAGGAAATGATAGCTTGAAATTTTGCTAACAGGGAAAAATTATGATAATTTATAAAATAACTAATTTAATCAATAATAAATGTTATATTGGACAAACAATAAAAACATTAGATGCTAGAAAATCACAGCATATAAGTACAAGTAAGAGGAATATAGAAGTTTCACATCACTTATACTCATCTTTTAATAAGTATGGGATAGATAATTTTTCATTTGAAGAAATAGATACTGCTACAACAATTGATGAATTAAATGAAAAAGAGTCTTACTGGATTGAATATTACCATACCACAGATCCGAATTTAGGTTATAATTTAAAAGGAGGTGGTGCGAATCAATATTTAACTTTAGAAGTTAGATTAAAAATAGGAAACTCTCAAAGAGGTGAAAAGAATCATATGTTCGGAAAAATAGGAGCATTAAATCCTACAAGTATTCCAATGATTGATTTAACAACTGGAGAAAGATTTGATTCTGTAAGTGATTATTGTAGACAGTATCCAGATTTTCAATTAAGTAAGGTATGTGCTGTATGTAGGGGAGATAGATTTTCTCATAAAGGACATCAATTTGCATATTTGGACAAAAAGACAGGTGAAATAAAAAGTAAATCGTCTAAGAAAGTTCAACAGAAAGATTATGCAAAAACTTTAATAAATTTTTCCACAAATGAAGAATTTTATCCGTCTTCTAAAGGATTGAAAATATACAGTAATGGAAAATTAATTGGAAATTTCTATACAAAAATTAGAAAATCTAAGGATAATTGTGTTATTTGGAATAATTATATCTGGTATTATAAAGAAAATCCTCCTACTAAAGAAGTTTTAGATAGTTATGTTAATAAATTAGAACAAATTCAATCCTGTGCCAAGCTAGAAAATTAAAATTTCTAGAAGGTCAAACGACTATCCTAACGGAGTAGGTTTAAGGTGAAATTCCTTATTCCGAAGCGCCCTCCAACCATATATTTAGCTATATGGCTGATGATATAGTCTAATCAAGGGGAGATGCAGTCCCCATTTTTAACTGTATTTATGTATCTTGGTGAAACTTCTGAATATAAAGAAGAATTAGCCATGTTAATTCAAGAATTCCTAGAACAACGTATCCAAGGAATGCCTAATGAAGATGGAGTATTTGTAACTCCTGCATTTCCTAAATTGATATATGCTCTTGAGGAAGATAATATACATGAAGATAGTAAATATTGGTATCTTACTAAACTTTCCGCTAAGTGTTCAGCTAAACGATTAGTTCCTGATTATATTTCTGAGAAGAAAATGAAGGAACTTAAAGAGGGAAACTGTTTCCCGAGCATGGGATGTCGCAGTTTCTTATCACCTTGGAAAGATGAAAATGGAAATTATAAATTCTATGGAAGACTGAATCAAGGTGTCGTAACAGTATCACTTCCTGATGCAGGATTATCTGCAGAGGGAGATATTGATAAGTTCTGGGAAATTCTAGATGAACGTTTAGAATTATGTCATAAAGCATTACGAATTAGACATAAACGTTTACTTGGAATTAAATCAGATGTAGCTCCTATACTATGGCAACATGGAGCTTTTGCAAGATTAAAGCCAGGAGAAGTAATTGATCCATTATTATTTGGTGGATATAGTACAATTTCTTTGGGCTATGCTGGTTTGTATGAGTGTGTTATGGCATTAACTGGAGAATCTCATACAAAACATATCGATCTTGCAAAACAAATTATGCAAAGATTAAATGATGCTTGTAATAAGTGGAAATCTGAGGAGAATGGTCTTGGATATAGTGTATACGGATCTCCAATTGAAAGTACGACTTATAAATTTGCAAAGTGTCTTAAGAATAGATTCGGAGTTATACCAAACATAACTGATGAATCTTATATCACTAACAGTTATCATATTAATGTAAAAGAAGAAATTAATCCTCTTGATAAATTAAAGTTTGAGGCAGAACTACAACCATATAGTTCTGGCGGTATGATATCTTACATAGAGTCTGCAGATATCAGTACTAACATCGAAGCAGTTTTAGAAGTTATAAAGTTCATCTATGATAATATTTCTTATGCAGAGTTAAATACAAAATCAGATTATTGTTCTAACTGTGGATATGATGGTGAGATAGAAATTATAGATGAGGATAATAAATTGTCTTGGAGATGTCCTCAATGTGGCTGTGAAGATCAACACAAACTTCATGTATCTAGACGTACGTGTGGGTTAAATTTAGCTCACGTTAAATTATTAAAATTGCCGGAAAGATATTAATATAAATCGGCATCAAGTAAAAATAAACTTGTTCAACGACTAAGTATAATAATTAATAAAATGAATATTGAAGAATTAAAAGAAATACCAAATACTGTAGGATATTTTATTAGTAAAGATGGAAAAGTTTTCTGTAATCAAGGAAAAGGGAGAAGAGATAAATCAAAAACAGTTGAATTATATGAGATAAAACCTCGTATAGGAAAGAATGGATATGCTAGAGTATATTTAAGAGATACAGTAACAAATAAACAAAAAGATTATTACGTTCACAAGTTAGTTGCTGAAGCTTTTATTCCTAATCCAGATAAATACAAATATGTAAACCATAAAGATTGTAATAGACAAAATAATTGTGTAGATAATCTTGAATGGTGTACAGCTAAGTATAATACAGATCAAACAATTAATAATAAACATATAATAAGAGATTCTAAAGGAAGATATTTTAGTAATTTTAAATATATATTCTAAAATTTTATTAAAAGATATAGTCTTAAACTATATAAATAATATAGTAATTATTGATATTGGTTCGAACTTTTGGAACCAAGGGCGTACAGCTGAGATACGAGATAGATACACTCACCTAGATGATCATGAATTATAAAATCCCTGAAAACTATGAGATACGCAACTATTAGAAAAATAGATATATCTAATGGACCTTACATTGGAGTTTCATTATTTTTACAAGGATGTTTATTCCATTGTAAGAACTGTTTTAATCAAGTAGCATGGCCTTTAGATGGAGGAAAAGAATTTACTGAGAAAGAAAAGAAAGAATTTTTTGAATTAATAGAAGGAGTAAAGAGAGTTTCTATTTTAGGTGGAGAACCTTTACTTCAAGCTGCAGAACTTAGTGAATTATTAAAAGAAATAAAGGAAATTTGGCCAGAAAAAGAGATCTGGTTATGGACTGGATTTTATATTTCTGAATTAACTGAAGAACAAATGAAGGTTATTAATTTATGTGATTATATAGTTGATGGAAGATATATAGATGAATTAAAAGATAGAAAACTCAGATTTAGAGGATCTTCTAATCAAACTATATGGCATAATATTAATGGTGAATTAGTAAAAAGTGAATATAATGATGAAAGACTTGATTAAATAATAAAAAGACCTTAGGGAGAAAATCCTTAGGGTCTTTATTTTACTCTCCGATGAACCTTTTTTCCTTATTATTGAATATAAAATAATTAATCGAGATGAGTAAAATAATAATTATTCCAGATGTTCATGGTAGGACATTCTGGAAGTTAGCAAAAGATAAGATTAATGAAGTAGATCAAGTTGTATTTTTAGGAGACTATCTAGACCCTTATCCAGTCGAAGATATTTCACCAGAGAAAGCGATAGAGGGGTTAAAGGAAATAATAGACTTTAAGAAGAAATATCCAGAAAAAATTATCCTCTTATATGGAAATCACTGTTGTCATTATACAAATTTATCCCCTAATATAACTCCGTGTAGTAGATATGACTTTAGAAATGCACAAGAAATCGAACAAATATTTAACGACAATCAAGAATTATTTCAAGTATTATACAAAGAAGGAAAGTATTTATTTTCTCATGCAGGTGTTATAGAAGAGTGGATGAGAGTTACCTGTGGTTGTGATGACTTAGACATACTTCTTAAGGAACAATACTTAATGTATGATCATTTGTGGTATATGTCAAGACTTAGAGGTGGTTATGGGTTTTATGGGTCATGTATATGGTCTGATGTAAGAGAGTTTGAGAATACATTTCCTGGAGTATTTCAGATTTTTGGTCATACTCAATTAGCCAAGGAATTTTTTGGACCATCTCCAGGGATAGAAGAGACATTTGCATGTTTAGATTGTAGAGAATGTTTTATATTAGATACTGAAGAACAAACAATAGAAAAATTATGAAAACAATTATTGACAACTTAGAATTTAACGGAGCATTAATTCAGCTTACACAATCAGATGGTTTTGATACTATGATTAATGCTACTGAAATGTGGAAATCAATAGGAGGATTGAAGAATAAGCAGCCTTATGAATTTTTAAGATTACCAAGTACTATTGAATACTTAGAAGCACTAAAAAGTGATGGGGGATTTTCCCGGTTCACTTTAGATGCTACTTCAAGTAGTGATACCGGATTTTCAAGTATCACTCCAGTAATAACTATTAAAGGTAATTATTCAGATGGAACCAGACAAGGTACATGGATGCATAGATGGGTAGCAATTAGATATGCTCAGTGGTTAGATCCAAGGTTTGCGATTTGGGTAGATTCTAAGATTGATGAACTTCTTAGGATAGGATTTACTACTGCCTTAAAAGAGGAAAGAGATAGATATAATTCTCTTCTCCCTCAGGTAAATTATTATAATGAAGTTTTAGCATATTCAGAAAACTTGTATTCTACTGAACAACTCTGTAAAGATCTTGGACTTGAGTATGGGACAAAGATACTTCTTAAGAAACTTGAAGAAAAGAAATATATTTATCGTCGTCCAGGAATAAAAGGGTGGTATTTATCAAGCCCCTACGATAAAGAAGGTTATACAAAAGTTACTTCAGCGGTTGTAACTGATAAACATGGAAATAAACATATTAAGAATCAAAAGAAATGGACTGAATCTGGAAAACACTGGATTTGGAGTTTATCTAAAAAATTATAAAAATTATGAAGATTGGAATTGATTTTGATGGAACCTGTGTTACTCATGATTATCCTAGAATTGGAAAGGATATTGGTGCAGTTCCTGTTCTTAAAGAGCTAGTAAAAAGAGGTCATAAATTGATCTTAAATACTATGAGATCAGGGAAAGAACTTGAAGATGCAGTTGAATGGTTTAAAGAGAATAATATCCCTTTGTATGGAGTTAATCAAGATCCTGGACAAAGAAGATGGACTAGTTCTCCAAAAGTACATGCAGATCTTTATATAGATGATGCTGCTCTTGGATGTCCTCTTATATATAATCCAGATTTTAGTGATAGACCTTATGTAGATTGGGAAAAAGTTAGACAAGTATTTTATGATTAAGAAACCAACAAAAGAAGAGATGTACGTAGTTAATCAGCCACGTCATCTTATGATATCAATTATATTAATGGATTATGATTACTACCCTCTTCCAGATAATATACATACTGGATTATGTAAACTTTCTGAGATTAGTGATATAGTATTCATATTCTCTGATTCCCATTTCGACAACTCTAAAATTAGTAAAGAAAAGATAACAACTCTTTATCAGGCTTGTGCTTTTATAGATAGTTCTGGAAATTTACCGAGAACTATATTTAAGGCTCTACAATATGATAAAGAAATATTTGGGAAGCACATCGGAATAACAATATCTAGATGTCAAGATTTACAAGAATCTACACCTAAACTTTTTGAAAATCTAGAAAAAATAAATCAGTCTAGAATTATTAAGCCAGTGTTTAAGATTCGTAGATTATCATCAACAGAACTATATAACTTCTACTATACACCGTCTGAAGAAAAAAAAGAGAAGAAATGGAAATGCATTTTTGATGAATGTTTATATTTTTATCATAGACATATTCTGAAGTCTGTTATTTTTCCATGGACTAGAGTAGATGTTCCTGATCCTGCCGATTATATAGATTGTAGATATTGTACTTGGGGATCTAACTCTTCAGTACTTTATTTCAGAAACACAACAATCGGAATATTTTTAGAGAAAATAGATAAAGAATTTATTGATACTTTTACTGATCCGGATCCTAGATATCTTTTTGCTGGATTAGTTAAGAAAAATGGAATAGATTGTTTAGATTATAATATAGAGGATTTAGATATTGGAAAATTATGATTAAAAGATATAAACAATCAGGAAAAAATTCAGCTTATCCAGAATATATAGAAGTTTGGGAGTATGGAGTTGGATCTGTGCCTGATTGGATTTCAGATAAGAGTAAAGTTACATTTATAGATGGTCTTGGTAATGTAACATTAGAAACTCATGATACTAGTACAGGTGGAGTAGAGATTATAGATTCCACAGGTACATCTCCTCTTATCAGATTAGGTTCAAAAAAAGACTTAATATGTAGAGAGGTAGAGAACGAAACTAAAGTATTTGTATTAACTAGATTACAATTAGAATTATTATATAAACTAGAATTATGAAAGAGTTAAAAGACAGTGAAAGAAACCTGATTAATGAAGTACTTGCAGTAGTAGTAGATTATTTTATTGAATGGTGTGGTGGTTGTTAAGTAATTAAACCAATCGTTGAAAAATTAGCAACCGAATATGAAGGGAAAGTTAATATTTATGGATGTGATGTTGATGAATGTGCAGAACTTACATCAGAATTTAGTATAAGAAACATTCCAACACTACTATTCTTTAAAGATGGAGTACTTCAGAATCGATTAGTAGGTTCACATCCAGAGAAAACAATTAAAGAAAGTTTAGATTTACTAATATCAGAATCAGAAAATGAATAAATTCGTACTTAACACATTAGTTTTAGGAGACGATGACCTACATTGTAAGACAGGTGAAGTAACTTTGTCTATGATGAACCTGAGTCATACAAATTTTACTGGACCGGATCTTGATAAATTTGATTTAATAGTTTATCATGGAGAGAAAGGTTGTAAAATTCTAAAGTCCAGAGCATTTAGAACTGGAAAAGTAGGATAAAAATAAAAGAGAGGATACCATTTAACAGGTTCCTCTCAATTTTTTACATCTCTCCGTCATATTTTTTATCGTCTTGAAGAGTTGATCTTTTTCTTACTAATAGAGCAATTTCTATAATTAATTCTTTTAAAGACATTCCACCTTCATATGGGAAAGCCTCATCACACCATTGTTTACTAGAGTAATCTTCCTCCTCTGGTGTAACTTCATAATCTCTACAAAGTTCTGCTACTCTTTGCTGAACATACTCTTTAGTTAAGATTCTAGATTCTGGAATAAAATATGCACTACTCCCAGTCTGATCTTCATGTCCTAAAGCTAAAATTGCTTCATCCCTAAACCAATCACATTCCATAAATTCTTGTGATTCTGGCCATCTTACTAATACATAATTCTCATTCATAATTTTTTATTTTTATTACACTTATAAGAGTTTTACCCTGAAAGCCTTATTATTGAGAAAAACAAGAAATTATGAAAAGAATAGATTGTTCATTTATGGGAACTAGTGGAGATTGTTTTATCCATGTTACCCTAGAATTTGAAAACATCCCAAGAAAAGGGGATAAGGTAGTACTCTGCAGAAATGTTGCAGAATACGTAAGAGAAAATATGACGAATGATGTGGAGAATGCAGAAGAATATGCAGATATTATATTCATGTCATTAGACAAAAACTCAGGGACTATGTACTTTTATGCAGTAGAAGTAATTCATTATCCAAGAATTGATAGAGATGTAGATGATGAAGCGATTACTAGAGTCATACTTAGTAGTAATAGTCTAGATTAAAAAAAAATAAAGAGAGGCCTTAATAGGTTTCTCTCTTTTTATTTTCTTCTTAGAGTTCAAGTATTCTTCTAAGTCGTTGTAAACTTCCAGGAATATCATTTTTATCTAAGTGTGATTCATTATTTTTTACTTTTAATTCATCCCTTTGTTGTATGAATTTATTATAAGCTATTTCAAAAATTTCTAGATCATAATCATGTAGTTGTCCATAAGTTTTTATATTTTCTGGAAGGTATTTATCCTGCCCACCTTTAAAGTTTATTATTGCATAAGTTGTTTTAAAGAGATCTATATAAGCATTTTTAAGAACATCTACTTCTTCTAGTGTAAACTTATCTATAACATTCATTAACTTATAAGTATCATCACCACACATAGGCAAACTCTCTAAATAATCATCTTCTATATTTACCCACCTATTTATACTTACAACAAATCCAATAGGTGTTCCAGAATCTAATGTTAATATCCCATTAGGATAGTAACCTTGAGGAGAGTCACACAATCCTAGAACTTGAAAATTTACATCAATAGATCTCATAGTTTTTGCAATTTTCTTAGATTTATCAAATAACCGTAAGAACTCGTCGGAAAATACATACTTTCTATAAAGTTCAACTACTAATTCTTTAATTAGTTTTTCTAATCTTGCTAATTTTTTCTTAAGACCCGAGTTATCTAAAAGTTCTTTATAAGTTGATAATAAGATATCTCTCGAAATTAATTTACTTTTGTCTTTATCTAGAATCATGATTTTAATATATTATAAAGTTCTATAAAATTAGTTTTCAAAGCAGTTAGAGTTAAGTTTTTATTTTCCAAAGTTTCTTCTAACTCGAATAACTTATTACATGCTCTTTTAGAAACTACTACATATTCTCTAAGTTTTTCCAAAGCTTCTTTATATAATCTAGGACTTTGATGTCTAAAACTACTCCACTCATTACCCTTAAATAGACTAGGAGCAGAAATCAAATTTCCATCTATTCGTTTTTCAATTCTTACTCCTTTAGAAAAATAATAAAGATTATCTCCCCAATTTAAACAGTTTATATTTTCTTCAGGAAATTCTTTTTTTAATACTCCATCTCCTGTAAAATCAAATACTTGAACACTATTTAAATAATCCTGATACTTCATTGTGAATTCTTTTTCTTCTGGAGTTAAACATTCCAAGATCGAATCAAAAATAAAATCTACTAGTTCATTACGTAGGTTCTTACTCTCATCGAACTCTTTGATATACAATTTTTTAACTTCATTAATTATCTTATCTCTCTGATTTCTAGTTAATGCCATAATCGTTTTACTTTTTTTACATTACTTACATTAATAAGGATTTTGCCATTATAAAAGGTCCTAAATCTTAATTATGTAAAACTAAAATTATATTAATATGAAAGATATTGAAAAAAGAATAGCTGAGAATATCCAAGTTCCTGAAGATATGTACTTAGAAGGATTACTTGATATAACTGGATTTTTATTTAGTGAGTTAACACAATTTCTAGAAAATGAACATCGATATATAGGTATTACTAAATCCTATATTCATACTGTTAAATTAACTATTGAAAGAATAAATCAATCTGTTCGACCTGAAGATATAGAGATTTATGGAAGAATATTATATCTTTATAAACCATTCCTTAAAAAAGAATTTAAGAGACTTAGAAATAAAAAGTTAACTGCAGGGGATTCTGTTATAGTAATTATTAATAAAATCATAGAAATAATAGTTCAAGAAAAGAAACAAGATTTTAGATTTCATAAAGAAGTAAGAACCCTAAGAAAAATTATATCCAAATTTTTTGAAAATATTAGGAACAAAAAGAAAGAAGATCCACTTTATTCTCTAAGTAATGCTATCAAAGAATATAAAGATAGTGGATCTGTTGGAAAATATCCTCTTGATGTATTCTCTTTTATAGATAATCAGTATATAAAAGAAGAATTAAAGGATCCAGGAGAAAGACTAAAAGAAGAAAGTGATAATAAAATAAATGAGATCTCTTTTGATAATTGATTTTCTCAGTTATAGAATAAAAAACTAGATAGAATTTTACCTCTATCTAGTTTAATTTTTATTTTATTTTTTCTTTTCCTCATCTTCGGCTTTTTCTTCCAGGGACTTTTCTTCTCCAAGTTCATACTCCATGGATTCGATATCTATCTTTCGATTTACAAAATCCTTCTTATCCTCATCTTCTATATCCACAGTATAGTAAAGCATGATATCAAACCCAAGATCTTTATACACTGGATTTGTATCTCTTGCTTGAAACATTACGTGATTATATTTTGTTGAATATGTTCCATGCAAATTACTCCTTCTCTTATAGATTGTTAAGTTTTCAGGAATAGTTACATAATGAAGCATATCAAGAGCTGTATATAAATCTACTCCAGGTTCATCGTCAATTTCATCCTTCATCGGAAATCTTAATTTATACCCTAGAAATGTAGATGCTATTTTTACATCATATACATCTTCTTGAGTTTTTCCAAGATCATTTAGTTCCTTACTGAAAAATGCAATATTCTCGAAAATATGACCTGTAAGTTTTTTACTCAGACTCTTACGTCCATCTGTATAATCGAATAAGTCTTGCATAAACTCTGAAAAACCATTATATTTAAGTCTTCCATCAGGCCAATAAACATTATAAGATTCATAATCTCTCTTAGGAATCTCCACTGCTGCCTGAAATACTTTTTCATAAGTACGAGTTTCACCAGTCTCTTCATTTACTACTTTTGTATACGTTACTCCCTTTATTTTATAAGAAAGTATATAATATCCAACAAAGAAACGGTCAATGTTTTCATCTTCTGTACCTATAAACTCTTGATTTAAGGTATCTCCTAATTCACTAAACGTATCTTTATAATCATTTATCTTTGGATAACCAGATAGATTTCTATTATAAGCAGTTGTTGGAATTTCGAAAATAAATTCTAATTTCCTTTTTCCAAACCTAGTGTCAGATTGACTTACGTGAATGATGTTCTCGCAATCCAATAATCCCTGCTTAACTACCCTTTTCTTACCCCATCTATCTTCTTCTACTATATTGCGAATACGAATAAGATCAAGATCCCATGGACTGACCTTTCCCTTTCTATCGCCAAATTGGATAACGTTATACATTGCTAATACTAAGTTATCACTTTCGTCATTTTCTTCGTCGACTTCGCTATATTCTTCGGAGGAATTGACAATTTCATTAGATTTTTCTCTTAATATATCTGAAGAAATTCCAAGACCTTCAAGTGCATCATCGACTTGTTTTTTCTGTTTTTCTAATTTTTTTATTTCTTTTTTTGTTTCTCTGGCTAGCAGATAACCACCAAGGGCTAATCCTAAACCAATTAGTATTAATTTTTTAGGTTTCATTTCTTTTTCTTTTCTTTTAAGTTTGTTTATTCTTCTTTTTATCCCCTTTGTCCACTGCTAATCCCACGAACCATTCCTCCTTTTTTGGGGGGTCTATTATTTCCTCCTCCCTGAGGTTTACCAATAGATCCGTTTTTAGAAAATAGTGCACTTCCTACACCTAATAATGTTACTCCTAAAATGCTAAGCATTGCAACTCCTATCATTATCTTAGAACTTTTTTCTGAATACTCAGCTGTTATTGTTTTAGTACTATTATTATCTTTTAAAAATGTAGTACTTGTTTTCTGTACACCAAGTAACGAACCAATATTTATCATATTTTTATCTTTTTGAATTAATTTTTCTAATTTTCTTTGTTTGAAAGTCTCCAATAAGTGAAGCTCCGAATCCTATTACGTATATAAGAGCTATAATTTGACTACCTATCTTTATACCACGGAGACATACATTAGCTACTGAGTAACTCCCCATCGCTATTTTTTCTCTTTTTTTAATGTCCATTTTTCTTTTAAGTTTTATTGTTAATATTTAAGTTTATAATTCTTTATTTAACGCAGTCAGCTTAATATGCTATTTATAGATGCTGACTCATCTGTCTTGTTTAATATCTCTTTATAAGAAGGGAACTGGATGGACCTCCAGAACCCTCCCCTGAGATAACAATAAACAAGAATTATGTTTTTGTTCTATTTCTACTTCTTTTTCTTCATCATCTTCTATTTTCATCATTGTGTTTTTCATAACCTAAATAAAGAAAAAGAGTATAGAAGCAATCCAATACCTCTATACTCTAAACTTAAAAGAAGGAAAATTTATTTCTTTTCCTCAGCGGAAATTTCTTCGACTTCTTCAATACCGTCACCAGTGATCTTCTTTTTGACGTCTCCAATCAATTTTTCACAGTAACCGTACTTCTGTTCTAGCTTAACTGCTGCTATTCCGGTTCCAAATCCTACTGCAAGATATAAAAAATTTGTCAATTTCATTTTCTTATCCTCCTTCTTATAAGTTAACATTATTTACTCTTTGGTGGCTGTTTAAACTTCTGTAACCACCGTTTTTGTAACCATTGCCTCCATTTGTAGGGGCTGATGTCACTTCCGGCTTTACTTCAGGAATTGTATCCCCTATACCGATAACTGTTGTTGCAACTGGTTTCTTTTTCTTTAAGAGACCTGTAGCTGCATTTCCCATATTCTTGCCAAAGGATATTATTTGTTTGTGGTATTTAACTACTAATCCACCAACTACCATTCCAACGGCAACTCCTCCGATTGTGTATTTATTTCTACTAAACCAACCAGATTTTTTTTCTTTTTTAGTTTCTTCTTTTTCCATAATTCTTGTTCTTTAGAAAAATAATTTGTTAATATTTTTGTTATCTTATCTCTTATAAGGCTTTTACCGTTTTCTAAACCATTTGATTTTTAACGGCGAAAAATTAATGATCAAAATTCATTATTTTTTGTTTTTGTATAGTTGTATTTATGTATGAATTTTGATCTTAAAGAATTTATTTTCTCATATATAAGATTTTAACGTCTTTTCAAACCCATCGTTTTTTACCCTATAAAAAACTTATCTACCCCATGTTTATCTATAACCTTTAGTATTATAGTTATAATAAGTTTATCAGTTATAGATCTAGTTTCGAATTCTGCTCTAGAAATATCATTACGATAATCTTTCATTATATCTACATTCTTGAGGTTATATTTTCCGATGTGATATTCTTTTTTAGAAAGACTTTCAACAATCGTAGGATCATCAATTGTAGTAATATCGAGACCACATTTATCTAAAAACTTATCATATACTAGATCCGATAACCGTTTAATCCCTATCTTCTTACAAGCTATATCGGGAAGTTTATTATTCTGAACAAACAATACTCTATCCCTATCTGAGCACTTCCAAGTCTTATCTGATAAACTAAGATAATATCCTTGAGCTAACCAATCCCTTTCCTCTATATATTTCAAAGTTGTTTGTAAATCTCCTGCAAATTCTATTATATTTTTAAAAGGTAGTGCAATCGGAATTAGGATATTAATTACTCCAGGAAGATGACTAGATAATATTACTTTCATAATTCTAGATCTAAGAAATATTTATAATCATTTCCGATCTTAACAAATAATCCCGAAACTAACTCTGGAAACTTAGTCTGAAGAGTTTTCAAGATACACATATAAGTCTCGGCCGTTTCATTATAGAGTATTTTCTTTGTACCATCTTCAAAAGCAACGTACAAGTGAGAAACCTTAAAAACATTTCTCGTTGCTTGATCAATTTGGTACATAACATTAATCTCTATATTCTCGGCCGTCTTAGGATCTTTCATAGTACTTCTAATATGATATAGATCTTCACCATATTTTGTAACTCCCGGATTTCCTTCTAGTTTATAAAGTTTATTTCTCCCTCCTGTTGTTACTATGTAGGGAATATGATCTACCATACTAACCTCATATTGAACTGACTGAATCCATAATCTCTCTGTAAATTCAAAAGTAAGTTCTGTAATTCTATTCTGCTTAATAAAAAAGCTATTAACTATATTTTCCATAATTATTTATTTTTATTCATTAATTAGAGTTTGAAAGGATAAAAAAGAATAAAATATCAATATAAAAAAGAAACCAAGGATTTTATTTCCTTGGTCTTATAAGTTTAAATTTCACAATCCTCTATTAAAGTCTTGAATTGTTCAAAGTTTAAAGTTCCTCCTCCAGCACTCTTATGTCCAAAAATTATTCCTCTATATCCAGCACAACTAAATTCCGGGATTCGATCAGGTTCTTTATACATTGATATACTATACACTCCTTTATCTCTTCGATTACATACTATATAGATATCATAATCATCTAAGACAGAGTTAAAAACTGTACTTGAAAATGCAGTTCCTATTACACAAACTCCTTTATATTTTCCAGCTACAGTAACGGGAAATGAGAATGTTTTAACTACTCCCTTATTAATCTTATCTTGATTTTGTTTAAGAATAGTTCCAAGTTCTATTACTTCAGTTAATCTATCCTCCCAAAAACATAGATTAGGAAATTCATAGAGCCATGTATCAGGATTTAAGCCATATTTAAATTTTAGACCACTCTGTAAAGGAAGTATTACGTTTTGCCAATCATCTTCCCCAACTTCATCTTTTCTCCAAGTATCATACACTCCAAGAAGTCTGATAAATTCTGGAATATCTTGACCTGGACAGAAAAATCTCCATGTTAATTCACAAGCAGCCGGTCCAATTTCACGAATACCTTTAATTCCGGTGTAATTATTTTGTATAGAACTTTCGATGGATGATACATGATGATCTATGAATATAAAGTTATCTCCATAGTGTTCCCAAACCTGTAACATAATTTCAGGAGGGAAGCTTATATCAACCATACAGATCAGATCATAAGGTCTTCCATTCTTATCTACATACATTTCTGGAATCTCATCTCCATAATTATATCCAGTTTTATCTACTTGATATCCTTCATCGTATAGTGATTTTACCGCTATACACATAGAGCCAGTTCCATCAAAATCTACCCTATGAAAAACAACTAATGCTTTCTTATTTCTGTTCATATCCTAATAATTTAATTAATAAATCAATTTCACACTCTAGTTTTGTTAGTAATTCTATAATTTCAATCATGATTTATAATACGTTCTATAAATTCAGACTTCATAATTGCTCTTGCTTTGAGGTCTACTATATAACTAAGAAGATCAAGTTCTGCACAATTATACCAAAACCATTTTCCTCCAGAAGAATATTTAGTATCTTCTTTGTCTCTTCGTTCTTCTATAATTTTTATAAACTTCTGATATACTTTTTCTTTTTCTTCTTGGAGGTATGCTACTTTATAATCAAACGTACTAGAAAATAGGTTTAACTCCTCCATAAGTTTTCCGGCCGAATATCCAAAATCCTTAGCTATTTGTGATAACGTAGAAATTTGATATCCACGTTTCTCTAAGTAATTTTCCATTATTTCTTGGGAGAGAGTTATACTAAATACTCGATTTCTACTATTATACCTTGTCATCATCTTCTTTCTACAAATTTAACTTTAGACTCGATTATACCACGGCCGGATTTTTCATGGAGGATTTTAGTTTTAGGTATATATCCAGAGTCCATAGGTTCAGTCATATAAAATAAATTATTTCCTTTAAACGTAGCTATCATTACTTTTTGGCCAGGTTCTACTTTAATTTCCATAGTTCCTCCAAATAATATAGTTCTTTTGTTTTCTGGGAAAATAAATACAAACGCCATATATGCTATACCTACAATTATAATTCCCCAGAAGATTAATGTTCTCTTTTTCATTGTTGTTTTATTTTATAATCTAATATTAAACTTCTACCGCCAAAAGAGTATATATTGATATCTCCTAAGGTATCTGAAGTTATTAAAAGTCTGTTATCTGGTTTAAAATCTATGAACTTCTCGCCTTTAGGAAGATTAATCGTTACCGCCCGAAAACTATCATCTTCGAACTTTTCAACACCTACTAAGTCATATCTTTTACAACTTATTAATAATGCTGTTAACGCTAATAATGTTAATAATTTCTTTTTCATATTTTTTCATTTAAATTTCATATATAAGAATCTCAAGGGAAAAGAGAGGGAATTCAAATTCCCTCTTTATCATATAGTACCTTAAATCCGATATAATGAGACCTTGGAACAAATACATCCCCCACTAAAGGTATAAATCCAATCTCTCCAGTAACTTCATCTATATCTTTTGACTGTTTTCCTTTCTCTATATATAAGGTAGAACAATTAAAGTCAAACTCTTTAAGAATTTTCCCACTTTTCGAATAGGCTGTAATTTTGATCAGCCTTTTATTTCTCTTTGTAATAAATCTACCTACCATCTTCGAAATTTTCTCAGTTCCTCGAATAGATATTAATCTAAGGTTATTCTCTCCTGGTTTAATCGTCTTTGAATTTATCTGAGTTAATGTTGTATATAAACTAAGATCACTCATTCCTGGTTTAAAATTACTAGTTTCGAATAATTCATTTAATTCAATTGCTTCTTCTTTTGTTAATTCTTTCATAATCTTTTATTTTTTATTTATTCTTTTTCAATAATAAGGCTTTCACGGGAGAAAAATAAAGAGCCTCAATCCAATGTTTCCAAAGAATTAAGACTATCTTTTTTATTTATTATTTCTACTCTATGTGGCATCCAAAATCTCAAAGAATCAATTTCTTCACGATGTAGTAAGAAATCAATTCTATTTGTATGCTTAGAACCCATAAGATCTTTTACTATCCATTCACCATTTAAGCCTGGACATTTCTTAGACTGTATTAGAACTGTATCTCCAAAGCTAAATTTTCCACTTCTTTTAAGATCTCTAGAGACTGCAATCCATCTATGTTCACCTGTTTTAACTTTTTCAGGGTGAACTTTACTTCCATCTGCTGTAATGCTTCCCGATCTAGCATAATAAAATGTAGCTAATGGAGTAGAATTTAAGTCCTTGGAGGGGCTATAAACACTCCAACCAAGGACCAAAACTATTATGATAATTAATCTACGCAAATTTCTTTTCTATTAAAACTTTCCCATTCAAGCTTCTTCAATGCTCGATTTAGTTCAGAAAGTTTACCCTTCGTAATAGACCATCTATCGGTAGGATAGTCTAAAGATTCAAGATTTACTGGAAGAGGATTTTTCATATTCGGATCCATGTTACTATATAGTCCGACTGGTTCAATCCAAACTTCTTCTTTTCCTTTTTCACCACAAAGTCTGAACACTGCATAAGTCTTAGCAGTCCAGAGAATATCAACATAATTTCCAGGATACAACTTGTAATATTTCCATCTCATTGTATCCCTAAGACCAATAATTACTGACTTCTGGATATTATTACCATTCTCCATTTCAATCAAAGGAAATCCAGGAAAACCATTATCAATTACTGGTTTATCTCTCCATAGAATTCCTTGTAAAAACTCAACTGCCTTTTCTTCAAGACCTTCACGACTGCCAAGACACATAGAAATAACATCTAAGTGTTCACGGATAGCTTTCTTTTTTTGACTATCACAGAATTCTTTCGGATTTCCAATTTTTGTTTTTTCACTAATCTTTTCCAATGATATATATGGAATAAGATCTGGACTCAACCCAGGACTTACAATCCTGTACAGATAGTATGATGGATCTTCGACTAATTTGTTATTACTCAAAAAAATCGGATAAATATTACCGATCATACTGTTTGTTACATTGTACTTAATCATTTCTTTTTTGATTTCTTCTTGTTATTACTATTGTTGTTATCACTATTTTCTATAAGAGATAATCTGGTAACAATTCGTCCTTTTGTTAGATCATATGGACTTACTTCGATTTTTACTTTATCTCCTGCTAGAATTCTTATATAATTTTTTCTAATTTTTCCTGATATAGTACATAATACCTGATGCTCCATGGAATCTAATTCTACTGAAAACATAGAATTCCCAAGCTCCTCAACAACTTCTCCTGTAAATGATAAATTCTCTTGTTTAGCCATATTACTCAAGCACTCCTTCTTTATCAATTAACACTTGAAGATTCCAGAATTTACTTGATATAATCTCATTTACAATAACTTCAGGAATATTCTCAATACCTCCATAGTACTTAATCAAATCTAAAATATCTACTTCAATTGTTGTATATACTTTCGGAGATTTTTTAGTACCTGTATTAGTATCATAAAAAGTTCTTACACCTAATCCAAAATTATTTCTGGCATTTTCAATCAAATCTTTAATATCTAATAATAAATTGGGTGTAGCTGAAAATAAATCAGATAATTTAACTACCTCTAAAGTATAGTTTGTTGATTTAACTCTTTGTCTACTAAGTTTTCTAGAAACATCTGTAAAATGATTCTTAAAATAAATGCTTCCTAATGATACATAATTCTCAATTCTAGATAATACTAAACTCTCTGGATTACCTTGACTTACAACATCTGTAGCTATTTCATTTATATCTATTCCAAGATCTATAAAGAGTTTACTGTAATACAAGTTTCTCATTGCATTTCCATCTTTAAAATCTTGATAAAATCTTCTTACTAAATTCTCTGCATTCTTAGTATTATTGTTTCCTTCACCAACATAAATATCTTCTCTATTTTTATTCAGATCCCAAGAATATAATACCGCTTCCTGTAACATATTCTTAAGCATTTCAGAAACAAGTTCAGGAATAAGATCTGCATAAGAATCTGATTCATTCGATTTCAATGAAAGGATATCAAGAATACATTTAGGATTTGAATAACTAAGAAATCCATATTCTGAAGTAATTGTATATTCCTTTATTGAATTTTCAAATATACATTTTTGATAATCTCTTAAGCAAGTCACATCATTTTCTAGAACACTTCCAGAATCTACAGCACTAGGGAGAGAATATATAACTTGAATATCCTCCGGTCCAGTACCAATTTTTCTTGTTTTTAAGATATCTGAAATTTTCTTCTCATCTTTAAGTTCAGAAACAAATAGATACGCTGGAACCATTGAAGAATCCCCGAGAAAATCAGAATTTAGTTCATTCTTCTTTCTACTTTTAAATTCCCCAAGATAATAATATGTATTCGTTAATGTATCATATCTTCCACCAGGAACCCACTTCTTTACTTTCTTATTCAAAGTACAGTTCATTCGACGCTTCATCTCTTCAAAAGCACTTTTATACTCTACCATTTCAGGAGTCATAAAATAAACACTTTCTTGAAAATCTTCTGAAAACACTGCTTCAAATACTGTATCTCCAAAATCAGCCTTATCACTTTTAACCTGAGTAATTATATTGCCAATCATAGGAACTCCAAAAGCTGTCCGATACATATTACATACTAAGTAATATTGTTCTGGATCAGGAAACTCATCACACTTCACATAAACACTAAGATCACTAGATACTTTCAACTTAAATGAATTAGACTCAATGGTCACTTCATCAAAAGCAGATTCGATATTCTTTTGTACTGCCGCTTTATAAGACTTTTTTTCAGGGGAGGCTAGAAAAACACGCTTCCCTGTTGAAACTGATAAATCACACGGAAAATAAGCTATCAAATCACTCGTTAATCTCCAAGAATTTTTCTTCATAATTTTTCTCTTTTACTCAATTGTAAACTTAATTTTTTTCTTAACATTATTAAATTTTATACAAGATCCTCCAAGATATTCGTGAATCCTGTATATCTCATTAATAAGATTTTCGTTTGCTCCTATCAGCGTTTTTGGATCTACAAGAACAACTGATGCAGTAGTAAATCTTCTTTTTGCTGTATCAGGATCAATCAATTCTGTACAAGAAAATAAATGTCCATCTGTTGCTATTACTGCATCATATAGTTCTGGAATTTTAGAACACTCATAATTAAACCTAGCTTCTATGTACTGTTCAAAACTAACACATCTTTCTCGTTCAGCATATGGAGTTCTCTTAACACTAACATAATCTTTCTCATAATAACTAAGAGTACTATTAACTCTTGCTATTAACTCTTTGATAATTTCTTCCGTTTTCATTTAATATAGTCGCAATTAAATCTTCAATTAGTTGTAATTTAGGTTTATCTGATAACATTACCTCTGATTTCTCCGGAAATGCTAAATATGTATTTTTCCAATAAGCATCTGGATCTCCAAGATTATTAGTTAACGAGAAATCCATTGAATCTTCAGGAAAATCAGAATTAATTAACTTATATTTCCCCGAAGTATACACCACCGTACTTATATTTCTATCAAGGAGATATTGAAAATTTCCTATCTTAAAAGTATTCAAAGTATAATCTTGTCTATGTTCAGAGGGTTTCAGTTCTTTTATTAGACTTACTTTCCAATTACTTAATGTTGTTTCTGAAGATAGAATTTTATTGTATAAGTCATCTGGATTTTTATATATCTTTGGAATTAGTAATACCTCAATATTAGGGATATATACAAAAACTTTATTTTCTTCTTCCAAAAGATAATATATACATGAAGACTCTGAGATACTAAGAAATTTATTCCACCTATCTTCAGGAAATACTACTTTAAAGTATTTTACATAATCTTTATAAATCTCCTTTCCAAGAATTTTATAATATCTACTCTTTGTTATTAACTTTATCATTTTTATAAGTATTAAAAAATTCTAAAATATTCATATCATTCCAAGAAACTCTAAATGAATCTCTAGAAGTAGGTGCAAATATCTCTGAAACTGCATCAACGTACATAGTATGAGTAAATTCATCTCCCATATACATTCTTTTCCAATCAGTTTCAGTTATACAATCACGTATCCCAAGTTGTTCTATCGCTAAATTATCAAATCCTATAGTAGCTGATAGATTATTCTTTCTAGTATATAAGATTCTCTTTAAAGTCTTTCCCCACTCCTTAAGATCATACTTGGAGGGATTGCCAAAAGCTCTTCCCCAATTTTTATAACCAAGAATCAATACCTGTCTTCCAGACATTATTAGTTCTTGGAGATCTTCTGGGGGAAATATTCCGGCAATGATATGATATACTTTTGTTTTGAAATATGTAGTGTATTCATCTTCTAAAGTATTCATTAATTTTTTATCAAACCTATCAATACTTACCCCAAATACCTTTACTACATCAAGTTTATCATGGAATTTTTTACGTTTCTCTTCAGTATTCAAAGACTTAGAGTTTATAGTAAGCCTCGGAACAAATCCATTATCATTTGCCCACCTACACAAAGCAGCACAATCATCTATAACAGAATCTTCAGTTACATCTCCACCACCAATAGCTAATTCTATTCCAACTTTAGGAAGCTGAGATAAAATGCCAATAGTTTTCTGTAAATCAAAAGACTTTCCTTCAGAGATACTAGATTCATGACAAAACGGACATCCTATAGAACACTTATTCGTTATTTTTAAGTCTATGGAGTCAGGAAACTTTGAAACAAGCTCCTCTCCTCTTCTTAATGCTCGATAAGTTTTTGTACCTGTTAAATTATTAAGAGTAACATAGTAATTTCCATTTATATAAGAATATTCATCTGTTATCATAATACTTTTCCGAATTCTTTTGTCATTACTGTATATGGTAAACTAATCCAATGAGATCCCCAAGTCTGAGTATCTTTTATTAATTCCTTAAAGATTTCATTTTCATTTGTAGAAAGTGAATATAGTAAGGTTGATTTTTGTTTTTTACCATCATCTTTCGTTATTGTTTTATTTATAATCTCCTTCTCTAGACTTTCACTAATCCAATATAATTTTCTATCACCAAGAGAAATAGGTCTAAAAGTAAGCTGATCACTAGTATTAACTGATCCACCTCTCCATCTTTCCATTCCAAGATATTTTTCAAATTTTTTGGTTTTGATATTATAAACTATATCTGAAATTAAAGATTCACTTTTCAAGTTATTCTCTATATCACAACCTACTGATTTATTATATTCAAAATCAACTCTACCTATATCTCCTCCATAATCAACACTAACGATAATTTCTGGGTCATCGGTTTCTTCTTCATAAAAACCCTCTGGAGTATCTGAATTATCATTTCCTAAATATAGCCAAGATCTTGAATTAAATATAAAATTCTTAATTGACTTAGCTGATTCCATAATCTCAGGAAATATATCAGAACTATTATGATCTATCTCAGGAGCACCAGAATCCCAGTAATAATCCTCATCCTCTTCAACAATATCAGTATCTGACCTGTTTTCTTCCCAATCAAATACTATATCTTTTGCTCCAGTATATCCTAGAACAATCTCTTTTAAAAGTTTTACTTTTTTTCGATTACTCTTATACTTCCAGATTATACCACATACATACTGAAGTTTAGTCATTGGATCATTATACTTTTCAAACTCCCAACCAAATGATTCAGATCTTCTAGGAATATGTATAACTCCTTCTGAATCTATAGGAAGTGTATCAACCAATGAATTAGGATCAACACAGATTACTACAGAGTGAGACGAACTACTATTAGTCTCAGGTAGATTTTTTCTAATTACTTGTTTTATTCTTTTCATAATAAAAATATTTCATAATCATTTATAAGGAAAATAGGCTATCCTTAAAAGCCTTATTAGTGTAATATTAATTAAAATTTAAAAGAAGATGAAAAAAGAATGGATTACAAGAACTGATGCTGCAAAGTTAGCAAAAGTAAGTACACAGACTATTTCAAACTGGAGTAAATCTGGTTTAATTACTGTCAGAGTTATTAAAAATATGACATATGTAGATAAGAAAACTCTGACTGATTTATTGAAAAGTGGTTTATTTAAAAAAGAAGCCGAATTAGAGGAATTAGAACGCCAGCTAGATGAAAAGATCGAAAAAATGAATAAAGAAATCAAAAAAGTAGAAGATGTTACAAGATTTATAAGAATTGGATATAAAAAATACTCACATTGCAGGGAATTAATTACTGCATCCTTAATAGATAATATTCACTATTATAATGATAACTCAGATTTTCACTATATTCATGAAATCTTAGTGAAATATTTAAATTTTCTTAATTGTGTTAATATAGGAAAAGTAAAAAAGAATGTTGATGAGATTAAGAGGTTAGCTGATCTTTATGGTTTGACGAAAAGTGATTTTACTAGATATGTCAATAATAATATAAAATTTTTATATGATAATAATAGACTAGTTCTCGAAAAACTGGAAAAATTAACAAAAGAGAATATAGCCAAAGACATAAAATTAGCTAAACTTAAAAGAATCAAAAATGTAGAGAATATTGATGTTACTTTAAATGAAGAACAAGAAAAGAGAGTAAGATTATTAAAAACTAGTATAAGAGACTTAAATCTTTCTCGTAGAGCACTTAATACTTTAATAGATTATGATATTCAACATAAAAATATGAAAACATTAGGTGATATTGCAACTCGTACAGTAAAAGAAATAAGATCTATATATAATCTCGGTTATCATACTTATATTGAGTTAAATGATGTAATAGAACATTATGGTCTTTGTTGGAACATAGATATAGATTATTTCATTTTAACTGGAAACGTAAATGTAAAAATAAAGGAGGGTTAATTCCCTTCTTTTTTCTTTCTCCAAATGATGTTTTTGCGCTCCTGAAAAACCTAAACCCTAATACATGACATAGAACAACTACAAAAGAAATTTTGTAGTTGTTCTTTTGTTTTTCCTAAGAAGTGTGTAGTGTTTATTTAATATATAATAATTATTAAAATATTATGAATGATTTTTGCAACTGTGGTTGTGGATTCAACCCTGGAAGTGATTACAATGCGTTCGGGGATATAGGTTACAATCTTCCGCTGATTTATGAAATCTATTGCAAAACTATTCAGGAAGTAAATGGTACAGATCCAGATACTCAAGACAAAAATAATAAAATTTATGTCAAGAATGGAGTATTATACCTTCCAAATAGTTACCATGCAAGTTTCAAATCCCCAGATACATTGATGATCTACGATGAAACAGTAACTTACAAAGATTCTACTTTAGGTCTTGTAAATGATTAAAGAAAATTTTATTAAACGTTTAATTAAAAGAAAGAATAAATTATGAGCGAAAAAATCTCTAAGATTAGTGTTGACGGAGTTGTATACGATATCGCGTCTACAGGTGGTGGAGAAGTTCCAGGTGATATCCAAGAACAACTCTCTGCTCTAGAAAATAAGGTAACTGAAGAAGCTAGTGTCCGTGAAGAAGGTGACGCTAAGTTATCTGAAAAAATTGAATCAGAAGCTTCTCGTGTTGATGGAATGGTAAATCAAATCAACGAAAATGTAGCTTCTTCTATCGAAACTCTGAATAATAATCTTGTTCAGGCTATCGAAACTATTAATGGTGGCGTTGCAGCTGAAGTAACTAATCGTGAAGAAGGCGATGCTAAACTTCAAGCAGCTATTGATGAATTAGCTGAAAAAGTAAACGGTGAAGATGCTGATTTCACTAAACTTGAAGAAAAAATTAAGAAAAATGCAGCTGATATTGCAACTGTAAATAGTAATCTTGTTGAAGCTGTTGATAACATCAATAAAAATATGGTTGATGGCTTTAATACTATAAATGGTGGAATCGATAATGAGATACGTCCTGAACTTGAGAAAGCTGTTAAGTATGAAGATACAGCAACTGAACAAAATCCTGGACGTAAGACTATTTTCATGAACAACCATGATAATATTTGTGGTTATACTACTGACGGTAGTGCTGTAAATATTGCTATGGTTTCTAAATGGAATAAAGTAGATCTAGGTTCTAGTTCAGTAGAAATCAACTTAAACGGTTCTGCTGAAAGACCTACCTACAATGATTCTAAACAAATTGCTCTCCTTGAAGATGTTCATGGCAATATGGAAACTATTGCATTAGTTAAGAAAGATGACTTAACTTATGAACTTCAAGTAGGTGATAAAATTGCTGGTACTATTAATATCCCTGCAGATCAATTCTTGAAATCAGTTGAATACTCTGCAGAAGATAAATCACTGACTTTCGTATTTAATACCTCTGAAGGAGAACAAATTTCAGTAGTTGATCTTAGCTCTTTGGTTGATACTTATGTAGCTGGTAATGGTATTGAATTGATCGGAAATGGTTTCTCTATTAAATTAGATCCTTCCAGTGAATCTTATCTGAGTGTATCGGAAGCAGGTATTAAAGTAGAAGGTATCGACGAAATTAAAAAGAATGTTCAAGAAGTTGCAGCTAACTTAGTAACAGTTAACGAAAATCTTGCTTCTTCTATCGATGCTATCAATAAAAATATGGTTGATAGCTTTAACACTATCAATGGCGGAATTAATAATGAGATACGTCCTGAACTTGAGAAAGCTGTTAAGTATGAAGATGTAGCTGACTCTAATCTCCCAGAACGTAAAGCTATTGTTCTTAAAAATGGTGATGTTATTTTAGGTGGTAACTTAGAAGGTGGTACATCTAGTCTTGTTCAGCTTAATCGTTGGGGTGTAGCTGATTTTGGTTCTGCTAGTGTTCCTTTCAATATCAATACTCCAAAAGATGTACGTCCAACTGTACAAGAAGCAGGTCAATCAGGTGAAGAAGCTCATAAGATTGCATACTTGAGTGATATCGTTGATAACTCTGCTGACTTAGAAGAGATTAAAGAAGCTTTATCTGAAAAAGCTGATAAGTCTGATGTTAATGCTATCTCTGAAAAACTTGATAGCAAAGCAGATAAAGATAGTGTAGTTGAATATCAAGAACTTGGTGAAGGCCGTAAAACTATTCAGCTTGCTAACTATGATTCTATTTCTGGTATTGATACTAAAGGTACTGGACATAATCTCGCCATGGTATCTAAATGGGACAAAGCTGATTTTGGTGCGGCAGGTCTTGAATTAAACTTAAATGGTTCTGCTGAAAGACCTACTTACAATGATACTGAAGAAATCGCCCTAGTTAAGGATATTCAAGTTTCTTCTTCTGATATTGATGAACTTAAAGCTGCTGTAGAAGGAAAAGCTGATAAATCCGAACTTGAAGGAGCAGTTAAATATCAGGAATTTGGAGAAAATCGTAAGACTATTCAATTAGCTAACTATGATTCTATTTCTGGAGTCGCTACTGATGGAACTGGACATAATCTTGTAATGTTGTCTAAATGGGACAAAGCTGATTTTGGTGCTCCAGGTGTTAAAGTCAACTTGAATGGTTCTGAAGCTCGTCCTACATATAATGATGATAAAGAAATTGCTTTATTAGAAGATATTGAAGCAGCTAATGATAAATACATTTCATACAAAGAATTAGAATCAGGTGCTAAGACTATTGAACTTGCTAATGGTGATTCTTTAAGTGGTGTAAATTCTGAAGGTGTAGCTGGATTTAATTTAGCTAAAGTAACAGCAGAAAATAAAGTAGAAATTGGTTCTGCTGGTATGGATCTTAACTTAGTTGGATCTGAACCTCGTCCTATGTTCAATGGCTCTAAAGGAATCGCTCTTTCAGAAGAATTAGAAGCTAAAGCTACTGAACTTCAAGATAGTATTAATCTTAAAGCATCTCAATCAGATCTTGAAGCTTATATGAGTGCTACTGATACTAAGGTTTCTGAACTTGAAGGTAAGATTGGTAATATTCCTACTAAGGTATCTGAACTTGAAAATGACTCTAACTTCCAAAGTGCTTCTCAAGTTGATGCAAGAATTCAAGAAGTAGTTGCTGCTGCTCCTGAGGCTCTTGATACACTTAAAGAACTTGCAGATGCTCTTGGTAATGATCCTGATTTCGCTGGTACAGTTACAGCAGAACTTTCTAAGAAAGCTAATTCTGCAAATGTTTATACTAAGGAAGAAGCTGATTCTAAATTCATTACAGAACATCAGAGCTTAGAAGATTATGCAACTAAGGAAGAAGTTAATAGTGTTAAGAGTTCAATCAAAGTTTATACTTCAGGAGAAGGTATAAATATTAATGAAAATGATAAAGTTTCTGTTAAGATTAGTGAACAAGAAAGACATCTTAACGTATCTCCAGATGGAAGTCTTCAATTTAGCTATTCATTTAAGAAAGTAGGTCCTTGGTATTATCAATTCCTGGACAAAAACGGTAACCAAGTAAGTAATACTGATACTATTGATTTTAATACTGAATACGACTCTTTAAGTAACATAGTGAATCAAAAAGCATGGCAAGTACATTTGGATAAAGCAAATGCTACTATAGAAGCATTAAGTTCTACAGTTGAAATCTTAAAACAAAAGATAGATTCTATTACTAAAACAAATGTTCAATCAGTAGTTGTTTCTGGTGAAGCTTCAGATTTAACAGATGCCGAAAAGGATTACATTGTATCAGGTTCTATCAATAAAAATTCTACTATTACAGGTAAATCTATTTCACTAAAATCAATTAAAGTTAGTGATGCTAGACTTAAGTTAAATGCAGATGATGTAGAATCTAAGGATTTGAATATTTCAGGTTCATTCCCAAAAGCTGATGGAAATACAGCAGTAAGTGTAAATAATGCTGAATTTATTGTATTTAAGGATATGGTATTTAATGCATCTGAAATTTATAATGGTATTGAAATTGGTCTAGCCGAGAATTCAGTACTCCCAAAGAATATATTATTTGATAACTGTAAATTCCAGGGAGATTTTAGTAATAATGCTATTCTAGTATTTGGTACTCAGGACAATGCTGTTATTACATTGAGTAATTGTTACTTCGAAAAGATCAGTAACGCTCTTCGATTGAGTAATAAATCTAATGCGAAAGGTGTAGTCGTTAACATTAATAACTGTACTGTAGATCAATGGGAAACTAGAACTCCATGGCAAGGTTTCTTAATCTGTGAAGACTATACTAGTAAGTCTGAAGAGGAAGCTAATACTAATAATTTGTTCGGTGATGGTAAGATTATTGTTAACTTCAATAATTTAATTCATGCTGGAGAAAAAGTTAATCCTACTGATCCTGCTTCAGTTTGTGGTACTAAGAACGACGATCAAGTAGTTTTTGTATGCCGAGATGCTGTAACAAATCCAGAAGATAGTTGCTTATCTTATGATCAGGCTAAGTTCCCAGTTGTAAGCTTTAAATAAAAAAAAATAAATGGAGAGGGATTGAATTTCCCTCTCTTTTTTCTTCTCACTCAATAATCTTAAACTATTTCTTATTCTCTTCGCCACAACAGATATTATTCCAGACAAAGTTACTAATTCTTTAATAGGTAATGGACTATTTATTATAGACCAACTACTTACTATTATAGCTGCATCCCAAGCATAATTTTCTTGTTCTGGTGATGTTTCTCCTCCAAAATTTTTAAATTTACTATATTTTGTGAGATACTTTTTTGCAAATCCTGCTCTTTTCTCGTTCAACTTTCTCATTTTCTTTATGAACTCACCCTTTGTCAGCCACTCTTTTCTATAATACTCTTGCTAATCGATTTTCTTTGCACTGACACTCATGAAGTTGTTTCTTGAAAATTGTTAAGTTTTGCTTGTTTTGTAATTTCTCTTGTTTCCATTTTCCTTTTCTTTTAAGTTATTAATAAAAAAAATCTCCCTAAGCTATTTCATTGTTAGCTTAAGGAGTTTCTTTTTCTCTACATTAATAAGGCTCTCAAGGATTTAGGGATGGAAGAAAAAACAAAATCCATCTATCTTCACAGACTGATGGATTCTGAAAATATGACATTTACTACAACAAACTTAAAAGAAACATTAAATATTTCCTTTCTTGTTTAGTAGTTTGTCTTCTTTTTCCTTTATTTTTGTTTCTAAGTTTTTATTAATATCTTTCATCCAGTTAATTGCTTGATCTTGTATAAAAGTGTTCATCTTATCTTTTACTTCTGAAACACCATCTATTACACTATTCGTTTTTTTAACTGCTTTATATATTAAGTATACACCTCCAATAATTACAGAGGCACCTACAATTACTTTTACTGTTTTCATATTATTTCTCACATTTATTTTTATTACATATATAAGGCTTTCAATCCTCTTCTTTTACTTCCCTCACAAGAAGATTCATTTTAAGAGCAGTCGAGATCATATTCTTAGTTCCACGATTCTCAGAAGTTAAACTTAAGAAAGCTATACATGCATTAGAAACTTCAGCCATCTCTTTATTTCTACGAAACCCTGCACTTTTTCCATACTTATCCCATTGTGCAGGATATCGTAAAACTTGATAACCTCTTTCAGATGCATACCTCTCACCTAAAGTATCAGCACCTTTAGCACATCCAGAGACAATTACAATCTCTTCTGTCGGATCTGCTGCCTTTCTAGAAAGTATCTTATCACACTTATCTCTCAAGAATTCATAATCATCAAATTCTCTAGAACCACAAATAATTACTCTAAACATCTAAATAACCCTCCAATGTTTTAATTATAGAATCAAGCCCTTTATCTTCTCGCTGGGTAGATGATAGCCCAGAAAGATAGCCATGTAAGTAATAACAAAAATTCTTAGGTAACGAAATCATATCTTGGGTGGCTTGGGGGATTTCCGGGCTAAGATAATCCTCCAGCGGTCCGTTACAATCATTCCCATCATAAACATACCACTTTCCCGATTCGAAGATATATAAATAATCCTCAACTCTCTCAGGCTGTTTATCTGAAAAGGCTGGTTTATTATTTTCCCAACTCTCACCTCTTCGAACATAATAATCACATCCCTCTAGAGACTCTGCGATAGAACTAATATCACCGCCTAAGACTAATTCAAAAGCCTTCTCAAATGAATTATAATAACCTTGCAAAATCTCTCCAACACCATCTAAGTAACCATCAAAGTGACAGTAAATAATCATATACTCTCCTCCTAGATAAACTTGATGTCCATGAATGTTCTCGTATACCTTCCCAATCATTTTGGTAGGTATCTTAATTGAAATAGTACTTCTCGTTGACATAATGTTATTTTCTTTTTAATAATTCATAACCTCTGATTTGCTTTCTGGTTCCATCCTCTCTCTTTTCATACATAACTACTGACTTAATCTCAAAATAATTTTCAATATCACTAGCTTTAGGAGTAGAATCGTAATTAATAGAACTATAAAGATTTCCTAATTTAGCCTTGAGATTAGATAAACTATATTTTTCTCCAGGATTAAAATTTTGATGAATTGTGTTATTAAGTAATTCTGGACTAAATGTTACTATCCCAAGTTCACGTTTTATTTTTGTTACACTATAAGATAACGCTTTTAATCTTTGAGATCCTAGAGCCAAATAATAAGACTTAATCTCATCACTATCTGCTATTTGATCTAATACTATCTGAATAACTTCTCTAGAAACAGGATATTCACATAACATCTTAAGTTTATCATAGATAGTTGTTAATGTGTCATAAATACATAAAAACTTAGTTACATCTCTATTTACTATATCATCTTTTGTTAAACTAGAACGAATCGAACTAAATACACTAAATCTATCTCTATAATCTACTTGTTGAATCTGAAAGGCTCTAATCTCATTAACCAATACAAGTTTATTAATAACAGGTTTAAGTATTATGTTTCCTGTTTGAGAATTAATAACTTTATTTACTGCTACATAATTATCTTTATAGTTTGCAGATTTAGCTATATATAAATAATTTTTTGCTAAAACATACTTATCTTTCTCTAAAACAGTATTATATGCAGATAATAAACCTTCAGTATCTGCATTCTTTCTATCTAGAATTGCTTGAAAATCAGACTCCTTCATCTCTCTATAATCTGCTGTTACTCTATAATAAAAATTTGCTGTATTCTTCCATGGATTACTCTGTAATCTCTGTCTCCCCAGAATTTGAGGTAAATCTTCGGCTATATCAACAGCTAAACAGTCTGAATTAGAATCACTAAAGATAAAACTTCTAGCACAAAGGGAATAGAAATCAGCCCCTAAGTAAACAGTACGTGTACAAAAGGTAAACATTTTAGGTTTTTCTGTCTTCTTAGGTACTTTTCCTATTATAAACTTCTTCCCCAGTTTTCTCTTAATCCTCTTAGCATTATCATCAGTTCTAGAACATAATATATTACATTGTTCAGGAGTAAGATTATTTTTTTTAATCATACTAATAATATGATTAACACTGTTTACATAAAATACTGCCTCATCTGATATTACTTTTACTGGTTGACCATCTCTCATAACAGTAATTTCTTCAAAATCTCCTAATAAATATTTCTGAATAATTTCTTCAGCTTTTGTACCCACCGATTTCATTGTAAGAACTTTAAGAGAAGGTCTAATAATTCTGGAAGAATCGGCAGTTTCCCAATCTAATTCAAAATAAGGAAGATCTTTAAATTCATCTAACATATCAAGATATTTCTCCATCATAGGCGTAGCTGATACAAAATATGCAGTAGGGGACTGTTGCAAGTGTAAAAGAAATCCTAATTCTGTATTTGACTTAAATCTAGAATCATGTAAAATACTTTGAAATTCATCTACTACAGTTATAAATCTATCGAATATTCCTATCTTCTCTAAGATATCTTTTACTACTCTATAAGAATCATACGTTACTAGGATCTTGGCTGGCTGATTATTTAAATATCTTTGATAGGTATACGTATCAATTTCTCTATATAATCTCTCATAAATTTCAGAATTATCTTTCTTCTCATCTTCCTCTTCTTCTATCTTAACATTTCTTGGTTCCTTAGAAAGATCTTTATCAACTTCTATTTCCTTTTCCATCTCATTTATAACTAGATAAACATCATCAAAATGTTGATCTTTCTTATTCTCTAGTAACATTTTTCTTGGAGAACACAATATAACATTCTCAGGACCATTAATACAATATTCTGTAAATCCACAACCAGGTAATTGTTTGTTTATTATACATTTACTTGGAAAATTGTTAAATCTGAATTCATTCCACTCAGAGATATATCTAATACCTCTGGGAATTATAATCTTTTCTCTGTTCATGATTTATAAAGTTTAATTAGTTTAATCTATAATAATAGATTCTTTTTAATACAGAATCCAGTTACATAAAATGAAGACTAGGGATACCCTCTATTATCTTCATTCAATTGTAAGGATTTAAGGTTAGTAGAAATCCATTTTGATGATTTAAGAAGGTTTTTTATGGTAATATACTATATATATTTCTAATTAAAAAAATATCATCAAAACTACACTTTAAAATTTAATAAATGGTAATATACTATATATATTTCTAATTAAAAAAGTGCATCAATATATTCGATCTCCTCCCAAAGGGAGATCGAATTCTTATATTCCATTTAATCTCTATATAGTTTATTCAATCTAGAGCCCGTAGGGCCCTGGAGTGAACCCTTTAGTGGTGAACGGAAGGTATGATAATGGGTTCCTTTGTCCTCGAAAATAAGTTACCAAATTTCCATCAATTTTGGGGATAAAAAATAAAAGTGGGTTATTTTTGATGTTTTTTACTATTTTTTACCCTAAAATGAGCTAAAATAACCCACTTTTTTGATGTTAAATTTAATGTAAGCCTTATACATGAAATATAAGGAGAATCTGTGTCCTTCCCTCCTTTCCAAAACGTGGTAATAATTTTGTTTTTCATATCCATATATTACTAATAGCGATTAGTTTTCTACTAAGTAAATTCTTTTTCATAGTTGTTAATAATTTGTTTATTTCTCACATATAAATGGACACAGATTCTTCCTTTTATGCTAAGAAATCGATATTATATTTTTTAAGATAATAATTGTTTTCAGGGATTAGGTTCGGCGCTAAAGTTGCTGCGGAGATGGGTTAAGTAGGTTACTTAATTTTGTATCCCGGGACTTAGCTCCGACCTCTTCTTTTTAGTTCTTTATAAAATTGATACTATGTTCATATGATAATAAAAAGAAAAACAAAAAGTGTCTCCGATCTGTTCTATATATCATCAAGACCAGACTTAGATGGAGAATATATAAAACCGAAAATTAATTTGTACCCAGATGTAGGATCAGCACTTTCAGGAATATCAGCAGTTCCGGGAGAGGATACGAACATAGAAGGAGCCACTTATTATATATACAAGCCGCTAATGGGAAGAGCCGATTCATTAATAAAACCTGGAATAATAGAATCTCCGAAAGCATTAGTTCTCCCTGATGAATATTGGTATCTACAAGAACTCCGGCTCAGATTTATAGCGGCAGTTAAAGTCTTGGGGAGAGAAAAACTTATTGGAACTTATAGAACTGGAACTAGACAAACCCCATCTAGAGTATATTCTTGGAGTTGGGAAGAAATTCTAGGGAAATATCAGAAGAAAGGTAAGTTAGTGAATATCCAAAAAGAGTTTGGAATTACATCTGACTTATATCATTCTGGTTTAGGTAGAACATATAAAAAGTATATTGGGAAAGCTAGAAGAGCAATTGGTAATAAATTGACTCAGAATTTAAGAAACAATACAGCCAGAAATACAAAAGCAGTTCGTGCTTTAAATAGACCTGAGATGAATTATAGTTACGGTCCTCATTTTAATAAACTAAATTCTAAAGCTGGTGATTTAAATATTTCAATATTTGATGAAAATAGACTTTCAAAAACACTTGGTATAAGTCCAGGTAATTATCAAATTACAAATACAGACGCTAAAAAAGTTTTAGAAACTATAGATCCAAATACAACAACACCTATTTATTCAGATGTTGTAAATACTATAAAATCTCAGAATGGTGGATCTCATATTAACTTAAGGTATACTGGAGATATAAATCCAAATGTACTAGCACATGAGATGGGTCATGAAATGAATCGTACTGGAAGTTTATTAGATAGATCAATTCATAAATATTATAAATTACTTAGACCTACAGATAGAAGGCTTAAATATTATCAAGTTCCTGAAACATTTGATCGTCCAGGAGTAATGAAACAATTAGGTCGGGATATTGCAAATAGAGTAATAACTCCAATAGAGGAGCGAAAAGCTTGGAATAATGGAACTAGTTTGTTAAAAGAGATTGGAGCAAAAAAGAAGACATTTGATTTGACAAATAGGAGAGCTGATTTATCTGTGGAAACTTATAAATCAAATGCAGATGCTAATATAAATGATACTTTAGTTAATTTAGTACAGATTCCTTCTAGAAGAGGAGTAGCAGCAATAAATCCTCATTATCGTTATCCTATCCCAGAGAATGCAAGTTCTGAACAGATAAATGAGTTAATAAATAAAGAAAAGACTAATAGAAAGCTGTTCAGAAAAATGAAGAAAACTGATAAAACAAAGAAAACGTGAATAATTTATTTTCTAATATTTTTAAGAAGAGGGAAAAAGTTATTATTCCTTTGCAAGAAGAAATAGAGAATTTAGAGTTTTTACTTAGAATAAAAGAGAATAATTCTAATATAAGAGATGAGAAGGAATATATAGATTTATTAAAAAGATTATATAATAATATAAGTACATTTGAAAATTTTTTTAATAATGAGATATTTATTAATATAAATAATCTGACTGAAACATTAAAAAAATTAGATCTAGATTCTTTAAAAGAGAAGATTATTAAAGAAAATTTAATAAGAGATAAAGTTTTAAATGAATTTAGAGTTAATAGAGAACTAATGTCTTCTACTCTATTAAATGAATTAGATTTGGATTTTGGAAATAGAGTAAGAGGTATTTTAGGGTTGAATTTTTATAAAAAGAATACTGAAGATTTATTAATATACTATTCTTATGTTAATATCCATGGAGTGTTTGAATTAGAATATTATTATGGCAATAATTATAGAGATACTTGCGGATTGGATTAATAGAAAGGTAAACTATGATGGATTACTTTGAAGATGTTTTTTGGTTTACTGAAGAAATATTAACAAAGGATTTAAATAAAGAATCTGGGAGTATTTATAATCTGTTCCCTGATCTTACATCGATTAGACTATTAAAAGAACAATATTTCTCTGGGGACAAGGAAAAATACTGGAAAACTATAAACAAATTAACTCGATATGAAAATACTACGAAACAAAATATATTCTGATTCTGATAATGAAACTCCAAAGAAAGTAGGAGAAGCTATTGGAACTGCACTAGTCGGAACAGCTGGAACTATAGGAGCAACAGATTTAATAAAACGTGGAGCTAAAAAGTATATAACCAGTCAGGAATCAAAGAAAGCAAAAGAGGCTCTCAAAGAAGGTATTAAGAAACTTGATTCAACCAGGAAAGCTAATAATTTTAAAGCAGAAGTAGCTCGTGGTGAAACTAATTCAGGAAGCGCTTTAGATCTAATTTTTCACAAAAGAAGAGTCAAGAAAGCAGATCAAGTATATAAAGCAGCTACCTCTAAGAATAATGAAGCCTATAAGTCAGGTGTTAAAGCTCTAAAGAAAAATTTAATATCTAATAGAAATGCAAATATCGCTAAGAGAACAGGAAGAGTCGGAAAATTAGCTACGACTGCTGGTTTAATTGGGACAGGTATAGCAGCTGGAATGAAACTTAGAAAGAAAGATAAATAATAATAGGAACGGAGATAGTAACCTATAATGGAATAGGGACTGCCTGCTAAGCAGATCGATCGTGTTTTTACGATTAGAGGTCGGAACTCTACATCTCCGCTAAAGCGTCTAATATACAATAAAAATCCTCTTCTCTCTTATGTAGATTATCAATTCTCTTACTAAATTCTATAGTAAGGGGGGGGGTAATAATTTTAATTAAACCATTAAATAATAAATTAATTATGTACATAAGAAGAAAAGTATTTTCATTATTACAGGATAGTGAAACTGGAGAGGAAAAGTATTTCTCTACAACAAACATTAACTTAGAGGATGCAGAAGAAAGAATATTTAGCATTAATGAGGAGGATGAAGCTGAAGAACGTGAATTTGCTAGAAAGGACTATGAAGGTCTTACTGAAGCTCAAAAAAGAGTTATGAAGAAACATAGATCTGAATATGCAAAAAATTTAAATGAACAGAGAAATTTATTTAATATCCGTGATACAAAAAAAGTATTAACTGATAATGGATATAATACCTTAAGATCTAAAGGAGTAGTTCGTGGTGGCGGAGTAAAAACTTCAATAGAGGTAAAAGATACTGCAGGTTCTTTAGATAATTATGATACTCTATCAAAAAGACATGTTAAAAATATAAGATCTCAACAACTTGAACAAGCAAAAAAAGCAGGGGATATTATGAAACAAGAAATCCTTGATGGTGTTCATGATGATAAAATTAAAAAAGTTGAAGAAGCTCAAAAAAGATTATCTAATTATCAATCTAAGAAAGCAGCTGAAAAAGTAAAAGAAACTCCTAATTTACCTGTTAATATTACAAAAAAAGAAAAAGATCTTATTGAAACTACGTCAAAGAAATCTTTTAAACTTGGAAAGAAAGGTAAAGTTGCTTTAGGTATTGCTGGAGGAACTGCATTAGCTGCAGGGGCATTGTATGGTGCTAAAAAATTAGCAAATAAAAAGAAAGATAAGAAATAAAAATATAATCTATAGAGTTATTGGTTTAACTCTATAGAACGACTTAGTGATTATTAGTTATAAGGGAAAACATTATTCCCCGTTAGCTCAGTTGTATAGAGCATAATTCTTCTAAAATTAGTGTCATTGGTTAGAGTCCAATACGGGGAACTATTTTAATATAAAATACATACAACTAAATTTAACTAATAAAAACTAAATTAATCATGACAACAATTTTTAAGAAAGTAATCTTTAACCCTCTTAAAAGAGCGGTTAAGTGGTATTTTACTCAGTCTGCTAAAACAGGAAATTATATCTGTATGACTGGAACTTTTCCTCAAGAGTACTATGAAATGATGTATGAAAAGAGGAAAGATCAACAAAAGTAAAAGACAGTAGAAATTTATGGGATATAGGAATTTCCTATATACCCTTCGTTGACTAGGAAGAAAATAATTAATAAAAAAATATATCGCAGGATGAAAGAAATGGTATCTGACAAGTTTCATAAGCTTGGGTTGTTCGTTCGAATCGAGCTCCTGCTACATACATACTAACGATGTGATATCGTAAGTTCTTTATTGAAATTATCAAGACAAAGGATAATTGGAAAGATATATTAGTTTCATTTGGATATAATAAACATGGATCTAAATTTATTAGGGATAAAATAAGAAAAAGATGTTCGAATTTGGGAATAAATTTAAATCTTAAACAAAATCAACTAGATACTGTACCAATTTTATCTGTAACTAAAGGAGATTTATTTAAAAAACGTTCTAATTGGCAGAACGCTAGATCTAATATTCAAAATTCAGCAAGAAAAATATTTTTTAAGAATTGTCTTGATCCTAAATGTATAGTTTGTGGATATACTAATCATGTGGAAGTAGCACATATAAAGGCAGTTAGTAATTTTAGTGAGGATTCATTAATATCAGAAATTAACGATATTTCTAATTTAATAGGTTTATGTCCTAATCATCATTGGGAGTATGATAATGGATTATTAGATATAAGTAAATACATAAATCATGAAAATAATAAGAAATAATATTATTCCTTTTCCAGGTTATAAAGCAGTAAATATCTTTGGAATTTTATTTGTAAGAAAGAATGCTAATATAAAACCAGAAGACTTAAATCATGAAGAGATACATACAGCACAAATGAAGGAAATGGCTTACATTGGGTTTTATGTATGGTATTTCTTAGAGTGGTTATTATGTCTCCTAGTTTCAGGATTTAGCTTTGGTTATGCTTATCATGATATTAGTCTTGAGGAAGAAGCACATCTAAATGATAAGGACCTGGAATATTTAAAAACCAGAAAACATTATTCTTGGTGGTCCTATATAAAATTAGGGAGTTGGAAGAAAAATAAAAACTAACCATATATACATAAAAAGATTATGATTATACTTAGAAATAAAACCTATTCGCATGAAGAAGAAATTGCGAATATTGCGGCAGCTCCTGGAAGTCCAGAGTATAGCCATGAAAGAGCCGAAATAGAAAAGAAACCGGCTCAAGAAGCATCAGCAGTTCAAGAAGGTTATGAAAAAGCATCTCAGGAAATTGATAAAACAGTAGAGGAAGTAGAGATAGTTCCTGAAGCAGCTGAAGAAGCAATCGAAACAGAAGCACGTGAAGCTGGAGACTCTAACTTGGACTCTAGAAATGATGCATTAAAAACTCTTAATGATTTCTTAGGTAATATTCATTAATTATGATTATCCTCAGGCAAAAGAATTATTCCGGCCGAGAAAAAGTACCTCAGGCTATAGCAGAAAAGGCACGAAAATCTGGAGTAGTTCAAAAAGATTCAAATGGTGTTTGGAGAATTATTAGCCTGAAAACTTCTCCGGCCGAATATTGGGATGCACACTATGATACCCGTGAAGATGCTGAAAAAGCTCTAGCCGCTTATCATGCAAATAAACATTAAGAGAATATTATAAAGTGTTAGAACTTTCTATCTAACACTATTTTCGGGGATGTGGTGGAATTGATAGACACCCAAGACTTAGGATCTTGTGCCTAAATGAAGGCGTGTGAGTTTGAGTCTCACCATCCCTACAAACGTCTAATATCTATACTAACCTCTTTTCCTCTTAATAATTCTCTCTAAACAAGGGGGGGGGTAAAATAATTAACACTTTAAACAATTATTATGTACATAAGAAGAAAAGTATTCTCACTACTACAAGACGGTGAGACAGGAGAAGAGAAGTATTTTTCTACGACCGATGTAACTCTGGATAATCTTGAAGAAAGAATTTTTAGTATTTCAATTCCAACTGAAGAAGAGTTAGAACAGAGAGAATTCGGTGCTAGACAAAGAAAACAGAATAGAAAATTAGCTAGATCTATTCACAATGCCGAAATGCAAGCAAATAAAGCAGCTAAGGCACAAGAAAAAGCAGCTAAAATAGTTTCTAATCCAGCTAATTTAGTTGATGAGAAGAAAATGGAAGAAGCTCAGAAACTTACTCAGAAAGCACAAAAAGCAGTTGAGTCTTCTAATCGTAATGCAGGTCAATCTTCTCAACAAGTAAAGAATATCTCTAAAACTAGAAAGTCAGTTGCGACAAATCCGGGAGGTCTTGAAATTAAAAATCAAGGTGCAGGAGATATAACTGTTAAGGAAGAAGGTGGTAATGTAACTGCTCATAAAGTTGCTCCTAAGAAAAATGGTCAAACAACAACTACTGTAAAAACAACATCAACTAAACCTAATGTAGTAGTTGATAAGATGACATCCAAAGGTCCTAAGAAAGTTTCTACAGAGGCAGTAAAGAAATCAGCCGAGAAAACTCAAAAAGTTGCAGAAGTAGCCCAAAAAACAACAAAAGATTCAAAGAAGATCCTGAATGGGGCTAAGAAATTAATGAACACAAAGGCTGGTAAAATAGCTGGAGGTGTTGCTTTAGCTGGTGGTGCAATGATTGGAGCTAAGAAGTTATATGATCATAATAAGAAATAAAAAAAAAGATAATCTATAGAGGTAGTGTAATTAATCTCCTCTATAGAACTAATATAAGTATTACAGAATATGAAATTTAATAAAACTCTCGAAGCTGTAAATATTATGGTTATGGTTTCTTATCCGGCCGCTAGATTCTATGAAGCGCAAGGTATACTAATTGAAGAAAATAATAGTTTTATCCCCGAAGTTTCTGGAATGGTAATTGTTTATTCATTACCCCTCGGAAAAACGCTTCTTGTAAATGTTGCGGCCGAGTCAGAAGAAGCCTATGAATTTAAACTAATTAATGAAAACTGGCTTGAAGATAGATCTATAACTCCTTATGTAGGTATGACTTTAGAAGATGCTTTTCAAGAATTAGTTAAAGCAGAAAAGACTATTAAATCTAGAAATGTAGTTCTCAGACATCCATTACATCCATCATATACTCGTCCTGTTTATATATTTGGTGATGTTCGGCGAGGAGGTAATAGTGTTGATGTAATGACTGGAGAAATAAGAGAGGAATAAAAAATTTACTTTAGGTGATTTAATAATATTATGATGAAAGTTAAAAGATTTTCTCAAACTCAACCAGATATAGAGTGGCATAAAAACAATATAAACCCAAATTCAGGTAAAATTCTTGAAGATGGAAGTACTCTTTATAAAGCAAAATCTGGAGATTATCTTTATTTATATAAAGATGGTGAATGGATTATTATGAATGGTGTTAATAAATTTATGCAGGATTCTAAATTATATCAAATTTTGAAATTTGATAAAAACATTCATAATAAAATTGGAGCCGCAGGAGCAGTTATTGGCGGTTTTATTGGGAGTTTGCCTGGGTTAGCAATGGGTAATTTAAAAACAGCTGCTACAGGGGCTATGATTGGATCAACTATATCTGGATTGTATAATAGAAATAAAGCAAAGAAGCGTGCTGAAAATATAGTAAGAGATTATGAATCTAAATATGGTGAGGATGCTTATACTACATTTATGAAAAAGAAGTAAAACATACTATTTTTAATTTTAAATTATTTTATACTATGATTGAATAATACTACTTTATTTTAAGGATATAAGGAATGATATTCGATTTATATTTTTAATAAAAAAAATGAGATACACTATTCTCACGAACTATGTATCTCTTGGCAAGTTACTACAAAAATTAATGTAGCAAGTTTAATCCTCATAAAAAAGTGAGAATTAACTTTTTAAATCATATATAAGGCTTTGAAGTCTTATTAAAAATGTGGTCCTATCGTCTATCGGCAAGGACGCGAGATTTTCATTCTCGAAAGAGGAGTTCGATTCTCCTTAGGACTACAAAAGTCAACGATGAGATATCGCAAAGACTTATTATATTTTATCATGTTTATTACAAAGGAGTGGAATTAGCTACTCTGCTCCTTTTACATTAGATAAATAAAGTTATAATAAAATTAATTGATATCTCAGGAAGTGATTAAAATAAATAAGTAGAACAATTATTAAATTGAGTAATTTTAAATAGAGAAGATGTAAATTCCATTATAGATTATTCAAAATTATATAAAATATGAAAAAATCAGAAACAATATTTCAAAAGTTGTTTTCAGGAATTAGTTTTGGAAATTCACGTATTCCGCTTAGAAGCAATGTGTTCAGTAAAGGCGGAGGAAGAGGATATTCTATCATTGGAGGAACTGGAAATGGAAGATTTCTAGATAATGAAAGAAATTCGCCCCTACTAGGTACGTCACAGCCTTCTTCTAGATTATCTGGTTATCTTGATAGAATGGCAGAGCTTAGGTCATATTATCTTTTAGATATTACAAAGATGGCTACAAATTTCTTTTCAGATTATGTAGTTAATTTTATATCTCAAGATACCCAACAAATAGTTTCTGTATTAAATCCCGAAGATTCTACAAATAATGAAACTGTAACTACTCGATTAAATGAGATTCTTTTAAAAGATATTAAAATAATTGATTATATACGAGATCATATAAATGATTATGTATTTTATGGAGGTTATTATAGTATGCTTCAAACTCAAAGAGATGAAAAAGGTCATCTTGTATTTAGAATAGAAGAACTTAATAATCCAAATGCAGTAGTTATAAAAAAGAAAAAGAATGAAGATGGAAATATAGAAGATATATTTTTAGCAATTGGAGATGATGGAAATCTATATGAAATCCCAAGTACTGAAGTAGTATATATAAGTAATCCTAAGCTTCGACTTACAAACGATCTCGAAGAAGGATGGAAAGAAAAGTCTAAACCAGAAAAGCCAAAATTAGGAAGAAACAAGGGATCAGAAAATAGAAATAAAGTTCTTAGAAAAGAATCATTTATGGCTTCTGAACCACTATTCTATTCAAGTATCTTAAAAATAAAAGAATTAGTTATAAAAGAGCTTTTAATATCTCTTATTTCACTAAGAGACCTTTCATCGCCTTCATTGCTTGGATTACAAAGTGATAAGTCAGTACCTCTAGAAACAATGAACGAATTATGTGCTCGATTACAGAAACTTGCAAATAATACTAATGAATTATCTTCATTCATTACATCTCAGTTCGATGTCACCTCGTTCATTGAGTCTGCATTAACTCAAAATGTTAAGGTTTTTCCTGATTATAATAGTACCATTACCTCAAGGACTTCACTACTCCCACTTGATAAATTAACAGACAAACTTTTAGATCTTATACAAAATCTTGATTATGTAAGAAATAGTGTTCTTTCTCCTCTTGGATTACCATCTACTATCTTAGATGGAACCTCGGGTTCAAAATGGCAAGTACTTCAACAGTCAGAAAGAGCTAATTCAAGAGTAACATCATTAATTTCAGGAATAAAAGATTCAATAGTAAATCTTGTTTGTAGTATTTATAAGGTAATATATAATGAAGATTTAGATCCAAGTTTAGTTCAAATTCATATATTCCAGAAAACAACTGTAGAGTATAACAATCAGATTAATGAAGCTGAATCAGTTAGTGGTTTAGTTCAAGGTATTTCTGGAGTTTTATCTAATGCACTCCAGACTTTAGAACAAGCAACTCCATTAATTGAGCCTGAATCATATCTAAGTTATATTCAAAACTTACTTAAAGATATTGACCCAAGTACAGAATCTCTAATAAATGAAGATACGATTAAGCAGTATATAGAATTTCTTAATCAAAAACTTCAGGCACAACGAGAACAGCTTGGACTCAGTTAAAATTATTCAAAGAAGATGATAATTAAACGTAAATTATTTGCTTCTAATGATCCCACTCCAGAACAATCTCCGGAAATTGGTCTAGCTAAACAGGAAATGACTTCTAAGGACTTGCAAATAGAACAAATGAGACTTCAACGTCAAATCTTAGAAACTCAGAGAATGCGACAAAGAATGCAAGCTGAGGAAAGAATGCAAGAAATGAAGCAAGTTAATCAAACTCAGAAACTAGAACAGAAAAAGGATGAAGCTCAAAAAGATAATCAATTAAAAGTAAAGAAAATTGACGCTCAGAATAGTAGGCAGGAAGTAAATAATATAGGATTGTATAAAACAAAATCAAAGCCTACACCAACAGTATCAATGAAAACAAACTTGTAAGATTATGATTAAAGAAAAGACATTTACAGAAGGAGTGGAAGATTCTAAAGAACAAGAAGAAAAAGGATTTGATCCACTAAGACCGTATATAAAATGAAAATTAAAAGATTTTCCGGTTATTCAGAAGCTGCCCCTGGAGGTGTAACTTATCAAAAATCAAGTCAGGTAATTACAAGATATATTCTTGATCCTCTTGATTCTAGTGTAGATACCTTAGAAGAAACAGATAAACTTGGGGTAACTAAACGAAAGAGTGATAGAATTAAGAAGGTAATAAAACCTCTTAAAAAATACTTTAAATATAAATCAAATAAAAAACAGTAATCAAGTATGTATATTAGACGTAAAGTATTCTCATTACTACAAGATGAGACAGGAAAAGAAAGATACTTTTCTACTACTGATGTAACACTGGAAAATGAGGAAGAGAGAACCTTTAGTGTTGCAGAAGGTTTAGAAGAAAAGGATTTCTCTGATAAAAAAGAGAAAGTAGACTTGAAAGATGTAAAATCTCATAAAGGATTGAAAAGAGCATTAGCTGCAGGCTTAACTGGACTTGATGCAGGTGGTGGACTAGCAGGTGGATATGTTGGAAAAAAAGCTGCAAATAAAGCAGATAAAGAAGGAAAGTCTGATGAAGAAATTCTTAAAGAAGCAAGAAAAGCTGGTCGTAATGTAGGTATTGGAGTAGGAGCTGGTATCGGTATAAATGCTAGTGCAAAAAATCTAAAAAAATTAGAGACACTTGCTGGTAAAAAATTAGGTAAAGGACATAAGGCTGCTGCAATTACTGGTGCTGCTTTAATTACAGGAGCTTTAGGTGGGCTTGGTGGTAGAAATGCTGCAAGTGTTAATACTAAAGATAGATTATCAAAACGTGCCTTAAAAGAGCGTAAAGAAAAAGAAGATTAATTAGAAATATCCCATGGAGATCTTGGAGTCTATTAGTTTAATCTAACCATGGGAACTTAAATACTATAAAATAATAAATATATGATAGGAACAGTTAACCCATTTAGTGACCCTGAATTTAAGAAGCAAATTTTAGGGAAAGAGGGGAGAGCTGTTGATGACCCAGGAGATTATGAGATTTTGCAGCCGGAAGAGGATGTATCTAAAAACCTAAAAAATATTATAGGGTCAGCTCCAGTACTCCCTAAAACGGCTCGCAATATTATTATGGATGCTAGTGCTATTGCGAGTAATCAAAAAGAACAAAAAGCACTAGAATTAACTCATAAATTGAACGAAGTCTTTACTAGTTATAATAAAGAGTATAATATAGATCTTCATGTTGATTTCGGAAGTCTCTCAAATACTTTAGTTAATGTGGCAGATCCAAAATCTAGACATATCTTAGAATTATATGTTTCTGAGGTATTTCAAAGTATAAGACCTATTCTAATTCTTAATATGATTTCTAAACTTTGTCTTTGTATTGATTATATACTCGATCCAATGAGACTCTTTGACAGTTCACAGATGACTTTGCAGGATTCATTTATTGCCGTTAATATATCTGCGGCTTAGTTGAAATACTAAGAAAATTATACTAAAATGCTGAAAGATAGTTAAAACATAAATCAGCAAAAAGGATTACTAATATAAATCCTTTCTCAACGACTAAATGTATAACTAAATTTGAAATATAATTTAGATGATATAGTCTAATTTAATAAAATAAATATTAAAAATAGATATGAGAAAAAATTATGCAATTTATTCAACAATTAGAAGATATGAAGAGTCAGATAATTGTTAAAGGTTCTGATCTTGAATTGAGAAAAATTGCAGAAGAATCTGGAAATGAAGAGTTGAATAGTGAAGAGTCTAAGCAAATAGTAGCAGATTTTATGAGATTATTTCAAAAAGAACATGGAATAGAATAAAATATTTTCCTATACTAATCTTGAAATATGAGATTTTACATTAAATTTAGATAATCAAGTTTTTTGGATAGAATATAACGGAATACAACATTATAAATATTCAGAATTTTTTCATAATTCACTGGAAGAATTTGAAAAGCAGAAAATAAGAGATAGTAATGTTCGAACATATAGTAATAAAAGTAATATAATTTTGATCGAAATTCCATATACTTATTCTACATTTGAAGATATCTCTATAATATTAAAAAGAAATAATTATAGAACATAAAATAATAACTGATGTAATTATTTATCCAACCATAGAATAAAAAATGAGATACACTATTCTCACGAACTATGTATCTCTACTTTAAATTACGATAATACCTACTACGACATAGGTAATTAGTACTATTTCTATATAAAAAGTGTAGTAAAGAAATAGCACTCGTTTATTCTACTACACATATATAAGGCTTTGAAGTTTTATGATATTTTCTGATTTAATTATGAAATATAAATCAGAATTGCCTCTTTAGCTCAGTTGGCCAGAGCACGTGATTTGTAATCTCGGGGTCGTTGGTTCGAATCCGACAAGAGGCTCAAAAATAATATTCTCCGTTAGCTCAGAGGCAGAGCATTTGACTGTTAATCAAAGGGTCGGTATATCGTAATTACCACGGAGAGCTGTTTTAGGAGAGGTGGCAGAGTGGTCGATTGCGGCGGTCTTGAAAACCGTTGTGCTGTGAGGCACCCGGGGTTCGAATCCCTGTCTCTCCGCAATAATTTTAAAGATAAGAAAAATTATAAAAAAAACAATTAATTATGGGAAAAGAGAAATATAACAAAGAAGAATTAATAAGATTATTAATCCATGAAGGAAAATCTTATAAAGAAGTTGCAGCTATGCGGGGTGATGGAAGCACTGGAGAAGCTATACGTAAAGCAGCAAATAGATACGGAATAAAAGTATCAGATAGAAAGAAACTAAGAAAATGTGAATATTGTGGTAAAGAGCATGATGGTTCTTTTGGTTCTGGAAGATTTTGTTGTTCAGATTGTGCAAAGAAATATTCACTTAGTTTCAGCAAAGGTAAAAAACCAGAAGATAAATCTGCTAAAGAAGAAAAAGTAGAAGAGTCTGTAAAGATAGCTCCTCCTAAGGAATGTACCACTGAGTTGTCTAGATTTGATGGAAAATTAACTTCAGATTTATTAGGATATGTAGGTGAATGTGCAACAATGTTTCAATTAGCAAGAGTTGGAATTATGTCATCTAAACCTTGTGGAGTAGATAGATATGATGTAATTGCAGATATAGGAGGAATACTTTATAAAATTCAGGTTAAATCTACTGCTGGCTATATTGATAAAGATGGAGCATTATCGTACAATCTTCAAAATAAATCTGGATTATATAAAAAAGGTGAAGTAGATTTCTTTGCCTTGTATAATTATGTACTTGATATTATACTATTAGTTCCTTTTAGTATACTTGAAGGTAAATATAAGGTGCGTATTCATTTTGGAAAAGAAAAAGATGAATCAGATTTATTCTTTTGGAAAGATTATATTTTATTTGATGTAGCGAAATCTTTATTATCCAGTTAATTAATAATAAGTTTGTGTGATACTCAAGTGGTTAACGAGGATAGACTGTAAATCTATTAGCTTTGCTTTCGGGAGTTCGAATCTCTCTCACACAACATAAAATAAAATTATAAATATGAAAGTAAAAAGATTTAGTAAAGTCAGGCAAAAGAATTTTGGATTTCTGGGAAAAGCTGCAGGTACTATTGGAATAACTGCATCTAGTTTGCTTAAATCACCAAAAATTGCTATAAAACCTGTAAAAGGAATTATACAACCGAAAGTATCGACTCCAATTGATATAAATAAAACTACCTCATTTTCTATAGAACATTGGAATATGACTCATTCAAAAGTTAATCCAAAACAATTTAAAAAGATAAGTGTTCCTAAATCAGAACAATTATTAAGAAGGAAAGGTAGTAATTTATATAAAAATACTCATAATGGATTTGATTTTAAGTCTAGACTAAGATCAGGGAATATTTTATCTGAATTCAATAGAAATCATGGTAATCCTAATGCAGCGATGAGTGAGATGTCTAAAGTAACTGATTACACTTCTAAAAATGCTCCTATTACTTTGTTTCAGGATGCCGAAGAGGTAGCTAGATTTAAAGCTACTGGAAATAAGAAAAGATTAATTGATTATATGAAATTTACAGATAGATTGCATAATAGATAATTAAAATATATTTCCTTAAGATTGTTAGCTCAGTCTTAAGGAACAAAAGTCAACGAAGAAATATCGAAGACTCTTTTATTCATGAAATTTATCTAAGGGAAAGATTTGTTTGGCCGACGGTCTTTCCCACATTAGAATAAAGAGTTGGATGTTTTGATATTTCGGGATGTGGCTGAGATAAATTTTATGAACGATAATACTAAAAAACAATTAACAGACAAAGAAATAGAGGAAATAATCGAAAAAAAGTACTCTAATAAATTACCTCATACTAAAGATTATATCAGAGAGCAACTTAAGGTAAATCCTGAGTATAAGTGTAAGTTTAGTATGGTTAAGCAAGATTTTATAGATGAATATTATAAATCTAGGGAAAATTCAGAAATAAAATTATATTATGATTTTTCCCAAGTTCCAGAATTTATTCATACTAAATTAGATAAATTCATATTATCTTATAGGTTAGATAATAAACTTTTGGAATATAATACAAATTTTAAAAGTTTAGTCATTAATAAACAAGATCCGAGTGGGGTTAAAGTTTATTTAAAAGGTAATAAAAGACTATCTAAAGTGGAATTTTTAAAGAGAGCAAAAGAAATTAACGGAAATAAATATGATTATTCAGAAGTTAATTTTAAGTATACTCAAGATAAAATAAAAATAAAGTGTAATAAATGTGGTAAATATTTTTATCAGACAGTTAGTGACCATATCTATAATAAAGCAGGATGTCCGAATAATTGTTATTCTAAATTGAATGATACTATTGAGTTTAGAAAAAAATTGTTTATTGAAAGATCTATTGAAAAATATGGAGAGGATAAATATAATTATTCTGAAATAAATTATAAAAATATCGATACTAAGATAAAAATATACTGTAATAATTGTAAAAAATATTTTTGGCAAACTCCATATCAACACCTAGTTTCAGTATATGGATGTCCTGACTGTGCAAATAAATTAAAAGACTTCACAAAACATGTAGGGCAATCTTATGGAGAAATATTTGTAATGAAAGCTTTAGAAAATTTAAATATTAATTATATTTCTCAATATAAAATTAAAGGAGAAGATTTAGGAATATCAGATATTAGAAATTATATATTAGTAGACTATTATGTTGAATACAATGGTTTAAAATATTTTATAGAAGTTAATGGACAGCAACATTATATAGATAAACCGTATTTTTATGCTACCACTTCTGAATTTAAGGAAAGATTAAAAAGAGATAAATCTATATCCGATTATAGTATATCCAATAATATTATTTATATTGAAATTCCTTATACTAAATTACAAAATTATGATAAGGTATTTAATATAATAAAAAGAATTTTTATAAATCATGAGGATGTAAATACTGTAATAGGAAAATTACCAGAAATTAAGTATAGAAAGGAGGATCAAGATGGATAATAATTTTATAAATCATACAGATCCTACTTCCCTTATTGATTTATCACAGGTAACTTTAGAACAACAATATGCAAAATTAACTCCAGAAGAAAAAGATTTAGTGGCTTGTAAGTTATTAGGAATGAATCATAAACCTGTAGGAATTCTTACATTTATTTGTGATGATTATTTTCTGGGGAATGAAGGAATTACTAATCATGGTAATGCTGTATTTGACTACTGGAAAGAACAGCTTCCAAAAATATTTCCAAGTCCATTAATAAATAAATATTGTTATATCTCATTTTCAGGTTGCATTGGATCTGGTAAAAGTTTTGCAAGTCGAATAATGGGATTGTATCAATTACATAAACTTGATTGTTGTACGAATGCCTATACTTCTCTCGGATTAGCACCGGGAGCAAAATTAGCATTTGGCTTTTTCCATGCAAATTACGATACAGCGGTTCGTGACTTTGTTCAAGTTTATAAACAAATTATGGGTATTAGTCCATATTTCAAGAATATGTATAATAACCCAGCGATAAGATTTATAGCATCTGGACCTAAATCAACAGGTTCAGTTATAGGTTCGCAGCTAATTTACTGTAAGATAATATGCAGTAGTAAAATTATACTAAAATGCTGGAAAGAGATGTTGAATCTAATCAGCAAAAACTATTTTTATTAATAGTTTCTCAACGACTAAATGTATAACTCTGAGGAAGAAAAATCAGAGATGATATAGTCTGGATATTATATATAATTATTATAATAAATTTTTGGTATTATCAGAGCTAGGATTCTGGAGACCCGTAGATGCAAAAGCTAAAATTGATGAAGTTTTAGTACGTTATAATTCACGTTTTGCAGCAGTTAGAAAGACGTTCGGAGCCGTAATCTGCGATTCTTCAGCAAAAGATGAACTAAATGGTGGTTCTCAGAGATTTGAAAGCTCAGTTCCAGAAAAAGAGTTATTTAGAATAGCTCCAAGTCATTGGGAATGTCGTCCTGAAATTTATAGGGAAAGTCAAGGAAAAACATTCGATTTTTATAGAGGAGATTCTAAAAGAATGCCTCAAGTAATAGAAGAAGGAGAGGATATTACAGAACTTGATAAAGATAGGATAATAAAAGTTCCTATTCAATGTAAGTTCATGTTTATAAATAATCCTGAGAGAAGTTTGAATGACCTCGCGGGCTACCCCTATTCTTCAAAAGATATGTTCTTTGGAGGAGATATTTCTCATTTAATGAACTGTGCTAGCATAAAAAATACAGCTCCTGAAGTAATAGAGGTAGATTTTTTTAATAAAGAGGATACCATTTATTCAAAAGTAGATAACATGATATTTAAAATTCCAAGAGGTACTCATCTTTTTGTTCATTACGACATAGGAATAAAGAAAGACTATACAGGAATAGGATTGTGTTATTATACAGGAGAGAAAATATCTCCAGATGGTCTTACTTCTTATCCAACTTTTAGATTTCCTTTGCTTTTAGCTGTATCTAGAAAAAAAGGACAATCGACTAGTTTGGATCACTTATATCAATTTATAAAACATCTTACTAAAAATTATACAATTACTTTTAGTGCTGATACATTTGCTAGTCAAGGTATACTGCAATCTTGTCAAAGAGATGGAATAGAGTGTAAAACTATTTCAATTGATAGAACTACTGATGCTGCTTTTATGTTTAAGAATGTAATTAATACAGAGAGAGCAGAACTACCTTATAATCTTAGATTATTCAGAGAGTGTAGTGAACTGAGATTAGTAACTGAAGGAAATCATATAAAAGTGGATCATCCTACAGTTAGTAATTGTACAGATTTCGATTATAAAAATATTGAAAGTGAAATGCCAGGAACTAAGGATGTTTTTGATGCAGCAGCTGGAGCACTTTGGAGTTGTTATCTTAAGTATTCTGAGTATTCCGAAGAAGGTTATTCTGTTGGGGTAAAAAAACAACTCGAATCTCTTTCTAAAATAACAGCGGATCCAAGAGAAGAGTCACAAAAGGAGCTTCAAGAAATGTTGGAAAATATATTTTAAGATTCTTTTTCCATAATATATAATCAATTCCTAGGATGACCGAGAAAAGTGGTCTATTGTTCGATCAAGTCCTAGGAACAAACGCGCTAGATTTTTTTTACAACCGAAAGTTAACTGCACTTAGTGCAAAAAAATGAATGGTTGATAGTTGTAAAGCGCGAATATAATTGAACTATAGTATAATTGGCAATACACCAGATTTTGGTTCTGGGATTTCCTGTTCGAGTCAGGATAGTTCAACGAAAGAAAATAATAATAACTAATAAAAACTATGTTGAGAGTTAAAAGATTTAGTAAAGTTACTGATAAAGTTAAAGAAATAGGAAAATCTATTGAACATACAGTAACTCATCCTAAAGAAACTGGTAAGAAGGTGGTGGAGTATGTAAAGAAACACCCAGATGAAGCTATAATTCTTGGAACATCTGATATTGTTCCTGGAGTTGTTGCTGCCAAACTTGCAAAAGCTGGAAAAACAAAACAAGCAGCTATCGCAGGAACTATTGCAGCACTTCCTATTGGTGGTGCATATGTATCAGGGAAAATAGCTATTCGAAAATGGAATGAAAAAAGAAAGAAGAATAAATAGAATAGATTCGAGATGTAGTTCAGTAGATAGAACGCTTGGTTTGGGACCAAGAAGTCGCACGTTTGAGTCGTGTCGTCTCGACCTAGATAAATAGACGATGAGATATCGTGGAATTTATATTTAATTTTCATTTATTCAAAATCACTAAGGAAGAGTAAAAGTCGCGAGTTACTCTTCCACTAATGAAAATTAAATAAATTTAGAGTTTGATATCTTGGGAAGCTATAAGTAGAATAAATGAAAAGAAAGATTGATTGGAACAAAGAAGAACTGGAGTATTTATTATTTGATAAGAAACTAACATATAAAGAGATAGCTAATCATTATGGAATTACAAGTGAAAGTGCTGTTCATAAAGCTATAAAAAGATTTGGAATTGATATCTCAGAAAGAAAAACTATAATATCTAAAGAAGATATAGAAATACTTCTTTTTGATAAAAAACTAACTATTTCTGAAATTTCTAAATTATATAACTTAACAGAAGGTGCAACTAGACTTAGAATAAAAAGATTAGGCATTGAATATGAAAAGAAAAATATATCTTTAGTTGATAGAAATATTAGCAAAGAAGATATTGAAAATCTTATCAAAAAACATTTAACCTATAAAGAAATCGGAAATATTTATAAAGTTTCTGCTAATACTATACAAAATTTAGTAAAACTTTATAAAATTAATAGACCTAAGAGAGGGAATGAATTTATTGTAGAACGGATAGATTCATTTGAATATGTAGATAATGTGATAACTAATGAGTCAATTGATAATAAATTTTTACCAGTTCCAATAGAATTATCAGAAAATTATAAGATAGTATTAACAATAAAAGAAGGAAATAAGTTAGTTAAATTATTTTATGTTCCTGAACTAGGAATTTGGTATAATAATTTTTCAAAATTAAAACACTCTATTGAAAATAGATTAGGGATTAATTTTCTAGAATGGGAGTGTAGATGGATTTTAAAACTGCCAATAAGTAAATTATATACTGAATATTGGATAGATAAGAAAATAGAGTACTATTATTCAGATAAGTATTTTCATACTACTGAATACATAAAGAATAGATTAAGAGAAGATCCTAATTATGTTTGTGATTTTCTCATGATAAAAAGTGATTTAATTGAACAGTTTAATTTATCAAGGGAATATTCAGAATATAAATATGAATATGATTTTACGAATACATGTGAATTTATTAAAAATAAAACTAGTAAGTTTTCTGTATTTGTAAATGAAATAAATCCTTTTACTGGAGATACAATAGGAAATTGGGAAACTAATTTTTTACATTTTATTGTAGAAAAGAAAGATAATTTTATATTAGGAGCTTATAAAAGAGCTATTAAACATAAAAAGACAGATAGTCAATTTTTGGTAGAAGCAAGAAAAGTACATGGAGATAGATATACATATTTAGATGATTATATCAATTACGTAACTCCAATAACTATTTTAGATAATTGTACTGGAGATGTATTTAAAATGTCCCCAGTAGATCATATACATAGAAAAATGGGAAATCCTATAATCAATAAATCTACTGGAGAATTATTAATTATAACCTGGTTAAAAAATTTTCAAATAAGTTATTTAGATGAAGTAGTTGTAAATAATATTAGAAAAGATAAAACTAAATCTGTTCGAATAGATTTCTCTATAGTAGTAAATAATCAAACTTACTGGATTGAATATCACGGAGAACAACACTACAATAAATTTAAAAATTTTTATAATTGGGTAGAAGATGATTTTATCAAACAGTTTCAACGAGATACAGACGTTAGAGATTATTGTAAAAATAGTAATGGAGATATTATTCTTTTAGAAGTTCCGTATATATTAAATACATATGAAAAAGTATCTGATTTTTTAAATAAAACAATAAAATATGGAATAGATCCAAATACATTAATAGATTATAAAAGTTTATATAAAATATAAATAAAAAAATTAATTATGCGCTGTAGAGTTAAATTATTTTCAACAAGCAGCCAAATTTTAGCAAGTGATGGGAGTCATATTCCAGCACAAGTTCTTCAAGATTATCTCAATAGTGATGCTTATAAAAGCTCTATTGAATCGAAGAATATGTTGGGAGGTTTAACTCACAGAGCAAGAAATTTGGCTAATGCAAAAAACTCAGGAACAGCATTATCTAAGACTGTGGGTAAAGATGATATGATGTTACTTTGTACAGAGGCTGCTGCTCCTGTATTTTATGTAACAAAATTAGAGCTTATGCCTGATTCTTGGTGTTATGCTGAAATAGAGTTATTTGATGAAGCCTTAGCAGATGATGAGGCTGCACAAAACATAAAAAGATTAAAGTACTTATTAAAGGCCGGAGTTCGTCCTGGAGTAAGTGCAGTTATCCTTAAACAATATCTGAGGCATGAATTCAAAGTTAATTCATGAAAATGTTTTTAATTGCTGGAAAAATAATAAATTAAATCAGCAAAAACTATTAATAAAAATAGTTTCTCAACGACTAGAGTAAACACTAAGAAATTTTCTTAGATAATATAGTCTACAATTAATTATAAATTAGTTAAATAATCGGGATATTGGGATTCATCTACTTCTGGAGTAGATACATTACGTAAATTAGTAAGTATCAAGGGATTAGATGTTACTTTGAACCCTTCTTGGAAACAAGCTCAAGTAGTACAGACTTGGGATGATGAAGGAAATCTAATATCTGATGGGGAAGAAAAAAACTTTTCGGATATAGAATATACTCCAAAGGATTTTGAATTTAAAGGACTTAAAGTAAAAGCTTTCTCTGATTTAAATTCTCTTGGATGTGGAGATATGTTAAAATCATCCAAGATTGATGGAAAATTTACAAAGTTAAAAGCAAAAGTTTTCTCCGCAGATGGAATGGTAGAAGAAGTTTTAGAATCCATTAGTAAGATGCCAAAAGAACCTGTTCAAAAAGATTTCTCAGTAATTGCATTAAGAGATAGAATTCGTGAATCAAAGTATTCAACTCGTCAAAGATTTCGTGTATTGATTCTATCTTACAAACAACTTCTAAAACAGCAAGGCGGCCCAGAGAAAATAGATCCAGAAACACTTAAAATCATGAAGTCTTTGTTTACTACAGATCTTTTGGATATTATGAAGTCGATTACACCAGAAATCATGAATGGAAAAAATCCAGGAACATTACTTGGTGCTTCTAGTTTAGGTAAGAATGTACGTAAATAATATGCGTTTTTTATATGAATTGCTGGAAATATCTAAATGAGATAAATCAGCATCAAATCATACTTAGATAAATCTAAAGAAGTGATTTGTTCAACGACTATGTATATAAACTGTCAAAATAGACAGAAGATATAGTCTAAATTATAAATAAATTTTATAAATACATTGATAAGTGTACAAAAATTGTTCTTACCATATAAGATGGCTATGTCTGAGGTATCTAAAACTAATGCAATATCTAAGGCAAGATATCAAAAAATTCAAGCTGCTTATTCTGACTTTGTTAATGCAATGTTAGAGGAAATATTCGCGCCGAAGAATGGTACGAAGAAAGAAGAGCCAGTAGAAGAAGAAAACCCTGAAGAAAACAGTTAAAAGATTATGAAAGTAGAAAGACGTAAATTATTCTCTTCTTCGATTTCTCCACGGCGCAAGTTATTTTCAGGTGGAGTAACTCAGGCAGAATATAAGAAAATTCAGTGTAGAGATTGTGGTTATATTATGGATACTTTAGCCACTACAACTAACTTCTTATGTCCTAAATGTGGAGCTGTAAATAGATTTAATGTTTTAGAAGTTACACCAAATCCTGAAAATACTCCTGAAGCTGTACAAGTCGAAGTATCAAAAATTGAAGAAGTAGAAAAAGGATTCTCAAGACGTTCGTTATTCGGCGGAGATAATAATGCCGCTGTACAAAAAGAATTTTCAGAACCGTCGAACGAATTTGAGGTAAAATTAAAAGAATTTTCTGGCAAAACTTTAAATGAATCAGAAGTTGTTAAGGCATTTGGTATTTCCGCCGAAGATTTAGTTGAAAAAGGTTTTGCTAGTATTGATGAAGATAATAAAGTTACTATTCCTGAAACTGCATTCTTACAATCTAAATTATTCTCTAAGTTAATTGTATCAGTGACTAAGATTTTGGATTTAGACCCAATAGAAGGACCTAAGGAAGACATAATTAATATGTTAGAATCTAAAGGATCTTTAGGACCGAAAGGTATAATGCTAATTAAAAAAGCTCATTCTCTTCCACTTGAAGAAATGAAAGAAGTTGAGTTCTCTAGCACTGAAGAAGTAGAGGATTGGATTAAAGATTCTGGAATTATTGGAGACTTAAAGATAGAGTTTGGTAATTCTGCAATGGGAATTAAAGAATTTACAAAGATCCTAGAAGAGAGATATGATGATGCTCCAGATAATATAATAGATATATTAATTGATCGTGGAGTAATCAAAATTCAAGGAAATCAAGTTGATATAATGAAATAAAATATTTATAAAACTCAGTATGAAAAATACAAGATTTATGGAAGTCCTATTCTCGGCTGTAGAGGATAAGGATGAAGAATTAGCAAAGCAAGTAGCCAAAGATATTGAAGATGCTAAGGCTAATGGCTCTGTTGATACTGAAGAAGTAAAATATGAAAATATCGGTGACGGTAAAGTTTCAGTAACAGACAAGGAAAATGGCGAAGTTACTATCGTTGAAAAGGCTTCTGATGAGGATGATACTTATGATATGTATCCAGCTGAACAATCTGAACAAATCGAGGGATATCTTCATCCGGAAGGGGATGGAGTAACTCCGGGTAATCAGGTAGGTGCAGCTGACGAGGAAGTTGAAAATCATATGGATGGTAGTGCTGTTATTGCACCAAATCTTCCTGATGGTGGTTTAAATCCAGCAGCTGGTCATGAAGAAAGTGTAGAAATTACTGCACAAGAAGGTCCTGAAGCTGTAGAAGAATGTGAAGAAAAAGAATTCTCTGTAAGTACTGATAATAGCGTAGTTCTTAGAATTTTCTCAGATCAAGAATTTTGTGAAAGATTATTCTCAGAAGTTATTGAATCAGAAGAAACAGCTAAAGTAGGTGATCTTAAAGTAGAAAAAACTGGTGAAAATGAAGTAGTTGTTACGTCAGAATCTACAGGTGATCAAGCAAAGGTAGAGTTTAATGGTGAAGATATGGATGTTACTGAGCTAGAATCTAAGAATTTTAGTGAAGCAGAACAGTTTGATCCATTGTTTGTAGTAGGAGTAGATCCAGTAAATCATGTTATTGTAGATGCTCCAGAGTATGACGAAGCATCAGCTCAAGAATTAGTTCAGAGTTTAACAGAAAAAGGAGTAGCAGGAGTTAGAATTTTTGATAACCCCGAAGACGCTCGTGAATATGCTATCGATCTCTTGAATGGTCTTGGTGTAACCGAAGATGAACAACTTGGAGAACCTGAACAAGCAGAATTTTCAGATCATACTATTTACTTAACTGAATTCCAAGCTGATAATACAGACTTTATGTGTCGTTTCTTCTCTGAATCTGTAGATAGTATTAGTGCAACTCAGGATGCTATTGAAGATGCTATTGAAAATGGTGATGAGATTGAAACAGATTCTGAAGTTATTACACCTATCGATTCTAAAACTGCAGTTGTACAGGATAAAAATAAAGATGAATTTACTAAAGTTAGTTTAGAAGGTGAAGAAATGGAGCTTGAAAAGATAAGCGAAAATCAAGCAGAAGAGTTGACAGATCATATCGTTGTTTCTGAAGAAGAGGAAGACGAAGATGAGGAGGAGGAAGAAGAAAAAGACTTCTCTGATGTTTGGTGTGATGAAGCAGAAACTAAATTCTTCTCTGAAAACGAAGAACTTACTCAGTATATGATTCGTTTGTTCTCTGAAGAAGCTGATTCTGCTGAAATTGAAAGCGCAATCCAAACTGGCGAACAAGTAGAAACAGATAAAGAAATTATTACGCCTATCGATTCTAAAACTGCAGTAATTGAAGATAAAGAAAACGGCGAATTTACTAAAGCTGAGATGGATGAAGAAGTTCTTGATGTTAATCCTATCTCAGAAGCAGAAGCCGATAATTTAACAAACAGTATTGCAGTAGAAGATAAAGTTGAGAATCATGAAGAGAAAGAATTCTCTGAAGATATCTACTGTAATGAAGCAGAAACTAAATTCTTCTCTGAAGGTGAGGAATTTACTGAATATATGATTCGTCTATTCTCTGAAGAAGATGGTCATTGTCCAGTAGAGAAAGCTATTGAAACTGGTAAGAAAGTAGAAACAGATAAAGAAATCATTACTCCAATTTCAGCTACAGAAGCAATTATAGAAGATAAAGAAAATGGTGAATTTACTAAGGCTACTATGAGTGAAGATGATATTGAATGTCATCCATTATCAGAAGAAGAAGCTGACAAACTTGAAGAACATTCTATTGATAAGGAAGAAAAGAAATTCTCAGGAGACTATGAAGATCCTATTCTTAATAAATTCTTCTCAGATGTTGTAGGTGCAGTTCCTGTTCCTGCTGGAGAAGTAGATCCTAATACTCCTGTAATTCCTCTAGCTGATCCTAATGCTGTTGTAGCTCCTCAGGAAGTAGCAGCTCCGGCAGGTGTTGCTCCTGCACAAGGTAATGCTACTAGTGTTGAAGCTATTGAAGATAAAGCACTTCAAGCAGTTCAAAGTATTCAGGCAGTAGCAGAAGAAGCAGCTCAACAAATTATGGAAGCAAAACAAGCTCCTGCACAGGCTCAAGAACAAGATCTTCAGGAAGCTCAGTTCTCAGAAAAGAAATTCAGTGATACAAATGATACCTTAGTATCTTGGTTGACTGGAAATAGTTTTCGTAAATAATTGAACATAAATAGATAAGATAGGTTTATGGTTATCCTTAAAAACCATTTTACATAAACCAAAAATAATAAAAACATTATATACATTATGAATACACAGTATTTGCAAATGATGCAGACTCCTTCAATGATGGAGGCTCTTATTAATAGCTCAGTATCAGCAGAAGATGCTAACCTTCGTTCTCGTGAATATGCTAAGATGTTTTCTCGTAACGATGAAATGAAAGATTTGTTTGGTCTAGGTAATGCAGGTAACTTGCTGCAGAAGACTTTCTCTGGTTATGCAGAAACTCCGTTGCTGTCTACTCAGTATTTCAATGCTTCTGTAGCTTCTTATGTAAGCTCATTCGCAGGTTATATGTCTATTGAACGTGACTTTGATCAGCCTAACGGTTTGTTCTATTGGTTCGACGTTTTGGGTGTAACTGATATGCGTTCTGTTATTCCTAACTTAGGTCCGGATAACTATCAGGATATTCAAGCTATGGGTAACTTTACTTTGAATATTACTCCGACTACTAATGCTGACTATTCTTCTTTGATTGGTCGTAAGATTATCCCTGGTACAGTACGTGTTAAGATTGCTACTGCAACTGAAAAATTCGAATTGATCGATAATGGTCAGGGTGCTTTCATGGCTGTTGCTGGTAAGATTTCTAACGGTACTATCAACTATTTGAATGGTCGTGTAGAATTTACTTTGGCTACTGCTTTGGCTGGTGATGCTGCTACTGAATCAATCACTATTGTAGGTAAAGAAGATGTTACTGGTACTCCTTGTAACACTATTGGTGCTTCTAACGCACATGCTAATGATAAGAGATTTATCGCTAAGATGCAACAGCTTGGTTTGGCTACTGTACCTGATATGTTGGTAGCTGAATATAATATTGCTGCTTTAGGTGCTATGAAGAAAGCAACTGGTTCTGATATGGCTACTTTCTTGTTCACTAAGCTTCGTGAATTGTATACTAAGGTAATTAACTATAAATTGGTTTCTACTTTGGAAGAAGGTTATAATGGTAACGTTATGGCTGACTTGGATTTGACTCAGGGTGCTATGACTGGTCAGTTCATGGATTATCGTTCTAGAGTTGATTTGTTCGACGCTTACTTGATTAATGTTGAAAGTGCATTGGCAACTAAAGCTGTTAAGGGTGTTGATGTTACTGCTTATGTAGCTGGTAATATGGCATCTAATCAATTCCAGAAGGGTGGAATGATTGGTAAATGGGAACGTAATACTAAGATGACTTATATCAATGACCTGTTGGGTTGGTATAATGGTATTCCTGTACTTCGTTCTACTGATATTGCTGAAGCTCCGGGTGAAGGTACTTTCTATGCAATTCACAAAACAAAAGATGGTCAGATGGCTCCGCTTGCACGTGGTATCTATATGCCTTTGACTGATACTCCGACTATTGGTAACTACAATAACCCAACTCAGATGGCTTCTGGTATCTACTATCAGGAAGGTACTAAGTATATGGCTCCTGAATTGGTACAGAAGGTTACTTTCAAATTCGGTATCTAATTAAACCATAAAAATCATTTGGATCGTTAAACTCTCAGATCCCTAAAGAATAAAATGATTTTAAATAAAGAGAGGGATTCCCTAGGTCTTATAGGCTTAAGGTTCCTTCTCTTTTTAATTTTATACAATTATGGCAAGTACATTTAGATTAAAGAGAAAATTATATTCCGATGATAAAGGCGGAATGAGTACTGGGAAAAAATTAGCTTTAGGTGGCCTCGCAGCAGGTGCAGCCATTCTTGGGGCTAAAAAAGGTGCATTTGGTGCTAACATAATGGCTAAGACTAATACTGGATTAATGAAAGCTGGTAAAGCTGTTGGAGGAAAAGTTGGAGATAGAATGATGATGTCTGGAGCTAAGGATTTTGGAGTTGCACGAGCTAAACAAATTGATAATGCACTTTTAAAGAAAACAGGATCTCAGATGACAAAACAAGCTTTTAATGCAAAAGCTGATCAGAAAGGTATGCAGGCACTTGGGAAAATTATGAAATAATTATGGCAACTTATAGACTTAAAAGAAAAAATTTTGGATTATTTTCTCCATTCGCCAAAACAGCAGCAAATTGGACTACAGCAAAAGGAGCTTTTAAAGCAGGAGAAAATGCCAAAGGTTTTAAGAATTTAGCTTCTACTGTAGGAAGAGGTGCTATTGGAGTAGGTAAAGGATTAGGTGTTGCTGCTGCCGGAACTGCTGCATTAGGTGCTGGTACATTTTTAGCAGCAGAAAATAAAGCTAATAGTTAAGGAAGAAGTTAATCCCTGAAAATTAATTTTAAAATATTAAAATAAGTTTTATGAGTGATGTAATTTACAGAGGTCTTAAACTCTCTTCTAATAAATGTAGGTATTTTCAAGTAAAAGAAGGACAAATAAGCTCTATAGTAGAGGATACTTCAAGATCTACTCTCACTCTAACTTATTCTCCAGGAAGTACTTCTGGAAGTTTATCAGATCTTTTAGGAATACCATGTACTGAAAAAAGAATTGACATGCTCCCTACAGGACTTCCTAAATTATTTAAAAATACTTATGTTACATTAAATGGACTTAAGTTAAGAAAATTAACTTATGATCCACATACTATTAATATAGTTATTGTAAATGACTCAGAATCTAGAGTTATCCAAAACTATAATTATACAACAATAGTAGTTTCGGAAGGAGATTATAAAAATCCTGAGTTTATAAATTTCTTGTTTTACTCTGGAAATCTTATATATCTTCAACCTATTGGACCTAGACCAAGCTGTTATGAGATAAGAAATTTTCCTAAAATTATAATTAGTTCAGATGATGTTGCACTTGAATCTGAATCTGAAACAATATTTACATTAAGAAGGAAATATAATGATTATGTTATAAGAGCTGTAGATTATCAAGATCAGTTTATTCTAGAATTACGTAAAATTTTAGATGATTATGGTTTAGAGTTAGTTAGAATTAATAAAGAAACTACATTAACTAAAACATCACATGTTGTTTATCAATTTCTTCAGACTCCAGTGAAAGATAATCATCCTAAGTATTCTGATGATAAAGTAATGCAGCATAAAATACCAGTTGAATTTTATTTAAGAAGTACTGATATGCCATTATTCTTTGACTTTAAAAATAGATATATGAATGTCACATTACTTACTAATTTCTGTGAATTCAAAACATCAGATAGATATGGACAAAGATGGACAGCTGCAATAAAATGGGGAGGAATAACTGAAGATTTTAACCAGACATATCAACAAGATGATAATTCAAATTTCTCTTATCAATGTCAATTCAGATGTGAACTATTTTTCTATGAAGTAATTGATGATAGATATAAATTCCTAGAAGAAATAGTTCAGAATATAGAGTTTGAACGAAATAATCCAGATTATCATTATGAAGTTCCGGTTGATACTGAAACAACAATTATAAATAAAGGGTTATGATAAATTTTAGAAAGAAGAAATACCTTATCCAAAATTTAATGCCGGACGCTATTGAATATTTAAAGAAACAAGGATTACGGCCTAATATTATAACTCCAGAGCAAGCAGATAGCGTTAGTAGAGTTAATTCTAAGGCTATGGTTTTAGTTTCATTTATAAAAAATGAGTCTGGATATTATCAAATTCAAGTACAGGATAAGGAATTATACAATTATACTCAAAAATTAATCAAAGATATTTTTAGAATGAGAATAACTGATATCAATAAAGAAACCAGAGTAATCACAGCAGAAACTGATCACTTAGGAATAGCTTTTGATATTATAGAAATTCTCGCTACAAAATATAATTTATCAGTTGTGGCATGATTAAATTTAGACAGAAAGAATTTACAGAATATGATGCAATGAGAAGTCTTTATGTAAAACTTATGCGATATTCTGATAGAAATAAATTCGGAGTAATAGATACTAGTGCATTAATTCCTGTTCTTAGAGGAAATAATGTAGTAATCGAAAGATTTGTAATTAGTACTTCTATGTTTGGAAAAGATAAATATAGAATGTATCTAAAAATTGGTGCCAAAGCAAAGTTACCAGATGAGGTTAGACTTCCAGGTAAAACATATGATAAACGTCTTGGAAATATGCAATTAAACGTAAATCATTCTATATTTGCGCCAAAAGATAGTGATCCAAATTGGAATAATAACAATAATGGAGGAAATAATAATACTTCTTTAGGAGACACTTCTGGACCTAGGAATGATAATTCTGAAGAAAGAAGAGGTGGAAAAAAGAAAGAAAAGAAGTATTCAGAATTTCCAGGATCAATTTTAGAGCAAAGAGAATTTAAGAGTAAAGGCGGTGATAAACAATATCCCTATCTATCTGGTTCATTCTCTCCCTCCTTTGATCTATCTTATGAAGTTTCTGAATTACTTGGAGAGGCTATCAAATATGATAAAAAATCAAGATCGTTGGTCTTAGAATTCAAATCTATCGAAGATGCTATTAATGCATTGAATATATTACCCTTCGGATTAGGTTATAAGATATATTTACTTAATGCATGATGATTGTAAAGAGATTTTCTCAAACCAAGATATTAAATACTAATAACCCAGCTCTTGGTTTCACTAAAGGGAGAAAATATGATACAGATATGGATAGACTGGGTAGAATGAATACTTCTCAACGTGAATTAGCTGGAATCGGTAATTTAGGAAAAGAAATGAGAAAATTAAATCAAGAATTAAATCGTGGAGGAAGAGGTAAATGGCAAGATACAGATTAAAAAGAAAATGTTACAATGCACTAACTGAAGCTGCCGGAAATACACTAGGAGGAGTTACAGAAGGAGTTGGTAAAGCTCTTGATAATAAAGTAGCCGGAATTGCTGGTGGTGTTTTAGGAGCTACTAAATTAGGAGGAACTATTGGAACAATGATAGGGGGACCATTTGGAAGTATTTTAGGTATGGGAGCTGGTTATCTCTTAGGTTCTGCAGCTACTAGAGGTCTTGGAAAAGGTCTTAAAACTGCCGGTCAAGATATGCAAACTTAATTATAGGAGGATTTAAATTATGATTAAGTTTAGACAAAAAGAATTTTTTTGGGGAATGGCTTTAAATGCTGCAGGGGCTATTGGTACAGGTCTTTCTCTAAAACAAGGTTCTGATCAAATGAAACAAGCTGAGGAACAAGCAGCACAGGCAGAGGAGCAAAATAGAAAGATGACCAAAGCTTTAAATAAAATTGCAGAGAACGCAAAAAATAATCCACAAGCAGCACAACAAGCAGCAGATGTAATAGGACAAAAACAGTTTGCTCAGATAAATTTTGCAAAACTTACAGCAACTCTTAAAAATAATAAAACTTTAGGAAATGCTAAAGGTCTCGCTAAAGATGTCGGTAAAATTGTATGGAAAGGAAAAAATAAGCTGATTGGTGGAACTATGATGGGAGCTACAATGGCAGGAGCTTCATATCTTACTGATAAAGCAATTCAAAAAGATATGAAGAAAAATGGAATGCCTCTTGAAAAAACCTATTCTGCTGGATCTATAATGAAAGCAGTAAAAGGTACTGGAAAGGTTTTAGGAGAAGCTGCAAAAAAGAATAAAGGAACTTTGATAACAATGGCTGCTCTAGGTTCTGCTCCCATGGCTCTCGGATACTCTGCTGAAAAAGCTCAATATAAAGATCAGATGGCATCAACTCAGAGAAACTATGCAGTCCCTGGAGTAATGGCAGTTAAAAGATTACTTACTGGCGCTTCTAAATCTGTAAGAAATTCACAGATATTTAAAACTCCTGGACAAACAATTTTAGGTGGACTTTCTAATTTATCTGGCGGAGGTGGTCGAAAAGGTGTATACAAATTCGGTCATCAGTTAAATAGATATGGAAAACACTCAGGTTCAGTATGGTCTCAAAAAGCAGGTAAATTCATTATGGATAACCCCAAAACAGCCTTAGCAGGTAGTATTCCAGTCGGTGCAGCAGTTTTAGGAGCAACATGGGGAACTGGAGAGAAGATAGTAAATAAAACAGCTCGGGCTTTAGATAAAGATGCTTTCAAATATCAAGATTCTAAAAATCAAGAAATACAATGATTATAAAAAGAAAATTATTCACTAAATACGACGATACTGATAATCTTAAAAGAATGAAGGATTCAGATATTCTTGCTGAAAAACCAAAACAGGCTCCTGGATATGGTTCTGTAGCTGGGGCTGCTCTTGGTGGTGCTGCTCTTGGTGGAACAGTTGGTTCTGTAGCTGGAGCTTTTGGAAAGAATAAGGCAGGTCGTAGTTTACTTGGAAGAATGGGTAAAGGTGGAAAAACTGGATTAGTTGTTGGTGGTCTTCTAGCAGGTGGAATGGCTCTTCGAAATAGAAATAAACAAGCTGAAAATAATGAATGGTATAATAAAAGACTTAATTATGCTCAGAGACAGGCTAGACGAAGAGAAAAACAGGATTGGAAGACAAATATGACTCAAAGAGATGGTTATTCCTATTAAAATTAATAAAAAATTATGGCAAAATTTAAACCAAAGAAAATAATCAGAGATGTAAAGGAGTTTTATAAAAATAACCCTACGGCAAAAATTACTACTGCCACTGCTGGATTTTCTGGAACTAATCTTGCTATTAATGCTACTAGAAAAAATTCTGATAAAAAATATCAAGATGAACAGCTAGAAGCAATGGATAGATTAACTAAAGCACTTGGAGGAGTTAATAAAACTTTAAAAGAGGTAGAAGTAAAAGAACCTAAAAAGACAACCTCTTATAAATTTAAAAAAATCTTTTCCGAGAAAAATGATAATAACATGATTACATTTAGAAGAAAAGACTTTAGTATATTATCTGATACTGTTAAAGGAGCTATAATTGGTGGAAATGTAGCTACTCTAAGTTTACCATTATCCGGAAAAGATGCTAAAAATATTAAATATGAAGGAAGTAACCCTACTTTCCGAAAATTAAATGCTCTAAGTCCATTTGCTAAACGACTTGGAGTAGTAGCCGCCGGAACATTAGTCGGAGCAGCTCTTGGAGCCTTAGTTGGTACTATAAAAAAAGGTGATGAGGCTATTTCCAGAAAGTTAACAGTTGATAATAGATTAATGGATAGAGTAGTAGAGGATCTTAAGAAAACAGGTTTTAAAGAAGGCTCCGATTTTACAAGAGATCCTAAAACGGCGGATTCTCTCAAATCAGCTATAAGTGTAGCTATAACAAGAAATTCTGGTGAACTTAGACTTCTAGTAAATACAATAGCAGATAATAAACTAAAAGATATAACAAAAAACATAATACGAAATCTACCAAACTCAAGTGCAGTAACAGAAGAAAGTAAAAGTAGATATAATGAGATTTCTATAACTACTATATCTGATGGAACCGCTGATGTTGGTTTAATAGCTGGAATATGTGAAAAATTTATAAGAAATAAATATCCAGTATATCTCGTAGAAGTTGGTTAAATAAAACAATTAATTATTATATTTAAATTATGGCACAATGGACTGAAACTCTCGAACCGTATGTAAAAGTTATAGAGAGAGTACATACCGCAGCTCTTAATCCTACTGCAGGTGAAAGTTTAATTATCGGAGTGACTTTAATTTCTGATGCAGGCCCAGCAGTTCCTACACTGATCTCTAGTCAATCTGAATTCTTAAAAACTTATGCTTCAGGGGACTTAACAGAAGATTATATGGCATCCTTGAATAATCTTTATCATGATGCTAATAATACAGGAGATAAAAATGTAGCTGCAACAATGTGGATGAATGCTTATAGATTGGCTGGCTCTAATGTTATGCTGGTTTGTAGAGCATCTAAAGCTAACGATATCTACTACGCTAAACCCATGACTAAAACTGATTATAGTACGTATATCCTTAGAGATGGTGCTTTAATGAAGGGATTTAGAGATGCTGATAAAGGTGTCGTTAAGTTTGTTCTTGATATTGATGGTGATGATGCAGAACATGATCAAGATGGATGGTCAATTAATTTGAATGGAGTAGGTATTCTTGGTAATCGTACCACCGATGATGGTCCTCAATATGATTACTATGTAAGAACTCTCCCCGACTTAGTAGATCAAATGAACGAAACTAATAAATTCTTCTCTCCATCTTATAAATTCTTCACAGATCCTAATAATATCGTTCCTGAAAATGAAACAACTGATCCCGATAAAGCAAAGGCAGTTGTATTCTATGAACTTTATCTAGGACAGGATATGCTAGATACTTCAGACTCTAGATGTCCACTAGGAAAGCAGTATATCGTGATTTGTGAACCTGATTGGACTAGTGATAATCCTAATCAAAAACTTATAGATATTAATGCTTCTGCTTGGTCTGGTTTCGAAGAACAGAAATATTATGCAATTAATCAATATAACTCTAATACTGACCTGAGAGTTAGAATTAGACGTTTTAATCATGATGCAGTAGTTACCAAAGAATTAACTAACCCTGCTTTGAACGAAAACTCTGATTCTCCTTATATGGTACTATCGGCCGTTCTAGATACCTATACCAAGAAAGGAACAGTAGAACCGTCAGAAAGTATCCTACAGCGAGATTTTTATGAAGTCGCCGTTCTTGATCCTAATATTTCTGACGAAGTACAGTTCTTTAATATAGGTAAAGTAACCGGCCGTGGAGATATGGAAGTATCAGAACTCAATGAACTCCTAAGTATGATTCAACTTCAACTCCCTGACGATATGAGAGAGCTTGGATTGAACTACTATGGATACGGAGCTGATGATAAAGTATGGGTAGAACTTGATCCTAATGATCCAAATGCAGGTTCTTATAAACAAACAGTTTCTTCAATGACTGATCTTTACAACTCAAAAGGTATGTCAGTTGGAGATGTTTACCGAGTTGGATCTGGAAGTTCATATAAGTACTACGAATATCAAGAAAATGGTGGAGATCAAGTTTATGCAAAATTAGGCGTAGATCCAACTGAAACAGATATTCTTGATGTATCTGAATCGGATCTTAAGAAAGCACTTGACGAAATCAATATTCAGGAAATCTATGTGGTTGAAGGATTATGTGACCTTGGAAATACATCACTAAGTTTCCAGAATTACTTGGCTAATATGGCTATCAATTCTAACTATTTCTATCCAGTATCAACAGTTCAGAGCACAAATTATATGACTATTGCTAATAATGCAACTAAAATAGCACAAGATTCATATAAACTCTATCTGTCTGCACCTTGGGATATCGACTCTGGTACATTTGGATGGAAATATTATTGCTCACCTGCTGTTGTTTACTGGGAAGCTGTAGCTAGAAACCGTAAGTTATTTTTGCGGTTTATAAATTATACTAAAATGCTGGAAATACATAATAATAAAGTATAATCAGCAGAAATTGGAGTAAATTCTAATTTTTCAACGACTAAATGTATAACTAAATTTGAAATATAATTTAGATGATATAGTCTAGATTATTAAGTTAATCTTATTAAATATCGAGAAATAATGCAGAATTTGCTCCTGTGCTTGGACAAACTAATGGTATTGTTCAGTATCAGAGACCTATGACAGAGTTTAATAAGAAAACTCGTCAACTTCTGCTATCAAAACGAGTAAATACTGTACTCTGGAATTATCAAACTAATGCTTGGAACATGAATGATAATTATACTAAGCAAAGTGTAGATAACATTGTTTCAGATGAAGGTAACTCTCGTTTAGCTATTCGTATCTCAAAAGCTATGCCTGTACTACTAAAACAGTACATAGGCTGGAGAATTGCACCAAAACTGTGGGAAAGTGCGATTGGGACTATTGATTACTGGTTTAAATCAACTATTCTCCCAATGTCTTATAATATTGATGATTACCGTATTATCATCGATGAGACAAATAACCCTGTTCAAATTCAGCGTAAATAATTGCGCCTTAAGTAAATAAAACTTAAGAAAAATAAGAGAATTGCTGGAAGATATAAAAAATCAGCAAAGGTTAGAAAAAATCTAATCTCTCAACGACTATGTACTTATATAATATGATATAGCCTGATCTTAAATATAGAATTAATATTTAAGTTTAACATTAATGCAAAATAAAATGGTGGTTAATGTTTTGGTTAGATACCAGAGAGCTTTGAAATATGTCATCGTAAAATATATGCGATTATTATACCAATTGCTGGAACTTAATAAATCCAAAGAATCAGCAAAAATAGATATAATTCTATTTCTCAACGACTAGATGTATAATTAAAATCATTTTAAAGATTTTAAAAGATATAGTCTGAACATGAGTAGATAATACTTAGCAAACATATTGATATCACGACATTTTCGACGTTGGTATGGATCTTGCAGTCTCAGAGTACGAAGATACTAGAGGAGCAGCTCTTGAATAACGGGAAGCAAATAAAAATAATGATAGTATGTTGGAGAAATCTGACATACTATCCTTTATAAAATATTTAAATTATTATGCCAAAAAAATTAACAAAAGAAGCAGCTAAGGAAATTATAGAAAATAAGCTCAAAGAAGAAACTCCTTACATATTATTTATTGGATTTGAAGATAATGTTTGGTTAGGTAATAGAAAAACAAAAATAATATTAAAATGTACTAAACATAATATTATATCAAGTATATTATATAAATCATTTATTGCTAATGGATGGAAATGTAATGAATGTTATCATGAAAATCATCGATTAACTAAAGAAGAAGCTGAAGATAGAATTGAACAAGTTCATAAAAATAATCCATTCGGATATAAATATATTATACCAAAAGATTTTGATATAGTTAAAGGAAACAGTGATATTATTGGAATATGTCCTATTCATGGAGAATTTAAAATAAATTATAACTATTTATTAAAAATAGATCCAAATAAAAGAACATGTGGTTATTGTAATAATACCATTCCTCTAACAAAGGAACTTGCTATAGAAAAAATTAATACTATTATAAATAAAATAAATCAAAAATATCCAAAAATAACTTTTATAGGTTTTGTTAATAATATTTGGTTAGGAAGTAAAACAAAATTGATACTTAAATGTAATAAACATGATATATTAGGAAATCCATCATATGATTCTTTTGTAAAAAATGAAAGTTGGAATTGTCCCAATTGCAGAAAGGAATTAATAATACAGTCCAATCTTATTACGCCAGAAGAAGCACAAGAAAAGATAAATTCTATCTTTAAAAATAATAATCCTAATAATTATGGCTTTGATTTAATAAAGTCTACTTATACTAGATATAATAATGAAGTTACTATTATATGTCCTATTCATGGAAAAGTAAGTATAAAATATAGAACATTAATTAATCATGGAAACTGTCCAAAATGTTTACATGAATCGAGAGTTTACAGTATAGATAAATCAATTGAAATAATTAAGTCTCTGGTTAATCAAAAAAATAAATTGGAAAATACTAATATATCTTTTGTAGGCTTCATTAATGAAGATAAATGGGGTGGTATTGAAAATAGTAAAATTAAATTAAGATGTAATATACATAATATTACTTATATAATTAACTATAAAACATTTTCTAGAGATAAATGCACAGGAGGATGTCCAAAGTGCTCTAAAATATTATATAAATCAGAAGATTTTTGTTTTGATATAATATCATCATATATTAAATCTGAAAATATTCAGAGAAATTTCTATATTTATTTTAATAATAACAAGTTTATAAAAGTCTACTTTTATATTAAAAAACTTAATTGTATAATTGAATTTGATGGAATTCAACATTATGAATTTGTTCCATTTCTTCAAAAAACTTATAGTAAATTTATAAATCAAGTTAATCGAGATCGATGTTTAGAACAATATTGCAAAGAAAATAATATCCGTCTTCTTCGAATTTCCTATAAAGATAATAATAGAATCCCTGAAATCATAAAGATATTTTTCGAAGAAGGTAAAGACGTAACAACAAAAGTAGAACCAAAATTATTACCAGTATTATATCATGGATAAAACATTATTAATAGATCTTAAAAAGAAGTTATTTATCAGGAGTGCTCTTATAAGTTTGACGTCTCTTGATGAAATTTTAGCCTTGAACGATTTTTTGAGTCCAGATGAGATATTACTGGAGATAATTAAGGAGTCGTTAAGGGAATTTGAACATACCTTACCATTAGTTCTGGAGATGAAAATGAACCGTTCTCAGATGTGTAGTTGTGAGAACATGGGACTTGAAGGGTATTGTGAGATTAAGAGTAATTTTACATTATTTCTTGATTGTAAAATATCGGAAGATCAGATTATATTAGTTCCAAACTCTATTCCTATGTACAGAATAGGTTCTATATCTTATCCAGCTCCAGGGAACTATACTTATTTTACGGATTATAGACGTCCTTATGTTTTTATGATGGATATGCCTAGTTATGATCAATTTTATGTTAGGGGGATATGTAGTCGACCAATAATTCCTGACTTTCTTCCTGATAAAACGTTTAATCCAGGATCATCTAAAGCAGCTATTTATTGGCTGAATGTAGAAGAAGGGTCGAGAGGTACATTTTTTATGGATCTCTGTATGACTCATTTACTAGACTATATTAGGAACCTAAAGGCTTCATTAATGTTACCTAATGTTGGTTTGGAAGTTCTTAATAATATCGATGCTGCATATCAAGAGCTTAGATCTAGGTGTGATAATTATATACTCCAATCTGGATGGTATGGAGATTTACTTGTTTAATATATAAAATTATGATAATAAAAAGAAAGTTGTATTCTCTTGCAGGAACTAGAATATTAGCTGGATTTAATAAAAAAGTTCTTAGAAAGGCTCCAATGGCTGCAAAAAGATCCGCCATAAAAACACAAAATAAAGTTCTTTCTGGAGTAGCAAGAGGTTTAAATAAGGTAGAAGGAGTAAAAATGGCGGTAAATCAAGCAGCCATTAATCCAGGAAGAGTTGTAAATACTAAAGTAATTCAACCATCTATAGAAGCACCTATAACTTCTATAGCTATGAAAACAGTACCTATTCCTGGGACATCTGCTTTAGTTAGTGTAATAGGAAAACCAGAAAAAACTATGTGGAAGAAGATTGGAGTCGGTGATAAAATGTCTAAGGCTGCATCTAAGTATGTAAATAGTAAAGGAGGCAGAGTTGTAGAAGATGTAGTAAATAGCTCAACTAATTATTTAAAAAATCTTATGGTATGACAAAATTTAGACAAAAACAATATACAATTCCGGAGGGTCACTATACAGGTCCAAAGGATATGGATAAGGTTCCAGGAGCTATAGAAGTAATCGGAAAATCTGCCTTAGCTGGTGCTGGGATAGGGGGAGTTACTGGTAGTCTCCTAAAAGATGCTAGTATTACTAGTGGTGCTATAACTGGAGGTAAATATGGAACTATAGCGGGTGTAGTATTAAAATTCTTCTTAAATTACCTACACAATCCGATGTCGTCTGTTAAATTTCAAGAAGTAGATAAATTAATTCGTCGTGAATTTGGTATTTATAGAGCTTCCGGAGTAACTATAGGAGATTCATTAGATAAAAGAGCAAAAATAGATGAGAAGTTTAGTTTTAATGATCGAAATGTAACAGCTTATAAATTAAATTTCTCAATACAAGATAATTCCATTACCATGTATACTTTTGGAATGACTTCTAAGGAATTGGAAAAGACTTCAGATAGTTTAGACTATTATTGTAAAAAGTATACAGGAATGGAGTATAGTAGTTATGCAATCAATTCTAGAAATAATTCTTATTCAGTAGCTATTGTGTTTACAAATTATCAAGTCATTGCCAACTTTATAATGGAATTAAGTAAAATCCTGAACGTTAAGATAAATTTACTTGATAACAAAGCTTTAGTTGAGAATAGAATTAAGGAAGTTGAACAGAAGGATTTTTCGGTTAAATCTTTAAATAAATATGATCTAAAGAAGTTTATTGGAAAGACAGGAAAATTTTTATTCTCTGGTAAATCTGAAGATCTTATGGGTTTAATTTATAGTGCTGCGGTAGCTTTTTCTAATGATCCTGATATAATTCCTACATATCGAGGGGATTTTGGAAATAAATACTTAGAAAATAGCCTTAAAAGACTTCGTTATGTTGAAGGTTTAGATTATACTGTTGGAGAATTCGGTGGAGATACTGGTATTAATATGTCAATGATCTCTGGAATATTCGTAATAACAGTGAATAAAGAGAATACTGATGAACTTAAGAAGATTGATTCTATTTTCTGGAGTCACTTGAAAACAATGGTAAATAGAGTAGATACTGGAAAAGTAGTTGTATATAACTACACAATAAAAACAAGAAATGAATTTGATTTTATCTTAAAAAAATTCATGTCAACTGATGTAAAACCTAATATATTTGAAAAATGATAGTACCTAGAATTCGATATTTTTCAGATTTACAAGCTAGAAAGATGATAACGAAATTAACAGAGAAATTGGATAAAGATCGTATCGGGGATTATGAAGTTTCTAGTAAAATTCCCAACGATGTGATTAGTATATATCCTGATCCTTCTTCAATTAAAATATATATTCCTAAAGATCTTGAATATAGTCAGTATGAGATTGACGATTTTATTAGATCTATGGCAGCTCATATTAGAACAACTACGATCTTGGAGAGAAATATATATGTAATGAAATTATCAGGATCTCTTACTTTTGAACAGATATATAAATTAATACGTGAAATAATTGATACAGAAGAATTTTGTACTATTATTGACTGTGATTAAATAAATACATACTATTATGGCGGATATGATTTCAAAAAACTTAGATAAGGCAAATAGGCTTTATTCTATTGGAATGAAAAATATAAAATTACAACTAAAACTTCTTGGGACTGAATTTGTAGTACTCAGACCAAAGAGTAATTCAAAATGGAAAAATGTTTTTGGAGGTACATATTCATCAAGTAGTACATTAGAGAACGATTATGATCAATTTACTACAAAATTGATATTAAATCAGAATGAACTAAGAGATGTATGGAATCGAAACAGAGATAATCTAGAAGTATATACAGATGATGGATCTCTTGAAGTAGGGGATGAATTACAATATACTCGTGGAAAATATACATTCAGATTTAAAATATCTCTTAAAATGGGTTACTCTGAAGTAGCTGAAGTATTCTATGTTTATACATTGAATAGTATTATTGAAACTTTAGATATGTAATTATGAGAGAAAGAAATATAGAAAATGAGATTCTGAAGCAAAATAAAATTCCTGGATGTGATCAACTTACTAGACCCGAGGAAGTAAAAGCTCTTAGTAAATATCTTAAAAGTATTAGAACAACTCAAGAAAATCATACATTCCTAGAGAAAGATAACTTAGAACTCCCTGGAAGAACAACAGGGAGAATTCCAGAAATCAATTCTCTTGAAGATCATGTAGAAGGATTAGATGGAATTAGGGGTGTAAAGAATTTATATAAAGAAAGTAGTAGAATATCTTTGAGTGATGATCAAGGAGAAAAGATACCTACAGGATTATATACAGAAAAGTCACGTGAAAATTTAGAGGATAAAAGAAAAATATCCTTAGAGAATAAACGTGAGGATCTTAAAAATACTTTAGAGGATCCTAAACTTGAAAAACACAGAGAAAATCTTGATACAGATTCTTCGGGGATAGATGAACTTAACAAAGAAAAAGTAAATCTAGAAGGAGTTAGGGATGTAAGAAATCTTTATATAAATACAAAAGAAAAACTTAAGGTTCCAGAAGAAGATCTAAAACTAGGAAAAGAAAAGGAATCTCTTATTGATAATCATAATCCAGAACTAGACCTAACGAGAATAGATCTTGAAGGGTTTAGAGATTTATCTTATAAAGAACAACTAGAGGTAGATTCTAAAAATGAATTAGATACTACTAGGATATCATTAAAGAAGACCACGGAAAATCCTGAATTATCTAATCACAAAGAAGATCTTAAGAAAACTCCCGAAGAATTAGATAAATTAGGGAGTTATAAAGAGTCTTTGGGGAATATAAAAGATAAACTAGAGGAGCTTAATGGTACTAAGGTTAAGCTTAGAAATCCAGTAAGTGATATTGAACTCTCTAAAACCAAAGTATCTTTAGAGAGAACTGCAGAAGATAAGGAGTTAGAAACTTATAGGGAAAATCTTAAGAAAACTCCCGAAGAATTAGATAAATTAGAGAATCACAAAGAATCTCTTAGGAGTGGGGAAGAATTAGAAAACCTACCTAAAGATAAAATAGCTCTTGAGGGTATTGCGGAAACATTAGAAGAACTAGGAAATACTAGAATAGACTTAGATGGTACTGAAGAATCTGAAATATTTACTTTAGAGGATTACAGAGAAAACCTAAGTGTAGAAGATAATAATTCTCTTGAAGATGAAAGGATAGATTTAGGAGGTACTGTAGATTATGAAACTTTTGAATTAGAGGATACCAGAATCAGCTTAACCGGAACAGAGGAATTCGAACCTGGAAGTCTGGAAGATAAAAGGATAGACCTAGAAGATACAAAGGAGTCTGAACCTAAAGCGCTAGAGGATGAAAGAATTGATCTAAATGGCACTAAAGAATCTGAGATATCTACTTTAGAGGATTATAGAGAAAACTTAAGTGTAGAAGATAATAATTCTCTTGAAGATACTAGAATAGACCTAACAGGAACAAAAGAAGCTGAAGTATCCGAACTTGAAGATTATCTTGATGAATTAGATAATACAAAAGATTATGAAGCTTCTGAGTTAGAGGATACTAGGATAGACTTAACTGGGACTAAAGAAGCAGAACCTGAATCTTTAGAAGACGAGAGAATAGACTTAGAGGATACTGAAGAATATGAATCGAGTTCTTTAGAGGATGAAAGGATAAATCTAGAAAGTACAGAGGAATTCGAACCTGGAAGTCTTGAAGATTTTATAGATAAACTTGAAGACTCTAGAGATACCGAACTTGAAGATGAAATACTTGAACTTCCTGAAACTTCTGGAGATGAGTATGAAGGTTATAATCCATTAGGTCCAGATGAATTAGATAGTCTTGGTGGGAATATCAATAATTTCTATGATTCTCTTCTCGAAGTTCCTGAAACAGGTGATGCTCCTAGACAATCTGGGGATTATACTCCTCTTGGTCCAGAAGAATTAGATAGTCTTGGTGGAGATCTTGGAAATTTTTACGATTCTATTCTTGAAGTTCCAGAAGATACTGAACATATTATTGAAGAGCTAAATGATGATATTAAAGAAAAAATTCCTGAAGCACAAGTAGATGAAAGTCAAAAAGATTGGAAATATTTAAAGGAATTAACCGAAGATGATCTCTATAAAGAAACTATTCGTTTACTTAGTGAGAAAGAAGCTGGAGAGTGGGGTAAGAAAATGCAATCTTTAGTAAGTGCATATCTTAGTTCAGAAGCCATATCTCCTGATCGAGCAGAAGAATATATAAATAAACTTGGAAAGGAGATCTTAATTCAACAAGAGTCTTCGAGAGTGGAAGGTCCTTCTATGAAATTACCAAAATTTGGATTAGAATCTCTTAACTTAAGTAATTATCTTAGGTGGACAGCTGAGAAAACTATTGGATGGACTGGAGTACATGGATCAGCGAGACAACTTCTTCTTAATGAAACAATAGCTGCACTTGTAGTAGCTAGAGATGAGTTAGAAAAATTATCTAAATCAAATCGATATAGATTACCTGGAAATGATGGAGGTTTATTAGGTGATTTAGTATCTGGAGGAGTTTCTGGTGCTCTTGATAACTTGGGAGATAAACTAGGTGATGCAGTTAATACAATAGTTGGAAGCAAATCTGTAGATATCTCTAATCCTATAAATAGACCAGAAAAAAATGAGCATAGAGATGGATGGGAAGAAGGAAATATACGACCATCAGGAAGTAATCCATTTCTACCAACACAAAGTCATTCAGAGTTTTCTCAAAAAGAAGGTAATCTATTATCCAAGATAACTAAAAGTAGTGGAAGTAGTGGGGATAGTAATAAATTCTGGAAAAAAGTAGGAAGTGCAGCAAAAGATATGCTTCTAGGCTCTAGCAGTGGAGAAACAACTTATAAATTTAAATCTAATTATGTATCTGGAAAAGGAATAAATATCACATTAGAGGAATTATGTGGAATTTCTGGCACAGATGATGCAAATACTGTAGAAGGATTGTATAATGTATTAAAATCTAGCCCATTTATTACTACTCCAGATAAATTTACCTCAACTGGATATTCAGATTATAGAACTCAAACATTAGATACTAATGCATACTGGGAAGTTGTTTTAGAACCCTATGTAGGTCCTGAAAATGGAAATCTTAATTATCTTCCTGGAATTCATGAAATCAATACTAGAAATATAGCTCAACATGGAGTAAATACTGCTTATAATAGATGGATTCCTTATGTTAGTTTTGATCTTCAAAAATCTAAATTAACAAATAAAACACTCAATCTATATGATGGTGAAATCAGTTATCCTGTTTCAATGGAATTTACTAATGAATTTAGATTAACTATAGCTGACGATCAATATAAGTCTTGGAGACGATATTTTGAAGAATGTGCTAAAGCTGCAATTTATAATAGTGAAGGACATGATGAATCTTATTATAAAGAAGGCGGTACTGAAGGAGTTTTAGGATTAACTGCAATAGATACTAATAATGTATGTATTGCTATGTATAAAAATATATGCTTCAGATGTAGAATATACGTTATGACACCGCAATATAGTACAATTCAAAAATTTGATTTACTTTTAGTAATGAAAGATTTTTCTGAAGAATATACAGGAGATATTGGAGATGGTGCAGGAGATCTTACAGTATCATTTAGTATTGTAGGAGAGAATCCAAATGAAGGAGAAATTCCAAAAGTTAAAGTAATACAGCATAAAGCTCCTGATAATTCTTCAAAAACGGATTATGGTTCTATAGTAGAAAGTGGAGTAAATTCAGTAATGAAACTAATTAAATAAAATAAGATTATGTATTTAAGATTAGGAACAACTAATATAAAGTACTCCACTGAACAAGATGATTTTACAGTATTTTCTGAAGTTGTAGATTCTAAGATGTCATATGAGAAACCAGTACTTGTGAGAACTCCTGATGAACTTGACATCTGGTTTGGATCAGATTTTCCAGGGAAAGATTATTACGATGAACTTTTAGAATCTGGAGTTACTTTATTTTTATATAGACCAATTAAGGTTGAACAAAATACTAATGCTCCTGACTATATTGATCTAAAAGAATATTCTATAGATCAAAAATTATACTATAACTTAACAGAACTTCCAGAAGTCGGAGAAGATAAAGTTTTGTATAAAGTAGTAACAGGAGAAGGCGAATATAAAGAAGGAAATTTGTGGTATACTCTTTATATATATTATCTAGGAGAATATATGAAAATCCTAGAATTACCACAAAATCTTGACACTAATAATACGAGTTCTCTAGAAAATAGAGATGTATTAAATATAAATTATCCAGGTTTTATTGGACCTGAATATTGTTATCCGAAATATATAGAGGAAGGAGATGTTGATTATACTGAAAAAATTGATGAAGAAGTATTATTATCTCATCTTCCTGATCTGCTAAGAGTATCAAAAGGGTATGAAACTTTAGCTTATTCCTTAGTATATAACCCTGAGATAGATTTTTACCCGGTAGACGAGGGATTAACTTCTAAATATATAATCCTGAAAAAACTTAAAAATGACTCTTATGAAAATATAATGATTTGGTTTAAAGAGGAAATTAATAGTATCCCTAATATTCCAAGTCAATATTATGATGAAGCAATTGAGGTTGAAATTAAAGCAAAAGAAAGTAATAAGGAAATTTTCAAGAGGTTAGTAGAAGTTATAATTCCAAGTCAATTAGGTTATACTATCGAAGGAAATATCTCGGAGGGTTACAAAATATACACATCATATTCTATTCAAGTTACCTATTTTACTAATATTACTGGTCTATTATTCGAACCAGATTTTAACACTACACACAATATACTATCAAAAATCTCGAGTGGAAGTACTAGAATGAGATTTATATCGAAAACAACTGGTACTGAAGGTGGAGATTCCGAATATTTAGATAGTGATATTAGTGTAAATATTGAGAAACTGAAGGGAGATGATAAATATAGAGTAACAATCGAGAGGTATAAATATCAAGAAATTTATGAAGGTGGTTTATTTACTATTGGACAGGAAAGGCTTGATACTATAATTACTTCAGAGTCTAAGTTAGTTAGATGTATTCTTTCAACATCTTACGTAAATCGAGAGACAGATGAAGAGGTAGAGTATAAAAAAGGTTCTAAAGAATCTGAATTACCCTCTGGAACATGGTATCTTAAACGAGCCTGGAAAGAAACGGCCGAAGATATAAATGGGGAATATTGGAAAGCGGCAGAGGCTATTTTTGGATCTGACAACGCTGGAATTATTGATTATTTCTTAGTCCCTGATATCTATAAATACTCGGCCGGAATGAAGACAGGCTCGGAGACTAGTTATTATCCAGAATATGAGAGATTTTTAGGATATGCGAAGAGTTTAGGTTTTCAAGTATTATTCCAAAATTCTGATAATGGATGGACCTACGTAGAAACTCAAGAACTTCCATCGGCCGAAGATATAACCTCAGGAACAATTTATATAGTATCACAACCCACTGGAGGAGTAAAATTCTATAAAGTGGAGAATGGAAACTTAATAGAAACAACTGACCCTGAGGAAACTAATACGGCCGGAAATAACTACGTCTTTAATTATACCTCTGATGCTGATAATCGACTCTTATATTTTTATCGAGGGCAGACAATTTTTGGGCAAGATAGACCTGGATATTACTTACATATTAGAGGGCTCTTACAAGATATTTACTCAATAACTAGCGATCAAATCTTATATCAAACACCTACAACAGATCCTTACACCTTTGAATCACCAGAAGATAAACTTGAGGAATACAAAAGTAATTATCTAGTATTCAATAACCAGATATATTACTATAAAAAATATCAAAATGGACAAGACTTCAATACTTCAGGGTGGATGAGATTCTGTATAGGAAAAGTAGCGAGAGAATTGGAAAAGAATAAATGGAAAATTCTTAGTACTAAATCAGCCGGAGATATAAGAGCTAGAATAGAACAGATCTTAAATAGAATATCAACTGGGTACTCATATATAGATTCATTAGTTATTACTGGATTTTACCTAGACTTACCAAATAATAGACTAGGACTTGAAGTGGAATCTAGAATGAGTGACTTAGTAGATAATAATATGACGATCGATATAACTTTAAATTACGATAAAAAATAATAAAAACTATGGCAAGCGTAGCAAGTTTAGTCCGTGGAAGCGACGGATACATGAAGTTTATTGACTATCAAAGTACATATAAAGATAATAATAAAGAATTCCTTCGTGGTGACATGTGGGAACTTCAATTCATTAATGTACCTAAGATAAATAATTGTCTTAGTAAAACTTTGTAAATTGCTGGAAGATCAACAGAATAAATTCTTATAGATAAATCAGCAAAAATAGATAATAAAATCTATTTCTCAACGACTATTAGCAAAGAAGAGAAATAGCCATAGATTTCTTTTATGATATAGTCTAAACATAGAACAAATGTTTGAGTTTATTTCCCTGGTACTGATATTTTCAATGCTAGATTAAATGCCGTTCAGGTAGGTATTGATTATAGTGTATCAGGTTTTGAAAAGAGAATGCGTGGTAATTATACTATCATTCAGAAGACAGGTCAAAACACAGCTGGAACCCTATCATTGGCTTTTGTAGATAAGGAAGATCAAGCAATTACTTACTGGTTTGATAATTTAAAAGTTGTCCATTAAGAAATTAAAAGTCCCTTAATGAATCTTTGTGAACTGCTGGAAATTTTAATCGCTCAAGAATAATAAAAACTAAGAGCGGAAAAATAATCAGCAGAAATAGATATGATTCTATTTTTCAACGACTAAGTACAAAGAAAGAGGATAAGCCATAGTTCCTCTTATGATATAGTCTAGTATGATTTAAAACAAAAACCATAAGGACTATCGCCAGAAAATTGCAGATCGTGATACTAAATATTCTTTCAGAAAGGATGACTTAGTATGCGACCTTAGATTAATCTTAACTAACTCAAGCCGTATCAAAGTTCGTACTCTTAATTTCTATAACTGTATTCTTCAGGATGCACCGATTGATGAAAATGGGCAGACTGAGGACGGAACCGATTAATAGCTTAGTCGCTTAAATAATAAAATTTAAGAAAATTATACTAAAATGCTGGAAAAATCTTGGTTATACCAAGTATAAATCAGCAAAAACTATTAAAAATAGTTTCTCAACGACTAAATGTATAACTTAAGAAGTATTAATTCTTAAGATGATATAGTCTATAATATATTAATGTATATTAACAAATGCGAGCAGATATCCAAGTCAGCTTTTTCAAATGAAGAAGCATAAAGTAATATAAACTTTATGAAAAATTCTATTAAAATGCTGGAATATCAAATAGATAATCAGCAAAAATTAGAAAAGATCTAATTTCTCAACGACTAAATATAGAACTAAGTTTGAAATATAATTTAGATGATATAGTCTATTCATTGATAAAAATAATTAATGACTTTAAAGCAATTTGAACATTTTGGAAAATTTCATGGTGTTTTCTACAAGAATTGCTGGAAAATTTGTATCTTTGTATACAAATAATCAGCATCCTAGATATTAACATAAATCTAGGTTCAACGACTATGTATGTAGACTGAGGAAATTCCTTAGGTGATATAGTCTGTCATGAGGTGAAATTCATTGATTAACGTATGAAAGAACTTTTGATAATATTTAAAAAAAAAAATAACTTAATAAACTAGAAGTATCTAATTTATTATTTCTTATGATTGCAAGGAAGGGTGGATCTGATCAATCTACCCTTCTTCATAAGAAATATATTAGATATTTCCTTAAAAAAATTGCAATCAATATGAAACTTAGAGCAAAAGATACTGAAAGTTTTATTCAAAAAAGTAAAGATAAATATGGTGAAGATGCTTTAGATTATTCTGAAGTAAACTATATTGATAAATTAACTCCTGTAAAACTAATATGTAAGAAATGTGGGAATATATTTTATCAATCACCAGCAGAACATTTAAGAGATAGAAAGAAAATATCTTGTCCTAAATGTGCAGTAATAGATTCCAGAGAAAGAAGGTCTATTAAACAGAAAGAAGTTTGGTTAAGGAAATGTAAAGATAAGTTTGGAGATAAATTTGATTACTCTAAAGTTAATTACATAAATAATAAATTAAATGTATGGATTTATTGCAATAGTTGTAAAAAATGGTTTAAACAATCTCCACATCATCATATTAGAAATATTCATGGATGTCCTTTCTGTGCAATGAAAGAGAAATCTGGATATGAATTTATGGTTGAGAGTTATCTTGAATATTTAGTAAAAAAATGATAAAATGTTATCATATAATTCAGAATACAGTATTTTAAATAGGATAGCGGGAAGGAATTCTAACAAAATAATGATAGATTTTAAATTAAATATAAATAACTTAGAATATTGGATAGAAGTTAATGGTCAGCAACATTACAAATTTATAAATTTCTTTCATAAAACAAAAGAAGATTTCCAAAAACAATTAAAAAGGGATGAAAATGTTAGAGAATACTGTAAAGAAAATAATATAATTCTCATAGAAATTCCATATACTTACAATACATATGAGAAAATATCTGAAGTTCTAAGAAGAATTTTAATTGGTGGTGAATCTCCAAATATAATAGTTCAGCCAAAAATAATACAACCATAAACAATAAAGGAGAGTAACTTTGATCGGTTACTCTTCTACTAAAACAATTATTTATTATGAACCTACTAGATATATTACTCCCACTCCCTAGACGAAGAAGAGAAAAGGAAGAATTGAAAAAACTAGAGCCAGAAATAAAAAATCTTGAAGAAAAACTTGGATTAATTGGAAGAACTGGAACAGAAGTTTATTATGATCCACTCTATGAACGAAATAGAGGAAGAAAATATGATCTTAAAGGCCGAAAGGAATACCTAGAAGACCTCAGAAAACGATTAAACAATGGGTATAAGAGTTCGAATATAATACGAGCTAGTGGATATTTTAGTCCAGGTAATTCTAATGAAAAAGATACTTTTAACCCAATCATAAAAGAATTACCTAAACCAAGTAAGGTAGTGTATGTAGTATTAATAAGAAAAACTATTGATGTCCCAAAAACGATAAAAATAGAGAACAGTACTGAATATAAAATAAAAAGTACAAACTCTGAATGTGATAATATAGAGGATTACTATATTATAAAAGAATTGGATGAAAACGCTAAAAAATTTATTAAATCTCTAATATGATCATATTAAGAAAATACCCAGAGGAACAGAAAGAATTTAGTATACTTTCAGAAATATCTCAATTGGGTTTAAGGAAAGGAACGAAAAATTATATCAGGAAACAAAAAAGAGATGTGGTGAACAAATTAATTCAAAATAAACGAGATTTTCTTGCAAAAACGAAGAAGACAGAAAGAAAATTGACTAATCTTCGAAAAGAAACAAAAGAGAATGAATTAATAGCCAATAATCTGAAAAAAGAAGCTAATAGAGTAAACACTGATATAATACCCGATAATAAATTTTCTAAACTAGTATATCAGCCTAAAGGAGATAAATCCTATATTCTCGATAAAGAAAAGAGAAATCTACTTAAGCAAATGTCTAATGATAAAAATTTGGATAAAGCTAGTAGAGAGTTAGCCAGATCAAGTTCGGCCAAAGATGCAATTATAAATCTTAACTCTGATGCAATAGGAAAAGACACCCCGTTTGTTGCCCATGAACTAGGTCATGTTAAAAATAGTAAAAAATCTATTAATTCTGCAATTCAAAAACTAGCTGATAAATCTAATAATAGTAAAGGAATATTAGCTGATATTGGGAAAAGAACTATTGGAATTCAAGAAGAAAATAATGCCTGGAAGAATGGAATAAAGGATTTAAAAAAGGCTGGTGCCTCTAAGAAATTAATGAAAGCTAGTCGAAAAAACCTAGGTGTAGCTTTAGGAACTTAACTTATGCTGGAGTTGCTGTAACTAATGCAGGAATGTCAGAATTAGCTAGAGGAATTGCATATAGAAAGAAAAAGAAAAAATTAGAGAAGGAAAAAGATAAAAAGAAAGATGATAAATAATTAATATCATCTTTCTTATAAATCGTAACTAAAATATCTTTCCAAAATGACGAAAGTATTTAAAAAAGTTACGATAACCAATAAATAATCCTAATCCTTTCATAATCTTATATATTTTATTTATTACATATATAAGGCTTTTAAGGAATATAGAGTGTAAAACTATAAATCCTGGGAAAGTTTGGGATATAACTGCCCAGGAACTAATTAAATAAAAATAAAGAGCTATATGATATTCCAAAAGAAGTACAAAAATCTGGAAAGAAACATTTAAGTAATGCATTTAGAATCCATGAAATTAATGAAGTTAAGAAAATAATCTCAGATAATACTAATAGACTTCTTGGAAAAATAGAAATAAATAAAGAGATTTGGAAACTAATCCAAATCTCTAATCTCAATAGCATAATAACCTTCAGGAATATTCCATACCCCTGGATCTAATGCATTTGTGGGTATTTCTGTATTTTCATTGATAGGATACAAGTCTACTCTTTTATGATCAAGCCAATCTGAACAAGGAGTTTTTGATGTATTATGATAATCCTTTAAAAAGATTAATTCATTTCTTTTTACTCTCATACTTTTATTAGATTTATTAAGATTTTCTACTATTTTTTCAAATCTTAGCATAGGATTTTCTATAGAGCTAATATCTTTATCATCCATAATTTTATAATATTTAAATGTTAATTTCAATAGTGTAGTAACCTTCTGGAATATTCCATATCTCAGAAGATAATGCATTTTTAGGTACTTCTGTATTTTCGTTAATAGGATATAACATTACTATTTTATAATTACATTCTAAATGAGATCTTATTATATCTTTCTCTTCATCAGTAAGTTTTTTCTCAATTACCGCTTCTTTGACTATTCTTTTCATAATTCTACGTATTTAAAATTTATATTACATATACGAGGCTTTCAAATTGATAAAAAGGAGGTTTTATATAGGTTTGTCCCTTATTTATGAGGACAAAGGAGTTTCCCTTATCCTACACCTCTAGCGGTAGCGCTAGAGGTGTCTTAGAAAAGAAACATTGAATAAGATATATAGGAAATTTTAGTATAATATCATTTTAATTAAGTTGACACCCCTTTGGCCTCTGGAGGGCCAGGGGTGGTGTTTCTAGATTAAAAGCTCATAGAAATCCTAAACATAAATATTCCATGTCTCCGACATGATCTTATGTTCTTTATCTATATGAGCAAGTGTCCCTTTTTTCTCAGATAAAATATATATTAGTACTGTACTAAAATTACTCTTTTTAATGTGACAAAATGCGTATAATATCCTTTCAATTCCTTATGATTGAAAAGGGAATCCTCCTATGTCTTCAATTTTAAGAGACATAGAAATTATTTTAACTGGATTCTATATTAGATTATAATAAACCTATAAAATTATACGTATATGTCAATACTAAAATTAAACGATTATGTGGTTCCTAGAGGAATAAGATTTATATCAGAACTAGGAACAAACTTTAGATTTTATAAATTTCCAGTTAAATGTATTATTAATAAACAGTTACCTGGTTGTGGTTTTACTGAATATTGTCTTAGAGGACCAGAAAATGTTATCTTATGTAGCCCTAGGAAAATGCTTCTAAAAAATAAAAAGGACCAGCATAAGGATAACGTTTATCTAGTAGTGAATGAACTTGAAAAAGAAGTTAATATTGATAAAGATTTAAGCAAAGTAGATAAATCTCAAGTATTTATAGATACTCTTAAAGAAGTAGTACATGGAAAGGATACTGTCTATAATAGATTAATGAATGAAATTAAGGATTATCTAAACGAAAGGAAGTACTTAGGAGATAAACCTTATAAAATTCTTGTAACTTACGATTCATATAGGATTGTAAAAGATATATTAATATCCTTAGGAATATTTCAATCATTCTATACTATAATAGATGAATTTCAGACAATTCTACATGATTCTAAATTTAAGTCTAATACTGAATTAGATTTCTTATATCATCTACATCAATCTCATAGTGCATTATTTGTATCAGCTACTCCGATGTTAGAAGAGTACTTAAATATGTTAGATGAGTTTGATGGTCTCCCATATATTAATATGGACTGGAGTAAAGAAGATTCTACTAGGGTATTAAAACCTGCTTTAAAGGTACTTACGATGAAATCGGTTGGTGAAAAACTTCCAGAAATTATTCAATCCTACAAGGATGGTAATTTTGAGAGAGCTATTAGGATGATTAATGGATATCCTAGAGAGATAATATCAGATGAGGCAGTATTCTATGTAAACTCTGTTAATCATATTACTAGTATTATAAAGAAGTGTAATCTTCAGCCAGATGAGGTAAATATATTATGTAGTAATACTCCAGAAAATCTCAAGAGAATACAGAAGAAATTAGGAAAGAAGTTTATAATAGGTGAAGTACCTTTAAAAGGAGTAAAACCTAAAATGTTCACCTTCTGTACAAGGACTGTATATCTAGGTGCAGACTTTTATTCCCTTTGTGCTAGATCATTTATATTTTCAGATTCTAATATAGATAGTTTAGCTGTAGACATTAGTGAAGACCTACCTCAAATTCTGGGGAGACAGAGACTACAGGAAAATCCTTGGAGTAATAGTGCAGTATTTTATTATCGAACAACTTGTGACTATAGGAAGGTTAGTCAAGAAGAATTTGATAAGGAAATAGAGAGGAAAAAGAAGGCTACTAGTGATTTATTATTGTCATATAGTTCAACTCCAGATGATGCTAAATTAACATTAGCAGAAAGATATCAGAAAATGGCAAAGTCATTCAATTATAAAGATGATTATATAGCCGTGAACGAACACCAAGGAGGAACTTTGGTACCTGTACTTAATAATTTAGTATTAGTAAATGAAATTAGAGCATTCAGAATACAACAATATGACTATAAGGATAGATTTAGTGTATTTAGTACAGTTCATAATGCATTAGATACAAATGATTTAATTAATAGAGAGGTATCTAATTTTATGAATGAATATGAAAATTTAACTTTATTCAAACAAAAACTTAGATTACTATGTGAATATGGATTATCTGAGCAAGCCATACAAATAGTATTAGATCAAATAGGAGAACATGATAGTATTAAATCCTACTATACTATTCTTAAACCACAAAAATTAAAGGCTTTAGGATATGATAGATATAAAATTGAAAAAGAACTAGGAATAGTAACTTTCAGTAAAGAACTTTTGGTAAATACTATTCTCTCTAAATTTTCTGTTGGAGATAGAATAAGTCAAGAAAAGATAAAAGAAATTCTTGGAGGACTATATTCTTCAATTAATTATACAGCTACTCCTAAAGCTACAGACCTAGAAAACTTTTTTGAGACTAAGGAAGCTAAAGTAAATGAAATACTTTCTGACGGTTCTAAGAAGAGAGTGAAAGCTACTGATATTATAGGAGTTAAGCCAGAGTATCAGGGAATATATAATAACCTGAAAACAATAAACAATATTTTATGAGGTAAGATCGAACACTTACCTGGGACATAATAATTCTCATTCGCCAGTAAAGGTGAGTGGGAATTTTATTTTGAATAAAAAAAATCATATTCTCTAAAGGGGGGGTATGAAGTTTAATATTCCCCTTAAATAGTATATAAATAGTATGATAATAAAAAGAAAATTATTCTCTAAGAAATTAACAGCTGAAGAGAAAAAACAGAGAGCTGCAGATCAGATTGATAAAACTCGTAAAAGAGTATCTACTGCGCATGGAATTTTAGCTGGTGGTACTGTAGCTTGGGTAGGTCTTTTAGGTTCTGATATTGCCAGAAATGAAGCTATGTATAAAGTAACTAAACAAACTAATAAACATGTAGATAAAATTAGCGAAAATTATGGTAATAAACTAGATAAGATAAGAAATACTGGAGATAAAGTTCGAGAGTTGGCTAAGAAGAGATTGAAGAAAACAGGAAATCCTATAAAAGATCTTGCTAATGAACTTGATATTGATAGAAAGGTTGATTATGTCGAAAATGTCTATAAAACAGGAGCTGGAGAAGAATATAATGCTAAAATCGAAACTCTTAAAAAAGCTTCTAATAGACTAAAGGATAGAATTTCAAAGAAAGCTTCAAAGAGAAATAAGAAGATTTTGGCAGGAGCTGCTTTATTAGGAACAGCGGCGGGATTAGCTTCAAACCATTCAATGAAGAAACGCGCAGAAAAACTTAGAGAGAATAAATTTTCTAAGGCTGATGATGATTTAGATGAAGAAACATATCTTGGAATGTCAGAAGAGTTTGATGATTCTAAATTCTCTCGAAAGTCAGATAAATGGCTTAAAGAAAGAGCTAGATATGATGGTGACTTGACTGATAAGGAAAAAGAAAATATTAAGAAAAATAATAAAAGACTTATAGCTGCTACTAGTGTCTCTGGAGCTTCAATTGGATTAGCTAAAAAATTATCTTTAAAAAGAGGTTTAATAGGAGCTGGAATCGGTGCTGCTACAGGTGCCGGAATTGCTGCAGCTGCACATCTTCATCATAAATCAGAAGCAAGAAAGGCTCGTAAAGAATTAGAGCGTAGAGAAAAAGAAGATTAATTAATAAAAAAAAATGAGAGTTTAACGATTATGAATATTTTAACATCACAATTACCATCAGGAGGATATGGATATAAATTCCCAAGTGTTAAGGTTAGTCCTATGACATTCTTAGAGATAACGAGATATCTTGAGAATCTTCCTTCTGATGATCCACTAGAAAAATACTTATATGATATCAACTTACTTATCCAGGAAGATGAAACTATCCTAGATTGTTATTTAATGGATGTAGATTTCTTGATATTTTATAAAAAGCTTTGTACGGTTTCTGGAGAATTATCTTATGAAATTGAGGTAACATGTCCAGAATGTGGAAAGAAAATGAAAAAAACTATATCCTTCGAGAAAGATATACACTTTAAACAGATCGATCAAAAGATTATGAATGGTGCTTTTATTGAACTCGGTGGACATAGATACGAGACTATAGTTCCGACAGTTAGAGAATTTATGAAGGTTTTTCAAACTTACCTTAGATATCGAACTGTAACTGATCTTAAGATGATTAAAACTATAGCACTGATTAAAGATTTTGATTATCAGGGAACACAGATTGAAAAAGATGTCCTTGGGGCTACTCACTCTGATGTTACACTTCTCTTAGCTTTACGTGACTTATATTATGATCGTCTTGAGCCAGTTCAATTGTTTTGTTCAGAATGTAATAAAGGTAAAAAACCGAAGGAAAGGAGGAGTGTGGCAGTAAGTGTAGAATCTCTTACTGTCGACTTCTTTCGAGACATCTGTAACAATTCCCCAATTGATGGATCTAAAATTTTATTTAAATAAATTTCTTAAGGCAGATGGAATAGAGAATTATACATTGAGTTCTCTTAAAGCTCTTAGGGAATGTTATGAGAATTTTCTTGATACTACTGAAGGAACTGATCCAGACTTCCCATTACTTAATTTTGGTGGTAAGAAGGGACAGAGGCTTAAGGGTATATCAGCAGCACAGCGCCAAGCCTACTATGAATCTGAAGCTGAGAGAAAAGAAATGATGGGTGAGGGAGGAATAATAAATGTAAACATTTTAGACTTATGATTATAAAACGTAAATTATTTAGTCAGAAAAAAAAAGAATCTGATGACAAACTTAAGAGGGCCGCATCAATAGCCGGAGGAGCGGCATTAGCTATCAAAGGTGGAAAAAAGAAAGATAATACTGAATAAATTAATCTATAATAAAAACTTCTATCTTCCTGTAAATGAGGGGGGGTATGAAGTTTAATAATTCCCCTATATAATATTTTATGATTATTAAGAGAAAATTATTTTCTAAAAAAGAAGATAATAAGAAATTAAAAGAAGGAGTAGGATTATCTTCTATTATAGGAGGTGGATATTTAATTTCTAAATCAAATAATAAAGGAGATTTAACAGGAAGGCATAAATTCTATCATTCAACTGAAAAGAAGAATGTTAAATCTATTTTAGAAAGTGGTCTTAAAGGTTCTAAAGCATTAGAGGATGGAAACTTTACAAATTCATTTCTTCATGGTGCCGGAAAAGATGATGGAAGGGAGTTAGTATATTTAGCAAAAAATAAAAAATCAGCTAGGAATGTTTCGGATGCTAGGATTGAAGCTGGTAGAGGAAAATCAAAGACTCTAAAAGTAGAAATACCACATGAAGACTATAAAAAAATGAAAATAGCTAATGGAAATCCAGAACTAGAAGGAGCCAAAACATATAAAGAATTTCTAAATAATAGAAGTTATAGAGAGGATAATAAATATAATAGATCTCTTTGGAAAGATTTAGGAGGAGATAGGAATTCTAACACTAGAATGATTGAAGGAAATATAGATTCTAAACATATCGTTGGTTGGAAAGGATATAAAAAATTAAGTACTAAAGAGTTAAGAGGTTATATCAAGAAAAATCCCAAAAAATTTTTAAGAGGGGCTGGAAAATTATCTTTAGGTGTCTCCGGAGTTTATATAGGAGGAAAATTACTTCGGAATAATGCAGAAAATTCTAAATCTAACAGTATCGATAATTCAGAAAAAATTTTAGTAAGTGCTGGAGCAATTGGATCTGGAATTAAAACTGCTAGGACTGAATTAAAGAAAGTTAAACAAAATGATGTTATTGGTAGATCTAAAATTGACCAATTTTCTTCTGGATCTTTCAGAAAAAAAGCAAAAATCGTAGAAGATCTTGTTAAAAAAGAAGGAGTAAGTAACTTTGATGATATTTATAAGAGAGCGGGAGAAGCTGTAGAAAATGATATTAATATTGAAAGAAAAGCACAAGAGAAAGGAATGAATATATTAAAAAAAGCAAAGAAATTAGGAAAACAGAAATCTATAGCAAAAGGAGCTTTAGTAACTTCTTCCTTATTAGGTGCTTATGCTGGATATAGAAAATATAGAAAAGATAGGGAGGAATAATTATGAGAGTATTAAGACAAAAAGTATTTTCTTTACTAACTGAACGAATTAGAGAAGAATACTTAATAAAACCTGGAGATTTCGATAAATTTCCAAAAATCGTTCAAAATTATTACTTACAGGGAATTAATAAGGATTTTTATGATTTAATTAATCTCCAAGGATGTCATGGATTTAATCCATTTCCAACTCCAATATTAGATAAAAAACCTAATAAAGATGAATATATTCCTTTATTTGCAGAAAATCAAGATTATGCTGACTTAGATAATCCTACAGTTTACTATAAAGATGGAGTATTATTCAAGAAGACTGGGATATTTTTCAAAAAGATAGTTCCTATGAGTGACTTGGAATTTAAGAGTTTTCTTCTCAATAGTATGATTAATGAAGATGATTTAGGTCAGAAGTGGAAACAATATTCTAATGGAAATAGGATAATAGCTCTTGAAGAAAAGATGGAGAGGAAAATTAATAGATTATAGAAAATTAATCCTCCTTAAAAACATACAATCCTGGGAAAGTTTGGGATATAACTGCCCAGGAACTAAATTAAAAATAAAGAGCTATGATTATACTATTGAAAAATAAATCATTAACAGGGAGAGAAAAATCTATAGTAGAACAGAAAGAATTTAGCTTGCCAAGTAGTATAATGAAATCTATAAGAAATTTTATTGCTCCTATTAATAAAAGAGATGGATCTAATAAAATAAAGAATCCATTAGTATTGTACGCTAGAGATCAGAAAGCTAGAAGAATTAGAGCAAATAGAAAACTAGGAATTGATTTAAAAACAAATGTTCCCAAGAATCCTAAGTTAAATCAGAGTCTAACAAAAGAGATAACAAAGGATGGAGAAAATTGGGTATTGGATAATAATGGCTGGTATAAATTTCAAAATAACGTTGCGAGAGAATCAGCTGTTCCAGTAAATAGAGTTACATTAGGGATAAATAATCTTAAATATACAAAAATTTCTCCAAAAGACTGTATAGATCTTTCAGAATCAAAAGCACTACTAGCTGCTAAAACAAAGAAAAATATAATAAACCTTGAAGGAAGTTTGTTAGATTCTACAACTCCTATGTCTCATGAATATGGACATATATTAAATTCTAAAAATCCAAGAACTAGAAAGGTAGGGATGAGAATTAGAAGATTACAGAATCAAGAAAACAAAACGACCTCTAATAGATTCTTTGGAAAAGCAAAATCTACATGGAATATTGCTAGATTAAATAACTCTATTGTTTCTGAAGAGAAGAATGCTTGGAAGAACGGAATAAATGCATTGAAAAGAAATGGTGCTACTTCAGAAGATCTAAAGTATACTAATAAATATAAAAATGCAGCTTTAGATACATATAAGAGTAGTAGAAATTTAAAAATTGTATCGAAAGTATATGACATGTTTAAATCAAAAAATTCGGTTAATCCAATAGAATCATTAATGAAAGATAGAAAATATAAATGGAATGCAGTAGATCTAGGGTCTAATTTGTAAAAAAAAATAAAAAGTAGAAATCTTTGTTAATCTCTACTTTTTACAAATCATACTTACTTAAATAATCCTTTATTATTTTTAGATCCCCATTATCAAATTCAATTATATTATTAGGTATATCGAATTGCCATTCTCCTGGCGCAGTATAAACGTAATTACACTCTTTACCATCATCTTCTATAATTTGAATATCTGAGGTATTACCTTTATACTCTACCATTGGTCTAAGTCTAATTATTCTTTTATCACTACTAATAGGATTTTTAGTAAATATGAATAGTTCTACTGATTTAGGTTTATCTTCTTCATCCCTAAATGTTAATTCAGCGTCTTCGGTAAATTCAAATTGACATGAAGACACATCTAATTCACTTTTTTTAATAAATCTTATTCCTATTTTCATATTTCTTTGGTTTTATATTACATATATAAGGCTTTGAAGTTATATGAAGATTAAAGAGAGATAAAAAAATAAGGAGGCTATATTATGTTTGGATTTATCAGGAGATATGTAAAGAGAAAGAAGTTTAGGTCTAAGGTAGAAGTAGAACTACATGATATATTAAGAAACTTTTTTGATTTTAACGGAAATATATATATATATTTATTTAGATGAGTATAGTACGGAGAGATTATTGGATTGTGTAGAAGGTCTAAAAAGTCTTCATAACAAGTATTTAGGGAAAGATATCCAATTTTTCCATAATTGCGAAGATATTCAATATATCTTATATTCTAATATTGATCAATTAAGTAATATTATAGAAACCGATTTGGAGTCTCGAGAGTATTTATATAATTTTCTGAAAGATTATATATCTAAAAGAGTTTCTCTTAATGAATTAGATCTAAGTAGGGAATATAATAAAGAATTTTTCAATATTTTCTCAACTATCGTAAATATAATAGATGATGGTGGTATAGATATTAATTATAAAGATTTTATTGATTCTTATCTATATTCATCAAGTATATTATTTAATGAAATGAATGATATATTGAATGAGTATATAAAATTATATCCACTAAGTAATAAGGATATAGTTCGGGAAAAAGTGATTGTACATGAACCAAAAATGATAAAAGTTTCGGGTGATTATATACCAACAAGTGAATTCGTAGATTATTCAGTATTATATGTAAAAACTCCAAAAGATAGATATGAATTATTATCTCCTTATTCTTTAGAGGATGAAAAATATTATATCAATGAGTTTCGCAAAGAAGATGATACTAAGAAAGATTTTAACTTGGATAATATACTTTCTATAGAACACTTTATAAGAAACTATATAAAACAAAAATAAACAATGGCTGCAGAAGATATAGAAAATAAAGTAAGAAAAATGTCTTCCCAGAAACCAGAGGATGGGAAAGACTTACAACAACTCCAAGAAGCACAAAACCAGATTGTTCAGATAAATGCAGAACGTCAGGGGAACTTACAAACAGCTAGACTCGAAAATAATGCTGATGCAGCTAATAATGAAACTATGAGTCAAGCTGTAGAGATGGCTGCTCTTGGAGGATTAGGTGGTGGAGCAGCAGTACAACAACAAGTACAGGCAATGAATCCACAAACTCAGGCTGTCTTAGGAAAATATGGTCTTGGACAACCTAAAGTACAGCGAACATCTTCAAGGAGTGTACAAGTAACTCCACAGAAGATAACAATAAATAATAACACTACGAACACGACGACTAATAACGTTGCTGTTCCCGCTGCTAATATTGGTGGTCCTGTCCAAGGGAGAACATTAGCAGTAAAACAAAATCCAGATGAAGGACAGGCTCGATTTAAAACTTGGATATCTAATGCCTTTGCTAAACAGAATCAACAAGCAGCGGCCAGAGAAAAAGAATATCAACGTCGTGAGTGGTCCTTGACAAGAAGTACTAATAAATTAATGAAACACTTATCTGACTTAGGAAAGAGTGTTTCAGAGAGATTAGACCCTAGGAAATTAGCATCTTCGGTAGGTGGACAATTTAAAACTATTCTCTTCCTCTTTGGTACTATGTTCTTAGCAAAAAATTGGAAAAGAATTATTAAATTTGCTGCTAATGTAGAGACTTTCTTTTTTGGAGAACCTGATCCTCAGACAGGAGAAAGAGGTGAACCTGGATTTAAAAAATTTTTTAGAGAACTTTGGACAGGAGAGAATGGTATAGGTGAGTGGTTAGTAGGTGCTTTTGGCGGAAAAAAAGGTGAATCTCTTGGAGAAGCTTTTAAAAATCTTTTTTGGAATGATAAAGAGAATGGTATATTACAGCTACTTGGTAAAGCAATTAGTAACTTTTTTAAGGAACGTGGAGATGCCGTAAAAGCAATAAAAATACCTGAATTAAATCTCCAAGATATGCCAGGGACTTTAAAAAGTATGGTACAATATTTAGGAGATATATTAAAAGCATTAGTTGGTGGTGCAGATGCAGTAAAAAGTAGTATTGGAAATAGTATAAATAGAGTTTCTATAGAGTCTGAAAGAAATTTTGGTATAGGAAATAATATAGGTCATAAAGTAGAGGATCGAGCTGGCGGAATTTTTTCAAATACTTCACTTGGTGATAAGGTATTAACAGAAAAAAAAGATGGGAAGACAGCAGTACATGTTCTTCCAGGTGCTATTGATAGTGATGGAAATTTAACAGATAAAGTTTCTTCTTCAATATCACAAGCAAATTCACTCGCATATTCGTCAAGTGATATGGCAAAAAAGACTGGTTATGTAGAAACAGCTAAAGTCTCTGCTGGATTAAGTAGATTAAATAATGCTATAATAGATAAAGGAACTATTCCAGTAAGTCAAGATTTCTTAAATGAATATTTAACAGTAGATCAAATAGAAAATTTAAGAAACTCAGGTAATATTATAAATAAAAAATTTAAATATCATAAAAGAAAGAAAACAAAAGAAGAATTAGCTAGAGAAGGTGCTGGTGATTTTTTAGAAACTGCTGGAAAATCAATGATATTTAATAATGCTACTCAATTAGGTGATGGAGGACTTATTTATAATACTGGAAAAGCAATGGCTACTGGAAATCCTAATCATATAGTAGGTCCTAATGCTGGAGCTATTCTTAATGGAAGTGATGCAGTAATAAATAAATGGGTAGCTAATAAGTATACTTACGAACTAGTTCCTTTAGATGCTCCAGTAACGGGTGAAAAAAGAAAAGATGGAACAGTAATAGGATATGAATATCCAGTAATAGATAAAAAAGTTATAGATACAATAAGACAAAATATTGGAGGTGGCACTAGTTTTGAATTAAGTGATAAAGATTATACTACTAATGTTCAGTCTTATTTAGAAAATAAGTTTGAAGGTAGTCAAAGACCAAAAATTTATGATTTAAAAACAGGAGAACAAGCATCTAACTATGATATGGATATTGACAATGTTTATAAAGATTTAGATAACGTTATTAAGAATTCAAAAAAAAGATCTGATGAGTTAAAAAATGACATAGAAAACTCTCCCATGAAAAGAGTCGGTGAACATATGAGTAATACAATAGATAGTGTAAAAGATTACTTTTCTGGAAAGATAAAAAAATATCCTGCATTAGCAAAAAATCAGAAAGAATTTGTAGATAAGATGAGAGCTGTATATAAAGATGTATTAATGAAAAAAGGAATTGATACTAAATATGCGGATGTATTAACAGCTCAATCAGCTCTTGAATCTGCATGGGGGAAAAGTCAGTCCGGAAAATTTAATTTTAGCGGCATAAAAGCAGATAAAGATGATATAGATAAAGGATTATATACAGTATGTAAAACAACTGAATATGAAAATGGAGTAGAAAAGAAAATTTATGATAAATTTAGAGACTTTAAATCCTTAGAAGATTTTGCAGAATATAAAGTTAATTTTGTAAATAGGGATAGATATAAAGCTTTCGATGGAGATAGTATTAATGATTATATTAATAGAGTTGTAAAAGGTGGATATGCTACTGCTCCTAATTATGGAGAAATTCTAGCTGATACTGTAAAAAATATTCAATCTAATTATCCAGATGAAAGTTTAGAGAATCCACCAGTAATAAATGATATTATTAAACCAACTACTTCTCCTGATGCATCTGGAACTTACCTAGCGGATAATAATTCTTCCATTTCTACAATTCCAGATAATTATGTAGAACAGAAAACAGATAAAGGATCTAGTATACCTACTTATGATTGGAGTACTGCAGGTGTTAATTCTTTTGGGAGTGATTCTGGATTGATAATGGCTCAGAGTAGTATTTTAGCTCCAGAAAAAGTTACACCAACTACACCAACTTCAGAAAAATCTATTCCAGGTAATACTTCAGAATCTGCTGGACGAGAATTAATAGCTGATGCAGAAAAAGATAGGACAGAAGATCTTTATATAAAAGTTTCTGATATTAATGAAAATATAAAACTTCTTTCAAAAACATCTATAGCACAAGCAGAAGCAATTAATAATGTTTCTACAGCCATAGCATCTCTTAAGTTTGGAGGAAATATAAATATGGGTGGTGGAGATGGAAGAACTAAAGTACAGAGTATTACTACTCCCCCTTATAGAGGATAAATTATTTAAACAATCATAATTATGGCTGGTATTACTGATGAAGAACTAGATAGGGAACTAGCAAGATGTGGATTTAACCCTAAGGATGATAATAGTGGGGCAGTTGTTTCTAGACATCATGCATTTTATTATGATAGACAAATAGATAAAGTTCTTACTCATATAACTCTTCATGCTAATTCTTATTTAGATGGAAAAGGGGAATGGCAAAAAATGGGTTCATCCTATTCTTTAGATGAAGAAGGTTATAATACAGTACCTCTTTATAAAGGAATTCTAAATGAAGATTTTATTGTTCAAGCTGGTAATTCCTGGACTGATTTTGGAGACGATCCTATAGGTGGTATGTGGAATAATCTAAAACCTTATGCTCCATATGCGAAAGAACTTACGAAAACAGCTGAATCAATGTTGAGAGATACAACTGGAGACAGTACTGTTGAAAAACTAGCAAAAAAAGTATTATCTGGTATAGCTACTGCAACTGGTACAGCATCTAAACTTCTTAATAGATCTCTTGTAACTCAGGGGTGTAGATTTTCTTACTATTCTGGAACTAGTACTAGTTTTGGAAATTTAGCTATGAAATTTACAGTATTTCCTGATTATTCTGGTGGAGTATTTAAAACGGTTTCAGAACAGCTTCAAGAGTTATATCCATATATAATGGGTAAATATACTCAAGGAGTTGTTGATGAAAATGGAACAGTACTAGGATCAAAAATTGAATCTAATAAAGAAGGCGTTAATACTGGAATTACTGGAGAAGATGGAAAATTGCTTAATACATTTTTTAGTTGGCAAATGCCTCCTGCTGGATATGAGCCGGATCTTTTAAATATGGATACTATCTTAACTGGTACACTCAAGCTAAAATTTGGGGCTTTTTATGCACTAAATTCTCTTGTATGTACTAATGCTCAATTTAGTTTTTCAAAGCAAGTAGTAAAATATTGGGATGCATCAAAGAAAATGAATACTTTAAGTCCATTATACTGTGATGTTATTCTTAATTTCCAACCATCTACTAAATACTCTGATATATCACTTCAGAAATTCATTAGTGGACAGTCTACAAAAGATTTTATTACTGCTGCGAAAAATAATATGAGAGATGGTCTGAAAAGAGAAAAAGATAAAATAGATAACTTATTAAAATAATAATATGCCATTAAATACAGCAGAAAAACCGGGAAAAATAGAAACTCCTAATCCTCCATCATTAGGTAGTATGGTTAAATCATCTCCTTCTGCCCCAAGAATTGAAGTTCCACAACAAAAACATTATGGAGAAGGAATGAGTAGTGGAACCAAAGTTAGTGGATTTTACTATGATACTAATCGTGGTAATGATTTAATGTCAGTTTCTCTTCATTATAACTCTGTTCTTTATGATGATGGATCTTGGGGTGAATATCACGGTGCAAAAGACGATGATGGGTATTCTTATGAACCATTATGTAGAGCTATTATGTCTGAAGATTATCAAGCTGCTATTTCTAATTCTTGGTCTGAATTTGGAGATGAAAAGATTAATGATGTATTTAATCAATTTAAACCTTATGCACCATATCTATCATTTTTCTCTAAAGAACTTGAAAAAATGAATAGTGCAGAAGAGGAAATGAAGACTGGATCAGAAGAGGATAGGATGGCTATATTTAGTACTATTGGACAAATATTTGATAAAACAACTGATGTTCTAGAAAAATTAGCAAAAGCAGGAACTGATTATTTAAATAGAGCTTTAGTAACTAAGACTGGAAGATTTTCTTACTATTCTGGTACTGGAGTTGGATTTGGTAATCTAACGATAAAATTTACTATATTTTCTGATTATGTAGATGGGAAATTCAAATCTGTATATGATCAGATTATGGAATTATATCCATATTGTTTTGGAAAATTAGTTAAGTTTTTAAATGATAGTGGAGAGCCAGCAAGTAAAGATGATACTGAAGTAGCGTTGATAAAAGAATTAGTTGATAGATATTTTGGTTGGCAGATCCCTCCTGGTGGATTTAAAGCTGAGTTGGATAATATAGATAAAATACAATTTGGAACTCTTAAGCTTAAATTCGGCTCACTTTATGCTATTGATAATCTTGTTTGTGAGAGTGCTACTTTTCAAATGTCCAAACAAATGATGAAGAGGTGGGATACTGGATCTAAAGAAAATGATCTATGTCCTTTATCTTGTGATATTACAATGACTTTCAAACCAGCATCTAAATTTACTGATGTTAGACTTAAAAAATTAATAGGAGGAGATGCTACACAAAAAGAAAGACAAGCGATGGAGTTAATATTACAAGATAATATAAATAAAAAAATAGAAGAAAATAAAAAATTATTAGGAGGATAAAATGTATACTAAAAAAGATGAAATAATTAGCAATAAGGAGAATCTTTCAAATTATATAGATGGGATTGATGTATACAACTCTAGTATATTAGTATACTTAAATAATCCAATCATAGAAAGAGAATCCTATGAAATAACAGCATATGAATATAGACCAGATCTTATTGCAGAGGATTATTATGGTTCTACTTCATATGCTGGCCTCCTAATGTTACAAGCTTCTAGAGGGCTTGAAACTTACAAAAGAGGCGCAATTTTAAAATTAATTCCAAAAAGAGTATTAGATAACATATTAGGAAGTTTATGAAATATATTAATTCTTATAAGGTTTCTATTAATTTCACTCCATGGTTTGACTCTGGGTATAAATTTGATAATATCCATATGTACGAAGAACTTGGCGGAAAAATAGCTAGTGGGGAAATTAGTATGTCACATGATGGTTCTGGGGAAGCTCTTAAATTAATTACAGATCAATATACTGGACAGATAACTTTGGAGAAGGAAGGTGGAAATATTTATATTATTGATGTTTTCATAATTAATAAAAAATATTTTAAAAACTTTTTAACTCTAAACTTTATCTGTATAAAAGATAAGAAATTTTATACAGAACTTATACAAGCTGAGTGGGATGATATCACTTCAGCTATTGAATCTTTATATCCAGGAAAAAAGGATATAAGATGTAAATGTGATATTAATAATAAACTTACAATTTTTCAAAACTCAGAAACAAATCAATCATTATGTTCTAAATTATCATATGGATTTAAGAAAAAGTCTATATTTGCTTATGGATGGGAAGGGTATTTAATGAAGGAGATTATAGGTATTGATCATGGAGGAAATCAAGAACCATATTATAGTATAGAGGGTTCTTCTGAATTCTTACAATTAGATTCTTATAACCTAAATTATAATCCTTTAATTTATTATACTCCAACTAATCCATGGGAACCGGTTAAAGGAGATGAGAATAATGGGGAGCAAGCAAATAATAGTACAGATGATTATACAGATCTTCAACCTAAAAATTCTAGAACTCTCCAATTTTATGAAGATTATACAATTGTTGGAAAAGATTTTGAACAACTTATGCATAACTATTGGAGAAACTTAGGATATATGAATTCTGATTTCTTCACTGCATTTAGAATAAAAGATTTTGATATGCCTAAATATAAACTTGGTGATATCTTGAAGTATAAACGTGGTGAGCAAAAAACAGAATTACCATTTAAATTATTCTTAGTTCGATCTAATGAATTATTTATGGCTATTGAAGATTCCAGTTCTGTAGGCCCTGATGGAGAGAGTTTTTCTTGGACTTCATTGTTATCAGGTGTGGAGGAAAAAGAAGAAATATTACCAATTGTAGATCCAACAAATTAAATAGAAAAATATGAAAGAAGCAGATTTATACTATACTGGAACAATTGTAGAAGTTTTAGATAAAGTATTATATGAAATAAAGGTGGATATCCCAGGAATAAAATCGGGAGTTAAGGCATTTCCATTTAGAGGAGAAATAGATGAGCCGAGAGTAGGTGATTTTGTATTTCTTAAGTGTCTTGATCCAGTATTTCAGAGTTATTACTTATATCAAAAAATAAAAGAAAATGATTATATAGGTTTTAGAAGTAATGGAAAAATGGTAGATATTACACCTGATTATATAAGGGTTGCTATTTTTGATCCAGGAACTGAGTATAATGATCCAGATAATAATCCTAGACCTGAACCAACCGATTGGGTGACTATAGATAAAGATGGAAACATGGATATTAATATGAGATCTAATGTAACTATCAATATAGGAAAAAATTGTGATGTTACTATAAATGGGAAAACAAATGTAGAATTAGTTGGATCTGCAGTAGTTAAAGGATCCGATATTACACTTAAAGGTCCTGGAACATTAACAGTAAAGGGTAAAGTAGTAGCGGGAGGACATACAGCTCTCGGACCTTTTGTATTATCACCTACTTTCTTAACTCCAGGATCTCCTATACCTACATCAGATACTATATTATTAGAGAGTTGATATATTATGAAAAATTTATTAAGTGCATTGTCTGCTAAAGCAGCTCAATCAATATCATTAAAGAAATATCAAGATTCTCTTCCTGAGTTTAAGGATGAATCTAATGAAATAAAAGATCCTGAAGCAAAAAAGAAATATAAAGAAACTCTAGATAATGCTAAGGAGGATATGAAGAAAAGAGGAGAGGAAATGTTGGATAAAGCTAATGAAAAACTTGGTCAGATGTATAATCAAATGATAGAAGATTTTAATGAGCTTGGACAAGATTTAGGTCATCTTTCGGTAGGAACAGCTCAATTTGCTGCGAGAATTGCAATGGTTCCTCCAGCATTGATTTCTGTAACTCCTATGGGTCCTGGCGTTTCTGCTCAATTAGCTCCTCCATTACTTCAACAACTTAAAGCTGAAGGAGATAATCTTAGTGCAGTTTATGATAGAGTTGATGCTAAGGTAAGTAAACTAGGATTAAAATCTCTTATGGGAACTATACCGGTCGTTGGATCTGTAATGAGTATTGTAGAAACTACACAGGCAGTTGCTAAACCATTAATTGCACTAGTTGGAGCTAATGTTGGTGATATCATTGATGATCTTCCTATTCCTGAAATAGAAATACCAATACCTATTCCTGACTTAAGTGCAGCAAATTGTTCTGCTTTTTCTCCAAAAGATTTAGATCTTACGAATATATCAGCATCTAACTGTAGTAAATTTGTAGCTCTCAATGATAATGATCCTACAGTTAAATGTAATAATTGTAAAAATTATAAATCAAGATTATGAATTACCTACTTTCAACAGGTCAAATAACAAATCAAGTAGAGTATTATATTATAGATCTTTTCAAACTTTACTTAAATATTTGGCCAAAGGATATTCCGGGAGCATCTAAGATTGGGTTTAACTTTATTTTTACTAATACCAAGAAAAAAGATTTAGCATCTGAAATTACTGGTAGGGTAGAACAGTTAATAACAAAAATAAAAGAGAAATTTACAAAAACACTTGATATAAAAATTGTTTCACTCGACTTAATAGATGAAACAAAAGTAAAACTAGTAATAAGTGTTAATCAGGTAGAGTCTGACGATATACTAGTTGATATAAATGAAACAACAGGATAATTATTATGAAATCATTACAAGATTATATAGATATTTATAGAGGAATAGCTAATAAACTTAATATTACCGGAGATTCTGTAGAGATTTTGTCTCAGATGTTAGCTAATGCATCTTTTATTAGTGAAGTAGAAAACATAGCCTATGCACAAGAAGCATCTCTTGAGAAATCTACACTTATCAATTCAAAGATTCAACACTGTGTAGATGATATGTATTCGGTATTTCGTGGTAGTTGTCCTCGCGTAATTCTTAATATAAAACCTACTAAGTATTTAAGTTTTAATATCTATGATGAAATTATAAGTTCTAATAGTTTTAAAGCTTATTACTTAGGGTATTATGATAAAAATTATACACGGCCGGGAGGTTATGGAGATGATAAAGATATAGCTGGAGACGAAGGTTTTGTATATTCTCCAATTACAATGTCTCCGGCCGTGAATGATACTGATACTTATACTATTATATGTCTAATTGCAAAAGAAACTGTTTCTAGGAAGTGGGTCTTAAATCAAAACAATACTTATTATGTTAATTGTCTAGAAAATGATCTCTCTGATGATTTTTGGGTTAAAGTTAATGATAATTTCTTCTCAACAACTAGATTATTTTCAGGACATATATTAGATGGTAGTATTTTTGATCTTACTCTCCCTGGATTTGGTTCTAGACTTTATGTAGCAGATATCTTTAGAACAGTGATGGAAAGAGAAGAAACACAGACTCCAGCAAATACAGTAGTAGAAGCTCTTTATTATAAATTTTCAACACTCTTGGGGTATAATACTTCAGAATTAAAAAAGCTTAATATTCGTGGAGCTGAGATGGTAGAATTTGATCCTTCTTGGTTGAGTGGACGAAATTATGAAATCTTAGGAACTGGTCTTGCTAGTATGTCTGAAGTTGATAGAGATAACTTAATTACTATCCATTACAAAGCTAATCGTGATAGATATGTGAATTCAATTTTACGTAGTAATTCTGATATTGGTACTGTACTTGAAGAGACTTATCCAAATAAAATCATTTCAGGTGGAACAACTTATAGATTTAGTAGTTCAGCACAAAGTAATTCTATCACTATCTACTATGTTCCATACTCTAATTCTACAATTTTAACAGAAGATGAAAAAACTAATTTTATTGAAACTAAAGGAGCTTACTATATAACTGATAAAATTACTATAGAAAGAGGATCTCAATATACAGCTATCTTTAACTTAGATGTAGAGATATATCAAAATAGTAGTATAGATTCAGAAGTTGGTGATATCTTGGATAATTATAGTAATAAGTTCAATATTAAATTTCCAGAGTTAACAGAAGAAATAAAATCTCTTATAAGTAAAATATCTAACGTAAAGAGAATAATTGACATGGAAATAACTTATACTAATGAAGATGGTTCTGTAGTTTCTCCTGAGATTGTATATGGAGAAGGGAATGTTGTATATTTCTCAATTAACTACATTATTAATTCAGTTATAGAATCATGAAAATATATATACCTAAACACTTAAGAAATATAGAAATCATAGATCAGCTTTATAGAATGATTGAAGATTACGAGGAACAATATTCTTCAGTAGTTTCAACTCAACAAGGTTCATTTGATGATTATTATATTTATTCTGGAAGTGATCCGGTGAAAAATTTCTTGAGATTATGTATTCCAAAATCAAGTCTCCCAGATAATCAAGATTACGAAGAGGTTATAAACTATCTTAGTAAATTATTTTATAGTGTAAAAGGAACTATTCAAGTATTTAATTATATGATACAGTATCTTCCTTTAGATTTCGATGGAGAGATTATATATGACTCAGGAGAAATAACAGTAAACTTTGAGAACTTAAGTGTAGAAAATGAAAGCTTATTTTACGAACTTCTTAAGAAATTTTTAGATGCACTTATATATTATACCAGACTTAATACTAATATAGGTTCTGGAAGTATAGATCTAACTATTCAAAGTAAGTTCCAGAATTATATTGGAGCAAACTTAAGAAGCTATAACAAAATGACAGTAACGCCCTATGAAATTGATTATCAATAATAACAATTTTACGGATATCGGAACAGTAGTGTTTTACAGTCAAGATGACCTAGATAACCGTGAATACAGTAAAGTTCAGTACAGATCTAACAGTTCTTTACTTTACAATAGAGACTTTAGTGAGTATGACTTTTCGTATGACATCACTAAAGATAAGTTTAATGATAAATTTTTAGTAAATTATCTAGGAGAAAAAACCCTGAAAGAAATCGGAGAAACATCAAATTCCCTAGAAAAAATAGAATCAATAATATTCCCAACATCCTCTAGAGAAAATTTAACAGAGGAAAATGATAGATATTTCGGAACTACTATAATATCCAATCAGGTATTCGCTCTTTTTAAAGCCGCCGCTGGAATTAAACGTCTGGAGTTATATGAGGGAATAATCGATAAAAATAATAACAATTCTAGAGGTAGTGACTTTATAGATACTGATTCAATGGCCGCCGCTGGAATTAAACCTACTTCTACTCCTAACTTTATATTAATTTTAGGACAACCAGACGAGACTACAAGCGGCGAGGATTTAGTAAGCGAGAAAGAACTCCTTGATGAAGTTACTGGAGAGAAGATGATTTGGATGCTAATTTCTAATAACTCTGAGGTGGAGAGTGTAAATCTATCTTATAAATCATGGGTAGATAGTACAAATCCTAACAGAAATATGAATAAGTATCTTCTTAGAAATGATGAATACTGGTCTACAATAGATTCAGTTGGGATAATAGAGACTGTTGAAGATGTTCCAGAGATTCTAATTGATGCGAATTCTAGTACTCTCTTAGGAAATGAGAAAATAGAAGACAATAGATTATTAATTCTAGGAAATAAACGAGGATTAATTGAGATGTATAAAGGAGCCGGAGATTATCCTAAGTACTTTCCTTTTACTACGTATAAAATTGGAGATAAAGTAATTCTAGGTGGAAAAGTTTGGGAATCAGTATCAGATAATAACTTTAATAATAATCCGGCGCTCTCATCTAAGTGGATTCTTTCAGAGTTTCTAAATATAAATAAACCAATTAGAATAGTTGTATCAGTAACCCCAGAAATCGGAGGAACTTGCAACCCTATTGGAATAATATCTATCCCTTCTGTCAAAACTCCTATTGATTTTAAAATATATCCTAATCCTGGATATGTTTTGAATGAAGATATACCATGTCTACTTGATGTGAAAGATTTAATTCCATTTCCGCCAAGTAATAATTTTAATTATAATATTCCAAATAACCTAATAACAGTAACTAATTGGGAAGAGGTTCTAAAAACGAATCATCTAATCTTCAACCTAAAATATACAGGATCTTATATAATCTTGAAAGCTATGATATCTGGAGAAAGTGATGTATATGATTATGGTGAATGGAAAAGAAAATTTGGAGAAAATAACTTTATAGTATCTGAATTAATTATAGGTGATGAAACTAAATATGATCCTTATATACAAGAAGATGGTAAAGTAGATGTCCTAATTAATCAGAGAGCAGAAATTAGAATACCAGAACTTTCAGGGTATATTATTTCAAGAGTCTTAGCAAAATATGAAAATGGAGATCCAGATGCACCAGAAATATATTATCCGGAACAAATCAATACCGTTAATAGTATTGTGATTCCTGAAGTTAATTTCTCGGCTGCTACTCTTACATTAGAACTTAGTAGTAAACGAGTAACTATTAGTATTATAGAGTTCTCTGGGTTTGAAGTATCTAATAATTCATTAAAGATAAATTCTGGAGGTAATGCTGTATTTAAGTTTATTTCTGAAGATTATCCAAATAGTAACTTGGAAAAAGTTATTATAGAAGACTCTCAAGGAAATTCATTAACTATTAATAAATTTACAGCAAATGGAAGTATTCAGAGTTTCGGTCCATCTCAGGTATCACTCAGGTCTGCAAATATAAATACTCCAGAAGAAGGAGAATATACCTTGAAGTTAATGAATATATATTATAATACAACCATAAAACTTATAAAGAGATAATATGATACTAAATAATACACACGTTCAAGGACTGTTTTTGTATTCAGAAGAAACTGAATATGAGAAAGGGGATTTTGTTGTCTATGGAAATACTATCTATATCTGTACAGCTAAAAATCCAACTAATAAAACAAATAATACTGTTTCTGGTGTTATTCCTGAAGAGAGTTCTGATAATTATTCACCATATTTAGGAGATAAATTAAATAACATAGAAGAGTATTTTAATTATATAAATCATTCAGAAGAAGAACAAGGCAAAGAAGATAAATTAATTACTGCACATCTTCTATCTCAAATTTTATCCACATACATGATAGGATTTGATGAAAAAGGTATAATTTCTGAATATGTTTATCTTAATTCTGGAGATGATTCATTATCTATTTCTTCTGAGTTATCTGATTTTCTGAACGGAACTGGAATTGACTCTAAAAATATCTTATCAATGATCTTAATCTCTCCAGAAATTAATAATGCTGTATTTAAGATATCGAGAAATCTTCCAGAAATAAGTGAGGTTATATTTAATGATGCTTCTGATATTTATCCAGAAGACGCTAATTATGTAATTCTACGACAATACACTTATACTAATGAACCTAACTCAGATTCTATTTATAGACTTCAAGAATTAATAGATCCTATGGGTTCAGTTGTTAGATATAGATACGGAAAAGGTTATAATAATGGAGATCAGAATACTTTTGATAGCGTTACTTCTTGGTTACCTAGTAGTATTGATAAAGATTGGATGGAAAATATAAAAAAACTTGAAAAACTTTACCTAGATAAAATCGAAGAATTAAATAACTTAGAAAAATCATTAGTAAATAATTTCCGTTTTAAAGAATATCCAATTCCAGAAACAGCTAATGTAATAGAATTTCAATGTACTGATAATACAAAAGATAACTACCTTCCTGTATCTGGATTTGATAAGGAGTCATTTATTCTTACAGTAATTACACAGGAAAATAATACAAATACAACAATTTCTGTAGATCTTCTTGACGCCTATATGAGTCATGATGCAATTTCTAGTTATTACTTAACAGATAGTAGCGCTCTTGTTATAGTTCCTGGAAAAACAGAGGGAAATAAAGGAGAAATTGTCAGACTTTATGTGACTAGTGGAAACATAGTGAATATATTTTATAGAGATAAGTACAAGAAATGAAAAAGATAGAATTAATAACCACTACTTCCGATAATATTTCTATATCACAAGTAACAGGACAAGAAAATGAGAAAGAATTTTACTTAACTGGAAATAATCGAGCATTAGTATGTAATGATTCAAATTATAGAATGACCAGAATATCTGAGTTAAGTAATAAATTAAAACTCAGAGATTGGAATGTAACTAATCGGAGGTTTGTTATCCCAGGTGAAGATGGCTCAGAAGGGAATCTACGAGTATGTATTGATGATTATTCTAAAGGTTCTGGAATAATAAATGAGGTTGATGAAGATACAAGAAGTATTGAAATTGATAAATATGAATTAACTGAAGAAGAAAAAACTCAATTTAATTCATATCTAGATTACCTCAAGAATAATAAAAATAATTACTTAAAAGAAATATATAACTTATATAATAGTATGAATAATAACGAAATTTATTTGTATAGTACTTCAAAAAATGTGGTTGATATTCTAAACAATTCTATTACTATCGATGTTATACCATTCAATTCTGATATCTATACCAATACAGTAGATTTAACAGAACTAATAAATTATTCCGTTAGTCCTGGAGTTTCTACCAAAATTGATCTTGGAATTCAATATTCTAAGTATGAAACTAAGTATATCGAGGATCCTGAAGATAAAGAAAAATTAATTTTAGTAGGTAACGAAAAGTTATATTCCAAAGAAACAACATTCTCAGGACCTAGATATAATAAACAAGGAGAATTAGTTTCTAAAGACTACATAGAAGAAATTGGATCTGATATTGTAATTGAATGTATTAATAATATTATTAGAGTTGTATCTAAATCAACTGACATAGATGAATGTATTATTAGTAATTGTACAATAACTTATGGAAAATTATAACACAGGATATAGTACTTATGTTATTGGAAATTCTAGTAATATATCCAATAGCTTAGAAGTAATACTATATAATAAAAATGATGATTGGGATCCTAAGTTACCAAAAATATCTCTCTATAATATTAAACAAGTTTACTCTAGCCTGCTTACTTCCTCTGGTGGTAATTATATTAGATTAAGTCGAACTACTTCTAAAGAACCGTTTAAATACAAAAATAATCTTCCTTCTGGATTTACTGTAATAATTTATATGAGTGTAATAGATAATACTCCTATTGGTTATACAGAATTTTTAAATCCTCAAGGAAAGGGTAGTAATATAAATATTTATGTATCTTTAGATTCTAGTATATCTAGTCAAATCCAGATAAATCTTAGTAATTCTTTGGATCAACTAAAGAATAATTCAACAACTGGAAAAAACTTCTTAGATGATATAAATTTATATAACTACCCTGGAGCGAAAACTATAAAGCAGGACCTAGGAACTGATAATTACCCTAGATATACTTCTCATGTATACCATATTCAAGATAATGAACAAATGAATCTTCTCTTGGATTATGGTATTGGAAATAGTACTGGTTTTCATAAAATCAATTTGAATCATGATGTTAATATAGATCCTTACTCACATAATTATGAAAATCATCAAATTGGATTTTATGGAAAAGATATTGTATTATATTCTTGGACAGGTAATAAATATTCTATTAAATCTTTGGTAAAAAAGACAAGATTTGGTAATCCTGAAGTATATACGACTTCATCAGGAGCAGACTATTCTATTTTCGAGGATATGAAAAGTAATCAAGAAATATTCTATTTTTCTGGGAGATTTATAATTACTATTGGAACTAATTATCCTAGTATTCTTGAATTATATGATACAGAGAAAAGTCAATGGATCTCAACAGATTATCAAAATTTCTTTTTAGATACTCTTGATCCTAGAAGTAGAATTATATCTATTCCTGGAAATATTTCTAATAAAAGTATTACTAACTACATTCCTAGCATTAATAGCACTTTTTTAAATTTAACTGATTATACTAAATACACAAATATCAATATTATCAAAAAAGTTGGAGATTGGTATGTTTTTAAAAATAAACAATCCTCACAAAAAGATTTTCATATCTATAGTTGTATTGATAGATTAGTATATACAGTAAATACAGATGAAAGTCCGATACTAATTAATAATAGTCTTTTAATGATTCATACAGTAGATGAAGATCTGGGGTTAGATTATTATACTATCTACTATGAACCAGGAATTAGTTATTATACAGAAAGAGCTAGAGCAACATCAAGAAATTCAGAATTAGAGTACTCAGAGGAACTTGGAATATTAGTTAGTAAGGATGAAGAGTTTGAAAAATATAAGGGATATTATAATGAGGGAAAAATATTAGTAATTCATCGAAATAACCCAACAGGTATATTTGGAACTATTCTTACAGGATTTAGAAGAAGCTATTTTAAAGCATCTCTCAAAACAGAAGTACCAAAAATTATAGCATCTATCTCTGGACTACTATATTACATTGATGAAGATGGATACTTAAATTATATATAAAATTATGAGAGTTATTTTTGAAAAGGAATTCTTAGAGAGTATAAGAAGGATAGATAACACATTAAAGATAACCAAATATGTAATAGGAACAATTTATAATTCATATACAGTTGGAGAAGAATTCATGGAGAAATTATTTTCAGGTTCTTATCTGTATAATGATGTTAGAAAAACCTCAGAATATCCTCTAAATTCAATCTGGGATAGCAATAAAAAACTCTTAAAAATTAACATTGATATCCCAGAAGAAGAAAAAGCAGCTTTAGTTGAACCTAGTTCAGAATATTGTTTTATTTATTGCTATGGTATATATCCAGATCGAACAGAAAGAATAGCATTTATAATAACAGAACTAGAGGCTGCTGAAAGAAAAATAATTAAGTTCAATAAATTAGATTTAAATATATCGTCTAATCTTTTTGAATTATCTTTTCCAGAATATACAGAAGCAAACATTGAAACAATAGCTGATAGTGATACTGTATTCTTGGAAGGTATAGGTATTGATTATGGAGTTAATATTTTTACCTCTCCTGAAGAAAAAATAGTAACAAAAAAATCTTACTATAAATATATAAGAAATAAGAAAACGAGTGGACATAGTAGCTCATTCTTATATAATAATGTATCCGGTGAGAAGATATACAATAACTCTGTGATTAGGCAAATTACATCTATTCTATCGTTTTCAGCATTAGAAGATACTAGTAGTCTTAAGAAATCTGGAGGGTATATAAATCTATTAGGAACATTAGAATGTGATATGTATAGATTGATAAATGATTATAATATTTCAAAAATAAAAGAAAAAGTTAAAATAGATATAACATCTCTGCCTGTAATTGAAATTTTGGTAAAAGAAAGTAATGGACTAGAATTTAGGGTAGATCAACTAAATAAAAGATTAATATATTCTGCTAATACTACTGGAAAAGAGTTAAGTTCGGTAATAGTCTTAAAAATTACTAATCTAGATCCAATAACAAAAAAGACAAGTATTATAGAATCAGGAGAGATTAGGTTAACTCAATTTGCAATATAATAAATCATGAAACTATCTTTAAAAGAATTTGTTGAGGCTATAACAGAGATAGATAAAAATATAGGATTTTCAAAGTTCGTGAAGTATATTTTTATCTTCTGTTTGGTCTTAGCTATATTTAATTATAAAACTATAATAAAGGATACTATAGAAATATATTCTGAGATTTCTGATAAGATACATTCTGAGAAGATGGAACTTAGAGATCAGTTATTAGCAGAATTAAAACCTCTCCTTACAGAGTTCAGAAGCAATTCTAGAGCTGATAGAATACTATACTTCGAATATCATAATTCTAAAGAAAATCTAGTATCTATTCCCTTCAAATACGTAGAACTTCTCCAACAAGATAATGGTTTTGCTGTACCTTCCATAGATCCAGAACAGTATAAAAGTATAAATACTGGATTGATTACTAGTATCTATGAAGATATTAAGTTTGGAGAAATTGTATACTGTGATGGTCCAAGGGATAGCGTATTTATGGAAAAATACCCTGGGATATACGAATTAGTAAATAGTAGAGATGGTTCTAAAAGACAAATATTTATTAGTATTCCTGGAATAAATCAACCTATTGGATTAATCATTCTGGAGTGGATAAATGAATCTAATATAGAGTTGAATGTAGAAGAAATTAAGAAAACTGCTACTTATAATTATATACCACGAATAAATGCCTTAATTCTATCAAAGTCGCCCGATAGAAACAAGTGGTTATAATTATGAATAAAATAAATAACAATAAAAACAAAAATTTATGAACGAAGAAGTTAAAATTTATGAAGATGCTACTTGGGGTAAGTATGGAAAAGATATTATTCCTAGTAGATTTTATCAGGTCTATAAAATTGAAGGTCCTTGGTTAGGAGATGATGAAAGTACTTGGTATGAATTCGATAGCGAAAATAAGAGTGCTGCAGTTTTAGAACCTGTATATCCTAATTACGAAGTCAATAAATATGGTTTGACTGGTGATAAAGAAGTGGTTAAAGTTACTATTACTCCTAGTGAAGAACTTAAATCACAATATCCAGATGCTTTAGTAAGTATTGATGGTAAATTCTATGATCTAGGTATTCTTAATAATCCTATTGAATTTTATATGGATAAAGATCATAAAGTTTCTATTATTTGGTCTACTGCAGAATTAGTTGAATCTTTCCGAATTATCAAAATTAAATAACAGAAATTCTCTTCTGAAAGCTTCAAAACCTAAATTATGAGAATAGACTTAGAAAAATTATAAAACTAAGTCTATTCTTTTATTATTTTATTCAATTATAAATAAATAATTATGAGTAGTTTAAATTCTTTTCAAATACAAATTTCCAGAAGCAAATACATAGAACGAGATAGAAGTATAGCAAGATTAAGATTAAATCAACATGAATTCTTAGTCGGAGAGCCTGTTATGGTTAGATATTATTCTAACTCCGAACAAACAGAAACAGATACTATATTCGCTCTAGGTATTAAAAATGGAATAGGAGAAGACTGTTATCAAGTTGTTACACTTGGCGGATTAGATTTAGTTCGAGATGTAGTAACTGAGCTCCCAGACGTATCTCTTCTTGTACATGGAGAACTATATCTCTACAAGGATGAAGATGGGATTTGGAATTATGTATACGAAACTGGTGGGGTTAGACAAATAGAACCTATAACTGGTGGTCCTTTCATTTTTAGTAATATAGAAGATAAATACAGATGGTTTTATCGTGATGGAGTATTAAAACGGGAAGACGATTTCTATACTAAGTCAGAAATTAATGAAATGATCTCTGGTTGGGATGTTAATATTCAAGATGCTCTTAAAAGTCTAGAAGAAATTAAGAAGTTAACTTATAAAAACCATTCAGCTACATTTCCATTAAGAGTTAGTTTTTATGACTCTAACAGACAAGATGATGGTACTACTCCTCTTTATCAAACAGGAATTAGAACCGCTGTTAACTTCTTAATCAGAGTAACTATTCCTGATATAGATACAAAAACTGGAGAAACAAATACATACGAAGTTACTAATGATTGTATCTTAGAGCTAAATGGCACACAAATAACTCTCCCTGAAAGTAATAGATATACAGTTTTAGGTCTTACAGATACAACAGAGTATAGATTATCTGTTAAGTATACAGATCCAGATACAGGAATCATAAGAACTGCAACTTCATACTACACAGTTAAGTTTGGTTATAATTTCTACTATGGACAAATTCCTGAAAGTGGATGGAATATAACAGAGGCTGCTTTAAATTCTCTTGAAAATACTGTAGTCGGAAATGAAAATTCAATTGTTACTTTCCAAGGAGATCTTAATTCACAAAAAATAGCATTTGCATATCCAAAACTATATGGAAATCTTATAAGTATTTATGATACAACTTCTGGGATGAATCATATAACTGATTATTCGATAGAATCTTGTAAAGTAAATGATATTGATTATAATGTTTATATAAAAGATGTTGCATTGAATTATAATAATTTTCAGCAAGTTTTCTCATTCTCATTACCAACATTCTTCGAAGGAACATCTACAGAAGATTCTAGTGTAACCGTAACTGACCTAGAAAATTTAAGACAAGAGATTTTAGGTGGAGCTAGTATAAATTACAATACTCTTGGAAAACTTGAACAAATTATTAAAGGATTGTCAATACGTGAAGGCTTTGTTGGTGGTCCTGGAATTAATTTAGTACAGCTTGAAGATGGTAGTACAGAAATTAGAGTCAATGTTGATAATTCTAGTATTGTAACTGATTCTAATATGTCTATAGCTGCTAAGAATATAAGCGGTGGAAAATATTAATAAATAAAATAAATTATGGCAAATAAAATAGGTTCAAATTTTTTATTACCCGCTAAAGTATTCCTAGATAAAAGACAAGGTATAGTTAGTGGAATAGGAGAATTAGGAACATGGGATTATGATAAATACCCTATTCCTGATGGATTTGAGGTATTTGTAGATGGAAAATGGTATACCTATTACAAGGATATAGAAAAAGATTCAATTACAGGTTTTTTTCGAATTCGAGGTGGTATTAATGTACTTCAAACCACAGGTTCATCTGAGGACGATGTTATGTCTCAAAATGCTGTAACTAATACATTAAATGGATTAAATGAAAGAATTCAAGATATTATACATAGCCTTGGAACAGTTCTAGAGATACGATTACTTCCAGATTATACAATTTCAGGTAACCCAACAATAAGTGGCGGTCTTTATGAAAATGGAACTAGAATACAACCTTCTTTTGCTTGGGAAGTTTGGTATAATGGGATGAAATTAAAAAGAGAAGACGTTAGTGTAAGCATATATATAAATGGAAGTCTTTTTTCCGGAGGAATGAATAATCCTAGTGAAGATGAATACACTTGGGTATGGGTTTATAATCAAAATATTTCAAGAGATACTGTAATTACTTTATCTGTCTTGTATGGTAATGATAGTTCATCAGATTCTATTGGATCTGTTAGTATCTCTAAAGATATTACTTATGAATTTATTAATTCTAGAATTTGGGGTAAATCTAAGACAAATGATATTAGTAAAATAGTAATTAATGGAAAAACTTACGGAAATAGAAGTTTATCCAAAGAACGTTCAATTGTTTTAGATAATGTAGATTGTAGTATAGATGATGAAGGTAATAATTATACTTCAGGATTATATGTATATTACATGATCCCTACCGAAATTTATGGAGAAGTTAATGAAAATGAAAATCCTATAAGACTTTTAACTGGAAGTATGGAAAATAACGCTTTCTCTTGTAAATTCGGTGAAGAAGATTATTCTGTAATAGTATTTGATTATCCTCAAACAGGAGTTTTAAATATAGAATTTAAATAATATGGAAAAAAATAAAAAAGGTATAAATGTTTCAGCTCCTATAGTTCCTTATACTGATCAAGATACATATCCTACCCACGAAGCAATTTATGGAAAAGGTGGTTGGAAAAGTGTTAGAACAATAGAAGATCTTAAAGCTATTCCAAAAGGAAGACTTGAAGATGGCTGTATAGTAAGAGTTGTGGAATCAAGTAGCTCTTCAGGATCTGCAGTTGAATTTTATTATGATAGTAGCATAAAAGATGGAGCTTCGATACCTAGTTCTATTACTGATCCAATTGAAAGGGAAGTTTATCCTTATAAGTTTAGAAAATGGGCTCCTGGATATCTTCCTACAAAATTAAGTGATCTCGAAAATGATATGGCTTTTATTGCAGAAGTTCATGATACTGAAGAAAATGGAGATTACACATACTTAGATCCGAATAATGCAGATGATAAAAATGCTATTGAAAAAATTCTTGTAGGTAGAGCTAGAGGTATCTATCAAGAATTAGCATTAGCATTCTTAAATAAGAACTCATCTACTACAGTTAAAGTAGATACTAATGAAGATGGTGTAGTAGATGGAAATGATAATAGTATTCCAATCCATGGTTTAGTTACTGTAGATGATACTGGGAAAATACCAAATGATCTTCTAGAATATCCTGGAAAATATGTAGAATCTCTTGTAGCCATGTTTCCTGATGACTTCTGTGAAGATCCTTTAGACCCAGCAGCATACTTTGTATATTTAAATGGAAAACCTAGTAAAATCGATAGTGAAGGTAAACCAGTAACTGCTGACACTCCAAACTCATTTCAATCTGAAGCTTTAAAATGGGATCATCCACAGGTAACTGAAAAGGATCAAAAGTATTATATATCTGAATATTATAAATATAAAGAAAATAATACAGTATACAATGCTTATCGAAACAAAGTAGCTGTTGTAACTTCTAGTGATCCTAATGATTTTTCTTGGACAGCATCAGATCCAATTTGGAATGATATTATTTATGTAGATGAATTTAGAAGAACTGCATTTATTGTTAAGAATGATGGTATTATTGTAGAGAAAAGTATTGGACGTGATTTGATTCGAACTATAGAAGAATTAATGAGACCAGCTACAATCTTAGAAGTACCTACTGAATGGGATAACTGGGGAATATCTGCAAAAGTAGCTTATCAAATTCTTCTTGAAATCGATAAAATAGTTGCTTGGGGTGAAGATATATCCGAAGAGAGAAATAAAAGAAAAGAAGCAGATGAAGCAATAAATAAGAGAATTGACGATCTTTGGGATAAACTTAATGCTCATATCCAAGACAAAAATAATCCTCATAATGTAACTCGTGAACAGCTTGGTGTCGGAGAAAGTGATGAAGTTACATTCTCTAAAGTTACAGCTAATGGATTCTTTATGTCTGTTGGATCTGCAGGAAGAATGGCCTCGGAAGGAATAATGATGAGTGATATTTCTGCTGATGAAGAAACTCACGAGGAAGAAGTTATTAGTGCCGTTAGCGAAAAAACATCTTCGGCACAACTATTAACTCCTCGTGTAAGAATTTCCAGTAGTAGTAACCCATCACTTAGAGTAGGCCCGAGTGATGGAACATACGATTGGCAGGAAGAGCTTGAAAATGAAAGAGAAGAACGTGAAGCCGCTGATGCTGAATTAAATAAGAGAATTGATGAAGTAGAGGCAGCTATGAACGCTCACATTGCTAGAAGAGATAATCCTCACGAAACTAATCGTGGACATCTTAAGATTGATACTACTGATGCTGTTATATTTAGTAAAGTTAATGCTCCTAATGGTTTCTTCCAAGCTAATGGAAAAGCAGCAGTATTTAAAGTAGCAACTCCTGATCCAGAAGAAGAAAAACTTAATGAACTTGAGTCTAAGGTGAAAGAACTTGAGGCTGAAATTGCAAAACTTAGAAAAGTATGATTTCAAAATTAATAAAAAACGGAGAAGATATATTTCTGCAGACAACAACTAATGCAGTAATTGATTCTAGTAATAAAACTCTAACTACTATCATTCAAGACTTAGAGAATAACATTTCAGCACTTGAAGCAGAAAATGAAAAACTCAAGGAAACGATAGAAGCATTAGAGAAAACGCTTACTGATAAAATAACTGAACTAGGAACTAATCTAACTAATGAAATAGGTAAAATTAATACTAGTATCACACAAATTAACGGTAAGATCACAACTCTTGAAAATAATGGAACTGATTATTTAGAAAGAATAGTAGCTCTGGAAAATCAAGCTCAAAAACTTGGTTCAGATGGAGATTTCAAAGATAATATTAAAGCGCCAGGATTTTTTCAAAAGTAATAATATAATAGGGAGGAACGATTAAGTTTCTCCCTTATTTTCCTTATATGTGTTATGAAAGAAATTTATATAAACTCGTCATATTCGATCTGGGACGAACAAGAAATAATAATTCCCATAAAATTTCCATTCAGATCTAAAAAACATATGATGAATACTATAGGATCTTACTGGATGGATCCGGAAAAAATACTTAATATCCTAGATAACAGAATCAAAAAGGGAATAACATTTGATATGGTTTTAAAAATTAATAATCGAGGAGGACAGTATAAGAGACTTGGAATTAAACAGTTTAGAGATTGGATACTTTTTCGACCATATACATTAAAACTTGAGGAACTTAGACTTCATGAGAAAAAGATTAGGAAAGGTAAATATATTAAATATCTAATTCCTAATCCTAAACGAATTTCACCATATAAGATGAATCGAAAAACTTTCTTGGAAGATTATAAATTATCTACAATAAGTATTAAATATAATAATTTTGCTTTATTTAAATATTCTCTTCACTATGTCTTATATAACTTAAAAGCCTTATAAGTGTATATAAACTTAAAAGAAAACAGATATGGAAAAAGAAGAAATTTGTTTACGTCTCATGGAATTAATGAGAATAGAAACAATTAATCACAGCTTGTTTTTAGCTAAACAAGGAGATTATGAAGAAAAATCGGGGAAAATTAAAAAAGAATATTTCTTCGAAAAATACAAAGAGTATAAAAATGGAACTATTAATTCGTTAGAGAGAACGAGAAGCGATTTCAAAAAAGAGTATTTTGATAAGATAGATGAGATAAGAAAAAAGTACAGTGAAGACTGCATAAATTTTCAAAGAAATCATGAAATGCTTATTTGGAAAATTAAAGATTTACTGTACACTGCAAAATTCAAATGTCCAGATGAAAACGTTATAAAGGATGTTGAAAATTTCTTAAAAACCTGTGAATTACTTGGAAAAGTAGCAGAAGAAATTAGCCTCGATCAAATCGATAATGAATTTAAAATGGAAAACTTAGGAAGCTTATAAAAGCTTCCTTTTTTATTCCCCTCAAAGCAGCCTTATTAATGATCGAAAGTTTTATTGAAGTTTAAAAAATTCCCTGGTCTGTGAAGATCGGGGTTTTTGTTTCATTCCTTGAAAGCCTTATATGTGTAAAAAAAGAATTTAAAAGAATATGGAAAAAGAAAACAAAAAGAAAGAAAAAAATTATTGGAAATTAGCATTTATAGGGATAGGTCTAACATGTGTGATTGTCAGTGTAATTAATTCACATAGAGTCCAAAAAAAATTAGACATTGCCCGTGGAGAGAATCAAAATCTCCAAATAACAAATAAATCCCTTCTGAGACAAATTCAAAATTTAGCCTATCAGAATGGAAAATTGACACAAAAAAGAACTTAAAAATAAAAATATGGAAGAAAGTGTAAAAAAAGAACAACGTCAATATTGGGCGGTTAATAGAACTTTTCACAGTTCTATGTTCGAAGAAGTATTTAAAGTAGGAGGGACAGTAACATTTTATACTATCTCTCTTGAAGAATTAAAAGAAATTAGTGAAAATACTCCAATTAATATGAGATTTTTAGGGAATGGAGTCCCTTATAAAAACGAATTGGATAAAATTGGAGTTAAGTACAAAACAATAACAGATGATGTAGTGTTATCTCCTAGTCGTAAAGATATACTTTACACTATTATAGGTAACACACCTGTTAAAGAAGATCAAGTAGAATTTCCTGACTATACAATTGTAAACGTATTTGTCTGTGAAATTTTGTAATAAAAACAATTAAAAAAATAAAAAAAATGGAAAGACTAGAAAAAAATGCTTATCAGGAAAAATTGGTAAGAGGTCTGTTAAATTCACTTAGAGAAAATAAAACTATCTCAGACGTACATGTAAAAAACTTAATTAGTGAAATTCATAGTAAAGTTGGAAGAAGCTTAGATAGAGCTTTAATCAAGAAAAAAGCTGATGAATTATTATTTATATGGATGAAGGGTGAATTAAATATAGTGAAGAAAGAATCGATAGGAAAAAGAACTCCACTAGTTATCAAGCTAAAAAATGAAGAAGATATGAATGACATGGAGTTTGAAATCTTCACTGAAAAAATACTTGAAAAGGTATTAGTAAAAGAATCAAGGAGAGTAAGAAAAGAGCCGGAAATAAAAGAAGAACCGAAAGAAATAATTACTCCCTCGAAGAAAGGAAGCAAAGAAGAAAGAATTAGAATAAACACCCTAGACAATATTATGGAAGCACTGTATTATTATATTATGTATAATAAAGATGGTGGAGTGATTGGAAATAATGTTGCTAAAGTACTAGGTGTGAAGAAAATGAGCCAAATCCAAATAAAAACTTGGGTAAATGGTTTATCAAAACATTCAGTAACATTAAATGTATATTATGACGGAAGAAATGATAAGTTAGTATTCAGAGAAGCGGAAAAAGACTTATCTATCTGTTGTGAATTATACAGAAAAATTACAGGAAAAGAACCGAAAAGGGAATATTTAAAACTCCTAAGCGGTGTAGAAAAACCGAAAGTGTTAGTAAGTAAGACAAGTTCTGCAATAATAATAAAAGAATCAGTCGTTGATAAGAAGATGATTAAAGAAGATTCCTATGAAGATTTATATTATTACGCTGCAGGAATAATTGTTGAACATAGCTATAAAGCGGTAGATATTGATTCAATGTGTACTAATTTGAGAAAATTAGGATATGATGTATCAAAAACTGATCTTCAAGGAATCCTAAGAAAAAGAGCTGAATTTTCTGTAGTAAGATATGGAGCAGCAGTAGGATTAAATGAAGGAGGATGGAGAACTTGGGATGAAATCAAAGAAAAATTCAATCCCAGGAATAACATAAAATGGGTTGATTGTAGATTATCACTAGCCCCGGAAGAAGTGAAAAATGTCTTTCCGGAAACTGAAGTACTATCTATGATAACCGAAAGAGATGGATTTTATAGAGTATATTATAATGGATCTCTCACTGAATTAACGAAGTGGATCCAATTAGCGACAATATCCATCGGAGCAGAAAACTTAAGCAAACATATATTCGACCAAAATTTAGTTGGAAGAATTAAGACAAGAATAAATTTGCTTAATGAATTTATGCTGAAAGAGGAATTAGGATGTAAATTAGAAACATTATAATCCCACTAATAATTGATAAAACCGAAAGTCTGTGAAGATAAGTAGGTTTTTATTTTTTGTCCCTTAAAAGCCTTATTAATGTATGGAATAATCTATAGAACTTGATATATATATAATAGAGTTTTATAGATTTTTCTTTTATAGCCCTAGAGACAATAACTTAAAAAAAATTAAAATATTATGGATTTATTTGGAAGAAGTAAAAAGAAAGAAGAAACTGCCGAATTAAAAAGACAGTGTGAAAAGATCGAAGATAATATCATAAGATTATCAATGGCAATATCAGATAATCGACAAGATATTTGGGAAATTTCAGAATTGGTTAAACAAGGGGACGAGTTAACCGAGAAAATAATTGAGAAGATTAATGAACAAGAAAAGAAAGGAGAAAAGTGGTATGAAAGAATTTTTAGAAAATTCTGGTAAGGTTATAAATAAACTTACAAGAGACCAGTCCTTTAATAATCAACAATTAATAAATCTAAGGAAATCTGCAGAACAAAGAGTAGCATTCCTAGAAAATGTTTTGATTTCTAAAGGTTATCATAAAGAAGTTATGGAGATAAGAGAAAAATTTGCTCTTGGAGAACTAAATAATAAAATGATGGTTCGAGAGGAAAAATTACTAATTCTCCCTAAGTTTGAACACCTAGTATTAGCAGCGCAACGAGAAATAAGTTCAGAACCAAATTTTAGCGGTATATATCCTTGGGCAGAATCTTATAAAACATTAGATCAAAGGTTCAAGAATACAATAGACTTAAATCAGACTGAACACTTAATTTGTATAGGTTCAGCAATGGTAGGTTTTGCGGTAGATATGGTATTTAGAGGTGGTCCAGAGAAAGTTTCAGGAATTTCAGGGATGATTCAGGGTTTCTTCGATAATAAACTTTCAGAGGAAACAGTGAAAGAACTTGAAAAACAGGCTAAAGTAACATTTGATCAATCAGTTAATTCTCAAAAATTTATAGAAAGAGCTGGACATAAGATCAAAGGACTATCACCTAATTTTCATCATATTACTGGGGTAGGTCATGATCCTAGTCCCGCCGGTGTATTAACAGGAGTAAAAGACGTGATGAGAAATACGGCGACTTTTATGGACTCTGGAGAAATTCGAACAATAGACATGGAAGGATTTTTTAAAGATGGAAATAAAAGAGTTGCTAAAAAATTAGTAGAAGCATTTAATCTAGTAATAAAACATCAACTCTCAGATATGAATGGAACCAGAGGATTACCAGCGCCGTTTACTTTCGTGATTGGATACCTGGAAAATTTTGGCGATTATGGACAATTAATTTTTGGAATAGTCGAGAAAATGTACTTGGAAGGATATGATTTTAGATATCACCTTTCAACATATCCAGCAGCACTAATAACAGATATCCTAGTGAGAGTATGTTGGGCAATAAAACTAATAAGTGATTCTGAAGGTAAATTAACAATAAAGAAAGTAATCCCTATGGTAAATTTGAATACTATAGAAGGATCAAAACTTGGAAGAATGTTATTTTATACTCACTTAGAAGCTGTAGCACTTAATACTGGATTTATAGCTGTTACTTTTAAATGTACGGCTGGAAAAAGTTTACTAAAATTTAATTATGGAGAATGGGTTATGTTAGCAAGATATGGCATAACACAGTCTAGATGGTTAATTACAAAGAAATCAAAACTAAAAGATAAATTTAAAGAAGGAAAATTCGAGGAAGCAATGAAGGATTTTGAAGAAACTTATAAAGATTTATTTGGAGGTTATATTATTAAAGTAGAAGAGGAGGGTTAAAAATTTCCCTCCTTTTTACTCTCCCCCAAAGCCTTATTAATGTATAAATAATTAAATAAAAATTAAAAGATTATGAAAGAAGAACAAGACGAAAAAAAGAAGAAAGGATTAAGTAAGAAAACAGTTAAATTACTGATCTTTGGCGGAATTGCAGTATTGGTAATCGGAGGAATTGTATATAGATTAAAGACTTCGAAAGGAAAGGTGAAGTTGATCAATGAAGGGAAACCATTAGATTACTACTACATGCAGCCAGGAAAACATAAATTGGCTCCTCTCACAATAGATACAGGAGTCGGAACATTAAATCTTTCAGATCTAGAGAAATCAGGTGGAGATTGTATTTCTCTAGGTTATATAGATAATGTAAAACCTCTTGGAAAGGCAACAATCGAAGGGGGTAATGTAATTAACATAGAATCTGGAAAAACAACAAAAGTGAATATAACAACAAAAGTAATATCACTTGCTAGATTATTATGTGGATCAGAGTTCGTTAAAACAAGCTTTGAAGTAAGAGGACTCTAATCAAAAAAAAATAAATATAGAAGATAGAATTTTTGAACGTTCTATCTTCTTTTTTCTCCTCCTCGAACAACAAAGAAGAAGATATTTTGATTTATCTTCTTCTTAATTTTATTTTACATTACAGTTCCTTAAGAGCAGCTTTTATCGAACCCTTAATCATTTCTTGAATTCCTTCTTCAGTTGTCATTGCTCCTGATAACGAGAATTTCCAAGAGTTTCCTTCTCCAGTTCTAACAAAAGTACCTAGAACTAATGCTTTCTTACCAATAAAGTCTGGATTATTGTCGATCTGGAAGTCGGCGAAAGTCTTAAGTTGATTAATCTTCTTACTATCTGTTACTTTCATATCCGAACTATAGATTTTCATAGTCGCCGAAGGAATATGATCGAATACAAGTGCTCTAGGATCTCTTCCCATGTGCTGATAAATATTCAAGATCACAGTCATATATTTTACTTCTGGCGCAACTTTTCCAAGCTCCATTCGAATTAACTCATTATCACCCTTTGAGTTATTCTTTCCAGTTAAGTCATCGCCAAGTAAACTAGCAACTGAACCATCTTTAGAAGTTTGATGTCCGTAATAAACAATATCATACTGTTTCTTAGACTTATCAAACATTACAACGCTAGCATCAAGATCAATGTCAAGTTGTCTGTCAGGTCGAAATGTTCCAGGATTATCTACTACCTCTGTTTCAATTATCTCTGATGGACCTGTACCGAATAACTTTTGAAAGAAATTACCTGTTTTAACTGTCTTTCTTTCAATGTGAGTCCTTTTTCCAGTCACTCCACCTTTAATTACTGCCGGAGCCCATCTAAGCCCTACATAAACATAATCAAAATTTTCACCTTCTGTTTCTTGATTTTTTCTTAGGCTAATTGTTCTTGTACCATTTTTTCTTAAGCTAATTACTCTTTCTTCCATAATTGTTTATATTAAATTAAACTGTTTTAATAATTTCATTTCTATGTATATCCCAAAATTAGGTGTTGTTTCTGGGTTTACTAAGATTTCTAAGAGTGTTTCAGGAGTTTCTTTTAAAAAATCTACTTCATCTTTTGAAATAATACTTTTAAAGAAACTATCATCATTGATATAATCAGAACTTATCCATTCCGCATAAGAATTTCTAAGTAAACGACCTAAATTATTTCCTAAAGCTTTGTGTGAATGAATCACAAACATAATCCTTTTAGAATAATCATTATACCATCGTAACGGACCTGCATTTTTATAAACATTCACAATACTATCACTATATATTCCAGGACGTTTTAAAGATTCTACCGGAAATCGTAAAGAAATCTTATCTAGATCGATATTCTCTAAAAGATCATTATATCTAGCTTCAAACAAATCTCGATGATACTTAATTCCTGAGTTATCGGTATTATAGTCCATACTCCACTCAATCTCAAACTCTGGAAAAATCAAATATTGATATATACCTCTAGTACTCCCTAAAAAACATGTATAATGAATCGCCTTCATTAAATATCTGACTCTTTGAACTTAAGGCCATATTTTACCAAACTCTTAAATAAAGTTTGATTAGACCCTTCTCCGAGTGCTGTAAAAGTGAATTTATTACCTTCAATTCTTGTCATTTTTCCAAAGACTAAGATTGTATCATCCTTATAATCTTCATCAAGTCGATATACAAGTTTAGCAATATCTTTTCCATCCTCATAAGCTCTAACTTCCGCACCCTTAATCATCTTAAAGGTTTGTTTTCTAGAAGTTGAATCATAGATATTAATTAAGAATACAATATCTTTTACTCTTGAATTGAGCTTTCCAGGATAAATAATACACTCCTCTCCATCTCCAGAGCCGTCTCTATCATCACCTGAATGCACCACACTTCTTTCAGGATCTGTAAATTTATAATCCTCTGTTTGTTCAAGACTACCATAGAAAACTAGATGATCTGGAGATAATGCACGACCTCGCTCATCTAATTCTACTATGATTAGGTCAATATCAAAATCTTCATCACTACTAACAGATCTCTTGTTTTCTTCCCAAACAACTTCTACTTTAAGCTGTTTAAGTCCTTTTGTTAATGAAATTTGTCTTCCCTTAACTAAAGAAATTTCTCTTTCTTCCATAATTGTTTTATTTTTAATTACATTTATAAGAATTTCAAGGATTTATTAACCTAAACCAAATATTTAACTAATTTACCTGCTGGATCTGGATAACCTTTAAGTTGATATAAACAATTTGAGATTATTTTAAATAGATAATCAGCGTTCATATTCATTATCTTCTTCGAAAAATTTATTGTAGTTCTAGATATAAGATGTAAATCCTCCCAAAAATTATTATAAGAATAGTCCATTTGTCCTGTTAAACAAAGAGCGATATACTTGAAAAATGATCTGTAGGTTTCTGAGTTATAAGTAAATCCTCCTCTTGCTTTTATAGCACCTACATATTTTAATTCTCCAGAATTTTTCATCTTAAGTATATCATTCTTTAGACTATTTATATAATCTATTGCAGAATCTTCAACATATTTTTCCACAAAATCAGATCCTAATTTACTTTCTATTACACCTTTATCTTCAATTTTAATGAATCCGTATTGAGGTGAATTAGATGGAACAGCTAGTTTTCCTTGAGTTTTAATCCTATCAATAAATCCATCTATTTGCTCCATCCAGTGTTCTAAATTACTATTCCTTTCATCATAAAATTCTGCCATTTTGATTAACTCATATCCTATTTCATCATTATATTTGGACACGCAGTATAATGAATCTGCTCTAGTTTCTGCAAATTCCTTTTGAATTAAATTTCGTTTAATTATCATATTAGTTATATAAAAATAATAAATTGAAGAGAGTAAAATTAATTACTCTCTTTTCTCCAAATTTCTTCTTGATCTCTCTCAGCTTTCTCTATATCTAAAAATCCTGTCTCCCGATCTATGTACTCTCCTACAATATGACCCGTTCCTCTAAATGGATAACTTGATAATACTTTCAATAACCACCTCTTAGCTCTCTTACACTTATGTTGCAAAAGAACTCTCATTAACCCATTTAAATCTTCTGAACAAGATATAATTGAATGATCTATTAAGCACATACTACGTTCAGCTACATAATCAGTATAATTTAGATACTTATTTCTCAATAACTCTATATTGATGTAGTAAGTGATATGAGATTCTGAAAAACTTTTTTTTGTAATCTCTATTAATACTTTTCGATCCTTATAATAATCTGTAAGTTCATGATCTTCAAATATTCTTCTCTTCTTTTTCATATTTTATTAATTTATAATATCATATATAAGGCTTTTAATGTTATTTTCTTTTTAATAATTCATAACTACGAATTCGTTTCTTTACTCCATCTACTAACATAGTATTTTGAACCTCTTTTACTTCGAAATAATTAAGAATATCATTAGCCTTTGGAGTTGCTGTATAATTAATATTGGAGTATAAATTTCCTAGTTTTGTCTTAAGATCTGATAAACTATACTTTTCTCCTGGATTAAAATTTTGATGAATTGTGTTATTAAGTAATTCTGGACTAAACGTTACTATCCCAAGTTCTTTCTTTATTCTGGATGAATTATAAGACAAAGCTTTTAATTTTTGTGGACTTAAAGCTAAGTAATAAGATTTAACTTCATCAGAATCTGCTATTTGATACAAAACTAAATCTATTACTTCTCTAGAAACAGGATATTCACATAACATCTTAAGTTTATCATAAATAGTTGTTAATGTGTCATAAATACATAAAAACTTAGTTACATCTCTATTTATTATGTCATCCTTTGTTAAACTAGAATGAATTGAACTAAATACACTAAATCTATCTTTATAATCTACTTGTTGAATCTGAAAAGCTCTAATCTCATTAACCAATACAAGTTTATTAATAACGGGTTTTAGAATAATATCGCCATTAGAGTTAATCATGTGATTAACTGCTATATAATCATTAAGATAGTTTTTAATTTGTACTGCCTCTTCAAATTTCTTTGCTAATTCAAATTTATCATTATTTGATAAAGCAACACTATAAGTCCTTAATAAACTTTCAGTTGAATTATTTTTTCTATCTAAGATTGCTTGAAAGTCAGACTCTTTCATTTCCCTATAATCAGCAGTAGTACGATAATAAAAAGAAGCACTGTTCTTCCAAGGATTATCAAATAAACGCTGACGTCCAAGAATCTGTGGTAAATCTTCAGCTATATCAACAGCTAAACAGTCTGAATTAGAATCACTGAAAATGAAAGATCTAGCGCATAGACTATAAAAATCTGCACCTAGATATACAGTCCGGGTGCAGAATGTAAACATCTTAGGTTTTTCTGTTTTCTTCGGTACCTTTCCAATTGTAAAAGATTTTCCTAATTTTCTTTTTATTCTCTTAGCATTATCATCAGTCCTAGAACACAATATATTACACTGTTCTGGAGTTAATTCATTTTTCTTTATGATAGATATAATATGATTAACTGAATTTACATAAAATACTGCTTCATCACTAACTATTTTAGTAGGTACACTATCTCTCATTACTACTACTTCATCAAAGTCTCTTGAAAGATACTTTTGAATAATTTCAGACGCTTTTTCACCAACTGATCTCATTAAATAAATATCTAGTTTTGGTTTAATTACTCTACTAGAATCTGAACTATACCAATCAAGATCATAGTATGGAAGATCTTTAAATTCATCTAACATATCAAGATACTTTTCCATCATAGGAGTTGCACTGACGAAGTATGCTGTTGGAGATTGTTTAAGATATTCCATAAATCTCATTTCAGTATTACTTTTAAAGCGGGCATCATGTAAGATACTTTGAAATTCATCTACTACTGTCACAAATCTTTCAAAAATCCTTAATTTTTCAAGAATATCTTTAACAATCCTATATGAGTCATAGGTTACAAGGATTTTGGCTGGTAAACCTGATAAATATCTTTGATAGGTATAAGTATCGATCTCTCTATATAGTCTTTCATAGATTTCAGAATTATCTTTTTTCTCTTCTACTAATACAAATTCTTTTGGTTTAGTATCTTTACTAATATCCTTATCAGAATCTGGATCCTTATCCATTTCATTTACTACTAGATATACATCATTTTCATGCTGTCCTTTCTTATTTTCTAATAACATTTTTCTGGGAGAACAAAGTATTACATTCTCAGGACCATTAATACAATATTCAGTAAAACCACAACCTGGAAGTTGTTTGTTAATTATACATTTTCTTGGAAAATTAGAAAAACAGAAATCTTTCCATTCTCCTATATACCTAATTCCTCTAGGTACAATAATCTTTTCTCTGTTCATAATTTATAAAGTTTTTTTAAATTATTTTTTAACTTATTATAGATTCTTTTTAATACAGAATCCAGTTACATAAAATTGAAGACTAGGGATACCCTCTATTATCTTCATTCAATTGTAAGGATTTAAGGTTAGTAGAAGAGCAAAACTACACTTTAAAATAAACATTTAACCTACGTACTCTATATATTCTTCTAATTAAAAAAAAAGTGCATCAATATATTCGATCTCCCTTTGGGAGGAGATCGAATTCTTATATCCCATTTATCTCCCTATATAGTTTATTCAATCTAGAGCCCGTAGGGCCCTGGAGTGAACCCTTTAGTGGTGAACGGAAGGTATAATAATGGGTTCCTTAGTCCTCATAAATAAGTTACAATAGAATAAAAACCTTATAAGTGCTATGAAGTTACCAATAAAATTTTACAAGTTTATCTCTAATATAGATTATTTTTCAGAGATACATAAATATCATAAACATGAGAATAATGAAGATATGATTATTGATTATATGATAAGTAATCTAGCTTTTCTTCTAACTCCTTCTAATTTTCATCGAAGGGCGTCTTATTGTTTTAATAATTGGTTTTCTATTCTCTTAGAAATAGATCCGATCAAGTATAGTTGGGTAAAGAAAGTTGACCTACAATTCTTAAATAATACATCTGTAACTAAACAACAGATTATAGATTGGGAAGTACTCAATTTTACAGGGAAGAATAAGATTTTCACAGTGAAGAGAGAAAAATGAAGTTTTTCTACTTTAAATCTCTGATTTCCTTATATGTGTAGTAATAACCAAAAATATAAGACCATGGAAGGAAAAATCAATTTACCAGAGAAAGGAATAGTAGTTGGCTTTGAACTTGAAAACTTAGAGGATTATTTGAATTGTACAGAGCATTTAGTACAGGTTCATGGAAAGTTTGAGGTCCTAGCAGAGATCGAGAAAAAAGTAAAGTATGAAAAGATTAGACACCTCGCCGAATTACTCATGACGGAATATGATCCAGAATTGAAAAAGAATGTGGTTTTTAGGTTATCTAAGTTTAAAGAACGTCATGAACAAAACGGCGAGACAGTTTATATAGCTTATTATAGGTTTGAAGGGTTTGTATCACTTTAGGAAATATAGGGAGAGACTTTTAAGGTTTCTCTCTTTTTCTTTCTTCAGGTACAACAACAAAAAAAAGAAACTACACCTATCCATCTCGGACCAGTGTAGTTATTATTTACTATGATATTATGATTAGAATTATAGTATCTTGAGAAGTTTATCTGAGACACTATTAATTTTTATAGTTTCGTAAGTTCCATCTCCTTTAAGCCAAATTAATCTTCTCCCCAGGATCTTTAAGCCAATTGATTCTAACATTAGTTGATACATGCTAAATTGTAGGGTATAATGTCCTAAGGGTTCATCTATTAAGTCATCAAAAGGAGGATACATTGTGATTCCTTTCGACCTCTGATAATCTTTTGTAAGTTCTTCATTTGTTTTCCAATCCCCTATAATGAATCCAGGGTTATCAGGGGAATCATAGTAGAAGAGGAGATCGGTAGTTCCACAAAATTTAGTATTAATTTCTGGGATATACTTTGATGACATCCTGAATTCTGCACCGACCGGAATTATTGAAGGCGGTAACTCAGAATAAAACTTAAGGATACTCTCTTCTTTTGGTGCGAAGGGAATTAACCAACCCTCCTCTGGAATATATTGCCTTCGAATATCGGTCGGAATTAATTCAGGGTAACCACATTTTATCCATGTCATCGCTTCTCCAAATTCATGATACTTTGTTCCTTGCGTTACTGATTTTATATTCTTATACTTCCATTCTCTGAGGACGTCTTCTTGAGTTCTTCCATTCTTTTTTGCATATCGTTCTGAGATTGTATGTTTATCGAATGGTCTAACAAAGTTCTCAATTATATTAGAAACTGGTGTATATTCTTCAGTTCCTATAAAATACTTATGTCCTTCTTCTATAAATGTTATATCAGAAAAATGTTCAGATATTAAGTTTCTTGTTGTTTGTATAATTTCTTCTGTAGTCATATTCTTTTATTTATTATCATATATAAGATTCACCTGGGCAGAGAAGAGCAAAATCCTTACTTATGATATGAAAAAGATGATAAGTTTTGCAGATTTTGAGTATATACTAGAAAATCGAGTAGAGTTTAATCTGCTAAGTAAATTTAATCGTACTAAAGATCCAGAATTAAAAGCTATAATTTCTTTAATTCTTCTTGCTGAATCAATATCTAATGGAGCAATAATAACTTTAAAGAAATTAACGTTTGCCACTGCTTTAGAGAGTATAGATTTATGGAGAGGGAAAGTTAATATTAGAAGTTATGCAAAAATTAAAACAGTAGGAGATCTGAAAGAATGGTTAAGATGTAATTTAGTTGGAAAATTGATAACAATAAAAAGACATGGAAAAAACGAGGTTAGAGTTATTGATTTATTGTTATCAAAAGAAGAAAATTAAGACCCGACTTTCACAAGCCAGATCTTATCAGAATGATTTATACAATTATTTTTTATTTTTATGCATGTATAAGAGTTTGGAGGATTGAGAGATGATATCAATAATAGATGTTTTAAATAATGGAGAAGAAATTGCAAAGTATTTAGAAGTAAGATTTCATACAATTAAATATGCTGATGAATATTACCATAAGTTTATTTTAATTCATTCTTTGTGTAAATATGCGAATAGTTTAGATCCAGTTTATCACACTCTTATAGTATATCATACAGAGTTGATTGGGTGGTCTAATGAAGTCGATCTTAATAGTTTAGGGAGTATAAAAACTAAGGAAGATTTAGCAATATGGCTTAAAGATAATTTAGTGGGAAAAATAATAACACTTAAGAAATATGGAAAGAATAATGATTTCGTATCCTGAATTTTATAAACATCTGGATCTTTTATATGAGAAAAGATTAGATTATAAAAATTATAATGATTATATAAAGTCTTTTAAGGAAAGAATGGCAGAAGATGAACTAGTATATTATTTACTATCAAGTATATCTTGCTTTATTAAATCTTATAATAATCAAGGATTTCTTAATATATTAGGTATAGTTATGATTTTTATAATTAAAGCACTTAAAGAAATAAATCCAGAAAAATATAAGAATCTAAAATCTCCAAAAACACTTCTTGTATCAAAAACATTTAATTCTCAACAGGAAGCTCAAGATTGGATTTTAGATAGATTTTTAGGAAGAATATTAACACTTAAGAGAAATGGAAAGAATATTAATTTTATATTCTGAGTTCTTAGAAAATCTAGAAGAGTATAAAAATAAATACTCTGATTCTAGGGTTCACTTCAATATAGAGATAAAACAGAAATTATGTTGATTCAAAATTTAATATTTCGTAAGGAAGTGGTTAAATTTTTTATTGAGAAGATTTTTTTCAATTAAAAGAATAAATGAAAAGAGATCTTATACCATTTTTGGAGTTTCTGAAAATAGCAGATGATCCAGGAACAGAGACTAGAAGACATTTGTTAGATCAATATTTTCCTTGGGATAGATATTATACAAAACTATCTGAACGAGGAATGTTAATTGGAATTGGAATACAGTTAATAAACTCCTATATATTTTTTGATGAATCTCGTAAACTTTCTAAGAATGCACTTCAGAATGTTAATAATATTATAGGTCATCTTATATCAACATTTCCAGAGAAGTATTCGGGGTGGAAGAAGATGAGCCCAGAAATATTAAAAATTTCTGAAGATCTCTCTAAATATTCTTCGAAAAATGAATTAGTATCTGAGATAGTTTGGTTATTTACAGGAAAACTTTTTAAATTAAAAAAGACAAGAGTTTAATTCTCTTGCCTTTATTTTTTTGAAGAAATAAAAAAAATGGTAATGGACCAAACTTATTTCGCAATCCACTACCTGACCTGATAAATATTCCAAAAAGTTGTACTTACTTTAAGTTCAATTTATCTTAGCTAACCTTTATCGCTACAAGGGTATATCTTTTTGAAGTTCTAATAGTTAATTTCTTAACTATCATGAGTATTTCCCAAAGATAATAATTACAAATACCTTTATAGAATTTTACAGTGACCTTATAGGTATATAAAATTTCTATCTTCTACCATATATAAGAATTTCAGGGGTTTAAAAATACCCAAATTTTTGTAGATTATTTATTAGGTCTTGTACATTATCATCTATTTTTTCTTTCTCTATATTATTCCAATTAACTCTATCGTTCTGTTCTGGATTACCAAATATTTGAGTTATCCAATAAGGGATTTTAGTTCCTCTTATATTATCCCATCTAGATGTATTTGTTTTTTCAGAAAGTGCCCATAATACTTCTTCTATTGTATATAACATAGATCGATGAATGTGTAGTGATACTTTAAAAACAGATCTCATTATTCCTATTATATTATCTAGGAACATATTTAATTGATCTTTATTAGTAAATACTCCAAAATTTCTTGAATCTATATTATAAATATCTCTCAAAGTTAGTATTATTCCTTTTCTAAATTTAAAATTATTATAACCTCCAATATATCTGTAAAGTTTATCTATAAATTCTAAAGCTCCTTTATTACTAATGATAAAATTGTTAACAATTATGTCAGAAAAATCAAACATATAGTTATTATATACATTTAATCCAGATAAACTACTATAACTATTTTTAATATTTTTCTTAATAGATTTATAGAATTTACCTCTTACTATAGTACTTTTTCCATATTCATAAAAACGATATGTAGGAAGACCATATTTAAAGTACATATAGGTATCTCTAACTCTATCATCAATGGCTTTTTCATCATGATAACTAGAATCAATTTCTACAATGAATTTTGCCTTATAAAAGAAATAATCAGAAAGTATATAATGTTTTCCCCAAAGCTCTGTTCGAGTTTTTGGAACTTTTTCCTTAGATAATATTTCTTCCCAGAGTTTCTTATCCATTATTGGAACAGGAAATTCTTTTATATACTTTGTAAAATCTTTTTCTTGCGTTAATTCATTCTTTATTTTTTCTATATCTTCTTCAAATTTTTTGGAAAAACTACTCTCATTAGCAATAAGAGCATCTCTTCTATTTTTGATAATAGAAATATGAGAATTGTCTTCTTTTAAAAGATACGTTGGAATGATGTATCCTTGTTCAATCTCCTCTGCATAATATTTGCATCCCATAGCAAATATTTTAATTAAATCTGTATTCATAGGTTATTTAATTTTATTTCTATTTATAAGGTTTATACCTTGAGATCCTTATAAGTGTAATTTATTACATTAAAAAAAAACAAAAACTTAAAAGAAATGAAAATTGAACAAGAATTAATCAATGAATCTCATAAAGGATTCGTAAGAAGAGACCTAGTAGATCTATACCAAAGATTTATAGGTGAAAGAAGTGGAGGAAAAGTACGTAATTCATCATTATCTAATGAGATAACTCCTGGTAATGATGTAAATGTTAGTGAAAGATTTTTAAATAGACAGAAAAGGAAGGGGATTAAATTACTAAGATTTCCGAAAACTATTCATATAATTAAAAGATGTTATGAAGAAAGGTTTGGTGGTTTTATTGAATCTGTCTATACTGTCGAATACGGAATTTTGCATTTAATGTACTTTGATGAGAATGTATTAATTGAATTCTCTAAAACATTTCGATCTCTTGAGAATGATAATATAGATGTATTGAGAGAAAAACTCAGAACTGTATTATTTGGAAAAATTATAGGAGATAATAAATTCATTTCTGTAGATAGAATAGAAAACCTAAGAACCAGAAAATAAAAAAAAATTGAAGGAGACTTTTTACAGTTCTCCTTCTTTTATTTTTCTTCTTAGGACATAAAATCTAGCTTTTTTGTTTTTACTAGATCTAAGTCATTAAATGGAGTACCTTCGATAAGATTTACTCCTGTTTGTTGTAAAATCCATCCAAGTCCGGTCAAGTTTCCATATTCATCTACTACAATCTTTTTATCCCATATTGTTAGTTTAGGGAAATATAATTTGTAGTCTGGGAAAATCATACTCCATTCATCTTCATTTCCTTCTAAAAATTTATCTAGTTCAGGGTGAGTATTTATTTTTTTTGTTCTCCCATTCCATATCACATCAAAACACGGCCGAAGAATATATGGACAAACTTCGACTCCCTGACACTCTCCTGGTTCTGATGTTCTAGAAATAACTTTACATTTATTTCTTACCAGAGTCATTATTTTGTCCATTGAGTAGTCGGCCGTATTAATTATCACTATCTTTCCGGTTATATATGTTGGATTCTTTGGGTTAACGTGAATTAGACTACCTACCGAAGGATCTATCTCTTCTTGTAAGTAAATAGCCTCGATAAAAGCATCTAATCCATTCCCATAATATACGGAATTCATTTTTTTATCTCCTTCCCTAGTAATATCCCAGCAAATTCAGTAAGATCTACATCCCTAACAAATACATCAACTGGCTTAATGAATATAACAGTCCTTTCTACTATTGTCCCATCTTCTCTTACTGCTGATACATTATATAGGTTTTTTGATATTTTAGGGAGAAATGATTCAGGTACATATTTCCAATCAATTGCCATAGCTTCATCATCAAACATCTCTGATACTAGGTATTTTTCTTGTTTCATATCTTATATTTTTAAAGTTGATTAATAATTTGTTCAGTATATGCTACCGGATCGAATTTCTTAAGCTCTTTCAATCTTGTCTTGAGCTCTTTTATACGATCCGAAGTATCTTTATTTTTTCTAAGGTAACTGATAGGCTTTGACATAACAGAACTAACTATTTCCTGAGGCATTCCAAATACTTTCATAATCTCTTCGTCAGTTGCTTTTGGATTTTTGTTTAATATATAATCTGAAATTAATGGAATAGCCTCTAAAACCGCAATATCAAAAGTAGTCTTATCTATCTTTTTTTGATTTACTTTAGTTACAAGCCCTATATATCTTTCATAGGTGAATTTTATCCAATCTCTAAGTGGTATTCTAAAACAACTCTTTCCATCTGTTACCATTAAACTATAAGTAGTATCATCATAACAGCATTTTCTAGCAATGTTTTCAATATCATCTATAGTTATACCTCTTGCTCCTGGAACTCTACCTATAAAATATTTTTCTCCATCTGCATCACTTAAATCTTCTCCATAAACTTTTCCTTCATCAACTAATTTTTTGAATTTTTTTAAGTTAGGAGTAAACATATCAGTTCCATCCTTAGTCTCAAATAAGATACCTTCTGTTTTACCATCTGGACTTATTTGTCTGGATATCTTATAAGAATATATTACTTTTCCTTTACCAGTTTCCCATAGTTTTTGAAGCTCTGAATTTTCATAATCAATTAAAAAATCAGACTTACTTCGAAGTAATAAGGGATTATCATATTTATAAGCTTCATATAGAGATTTTATCTCAAAAGTTGGATATTTTACTCTCGTGCCTACCCCTAATCCTTCGATTTGTGTGGACATAAATAGTGCAACAGGAATAGGTAAGGGAATATAAGTTGGTTCCATTTTTTCTTGAGGAGAAGGTACAAAATCAACTTCTTTTATAGTATCTCCTAATAATTCCCAATATAAATCACTTAACCCAGACTGTAAATAGCGCGATGCGGCTGGATCTGACACTACTTTTCCTGTTGGTGAGTATAGTGACATTGAAGTGCTTCCAAAAAATCCTCTTCCTTTGAATATCCCGGATTTTACAAGTGTAGAATTAACACCATCTAGCGATTGAACACCATGAGGGTGAAACTGTGAGATGGATGATATAAGGGTAAGGCTAGGATTTAATTTTCCTTTAGGAAATCCCATTGCAGTATAGATTAATCGTCTATAACTAATTTTCAATCCATCTAATCCACAAATAGCTCTAAAGTTATTTACATATCCTCCATAGAATATATAAGCATCTCTTGTTATTTCTCCAACTGCTCGAGATAATTCAACATTACTTTGATTTAAATCAATAGGGGTTATCTTATCTTCTTTCTTTTTTCTAGCCATATTATTCAATTATTCTAAATTCGTCTAAATTATACCAAAAATCTTCAGATACTCCTGCTTTTACTGAAATCGATTCTTCTGAATTAAGATTTGTTATTTTTATTGAGAAAGACATAATTCCTCCTCCAATTCCACTTTTAGATATAACTACTGGTGGATATTCTAGAAGAATTAAGTCTCCTTGTTTAATATCTTTTATAAATTTTTCAAAAGTTTTACTCGTACTGTAGCTCATTTCAATACGTTTCATTGAAATTACCTGAACTGTATATTTTACTGTAGGTAATTCTTGTATATTGAAATTTCCCATTTTAAATGTTTCCATGATCTATTCTATCACTTGTATTTCTCTCATAGCATTCCAAAATTCATCAATTGCACTTCCAGGAACTATTATTGATTTATTACTTCTAAGATTTGTTATCTTAGTTCTTATAGATTTCATTCCTGACTGTGAATTTCTTTCAAGAATAGGAGGAATTTCTAGAAGAATCATATCTCCTAGGTTAATTCCATCTAAAAATATTTCCCTTTTCTTGTTACTTACGTAATAGGTATTCTTATCCATCTTAGAAATTACTTTAATTAAATATTTCATTGTTGGTAATACATCCCTACTATTTTCAATACCATTAATTTTATAAATCTGTAAATCCATTATCAATTATTTTAAATTCTCCGAAATAATAATATAAGATATTTAATTCCGGAATGCTAAATTTCATACTCTTTTTATTCTCTAAATTGATAACTGTGATATATCCTTGAAGCAATAATGAATATGAAATCATTATTAGATCTCCTTCATTCAAGTATAAGTTTATGAATTCTTTTTTCTCTTTATTCATTAACCTATAAATTCCAAAGTTTTTATTAGTTAATATTTTCTTAGCTCTATCACAACATATATTTTGTGGTTCACCAAGTAATATTACTATCTTAACTTCTGGAATATTTGGATATTTATAAGTCTGTGAATCCATATGGGTTACTTAATATTCCAGTATCAAATAATAATTTTTTTCTTTCATTTATATCTTCTACTAGATTCATACTGTAGTCTATACCATCTGTAGTAACAGTTATTAATCTTCTAGTTGACTTATCAAAGAATGATTTAGCTGCTTCATCACGATTTAGACTTCCGAGACCTTTTATATGTTTAAAGTCTTTATTAAGATCAAGTCCTATTGGAAATCTAGTACCTGGAACTAATGGATCACTTGGATAAAAATATTTATCTCCTTGAATATAAACAGGAGATTCTGCTATCTTAATCATACCGAATTCAATCATAAATCTTGCAAAACGTGAGAATGTATATAACAATCCACTTTGTATAGACAGGCCATCTTCGTCGGCATCTGTCGAGATCGCAACTGTTCCATATTTAGCGTATTTTTTTACTATTTCATAAGCTTCTTCTCTTGTTTTACAGTTTTTTATTACACTAGAATCTCCAACACCTAATCCGAGAAGTTTAAAGATACTATAATATTCTTTATTATCAAGTAATGACTCTACTGCATTTTCACCAGCTCCTGATAAATTTTTTACTTTACCACGAAGAGCGAGAATTCCAGTATGTTTAGGATCAATTCTAGCTGATTTTAGTGAACCAAATGGCGATAATCCTTCTGTTAAGAAGAGTTCACAATCCCATCTATCATTTAAAGGTGCACTAGCTGCTGCATAACCATCTACTATTGTATTTTTAGATTTATAGAATGCATTTCCACTAGTTTCTTCAATCATCTTAGCAACTCTTTCATCCGCACTAAGAGATTTCATGGATTCAGCTAGATAATTTAATTTAGCTACATGTTCTTGCCAATATTCTGGATTATTTCTAAAAATTTTTTGAAATTCCTTAGTAATATCTGCAAAATCAGATTGTTTTACTCTAGATATTGATTTTAGTTTCTCTTTATTTTGAGAATTGAATATTACATCTTCACAAATTACAACTACACATAGTCTTAAACCATTAGTAGTATATTTATGTTTTATCTTAAATTCATTTTTTAAAGCATCTTCAAAACATTTTTCTATATAATTTATATGAATTCCTTCAGCATCAAGACCCATTACACTTCCAAATTCTTGTTTTTGTCCAAGTTCAGGATCTACTTCAAAAGTAGTATATACAGTTACATATTTATTTTTACTAGTATCTGCAGGAGTTATTGTTTTTAGTATTTCAAACTTAAATGGTTTAAATGTTCCATTTAATTGCTCTCTATTTACTATTAATTCAATTTTCCTTTTATATAATTTTTCTTGAATTAATAAGAAATATTGCAAACTTCTCAACGGTAATTTTGATGAAGTACTTTCGAAAATCTCAGGATCACCCCGGAATAATACTATTGTACTGTATCCTCTTGGCAAAGGCTCATATTGGGGATCTTCAGAACTAAATATTAATTTTTCAAGATTATCTAATTTATCAACTCCTTCATATACTTTATGACCTTTCTCAAAAAATAATGTATAATATATATCTTTTCTCGATCTAGGTCCATAAGAATTCCAAACGTTTTCTACAATTGGAAGAGATTTATTATAATTATCTTGAGTAACTCTTGACATCATAATAAATCTTTCAGAACAAGCTACACAAGCCTTAAGGCCACATCCATTCATTCCAACTCTTACATCTGAGGTTGACCCAAATTTAGAACCGGCATGAATGTTTGTAAGAGCTACCTCCATTGCTGTCTTATCTGGCTGATCTATTGACATTAAAATTGGCATTCCACGACCCAGGTCCTGGCAAAGTTGATAGCCGTTCCAACTTTGATCAATAACTGCACTGTTACAAGTACTACATGCAGAGACTTCATCTTGAATATTTCCTATAATTTCTGTTAGTAACTGAGTAGTATCTGTAATATCTCCTAAATACATGCCGGGTCTAGTACGAATTGCATCTGGAAATCCTAATACTCTAATTTCATTACTATTTTCTTCCATAAATAAAATTTGGTTTTATTAAAAATTTTAATATTAAATATGTTTTACAAATGATGGGAAGACAACACAATTATATCTTCCCATCTATAAGGTTTACATGTCTGGTGATTGGTTATTTTTAATATAATCTTCTTCTCTTATCCAAATATATCCAACAAATAAACCTTCGCTTTTCCTAGTAAGAATGTTTTTTAAAGGTCTATTATTATCAGGATGGTTTTTAAATGTATTGTCTACTTCAATAATAGAATCCCATTCTTTAATAAATTTTCTATCTAAACTTAGCTGTATTACTTTCTTTTTTGATCTATTCTTTCTAGGTGCAATCTTACTTACGTCTAGAGTACTATATTCCTCTTTATATACCCATATGTAATTAGAATGGATATAAGTTTTATTTCTACAGGCTTTAGATATTAAATGACGATCTATTTTTAATACTTTTTGAATTTCTGTTAAATTACTCCACTCTTTTATAAAATCTCCTGATAAACTCAATTGAATTATACTATTTTTCTTTACTTTTAATTTATTATTAATAGAATCTACTCTAAGTTTTAAAGTATCTGTATTATAATCTGATTTCCAAATCCAAATATATCCATATGAAGATTTAGCATCATTGTTACAAGACGTTCTTATACCATCTCCACCTCTATCTTTTAATTTTAAAGAAATAACAGCATCTTTTACACTGTCCCATTCTTTTATAAAGTCTCCAGATAAGCTTAGCTGTACTATTTTTCGAGAGTTATTATTTTTATTAAAATTTATTTTCTCAATATTTCCATTATCATAATCTATTTTATAAACCCATCTAAATCCACTTGATTTTCTGCGCTTACCTTTGCAACAAGATAATATATGGGAAAATGTTTTGAACTCATTTTTTAATTCTTCAGTAGATTCCCAGGTCTTTATATAATTTCCCTCTAAATCTAGTTGAACTATTCCATAATAAATCTTATCTAAAGACGGAATTATATTTCCAAGTTCATCTTTTCGATTATTATAGTCTTTTTCAAACATCCAAATAAAACCCTGTGCTGTTTTTTGTTCTCCTCGACATACAGAGAGTAATCCTCCACTATATGTACAACTTCCAGCTATTTCTTTTGCAGCTTCATTAGCTGATTCCCATCTCTTCACGTATTTTCCATATATAGTCAATTGGATTATTGGAATTTTTATTATCTTGTCTTCATTATTCTCTCCAAAACATGATACTCCGCCAGGAGAAGTATTATATCCATTTTCTATATTAGTACTATTATAATAATTTATATAATATGTTTCAATATCTGCTAAAACTTTTTTAGTTAGGCCTAAATCAGCTGATTTAGTTTCAAATAATATCTCATAAGTAAAGTTCTCTGGGCCATATTTCTTTCTAGCATTATCAATCTTAGAATTTTTTGATGTATAGGGAGAAGATATTAATTTCCAGTCTCGTTGCCTCTTCTCTTCATTGCATGTTTGTCCAACGTAAACTTTTCCGGAGGGACTAGTTCTAAGATAAATTATACCTCTTATTAATTTTTCTTTCATAGTTTAAAAAATTTAAGGTTTAAGTTTTTTAATTAATTCAGTTTTTTCTTTTGCTGTAAGTCCTGAAGAGAGATTAGTTACTTCTATTTTTCGGCCGGCAGATTCAAGTAACTTAGATATTAGACCGAAAGAACTTAAACTTATTCGGTCCTTTCCTTCAGTTACTATAGTATCAATGGCCGGAGATAATAGTAACTTTTCTAATTCAGGTGTATCTTCTGAATCTAGTCCAATATTCTCTTCGATTACTTGACTTACTATATATCCTTTAGCTGAACAATATAATAATAATCTCTCTTTTTGTTTTTCTAATTCTTCTTTTTCTTCAGAGCGTATATATATAGCTACGGTCGGATTAGGTTTTTTAGGATCTTCTTCAATAACCCAGACTCTACCTTGTTTGTCTGTTTCCATTGAGATTATACCTTTCTCCTTCCAACTATATACTGTACCTCTTGAAATTTTTTGAACTTTACAATATTCACTAATTCTATATTTCATAACACAATAAAATTAAAGATTAAACAACTCTATACATATATAAGGCGTACATTATAGAAAGGTAGCAAAATGTGGGTTATTTTTGATGTTTTTAGCCCTCTTAACCTATAAAATGAGCCAAAATAACCCACTATTTTTAAGGGAGGATTTATTTTAATTGGATTCTGCATCACCCTGAAAGCCTTATATATGAGAAAAACATACTCCTTAAGCAATAATAGAAAAGCTTAGGGAGTTTTAAATTTTTATAGTATGAAAAAGACAAATAGAGAAAAAATCAGAAGAGAATTTCAAGTATTAAGAGTTAAGTTTGAGAAAATCAACTTCAAACGGGTAAAACTTGAATTTGAAAAAGGAACAATTACTGAAGACGAATTTATTGAAAAATCAAAAGTAGTTTTTGCATTAAAAGCGAGGTTTGAAAAATTATTAGAAAAAACTAAGTGCCTAAAATATCAAAGCAAGGCGATTAAGGAACTTTATGGATCAATGAGAAAATATTGTATTAAGAGTAATATTATTGATCCTTGGTATAAAGAGATAATAAAAAATTTACAAGTTCCATTTATTTTAGGATTAGCCTTAGTAGCTAGAGATCGAGAACTAGTAAAATTCGGTAAATCATTTATTAATGGGGTTAAGAAAGTAGTTGTTTAGAAGAGGGATTAATTTCCCTCTTTATTTTCTCAAGCCCGCAAATTCTTATATATGATATGAAAACTTATATAAACAAAATTAATAACAGTTATGATTAAAAGTATTTTAGAACAAGATCTTTATTGTTTTAGTGTATCACATTTCTTCTCTAGAAAATTTCCAGATAGTATTGGAGAGTTAGTATTTTTTGACCGAAACAACACAGAGTACACTGAGGAATTTGTAGAAGAATTTAAAAGAAATCTTTACACAATTAAAAATCTTAAACTTCTTCCAGAGGAGTTTGAATGGGTAAAGAGTAGAATTAAATACATTCCAGAATTTTATTGGGAATGGTTAAAACAGTGGAGATTCGATCCAGAGAAAGTTAACATTTCTTTAGACGAAAAACATCATCTTAAAATTAGTGTTATCGACAAAATGTATAGAATGGCACTTTATGAAATACCAATTCTTGCAACATTGTCAGAGATGATGCATAAAGAAGACAAGGTTGATATGTCTGAAGTCTTAGGAAAACTTGAAAAGAAAATAGAACTTTCAAATAGAGAAAAGTTATGGTTCTGTGAATTTGGTTTACGTCGAAGATATTCATTCAATGTTCATGAAGAGGTAATTAAAATGTTAAAAGAGAAATCAACTTATTGTACTGGAACTAGTAATGTTTATTTTGCTATGAAGTATAATATGATTCCTCAAGGGACTATGAATCATCAGCTTTGTAGTTTTATGAACAGTATGTATGGATATCGTCAAGGATCGTATGTAATGATGGAAAATTGGGAAGATGTATATGATTCTCAGCTTGGTTGCGTACTTACAGATACGATAACTTCTAAAGCATTTTTTGATCAACTTTCTAGAAAACATGCATTCTTATTTCCAAGTTTTAGACAAGATTCTGGAGATGAATATATGTTTGTGAATCTTATGATTAATCGTTTGAAAGAACTAGGAGTTGATCCTAAAGATAAAACAGTAGTATTCTCTAATGCACTTGATATGGAAAAATTCAAAGATATTTCTGAATATTGTGCAGGAAGAATCAAAAAAGCTGTCGCAGGAATAGGAACTAATCTTACTTGTGATATTCCAGGAATTAAACCTGCTAATATAGTAATGAAATTAGTAAGATGTAGGATGAATGAAAATAAACCTTGGATTCCTTGCATAAAACTTTCAGACGACTTAGGAAAACATACTGGTGATCCGGCCGAAATTCAGTTATGCAAAGATACGTTAGGAATAGAGTAAAAAATAATGAGCCTGGGGATAATTTCCTTGGGCTCTTTTTATATCAATGACTTATGTTAATAATATTAGATCCGATAAAAATTAATCTTAGGGATGCAAAGGTTTATACAACACAAGAAGAATTAGAAGAAACATGGAAAACGCCTCTAGATTCTGTTCTTCCTTCACTAGGTTATACTAAAACTTATTCTGAATTAATGAAGTTGAGTTTAGGAGGCGTTACAATAGGATCTGTTTATTATCGAACTATGGAGGATCAAAATACGGCCGGAGATATTATTGAAAGAAATACATACATAAAAGTTCAGAATATAACTTATGCATATTCGAGGTATTATGCTTTCTTAACAATTATAGAAGACACAGCCGGAATAATATCTATTTGTCAAGGTTATGTGGAGGTAGAGAAATTACTATCTGATCCTTGTATTGTTGAGATTGATAGAATTCCTATATCTATACGTGAAAGAATTATAAAACTCATTAATATATGATAAAAAAGCGTGAAGTATATAATGAAATAAAATATAGTCTATGTGAGCTATTTCCGACGGAACATGGAAACTTTATGATTAATAATTCAGATTGTTCATTTACATATTCTAAATTTTCTGATTCTGGAAAAATTCTATTCTATGGAGAAATGTCAATAGGTGATAAAATAGAATTTTCAGTATTTAGAACTAGGGAGGATTATCCAGATTGTGTTGTTCTCTATTTTTCTTGGATGAATGTCCTTGAGATGAAGAGAGATATACAAAAAACAGAAGAATGGTTGGGAATGTTAAATAATGGATTTGATGAAAAAACTAATAGAGTCTCCTAAAGAATGGCTTGAGGTTTATAAGAAACTAAATGAACTATATGATTTTCATCTTGAATACTACGGTCTAGAAAATGATTGTATCAAGAGATATACAAATCCTTATTTTTTACCAATTAAGTATCCTGTTATTATATCTGGATATAGTACTATTAGTGATATAGATAATTGGACTAGTTTTACATTTACATTTATTTATTTAACTGACTTTTTTAAAGATGAAGAAGACTGCTAAAGATTATATAGATTTCTTAGTACAACGAGGATATAGTCCTGCTGGAAATCAATTTATATGTGGTTACTTAGAGTACACTGACTTAGAAAAGAAAGATACTCTAGGGCATATTACATTATTTACAAGATATACAGAGGAATATACCAAAGAATTAGAATCTCTTCCTGAAGGGACTGAATTTGAGATTGATTTTTCGAGAGTGGAAATCACAGGAGCATGGTTTAAGACTTTGATTACTTATCCAGAAAAAACTAATTCTTTTTGTGATGAAGGAACTGGAATAGTGATAGAGGGTAAAGAGTTCGAAGATAATTTTGAAAAAGTATTATGGATATCAGAGAACCCAACTGAACATGAATTAGGAACTATTAGATCGCATTATAGAAACTTGGAATACTTTATGAAAAATTTTAAACCAATTCTTATGAAGTATGATTTCTATGAGTGTTATGATTCATTTTGGGATACCACCGAAAGACACTCCTCGGCGCCTAGATTTGATTATAGACATATAAATACTAGATCTGATTTTGATATAGATTTTATATTTACAACTAATCCTATAACTGGATCTCTTGAATGTAATGCGCCGAGTAAATTATTTGGTGATAAGTCTAAAGATTTATGTAGTTTATCTCCTAAAGAATTTGAGAAATATTTAATTGAGGATTATTTTAGTGGTGATTTGAAATTTGAATATATTCTCAGTTCTGATCCTAGATATACAAAAGATAGTTACATTGAGATTATGAAATTAATGTTTTCTTTAAGGTATATGGAAGACGGAACAGGTCAAGTATACAAAGATATAGATTTTGAGAAAATACCAGAAAAGTATAACGATTTAATTAGAGATTATAATGAAAAGGGGTGATGTAGGATTATTATCTATTGGACTTAAAAGAAGATTTAACCCAATTATAGGAATAGGAGCAAGTAATAAAAATATAGTAGAGGTAGAAAGTTTATTAAAAATTCTAGCCGAAGAAAAGAAGGTACAGGAATTTATAGATTCTTTACAACCAGGAGATATTATATACTGGAAAGATCTTGATGTGATAGAGTTTGCATGGTTTGAAGTTAAATTTTTAGAGGTATTTAACATAGAAGAACGAAGACTTCGAATACAAGAGATTCATTCTTTTAAACAATCTATTAAATTAATCAGTGCTTATGACTATCTTTCAGGAAGTTTATTAACCAAAGAAGAATATGAAAATCAGACTATATAATAGATAGAAGAAAGAAAAAGAGAAGAACAATTAAAGTTTCTTCTCTATTCTTTTTTTACTTCAAGATAAATTTTGAAGTTGGATCATCTCCAATTTTGTATTGTAATTTTCTGAGAGATCTAATAAATGCTTTTTTAGAACCGTATGTTGATCCTCTTTCTAATATCGTTGTATCTTCTGTTTCTCTTTTCCACTCTAAAATTTCAGGATTATCTTGAGATATAGATTTTTGTGTTCTTGCTATCACTACATTCTTCTTCCATGCATTTCTTAGGTTAATTCTTTTTTGTGAATTTACTGGAACTATACACCTTGGATTAAGTACTAATAAACATTCTACATCCCAACCATAAAGATTAAAACTTCTTCCGTTATAGTATAATCCATTAAATTCAGGCATTCTAGTTTCATTTTGACCATTTTCTGTAAGTAATATTCCATCATAACCTTCAGAAACCATCTTTTCAAAATCAATTAAGTAATCAGAAAGAGCAGGTTGAAGTTTTGATATTCTTTTAAATGGTACTTGATATAAATCTTCTAATGTATCAATAATATAAATTTTAGCTGTAGAAGAAAGTTTGAATTTAAAATATATTTGTAAATCTTCCTTCCAAGATTCCATTTCAGATACTATAAAATCTCTCCATCCCCATTCAGAGTCTATTGGAGAAGCCCATAATCCAGTTCTAGGTTTACACCATCCTTTTTTGTTTTTAATTTTTCTGAATTTCTTTGGGTTAAATCTCTTTTTCCCATATACAATAAATTCTTTTTCCATATTCTTTTATTTTATACATTAATAAGGTTTTAAAACGAGAAATAAAAACCATAGGATAAATTCCTATGGGTATAACAAGTTTCTTCATAAGTTACGTTGTATAAAGTTTATTATTATTTCGGAAGGCATCTTTATACAACGTACTTATCTTTTTCTTTTTCTTGAGTGGAGTGAATAATTAATTAATCTTTAGTCCTTCCTTTCTTTAAGATTTTATAATCGACCATAATATCTTGGATCTGGTGTTGACGAAGCTTCAATGATGTATGGAGATATTCTATTCCAGTAGACGCCATTTCCCATATCAATTGGCTGTCGATATCCCCAAGGGTCACCATAATAAGGTTGAGTTAGGTAACTATTTCCATCATTTCTGAATATTCTGCTGAAATTATCTACTACCATTGTTAATGATTGAACGAAAGTAAATAATCTTCCACATGTATCCTGAACATTTTTCATCTTTTCAACAATATTACTATCATTCTTATCTCTCTTCACTTGTTGGATCTGAGTATTGTTATTTGATTGAAACTCTGATCCTGAAGAAAAACTTGGATCATCAGGAATACTCTTTTGTCTAAAACCACCATTCTGATTGCCGTTATTAGTATTGATTTTATCTACACCAATAAATACAGCTACGCCTGCAACTGCTGCAACTAATACTTTGAAGCCAACGCTTAAAATTTTTCTGTAATTCATAAAGCTACTAATTTTTTTTTTAAATTTTTATTCGTTATAACTACCTCTCAGTAGCTTTACTCGTGGCTTCTCGTTTACACTCACCCGAATTCATACTAAGTTTTTAGCATCAATTTTACTTGTTTTTTTAATCACTAAATTGTTAATTTTTCTATTTGTTTTATAGACAGAAACTTTAGCGCTTATTTTTCGTCCATATATAAGAATTTCAAGGTTTATGCTCTTTTTGCTTTATTTTTTAAGTGAAAGCCTAATTATTGATAAGAAACTCTGTTTTGGAGTGTTGATTAATAACTAAAAATAAACTATCTAATGATTTATGGTTATATACGAGTATCTACAGAAAAACAAACAGTAGAAGTACAGAGGTACGAAATAAATAGATATTGTAGAGAAAATGGAATTGAAGTAGATGCATGGATAGAAGAAAGCATTTCAGGAGCTATAAAACCTAGTGCTAGACTTCTTGGAAAACTAATATTAGATCGAATAAAGAAAGGAGATTTAATATTAGTTACTGAAATTTCTAGACTTGGAAGAAATGTATATATGGTGATGTCAATTATAAATCATTGTATGTTAACTGGAGCTGCTATCTTACCTATCTGGAAAGGGGAAATAATAAAAGAAGATTCCCTGTCCGTATATGAAACTTTCTTTGATATAATTAGTGCTCAAAAAGAAAGAGAATTAATAAGTCGAAGAACAAAATGTGCATTAGCTATGATGAAATCTAATGGCGTGAGATTAGGTAGGCCTGTTGGAATCCCTAGGAAGCGTAAATTAGATGGAAAAGATAGTGAGATTACGAAATTACTTGAAAGAGGATTGAGTAAAGCAGAAGTAGCTAGAAGGTTAGGAGTTAGTCAAACAACATTATCAGAGTTTATGAAAATAAAACATTTATAAATTAAAGAAGTTATGAATAATAAGTTTATTTTGAATTTGGAGAATCAATTTCATGGTATACACACGAGATTGAAAGAACTGCATTTCTCAGCACCCACTATGAGCATCCATAAATTAATTGATGATTTTGATGGTGAATTTCAGGATTTTGATGATGCTTTTATGGAAAATGCTCAAGCTCTCTGGGGATTTATCCAACCAGGAACATTAAATCCTATTCTTCCAGAAGCATTAGAATTTGAAAATCTCTTAGTAGATATTAGAGGATTACTAACTGGAATAAAAAGAGAAGCTGGAGATGATTTAATGTGGTCAGGTATTATTAACAGAACGGATGACTTTTTCGAAATTGTTAATAAATATATTTACTTGATCAAAATATGTAAACATGACGCTGCAAAAAGCGAATAAAAAAAGAACTAACCTTGGAAATAAAATCCTTGGTTAGTTTTCTTTCTCTTCTAAAATAAACCTTTTTCTCTAGATAGTTTAAGAATAGAATAATTGTAATTGCTCATATAATAAGCAGCATTATCTATGTTTATTAATCCCTTTTCATAATTCTCTATTATTGCTAAAGAATTATATAAGATGATCCTAATAAATTCTTCTTCAGGAATACTTGGTTTTTCAATAGTAATAATATCCGAATTAAGTTTTTTAAAATACCTAAAACTTTCTTTTGTTATTAAATCCAGTCTATATATGTATCTTGTCATATTTTTTGCTGTCCAAATTTTTCGGAATGGTTTTTCAAAATTACTTAATGTAATTGAAATATAGTATTTACTTTTACCTAAGCGATTATTATCCTTTAAAAAACTTACAATCTTTGAGATTTCTTGAAAACTACTTCTATTTATAAATAAAAATACACTAAAACTATTTGATATTGTTCTATATTCCTCAGAAGTTAGATAATTTCGAGCATTATGTATATCTACTAGTTTAAGAGGAGTTTCTATTACATAAGTTCTAAAGTTTGGTGTGAAAGTTATCATGATAATTTTTATAATTATAATATAGTTCATTGAGGTTATCTATATCTTTTTTAACACTAAGAAGTCCAGTAGTAGTTTTTATTATTTTAATTAAAACTTTTCGAATATCTTCTGAGTTAATTCCAGATATAATTTCTTCTTTTATTTTTACAGTATCATATCTTCCATAATAAATAAAACAAATTTCCTTATATTTTATATGGTGTAATAAATAATTAAATGAGATTCTCTTTAATCGATTTTGAAATAAGAGAATAATTCTATTATCTATTATTACAAAAGTGTATTTATTATTAGTCTTAGCAGTGCAATAATAGTATTCAATTTTTATACTTTTCTTATTCATAACAATTATAAGAGTTTAAATCCTTAATAATGTAATAAAATAAAAAAGAAAATGTTAAAAGATTTATTAAATCGATTAGAAGAAGCAGAATTTTTTAATAAAAAGAATTATTATGAAAACTTAAGAAAGGAAGTTGGTTCTAAATGTGTATATTATGATATTCCTATATTTAGTACGAGACTAACTACTATTCACTGTTCTCTTGAGGCTTTTAGAGGTTTATATGGGATTATACCAAAGCCAGAAGGATATGAATTAGCTGTTAATAATCGTGGAAGTTATTTAATCACTATCTTGTCAAGTTTAACTACGAAAGAAAAAGTAAAGTGGATATTTAGAAAAACTAGTAGATTTGTTAATAGAATCACTTCCTCACGAGGAATAGTTGATGATGAAACAGAAGCTTATATCTTTGGATATTTAGTTTCTCAACAACTTTTAGATTTTATACACATAGAAGATCTTCTTTTAGGGATAGAGAAGAAAAAAGAAATTTCTGGAAAACTATCTAAGGGTGATTTAAGTTATGTAATGTCAACTTTTGGAACTTATTATGATAAAATAAATAAAAATATTATTAAGATAGCTCCTCCTCCAGTAGATGGTATGGTTTATTCAACTGCTGGAGAAAGAAAATTTATAATGATGATTCCAAAAAGAAAAAGAATGACAAAATCTGAACTTTTAAATACTTGGTCTCATGAATTATATCATATAGCTAGAAATTCTTTTGGAGTAATGAATCGAGAATATTTTTACCTTGAAGATATTTTAGTTGAATATATGGAGAAATCTTTACCAATCTTAAAAGAACTTATATGGAAACGGAGGAATATGTAAAAGTAACTGGATATGTATTCTTGTATGATCTAGAAGAAGATTTACAAGTTGTTACTGTAATAAGACTAGAAGATGAATTGCCTCGTTTAGTGCTTACTCCATGGGATAATGCAGATCCTGAAGAAGTATTTTTTGGGTGGGCTGATAATCTCAATACATGTTATATCAGTATTTCAAGTTTTGGTGAAGTTCTACTCTTAGATGCTTTCTTAGATAATGTTAAAGATCGTCTAATGGCAGTTCCAGGAAAATTAGTAGTAATGAAAGATAAAACTTATAAAATAGAGATATGATGAAGGTTATAATTTATTTAGTATTATTAGTTGCATTTATCCTATACTTAGGACAAACAGAAATATCATTTTCACCATTTAGAATTAAAATAACTGAGTGGTATAAGCCTTTAGGAATAATTATTATGATTATCGGATTTCTTATTTATACAGTCGGAAGTGAAAGAAAATCATTTAAAGATGGCTGGACTAAGGCAAAAAATGAAATAATCAATGAGAATAGATAGTTGGACACAGACTAGAGTCAAAAATAAAGATACTGGAGATATAGGAATTGTTTACAGTAACGGTTTTGATTCAAGGGGGTCTTATTATAAAGTATGTTGGGGATCATCTATACTTCCAGAAAGAATGAGTACAGATGATTTTGATAAAAAATGTGAAATTATAGAACATGATTATACATCAATTATCCCTCAAATAATGGAATATCTTAAGGAAGAGAGCTTAGCTAGAATTCCTCAAGTAGTAGCAAGAAGGTTAGATCCAGATTACTATAAAGTAGGTGATATTGTTTATTTTCAGTCTCCTGGATATTTATGGGGTAGTGGTGAGTATGCAGCATTTGGACCAGAACACCCTTTAATAATTACAGAAATAAGACAAGATTGGGGTAATGAATTTAGATTTAATATTATCCTAGATAGATATCGTCCAGAATCACCTTTAAATCCTAAGGGAGAGTTTTCGACTTTTTTCGATCTAACTAGTTTTTATAGTACAGATGCATATAATAATTTAGCACGTTATGACAAAGAATACTAAAAGAAAATTATACTATCAAAAATATCTTCCAGGAGATATAATTACTTGGTTCAATGATGATATCTATATTAATGAAATCAATCTTATTAGATTAGTAACTGGTGTAGTAGGTTTTTTTGGAAATTTTAGATATGAAACTGTAGATTTAGAATTAGGACGTTCTTCAGAACATAGATATTATGGAGAAAGAACAAATATATTGGTATCTAATATTGATATAGTAAATAGTAGGTTGATTTTTCGATCTTTCCCAGGGATTTCTGATATAGTATGTAAAGAAGTATGTAAATTTTCTGGAGAATGTGATTTATGTAATTTCAAACCTTCTATCAGACCTAATAAATTCTTTTTCCCTGGAGATAAAATAAATAGCACTCTACTTATTTCTTATCCAGTAAATAATCGTAAAGGAATAGTTAAACGTGTGAGAATAAATGAAAGTGTTCTTATAGACTTTGTAGAGGAATTAAATGAAAAAAGTATTGTTACTTTGGATTTCATAAAAAATAGAATAAAAGAACTTGTAACTCTTGAAAATCTTGAATATGGAGTTTTTATGGAATATTCATCAAAGGAGATAAGTCATTTTTCAAAAAACCTTAGATTATTTCAAAGAAGAGGATATACAATAGATTCAGGTAAATTAAATTACTGTAATCAATGTATTCTCTCAAAGGATAATTGTAATGAGTGTGGGATTGTGAAATATAATTTATTAGATAATTCAAAATCATTAATGATATGAAAACAAAAGAACAATTAATTAAAGTTTTTGAAGAAGTAATAGAAGATATTATTTCTAGAGAGTATGAATATAAGGATAATTATATAGAATTTCCAGAAACAGATAGACTAATATACGAATCAAAAATGTATAAGTCTATTCAAAAAGGAAATAATAAACCTAAATTTCAAACTCCTCTTAAAATATATGTACAGAATATAGATACCTTTGAAAAAGCAAAGGAATTGGGTTCAGAGTGTGCAGTCCTTAATATGGCTTCATCTAAAAGACCAGGTGGAGGAGTTGAAACAGGTTCTAGAGCTCAGGAAGAAGAATTATGTAGAAGAAGTAATTTGCTATTATCTCTATATTTATATTCTCCTGAAAAATGGGATGAATACTTCGGAGATTATTATTCAGGAAAAGTTCTTAATGACTTCTCCTACCCTATCCCAATTTATGGAGGAATATATAGTCCAGGAGTATGCGTTTATAGAAAACCAGGAACTTATGAAACTGTAGATAATTATTTTAAATGTAATGTAATTTCAGTGGCAGGAGTAGTAAGACCTGATATTGATAAGAGTACTGGAGAAATGATGAGAAAATATATTCCTGTTGTAAAAGGAAAAATAAGAACAATCCTTAGAATAGCTTTAGATAATAATCATACTAAACTTGTTCTAGGGGCACTTGGATGTGGAGCATTTAAAAATCCACCTTCTCATGTAGCAAGATTATTTAAGGAAGTTTTGGAAGAACCAGAATTTATTGGAGCATTTGAAGAAATATGTTTTGCTATTCTTGATGATGGAAATTCAGGAAGAGATCATAACCCAAATGGAAATTTAAAACCTTTCGCAGATGTGTTTGGAGAAAAGATCTAATTTATTAAAAGAAATTTGTAGAAGATTAAGATATAAACCTATCATAAAAACAAGTGATGGAAATTATACTAGAGTTACAGGAGTTTATTTTGATGATTCTGGAAGTCCTTGGTTTAAATTGATAGGTTCTAATAATTGGTATGCTTTCTCAGTAATAGATAAGATTGTTCTTTATTCTAAAAATCTCATTAACAAAGAAATTCGTATATCTGGAGAAACAATAAATCCACTTGTAAAATTTGCAGAAGAACATGTGAAAAAGAATTTTACAGATGAGGGAATAAAAGCATCATTGGATTCTAAAAATGAGAATTATGTAAAAGTAGTAAATGGTAAAGGAGAATCTATTGCATCATACGATAAAGATAAACCTTATTTTTATAGTTATGGTATAGATTTACTTTTGAAGTATATGATAAATTTAAAAGATTGTTCTGGATCTGATTTTGAGATAATTGAAGAAGATTCAGAAGATAATCCATTTTTATATTTTGGATAAATTATGGAAATAGGAAAGATTTATGTAGATTGTAAAGATGGACCTGATGGTTGGTTCGGTTTATTTAGTGGATATGAAAGAGGAGCATTTAATTTTCCAGATAATCTTTGGAAATGGTATGTAATAGATTCAAGGATTGTTATTAATCATCCAAGAGTTGATAATTATTATGGTCGGAGAGTAGCAACTGTTAAAGAACTTGAGAAGATTGAGTCTATTCTTGAACATCTAGAGTATACTTTGATACCAGGAACTTTAGAGATTTCAGAAATGCCTATTAAAAATATTTCAAAAATTATAGAAAAATTAGAAAGAGGTGAGTGGAGTCTTCTTAAAGAAACTGAAAAAATAAAAATAATAGAAATACTTAAGCTACTATGTTAACAACTGAAGAATTATTTAGAGAATATATTAAACTATTCACATTAATAGTAGAAACCGCCGGACAAACGGAAGGTAATAAGAGTTACAAGGAAGTTACTAGAGTTCTTAAAGAAAATGAACATATAGTGAAAAAGATAATTGAAGAAGAAATGTCTTTTACTCCATTTGTAGCTTCTCTTATATTCTTTATAATCAAAGATATTCATGGGACAGAAAAACTTAGTGGAGAGAATTCTATAGAAACTATAAAACCACTAGTAGATGATTTCTATGTGAGATATATAAAGAAACCTACTAGAAAATTTACAGCAAAGTATGGATTACCAGCTGTGGAAGATTTAAATACTTATATCAAATTATATCTTGTTTAATTAAGAAGTGGATATTTTTAATTTTGATATAGTTAATCAAGAAATGATTGGTGGATTAGTAGTTGTATCATACTCTTTTCATTACAATATACTAGATTTCTCATATACTTCTCCAAAAACCAGGAATATAAATTTATGGCCATTTTATAAGAAGAGTTACAGTATTCCTGGAAAAATAAGTGATAGTAGTACTGGTAAAATAGTAATAAATGATATTCTTAACCCTATAGAAGATGGAAGTATCTTAGAGATTAATGATACACCTCCTGGAAATGGATATAATAGTAGTTATAAAGTAGTATTTTATGATAAAAAATGTTTTCTACTACCCTTCATAGAACTAGTTTTTGGAGCTAAGAAGGAATTAGATGAGAAAGCATATACTCTTATACCTACTGTAAAAAGATATGAATTTAACTTTTCTACTATAAAAGATTGGTCATCAATTAAAGATGATAGTGTTTTATGTAAAAAGAATATTATACAAATTCTAAAGAAGGTGAAAAAGACAATCGGTAATAACCTTATAATTGATAAACAAACATTGACACTTGTTAATAATTTTTATTTATGAAAAATTTTAAAGTAACATCAAAGGAAAATGGAAAAGAGTATTGGATCTCTAGAGCAAATGCAGTAGTAGGAATTGTATATACTAGAGATAATAATGGTCGAGTAATGTTTTTAGTATCTAAACGAGGTTCAGGGTGTCCAGATCATGTTGGAAAATGGTCAGTTACTTGTGGTTATCTTGATTGGGGTGAAACAAGAAAAGAAGCAGTAAAACGAGAACTTTATGAAGAACTTGGACTTAATCTTGAAATTTATCCCAATGAAGCAATTGATCATTTTTGTACTATAGATGATCCGTCTCAAGATGTTAGAGAAAACATAGTTTCTAGATATCTTATTCACGTAGATTACATAGCTACTCAGAAAAAATTAGCTGATAAGGAAATTAACTGTGATACTGTATCAAGAGGTGGAGAACCTAATGAAGTAGATGATATTAAATTTGTCCCAGCAGAAGATATTGATAGTTATGATTGGGCGTTTAATCATGATCAGGTACTTAAAGAGATTTTGGAATACTTAGAAACAGGTCGAAAACCTAAATATTGTGAAGAGTAAAGAGACTAGGAATAAGCTCTTCTTATGTTTAATAAAGATTAATAATCAGAAAAATCCTAGTTAATAATCAAACCCGAGGAGATAATTCTTCGGGTTTATTTTCCTTATATGTGATAAATATAAATAAATATAGAATTATGAACAGATTTATTAATTGTGATTGTATTAAAAATAAGAAAGGTGAATTAATACCTTTATGGAAAATAGATTGGAAATTAGATAGTGAGTATCTTGATAAGGATGATCTAGAAAATAGTTTTATTGTTCCGGAAGATAGGAATATTGGTGATTTTATAGCAGAAACTGATATTGTAAAAGCTTTATGGGATTTGATAGATAAAAAAGTAGTTCCATGTAAAAGAGTTATTAAAATTTATTCAGACTCGACAGGAAGGGTTAGATTGAAAGAGGGTGATGAAATTTATGTTAAACATAAATTTAGCTCTAATGAAATTTACCCAACTAAAATAAAAACAATAATTCAAGGAATACAAGAAAATGTTTATTATACTACAGAAAATCATCTAAAAAAGAACTGGTTAGGATCAGATACTGAAATTATAGAAGATACTATAGTAAATGATATTCCTGGAAATAATGTTGTTCAGATAATAACATACAGGAAACATTATGTTCTAGAAGACGGAACTGAAACTGATTACGATTATGATTTTTTTAAATTAAAAGAAAAATGAGAGAATTTATTTATGCTAGTTACCTTCGAATTACACCAGAAGAGTTTTTTGATTTAGCAGCTGAAGAGATGAGTAAAGCTTATGAATCTTATAAATCTAGTTCAGAAACTTATAAAGATCCTTTTCTTCAATTTTGGGTCTATATAAATCCTAATCTAATTCCAGATAGTTATATTGATACTTTAAAGAGGGTGTTAATTGATGAATATGGATGGAGGATTGTTGATATAGAAAAACAACTTGAAGAGGGGAAAATCTATATAAAAACTGAAGTATAATGGTAGATGATGAAGTCCTGGAAAAATTAGTAAAACTTGGATATAAACAGCCAATAAAAGAAAAGAGAATTGAGGTAGAAATAGTAGAATGGATAAGATTACATAAGGATATTATCATTCTCGTATATCCATTTACTAATAAGGAAGGAGAGAAAAGATTTATATTTGCTATCCCAATGGAGAATGGTTCATTGAGTAGTAATAATCTAAACTATCCTTCTTATGAACAAGCTAGGTTAGAAGGAATAAAGAGCGTATGTAATGAATTATTAAGAAAGTAATTATGAAAAAGTTATTAATAATCGTCAGTCTTGTTATAGGATTAGTGAGTTGTGATAGTAAAGGAAAAGATTTACCACAATATAAAGTAGAATATAGTAAGGAATTAGTTATAAAATCTATTGATAGAGGATTAAATTCTTACGGCGTTAGTACTGTTTATTACATCGCTGGGGACGAAATTGGTTCTAATGGAGATATTAGATTAAGTGAAAGAATTCCTAGTAGTAATAATCCAACATATAAAATAGGAGATAAAGTATTATTTTCAATTAAAAAGATAGAGAAAAATAAATGAATTTTTTACTAGTTTTAATAGCATTATTATTAGTAATTGCAGTAATTTTTAAAATAATAGTTATTATAGGAGCTCTCACCAGAAATAAAGAATCTGTTTCTGGATGGGTTTCTAGATTATATACACCAAATTATAAACCGTATAAGAAAATGGAAAAAGATAAAAAAGATCAACTTCTTGAAGAGTTGTTTATGCAAAAACTAGAAATAGATCTCGGAAAAGCAGATGGAACAAAAGATGAGGTTTATCTTGCTGATGTAGTTGAAGATGCTTTGGTTGATATCGAACTAGCCATAGAGGAAGAAGTTTCAGAGCAGAGATTTTTCATATGGCCAAAGGAAAGGGAGCGTCTAATTAAAACATGGGCTAAATTTATTCCTAATCCAGCTAATGGAGGAGATGATGATTTTATTGTATTTGATTCTTTCCGAGGTGAGTATACATTTGGGGAGAATGGATTTACTCCTTTATGTAGCTCAAAGGAATTAAATGGTTACTATAAAGACAATAACTTAGAATATATAATTAAACAACCTAGATATTAAATGAAGAGGAAAGATTATTTATATAGTATTATCTTAGATCAAAATACACCAGAACTTAGGAAAGAGTTTGAAGATCTAGGATATTCTGAAATGGTTGGAACTGGTTTAGCCTTTAATCCAGATAAAGGAAATTGTATTATTACTTGTGCAGAGACTGGAGAATATACAGCTATAACTCGAGAAGCTATTAAATTTTCTTCATCTGGAAAAGTATCTCTTGTAAAAAGAATTCAATGTGGAGTAACTAAAGAACTAGCTCTTGGGATAGCTGCTCTTAGAGGAGATACAGATTTCGGACAATGGTTTACTAATGGAGAAGATTGGATAAAAGATAATCAAAAGAAAGGTTATCATAAAGCAACCATAAATGAACTTCAAGATAAATTTCCTAGAGAAGGTATTCAATTTCTTAATTCAGCTTATATCGGAAAAGTTAGTAAGGATATAATTGAACTTCTAGAAGATGTTGGTTATTATGATAGTAAAATAATTGATGGAGCACGTGATATTAAAGATTGGAAGGATTTTTCAGATTGTGGAATATGTACCTCTAATCATGGAAGCTACACAATTATTCATAAATCATGTTGGGAAACTGCAAATCCTCATATAACTTGGAATTGTGCAGGAAGAATTAATTGTGGAGTCGATGAAGTTAGATTTTATCAAGTTATTACACCTAGATTATAATGGTTAAAGAGTTAAGCATAATTCGAAATGGTTCTGGTGGAATAGTTGGATGTAAGTCAGCGACAGATCAAGTATATTATTTTAACCTAACTATAGAAATCTTAAAATATTTCTCAGCATTTCAGGTAGATAATAAAATTATAATTACTTATGAAGATGTAGAACACATAGATAGAGTAGAATTATCAAGATTTAATTATGGTCCTGATCTTTATCTAGATATTTATTATGATTTATTTATTCACACTAGATTAATGATTTTGGATGATGAAATTCCAAGCTCTCTTAAATATAATTGGAATATGAGAATTGAAAGAAATTTATGTGAAACGATATTTATTTTTAATTAAAGAAAGATGTTAGAATTAAAAGCTGTAGAATTTTTAAAAGAACTGCTAGGATCATATAGTCCTAGTGGTTTTGAACAAGGAGCAACTAAAGTATTTAAGGATTATTGTTCTAAGTTTGCAGTAGAAGAATTTACTGATAAAATGAGAAATGTAGCATTTAAGGTAGGTTCGGGGAGTAAGAAAGTAATGATTTCTGCGCATATTGATGAACTTGGAATGATGGTACAGAACGTTACAGACCAAGGGATGTTAAATATTATCAATCTTGGGGGAATAGATAAAAAAGTTCTCCCTGGAAGTATAGTAATGATTTCTAAAATTGGTCACCCTGGAGAATATGTAACTGGTATTATTGGAAAAAAGCCAATTCATGTAGAGTATGATGATAATAGTAAAAATGAATTAATTCCTATTGAAGATCTTCTTGTTGATATCGGTGCTGAATCCAAAGAAGAAGCTATGGGATTAGTAGAAATAGGTAGTAGAGTTGTTTTTGAAGCAAATTTCATCGAACATCTTGGAAAAAATCGATTTGCATCTAAAGGACTAGATGATAAGATTGGAGTATTTATTGTTGCTGAAGTCTTAAAGAACGTGGCGAATCATGAAGCCTTTAAGGAACTTTTTGACAAATATACTTTTTATGGCGTGGCGAATACTCAGGAGGAAGTAGGTCTAAGAGGTGCAATGGTAACAAGTAAAAGAATAAATCCTGATATTTCGATTGATATAGATGTTACTTTCGCCACGGATGAAGGTAGAGGAATAAAACCCGAATCCTATGGAGATATAAAACTTGGAAAAGGACCTGTTATCATGAATGGACCTGATAAATCTTGGAATCTTCGTTGTAAAATGATTGGAGTTGCTGAGATTAATGAAATTCCGTATCAACTTGCAGCTTCGTATGCAGGAGGAACAAATACTTCAGCAATTCAAGAAGGTGCTTTTGATTGTGAAACTATGTTGGTATCTATTCCTCAACGAAATATGCATACTCAAGTTGAAGTATGTGATTATCGAGATGTAGAAGGTGCTATAGATCTAATCTCCAAGACATTATTAGAGATTACAAAATAAAGAAAAATAATTAGAGGACTGTAAAAAGTCCTCTTTTTTTTATATTTCTATTTTCCCTGGATTAATAGGTTTTTCATAATTTCCATTTACTTTAGAATTCCATATATTATAAAATAATTCTCTATAATTTTCTCTAACTTGATATACATCTCCATAAATAATTCCTAGTACATTATGGTTATTTTCACCAAACATTCCAATCACTTTAACAAGTTTAGAACGCATTTTATTTTCCAAGAAAGTGGACTCTTCATAATTCACAGGATAAAAATTAAGAATCCTTCTCTTATAAAACCATAATTGTTTTTCTTTTATTGAATTAAGAAAGTAAATAACATGTCTTCCTAATAATCTTTCTGAAAAATTATTATCTACTAATATATTATCTCCAAACACTTTTTGATCTTTTATATAAAGTCCTAATACTGGATGTTGATCTACTGATGAAGAATCTATAATATATTTCTTCAATTCAATTCCATAAGTATTTCTCTTCTCCATCCATTCTTTCATAATAAAACTTCTAACTCTAGGGTTTAAGTTTTTTGATAACTTAGCTTCATAACATCTAATCATAATTCTTTTATCTATTTTCACATATAAGGAACTTGGATTTCCTTATAAATGTAATAAAATAATCAGATGAAAAAGAAGAAAAAGAAATTAATCTCCCTAGCCGAAAAAGTTAGGAGAGATAATGAAATTAAAGAAACAGGAAAGTTAGTATCCTTAAGACCTAGTATCACTCATAAAAGTAAAAAAGATTATTCACGTAAGTGGAAACTCGAAGATTATGAATAGTAGGAAAGAATTAATAGAGTTAAATAAACTTTATAGGAAATGTTTAGTAGATTCAGTAATAACTAAATTACTTAAAGTCCTTGAATTTACTGGATTAGATACACTTGAAGATCTTGTGTTTGATTATAAGAGTTTAGAATCTAAATCTATATCAGGAAATATTCAAAAATTATATTATGTAAACAAAACATTTAATTATATTAAAGTTGATATGGATTATGGAGAGTATTCTAAACATAATTTGGATATAGAGGATTTAGATACTACAGATTTAGAGATTATTGTATTTAATAATATTATCGGATATTATAAAGAGAATAAATTAATAAAAATAGCAAAAGATTATGAAGATTAAAAAACCCTTTACAACTGCTGGATCTGGAAAAATCTATTTTATATCAGATCTTCATTATGGTCATGAAAATGTAATAAAATATGATTCTCGACCTTTTAAAGATGTAACTGAAATGAATAATTATATCTTAGAGGAACTTAAAAAAACTAAAGAAGAAGATATTATATTCGATTTAGGTGATATGTTTTGGAAAATGCCTGTTGACGATATAAAAGATGTCTTAAATCAGATTCCTTGTAAAAATATTTATAAAATTGTTGGGAATCATGATAACTATGGACTTTATTTTGATCAGGCACCACTTAAAGGGTATTTCAAAATAATCTCTGATATTCTTGATGTTCATATAGAGCATTCAGGAAAAGATTATATGGTAACTATGTGTCATTATCCCTTTGTATCTTGGAATCATAAACCTCATGGATCTATTCACTTATTTGGTCACGTTCATGGTCACCTTACTGAATATATTAATAGTATTTATGATCTTAAAGTTGATGTAGGTTTTAATTCTGAGTTAGCAAAATCTCTTGGAACCTTCTTAATACCATTCGAGGAAATTATCAAGCATTTCGATACTAAAACAGGAGGAATGAATTATAAAGAGTGGACTCTAACTAAATGTAAAGAATTATGAGAACAGTTTGGATTTATTCATTACAAATATCAGATACTGGAAGAGTTTATAGAGATATTCCACCATCTGAAGCTGAAGTTGTTGATGAATTTGGCGGTGCTCCTAGAATAGTAAAGATATTAGATACTGGAAAAGTATTAAAAAATTATCAACTTCATTATCATTTCTTTAATACTCCAAGTGAGTGTATTGAACATAGAAATAAGTATATCGAGGGTAAATTGAAATTCTTTGAAGATCAATGGAAAGCCACCGAAAGAAATCTTAAAAAACGGATAATAAAATGATAACACAATTAACAGCAGAAGAAATAATGAATCTTCCTAAAAATAAAACATTTTGGTATGGTTATATTGGTTTTAGGGAGAAAACTTTTAGATGTTCCAGCATTTTAAAGCCAGTAAAAATCATTTTGAGAATAGAGACAAGTAATAATGATTGTTATAAAACAATATTATACCTTCGAAGAGTTTCTAATGACGCTCTAATTGAATGTCTTCGAGATTATAGAGAAATCACAAATCCTGAATGTAAATTTTATGTGAGAATATTCGATACTGAAGAAGAATGTAAAGAATATTATAATGCTCAGATTCATAATACTGTAGATCGACTTCAACATTTTTATGAAGAAAAGCTTAAATATATAAAATCCAAATTAATATGATAACAAAAGAATTATTGTTAGAATATAAAGAAAATTCCAAGTCACTTTGGTATTTTATGTTAGAATTTTCTAGTAAATCTTATAAATGTACAAGGTTAGTAAAACCCATCGAAGTCTTAGTAACTAATTGGGATGAAAAAAGTGATTATTCTCTTATTTTAAAAAGTAAAAATAAAAATCTAGTTTTCAAAAATTATCACATAAGATTTTTTCTACCATATCTTTTTGAAACGAGAGAAGAGTGTGTAGAAGCTTATAATGCAGTTGTTCAGGATCAAAAAGATAAACTTCAACATGATTATGAAGAAAGATTGAGATATTTAAATTCTAAAATAGAAAAATTATGAAACAGCCAGAAACATATGAAGAACTTGATAAACTTATAGGACAAATATTCTGGACTTTTGGATTTTATATTGGTCCATACAGTTATAAATTTGAAAATATAAACTCCCCACAAGAAGTAGTTTTAGGGAAAGAGGAAGGATCTGGATATAGAAAAAACACTACCTGGTATCCTTTAAGAAACAAAACTACTAATATGATAGTTGGTTACTTTCAATTAATTCCTAATAGATATAATCTAAATAATTATAAATTATATGAATCAGAAGAGGAAGCCATTGAAAGTTGGAATTCTATTATTCAAAATCAACTAGATCGATTAGAATTTGATTATGAGAAGAAAAAGAAATATTTAAATAAAAAGATTATTAAAAAATGAATAAGATAATAATTGATGGATATTATAAAGAAAAGGAACACTTAGGAAAAATTTCAGGTATTATTTTTAAAAACTGGGAAGATAGTGAACCTATAGATAAAATTTCAATTATTATTAACAATTTCGATTCTTATATTCCTGGAGAATTTTATAAAAGAGAACTTCCTGGGATTGTAAAATTATTAGAAAATATAGATCTTGATAAATTCGATACAATCATATTAGATTCTCATGTTTGGTTGTGGAATGATGAAGAATCTTTTGAAAAACCTAAACCAGGACTAGGAGCACATCTATATGAAAAACTTGGAAGAAAGAATCTTAATATTATTGGAATTGCAAAAAGTTATTACTGTGATAATAATATACATACTTTTTCATGTTTTCGAGGAAATAGTAAAAATCCTTTATATGTAGATTCAATTAATCAAGATAAAGATTATTCTGAAGTTATTAAAAGTATGTATGGAAATTTTAGAATACCATACCTTATAAAATTAGCAGATACAGAATCAAAAATAAATTTCAAATGAAAATGATTTATGCAATAGAACAATTTCCCAAGAAAAAAGATACTTGGGTATTTTTGGGAGGACCTATTCAAGGAGCTCCAGAGTGGCAAGAAACAGTTCCAAATATTCAGGGAGTAACTTGGATAAACCCTAGAAGAAAAGAAAAAATTTCAGGAGGTTTATCTGATGCTGAATATAAAGAACAAGTAGACTGGGAAACAATTGGACTTAGAGTATCAGATTTTATATTATTTTGGATTCCTGAAGCTATTGAAGACATACCTGGAAGAGATTATGCACAAACTACTAAAATTGAACTTACTGAAAATTTAGTTAGAAAGAAAAATATAATCTTAGGAATTGCGCCGAAAATACACGGAAGAAGGTATTTAATCGAAAAAGCTAAAACATATGGAATAAAAAATGTATATAGTTCTCTAGATGAATGTATATCTGAATTAAAGAGAGAAATATCTAATAGAGAGTCCGGTTCAAAAGAGTTTTTTACTTCCGATACACATTTTGGCGCAGAAAGAACTTTGGAATTATCTAAACGTCCTTTCTTGAATGTTGAAGATATGGATTGGACTATGGTAGAAAGATGGAATACTAAAATTCCTCCTAAAGCTATTGTATGGCATCTTGGAGATTTTGGTGATAGAAGTTACTTAAAATATTTAAATGGAGATATTCGATTAGTTTGTGGAAATTACGAGATTAAAGAAAAATCTGAAAGAAACTTAGATATACCTGATTTTATAGGAGAACTTATAGATTCTGGATTCTCAAAAGTATTCCTAACTGAAGCAGAAACAAAACTTCTAGGAAAAGAGGTAGCACTTGTACATGAACCTATGAATTCTACAAAAAAGTATAATCTTTTTGGACATATTCATGGAAGACAAATGATCAAGAGATTTGGATTGGATGTGGGTGTTGATGCTCATGATTTTACTCCTATGTCTGCAGAAGATGTTGAATTTTTCTTAAATGCACTAGAAAAAGGCTATTACGACGCTGAAGTTTTTTGCTAGTCTGATATTCCTTAAAAGCCTTATAAGTGAGAAAAAAAAACAAACTTAAAAGAAAAGGAATATGATAGAAAAACTTAACACACTAATGACGATATTAAGTGCATTAGGATTATTAAGAGACGGAGTAAAGAACTACATAGATGTCTCGGGTGAAAATAGTTTATCTAACGGAATGGTAGATAAACTAAAAGATAGCTATGACAATTATACAGCTATCTTAAATAAATACGCGATTGAAGGAAAAGATTTTGATGTTCCTTCGATTAATAGAGATTATGTGATAAGAAAACTGCGATTAATAAAAACAATAGTAAACAGATTAGTCGAATATTATATCAATGAGCCAGAAACATTGAGAGATTATAAACAATCCCTCTACTTGATTGGCGCTGACATAGACAGTATATATCGAAAGTCTGTTGTTGATTATAAAACGTTTTTACTTGCAGTTAAGTAAGAAAAGGGTGGGTAATTCCACCCTTTATTTTCCACCGTCTAAAAAAGACTAAAAACCTTATATATGAAAGGAAAATAGAGTTCCTAGGAGGTTAAAAATAATACCGTCTAAGAAACCCTATTAGCCTTATATATGTAATAAAAGATAGAAATATCTAATATTACCTAAAGACATAGTATATCTAATTTAAAGGATATATTATGTCTTTTATACTTTAGCGTTATACATAGATATAACTAGAACTTATAATACATACGAAAGGTGTGATGACGGAGTATTATAAGGAGAGACTAGGAGTTGCTAACCTAGAAGTCGTCAGAACGACTTTATAAAATTCATCACCTTGATCTAACTTATAATTATGAAATATAATATAAGGACAGGTGGAAGTTGTTATACCACTTGAGTAGATATTTAAATAGTATTAAAATATCTTTTACAAGGATAAGTTCTGAGCGTAATTAAATAAGTATATTAAGTTACTATATTGAATTATACTATTTATCAAAATAGAGAAAATACTTAATATAACTTAATAATTGATAAAGGTTGGACACATAAAACTTGGCAAGCACTAACAAATTATAATGTGCATTTAGCCGAGTTTAACAAAATAAATTAAAATTAAATAAATTCCTTGTAGTAGATGATATTATAAGGCCACGATATATTGAGATAAACCTGATAAAGGATTATCAAGAGAAATATATCAAAGACATGTAGCCAAATATATGTGGTGAACTATGAAAATAATAAAGGACCTGTATAGTCTAGAGTTATTAGTAATAGGATGTGAACTTAGAGGGATTTAATATACAGTTAAATTATTATATATAACCTATGATAAATACCGATGAGGATATTATAAAGATTATATATAATTCTAAGTTAGAAATCTTTAAGAGAGAAGCTTAAAGTAAAAACAACCATTTCTAAGTAAGTTACTTAGAAAATAGAGACAAAAGAATATTAACAACAAAAATTATAAAATTATGAAAGCAATTGTAAAAAACGTTGGAATTTTCGTAGGAGGAATAGCAGCAAAAGTAGTATTTGATTATGGTTATAAGAAAACAAAAAGATATTTAAATAACCGGAAAAACAAAAAAGCTGAATAAGCTAAAACAACCAGCCCGAGTTATGGATTAACTTGGGTTTAGAGACAATAATTAACAAAATTAATAACTTAAATAACAGGAGGAAAAATTATGAAACTAATTAACTCAGCAGTAACGAAATTTGGTGCAACAAAAGTTGTAGTTGCAGCAGTTGGAATAGGAATGGCATTAGGAGCAGCAACTACCTTAGGAGGTCAAAAAGTTTATAAAAAACTCAAACCGAAAGGTCTTAGAGATGAGGATCTTGAAAAATTGGTAGAAGAAGCCGCCAACCTAAAACCAGATGCAGAGAAAGAAAAACCTGCTGAAGAAGTAAAAGCTGAATAAGCTAAAACAACCAGCCCGAGTTATGGATTAACTTGGGTTTAGAGACAATAATTAACAAAATTAATATATTATGAAAAAGATAACAGAAGTCATTATTTTTATGATAATGATATTAGCAGGAATTGCTTGGATATTAGGATTTGATACAATTTATTCAATATCAGCAATAATTATGGGAACTGCCGGAATTTATTATTGGTTTAGATATACGATTCCGGAACTATTTAACAGCAATGAAGAAAAATTCATTGATGACTAACCGGAGGGATAACAAAATTTCCCTCCATTTTCATTTTTGTAGTTAGGTGAATTCCTAACCTGATGAGATCACGAGGTTAAACTCAAGATCGAAACAGAAATGGAAACTAAAGATTTCCTTTTGATTTTATATATCAAGAGACTATAACTAAACAAAAGGAAATTATAAAGAAAAAAAAGAGGTCTTGACTAATTAAAAGTCAAGTTGATCCTCTTTTTATTTTTTTCTTCAGAATGTTAAGGAATTTGATTTTGTAGCATACAAAGTTTATTTTTTAACATATCAATGCTACATTTGATATTAACTATTTCACTTGCTATATTACGTAGTGGAGAATTACAGAAAAATTCTTGATCACTATTCCAATAAATATTATTTCCTGTAATAACACTATTAATATTAGTTATAGCTGTTTCTATATTATGTAATCTTTGTAATAAATTAAAACCTCCCACGATTCTTTCATCTACAATAGATACTAATTTCGCTTCATTATTTTGCATTATTATTTCGGGATTATCCACTATTTTCTCTAGATAACCTCGAAGATAATTAATAACTATATCTAAAATCTCATCCGATTGTGTAGAGGATAAAATTTTTTCGACCACAGATTTTACAATAAAATCAGAAATTTTAATATCACCACTCTCAATATTGATACTACTATTATTTATCGCCATTTTTCAATTCTTTTAAATAAGTTTTTTTAGATTCTAATTGAGCTTCAAGTAATTCTATTTCTCTTTTTAATGAAGCAATCCTCGTACTCTTAAAGGGATTTATCTAGCGCCTCTATAAAAGAATCTTCAAGTTGAGAAAATTTTAATTCCATATAGCAATGACAACTACCACCATAACCCCAACTATCCGTATATTCTAAACTAATACTTTTATTATTAATAGCATCCTCATTGCAATCATCATCTAACCAAAGACTTCCTCGAGTAGGATCATATTCGTTATACCATGAATCAGTTAATCCATATTTTCTATAAATTTCGTGGATTTTATCAAATCTTTCCTTACATATCTCAACAATCTTAGGTTTAACTTCTTCTGATTGTTTCTTTGAATCTCCTAGAAAAATATCTAAGAGATTAATTAATTCTTCCTTTCTATCCATAATTTATTTATTTTTATTTTATTGTAGCAGAACACAACTATCTACTACATTATTAAGAATTTTAAGGGAAGAAAAAAAAATAAAAACTATACCTATTGTTTTTAAGTATAGTTTTTATAATTTTATCTATCATTCTCTGTAACTATTATATCCATTTTCCCAAAGAATATCAGCTTCTTTAGGTATACCACCACAATCATCTTCAAATGAATAATATACTTTTCCGACAACCCCGTCTATTAATGGCCAAATAAATTCAATAATCTCTCTATCAGTTTTACCTGCATCATTGAGTTCTTTCCATTTATCTCCTTTACCGTATCCAGTATACATATCATACCATTCATAAACATAATTAATAAGGCTAAATATTTCACTATTTCCATATCCTCCATTATCTTCTTCTTTCTGATAAAATTCAACAGCACGAATTACATCTTCTTTAGAATTTATAATAATTACTTCATCAGTCATATTATTTTCATTTAGAAGATTTATTAATTTCTCTTCAATATTTAAGAAGAAAACTTGTGTACTTGAGTTAGTAATCACATCTGAAAAACTAACAATTAAACGTTTTTTGCTCATAATTTTCTAAGATATTTAATATATTTTCTGATAATTTTACTTTACTTCCTAAGTTACGGATAAATACTACTTTATTTATAGGATTTTTTGTTATTATCTCAGAGTTATATATAAAATTTCCTTTTATAGTTTTAATGTAACCTCCTTTAAATCTCTCTGGGGTAATTGCTTCAATATCATATGTATTTTTCAAAACTGTATAAATTGTTAAGCGTTTTAAGATTGGATATTTTATATTAAATCTAATAAGAATAATGTAATCTGTAGTATAAGTATTTTCATCAGCACTTCCTCCCAAAAACTCTAATAATTGTTTTGGTATAGTATTTTTGATAGAAGCTCCTAATCTAAAACAACATACAGCAACATTTCTATTACGTTCTATTAGATAAATATAAAATCTATCTATCATTAATCCGGAAATATCAGTCAAGACTCCATCCATATCTAAATCCTTTCGTTTCTAAGTTATCTAGTCTCAATTGATCATAAGAATAGTCTTTGTCATCGGGATATAATTCATAAAGTCTATTCATAATTTTTTGATTATGTTTAATATCAATGTATACAATAGTTCCCTTTAATCTTTCCATAATCTTTGGTCTAAACATTTCCCAAATATCATTTTCTTTATCAGGAAATTCATTATTCATATCAAGATATAAGTTAAATAGATTTCCTAGTAGAGGTCTTAAATCACATATTGAATAATTATGATTAAATCCTTTCTTCCCTTGAAATCTAAAAAAGTATTCAACATCTTCTTCATTTTTTAGAATAAGGAAATCTTTTTGATATTTTTTATATATTCCAGTACCAATCATCTGTCTTAATGCATCTGGTCCTTGAATTAAAAATACTTCAGTGCTTGAATTTGTAATAACATCTGAAAAACTAGTTATTATTCTTTTCTTTTTTCCCATAATTTATATAATTTACATAAATAAGAAAATGAGGGCAGCCATAATCTCACGACTTGCCACCCTCCGTCTTCAAATACTATATCTTTGTTGTCAGAATACTAATCCGCCTCGATACAAACTTGGATTACCCTTCTGTCTAATTATCTTAACTAATGTTTCTCCATCTCCATACAAATCCTTAACTATAATAAATCCTTCTTCATCAGGATCTTCAAGAATGGTTCCAATACTAAGTTCTTGATTTTTCCAGAGATTTGAGAATTGAGATGTCATTCTAGTCTTCCAACCATCTAGGATATTACAACAATAATCCTCATTTGTCTTAGTATCTGAATCCTTATCTTCCATCTCACATTCTTTTCCAAGCCATTCTGGGAAATTAGCTTTTCCTGGACGAAGAATTTCTTTAATTTTTGCTACATCCTCCTCTGTTTCGACAGGAAATTTCATAACTTCAAAAATATACTTAGCCAAAGGAATATTAAGGCAAGTATCTTCAGAAAGTTTTCCATGAATATTTACTTCATCAACAATTGAACCAAGAATATCAATAGTAGATATCTCAAGAAGATCAATTTTTTGAAGAATATTCTCTCTCTCTTCTGGAATTTTTAGATTATCGTCCAAGTATTCGTTTATTGCTTTTTCTGACAAATTTCCGAATTGTTTAATATATCTAATTCTTCCAGGACGTCCAAGCAAATTTTCATTTACGTTAAGTGTATTTGTCGTTAGAATATATAATTTTCTTGATCTATTATATACTCCATCGATTAGTTTTAGTAATACTTCATCATCTTCTCCTCGTTTAAATGTTTTCTCTGCTTCATCGATTAAAACAATACATTCAAAGTCGAGTTGTTGAATGAAACTTACCATTCCTTCTACTTCATTATCAGGAATGATTATAACAGGAATATCTAATTTGTTACATAATATTTTTGCACCAACACTTTTCCCCGTTCCTTTATATCCTGTGAAAATAACACCAAGATTCTTATTCCCTTCAACAAATTTATCCGATTCCCAAGTTTTTTGAATTATATCAAATAAATCATCACAACCTACATCATATATTTTGTGGTTGAATTCAAACTTTTCCGAGAGTCTTCTTAATCCAATTCTCTTATCTTGACCTTTTCCTTGATACAATTCAAAAATTCCTGGACCTGGAGTTGGATAAAGTATTGTATTTCCATCAATCGGAAATAAAGTTCCACACTCATCAATCCATTTTTGTGTTACTAAATTTTTCATTTTTCTATTTGTTATTTTTATACATTTATAAGAATCTCAAGCTTTCAGAAGAATTTAAGATGTTCATTACAATCTCCAAGTCCCCTACAATTAAGTAAGTATTTTTCTTTTTAATTATATCGAGTATTGTTCTTAAAGATATCTCTAATGAATTAATCCTTTTCCAATTTTTATCACAAATAACAGGATTAGAAGCATTTCCTTTATATTCGTCTTCTAGGTTAAAAATTCCTAAACTTTCTGTACGTTTCATAAGACATTTTAATCCTGTTTTCTTAAAATAATATTCGGAATCAACTCCTAATTCTATAACCAGTTTGTTTTTCTTTCCAGGAACTATATTTGGATTCCTAGTATATTTCTTTGGTATTAATTCTATTGTAGCAGAATATATAAGAACGTGGTCGATATCAAAGAAATATACACTCCATTCTCCTTTCTGTTCTAGGTTAATCATTAGAAATATATATTTAGAAGCTGTCCAAGATCTATATAATCAATTCCTACTTTTTCTGCTGCTAATATATCTCTATTACTTTGCCCATAAAGTCCAGATTCAAGTCCTATCTGTATAGCTGAATTCTTATCAAATCCACGAGTCTTAGAGATTACAGCATCCATCATTCTATCTTTAGATTGTCCAAAATCATTCTGTACTAAAATCTGACAATGATCATATGGAACTCTTAGATATTCTGATAAAGCACAAACGATATATTCTAACATTATTTTCCAAGAATCCGAACCATTACTACTTAAGATTAGATTTCTTGGAACCATAGCATAAACTTTATTTGGGTTAAAACATAAAATTTTATCCCAAACTTCAAAACGGAGTCTAATATCATAAATTCCACGTGGAAGAAGACCTGGTTTTCCGTTACTCTGGAAAGTTTCTACTAGACAATCTAAGACATCACAAAATATTACTTGTTTCTGTCGATCAATTTCTTTTCTTCCATTATTTGTATTACTACTTCCCCAGGATCCTCCAGTATTACCACTACTACCCCAGCCAGAAGATCCACTCCAAGATCCTCCTGAGTTTCCCCAAGAATTTCCTCCTGCCGGTTTTGTTTGCCATGGATACTGTTGATTATTACTTCCTCCCCACGAAGATCCTCCTCCGTTATTATTCCAAGATGGAGTTGATGGTTGACCCCAATTACCTCCACCTACACTTTGTCCAAATGGTGTCTGTTGCATAATTTTTTCATTCAATTCTTTTTGACCTTTAACTACTTTTTCTATTCTCTCATCCTCCTCTGCTTCATCGATTTCATTGATATCATCATCGTCATCATCTCCTGAATCATATGGAGGTTCTTCCGAAGAGTAGTCAGGCTTTAGATATTCTTTAAATTTATTATCTTCTTCCATAAGTTTTATAGTTTATGTTTATCACATATAAGGATTTCCGGATTTAATAAAAGCTCGTCAAGTTTAGCTAAATGAGATTTCTCCATATAAAGTCTCCATAATTCTGTTTTACGAGCTTCCCTAAAACATTCTATAACTTTTTGAGCATCTAACTCTACACTTCCAATAATCACGTATCTATTATTATTTGTACATTTCGGTTCTATACCAAAACATCCTTCTCTAATAAAAGCGTAGATAGTTTCATAAGATGGTCGTTTTAACATAACAGGAACAGTTATATTAATAGAAAGATCTGTACTTGTTTGAAGAATTAAGAATGTTTCTCTGGCAGAATGTAATTTAAGATAATAATTCGATATAACAATATCTGCTATCATAGGAAATATTCTTTTGGATTATTTATCATATCTTTTAATATAGTCAATTGAGTGTCATCTATACCACTCCAAAATTTATTATTAAAAGCTTTCTTCATACCCTGAATTATCTTTTTATAATCTATTTCTTCTACCGTCCCTAAAACTTTAACAATTGATCTATTTGATATTTTTTCTGGTAACTCAAAATAAAATCTACCAAAATTAATAGATTCATATATACCTTTTCGTTTAGGTCTTTTAAAATAATTATAATGTTGATCATCAATACATATGTAAATATCTAAACCTTTCATAGTTCGAATTATTACTTCTCTTAATTCAATCATATCATTTGTATCAACTACTATTCCTGTCATGTAAAATTTATATTATTTAAATTTTTCACTAAATATTTTAAATCATTTGCATAAGGACAGTTCTTAGACCCCTGGATAAACGATTTTTTAAGTTTTTCTGGGTCAATACTAACTTCCTGAATAATTAAACAATCGATTATATTCCTATATCGAAGATGTTCTAATAAAGAAGTATCATCCCAAAACCGAAATATACAAAATCTTCCAAGACAAGTTTTTACATAAATTTGTTTAGGAGTTATTCTCTTAGTTGCTAACCCATCTAAACCATATTCTAAAATAAAGTTCTCTCCAAAAATATTTCCACTAATAATTCCAATATCAGTTGATAATTCTTTTTGAAGTCTTCTATAAAAACTAATCTTCATCATCTCCAGTTCCTGCTTTAATAGATAAAATAGGTTTAATAATTTCCAAAATTTTCACTGTATCTTGTATTCCAGTTATTATTTCGGAAGGATCCTTATATACTTCGGGCGCTTCATCAATACAGGCGAGACATACAGAACTAGAATATACATTACCCATACTTTCTTTAAATTCTTGGAGACTTAATCGTTCTCTTGCTTCTCGCCTAGACATTAAGCGCCCAGCACCATGAGGAGCACTATAATTCCTATCAGGATTACCAAGACCTTCGCAAATTAAAGTTCCAAAAGCCATGTTCATAGGGATAATTACTTTTTGTCCGGCGTAAGCTTGAATAGATCCTTTTCTAATTATTCTATCTCTTGGATCTATATAATTATGAATAGACTCAATCCTCTCAAGCTCTTTTCCGAGTCCAAGAACTTTTTTAATTCTCTCTGATATCACCATTCGATTATATTCTGCATAAGCTTGAGCAAAAAACATATCCCCAAGATAACCGGATATATCTTCATGTGTTACTAAGAATCTACTAGGCGGAATTGTATATCGGCCGGAAGCATGAAGTTTTTCTATTTCTTCTTTGATTTTCTTCCCTTGACCTTTATACTTTTCCTTAATTCCTCTCTCGGCCGCTTTCATATCCGCCTCAATTATCCTAGTTTTCCCAATCTGTTTTTTCCAATAAGCAAGTATTTTTATTCCTAAGTTTCTTGATCCTGTATGAATAGTAACCCAAACAGACTCTTTATCTTCTTCTACCTGTCCAAGTTCTAAGAAGTGATTCAATTTTGTTACTAATACCTTTTCAAGTATTGGATAGGTCATTTCTGCCTATCTCTAGTAGTTCTTTTCCTACTAGTTCGGAGCACACCTTCTGACTTTTATGCCAGGCCAAGTCCCTCTGCTCTCTACGGGGGTATTGATAAAAACATCTTAACCTTCCCTCGGCGATTAGCATCTCAGCTTCTCCCGATATGGACGACTTTTACAACGAATGACTATTAATCATTCTGGAGGCAATCAAATTTACTCACCTCCACCGAGAGTACCAAGAGATTTATAGAAAATTCCTTCATCCATACCAATTCTTTTTAGGGTTTTTGATATGAATTTTTCTATTTCTCCAAGTCCTTCATAACATACGAACTCAGGCCATAAACTTCTCGCTCTTTCTAATTTTGTTTTAAAAAATTTCTTAAATTCTTTTTCTTGGATAACAGTTTTCTCATTTACTTCCATACCCATCGGAATATCTCTACGAATTCTAGCATCCCAAAGAGCTAGTTCTGGATCTCCTAAAGGCATTTTATACTTTACACTTAGCATACCACAACCCTGATCGCAGCCAACAACATCAGGATCAAGGGGACCACCAGAATAGGTTTGAGTATATCCTACTACACAACCTTTTCCTGCATGACAATCTTCTTGTATCCTAACTTTCTCATTCTCAGTCATCTTAGCATTTAAAAGTTCGTAGACTTGAGAAACTGCTTCGGGTTCAATATTATCAGTAAAGACAATTGCTTTACCATATTTTCCTGTTATTTCCATACTCTTCTATAATTTTTTAGATAAACTATAAATCCAATGACGTCCTTCTTCAGTCCATCTTTTTATATTTCTTGGCTTTCCAGATTTATCAAGAATAGTAACAACTTTCGTATATCCAAATTTATCAAAAGGCTCACGTAAATACCATTTCTTTTTATCTGGAGATCTAAAAATTAGATTATTCTTTTCTAGTAACCTTAGAAGTTCAACATTAGAGATTCCAAGTCCAAGATCCTTCACAATATCTCTGGTTGAATATAAGTTCTCCGAAGTTGTTAGGACTTGACTACAATAATCTACTTGAGGCTGTTGGGATTGAATTGTTATCTGAAGATTTGTTATTTCAGAATTCAATCTTCCAATCTCAGCATCCCTAAGAGCAAATCCATTATTTATGATTTCATCTATTTTCATATTACACCAAATAGAAAACATTGGACTTAACCATCTTGCAAACTCTATAGCTACTAATCTATGCATCCAAGTTCCTCTTCCAGTTCCTTGATTTGAGCCTCCCCACTCAGATATTATTAATTGGTCAAGGTGAGAAAATCCCACCTTGAGAAGTGCATTTAAATATTCCTGTGTACTAGGTAATCTTTTCCAATCAGCAATTCTTTTATTAAATAGTTTAGCCATTTCTGTAGCACTAATCATTACATCATTTCCTGTTAGTGCAAATGGAATAATACTTCCATTATACTCAAATTCTAGTAAATTATTATTTTTCATAATATCATTTTATATAAAATAAAGGGAGTATTTCTTCATACTCCCTAAAAATTTATTTCTTTTCTTCAACAGTTTTTTCTCCCTGTGTTTCTTCTTCAGAAAGTTTATCTTCTTTAACTGGACCTATAAACAATCCGCGAAGAATACACATCTTATTTTCTAAGGTACATTCTGAATGTTCCTTATTATAATATTCACAGATATCAGGGCAACATTTATCGATTACTTCGTCGAGATAAACCAATTTTTTATTTCCGGCGATTTTTTGTAATATATCAGGTTGATCTTTGAAAACTTCTTCAAGAGTACCTTCTTTTGGAACCATAGAAGTTAAATCTGAATCTTCTCCTTCATTAGCTCCAAGATCATTACAAAAATCGATAAATGATAGTTCTTCATTTCCTGGGTCTCTAGGATCAGGAATAAAAGAACAACACTTCCCATAAGGACATTCTTTATCACAAATTAAATGTGATGTTGGAATTTCCTCAATGGGTCTAAAAACTACCACTTTTTCTCCGTTAGATGTGGGAACTTTTACTGTTTTTAACTTTTTCATAATTTAATTCATTAATGTTATTTAATTCTTTACGCATTTATTTTCGAAGCGGATTCTGTATTATTAATCTCCGCTTCATATATAAGAATTTCAGGGGAGGAAAAATAAAAAGAAGGAAGTATTTCATTCCTTCTTCTTAAATGTTCTAGTTTAGTTAGTTACTGCATAAAGAATCGTGTTCCCTTCTCTTCTAAGAGTGAATAATCTTTCAACTTCACCATCACTTATTATTTTATAGTCCTCTCGTTTTTTAGAAACTAGGTAATCTTTAATAAGTCCGTAATTAAATGATTCTATTACAAGATGACAACCATTTGGAGTATTAATTTTTCCCAGAATATTAGTATACTCTGAAATAAATCTCTCTATATCATACTGATACGATTTATCTTCAGAATCAATATCTAAAATCCATCTGGGCTTATCTACAACTCCCTTTGATTGGACTGTTTCATTACTTAGGGCTACTTTCTTTGGAAGATTATGTATATTTGTATAATCACTATTCGCTACTCTTTTAGAATATTCAAACATACACTGCTTTCCAAATTTTTCTAGAGATCTTGGTGTAATAGATATATAAGCTCTTGCTTTATAATGTTCACACATCTCTTTTAATCGAGTCCAGGATTTTTCAAGAACTCCTAAATCTGTTACCCACCAAGCATATCTCTGTATTTCTTGAAGAGGTAAATCAGGATTTTCTTTTCTCCTTTGTATAACTTGCACAAAGTAATATATCTCTGGTTTACCTTTTGAAGATGTCTTAAATTTTAAAAGACTTTTTATTGTCTCTAAGTTATTTATTACTCTCATGATTTTATTGTATTTAATATAAACTTCCAAGAAACTGTTGCTGTATGATCTGAAGAAAAGATATCAACTGTCTTACTAGTATTCTCGATCAGTGGAAAATGTTTATCATTAAATCTAGTTGTTTTTGACATAATGATTTGAAACTTTCTTCTTCTAAGTTCTTCATTATACTTAGCAAGATTGTTCTTCCATTCTTTTCGAATTTCTTCGATTGGTCTTTTTCCAAAACCAATAGAGTCTAAGAATACTTTGATTACATTACTTTTTGGTAAAGCCCCTCTTTGATAATCATTGTACAGAAGTTGTCTTTTGTTTTTTTCTCCAGGGATACCAGAGATAATACTAACTAATTCTACTATTGTTTCTGATTTTCTTGTAGCTTCCTTATTAGTTTCCTTTCTCGGGAAGTAATAATCTCCTACTATTCCAAGAGACTTGAGAAATTCTATTTTTGGATCTAGAGTTACTTTCTCAGGATAGTACTCTTGAATATATTCATTGGCTATCACTGCAAGTCTATATTTAACTTCTAATCGAGAAAGATAATAACTACTAATATCTCTAATTGCACATTTAGTTACTACTGGAAGAGATGAAATATCTATTAGGTACTCTCCAGAAAATACTAATTCTGATTTTATTATTCCCAGTCGTTTAAATTTTCCGGCGAGTTTAGTGGAAATCATAACTCCTATTAAAGACTGATTAAGAAGACCATCCTTTACTAAACATATAGATTGTTTCGTTTTATATGTTTTTTCGCCGGGTTCTATTCCGACTGTATTTTCTGGAATATTAACTACCACACTAGAATCAAAACAAATTCCTAAGTTAGCTCGTCTCTTATTTCCAATCGCCCCAGTTACTTTTGCCCATTTATCTTTTTGGTAAGTAACAGCAGTATTACTATCTATTCTCTTAGGTGAAAGTCTTTTATATTCTCCGATTAACTCTGGATTAATGAGAACACTTGCATTATCCTCAATTAAGTCAGTTATTAACCTACTAATTGAATATTTATTGTAATCTGAGTAAATTTTTGGATACTTAGTTTTTCTTTCAACAGGTTTAGGTGTATACTCGGGGTGTCTAATAATATCATTAAGATCTTCAATATAATTAGTCATCCCTACACGACCATACATTTCATAGAAACCTTTAATAACTATCTCATCCTCAGTTGCTTGTGCTAAAAGTTCGGCAGTATCTAAGTATTCAAGTTTAATTGTACTTCCCAAAAAAGATAATATAATTCTAAGATCCTGGATTGAATAAATTTCTCCAGAGTATCTATCAATTCCTTTTTCTCTTACTAATCCCCATGCAGATGCGTAATTGTGAACACTAGGATTAACGCTTATTTTGTTTTTTCCATAAGAATCCATTATCAACCAAGGATTACCAGAAGAACTAAGTTTATCTGTCAAAAGTACATATTGATACTTTAGATTTTTCTTATTTCTTAGGATAATCTCAGTACTTTTCCCATGTTCATAACTACAGTATTTTACTAATTTTAGTCTTGAACCATTAATTTTAATTTCTTTTTCCATAATTCTTATGTTTATTTGTTATTATTCATTAATAAGAGTTTCAAGAGATTCTAAAAATTCCAAGACATTCGTTACAAAATTACGATAACTTTCATCAGGTTTATCTGGAAGTCTAAGGGAATACTCAATAAAACCTCGTAATTCTATATCAGAAGGACAGATAGTCATTATAATATCTTTGTAAAGATTATTATGAACTGTTTCCGAGATTATAAGATTATTTTTAAGCTTTCTAAATAAACTTCGTTTCGTTAATTTTTTATAATTATCATCAGAATGTAAATAGACAGGTAATGCCATTACTAAACTCCTAACTTCAGAAGGACTAGTCCAGTTTCCTATTGGAGATCTAGCTGCATTTAACTCTTCATAATTCTTTAGGATATGATAATTCAGAAGTTTACTTCGAAGAATAGATATATTTTTATCGTAAATAAACTTTATAAACTCTTCCTTATTAAATAACTGATCAAACCTGATATAACCGACTATAATATTTTTATTATATCGTAATCTATAAAATTCAATACTTTTTATTTTTATTTTCTTCATAACACTTATAAGGAAAATAAACCCCGACCTATCACAGGCAGGGGCTCACACTATAATATGCAATTCAAAGGATTTTCTCTTTTCCATTTATAAGGATTTAAAGCCTTAAAATTGATAAACAATAAGAATCATGGAAAATATTAATGAAGAAAAAATTAAAAAATTTAAAAAGATTACAGAATTAATTTTGAATGGACTAAAAGAAAGAGGAATAAATCCCATCTTATCCGAGGACGACACTTCCCCTAATAAAGAATGGGGAAATAGTATGACAATGTCTTTCAGATTTTCTAATGGAGGACTTAAATATTGGTATCTCGGAATTTGGGGATGTGGAGAATGGTCTGAAACTTATGATTGTGATAATTCTGATAATTATATATCAGTCTTTTTAATTCACAAATGGATGTATGATAAATTTAGACCTAGTAGTTCAGATATAGAATACAGAGTTATATTAGATGATAAACCTGTAGAACTATGTTATGTAATTCAGGGATTAGAAAAAATTCATAAAAATCCTATTCAAGAGTATTATAAAACCTTTTGGGAATATAAAAGTGATCATGATATGCCTTGTCTTGAGTATTTTAGAGATTGGTGGTTTCATGAAGTTACTTATCCAATTCAAGAAAAATTAAGATATAGATGGAGTGTAAAAATATTATATAATTTTCTTAGAGTATTATCATGGATTGACCCCAGAGTCTCACGAAGAAAATTATTTAAAGAAGAAGGATGTATTCCAGCCTATACTTCCGGATTTCTAGCGACGGAATGGGCATCAAATCATGACTGGGCTTTTAATAGTTTTGCATGGTTATATGCAAAATTTCCATGGTGGTTATGTAAAATTTGTAAGCATAAATTATTTGATGCACACTGGAACGTCGCTGATCTTCCGGAAGAGATAACAAATACTTTAGAAAAAAGAATGTGGAGAGGAGTAGTATTATGAAAAAATTAAAAGTAAAGATAAAGGGCAAAATATTCGAGGAGTATGGTTACGTTGAAGGAGGGACTGCGAGTTATGATTATAATGATGATTATGTTCCGAGGGTTCTTGTATACTTTCCAGAACTATCTAAATTACTATTTGTTAATATAAGTGACTTGGAGATTATAGGTTATGAAGAAATTTAAGTTTGAAGAGTGGTTAGATAAGAAGGGAGATAATTTTGAAGTTTTATGTATATTTCTCTTCTGGATATTTGTGTTTGATCCTATTATATATTTAATTACTAAAGATATGGATTGGGTAATAGCATCACAAACTCCATTCATAATATTTATTTTAGCTCCATATGTATTATTTAGAACAAGAAAAATATGGAAAAAGAAAGATTAGATTTATTATTAGTCTATGCAAATGATCTATATAGGTATATTGCTAAGAAACTTGGAGAAGACTATGAGCCAAAAAATTTAATGGGTCTTTTAGAATGGTTAGATGAACATAACGTAATAATATATATCCAACCAGAATTTTATAGTCAAGGTATAAATTGGAATTGGCAAGTTTTATTCTACAATCCAGAGACTGATGATCCGGATTTTATAGATGGAACTGGATTGTATGGAGATAATGGAGAATATCCTACTAGAGGAAAAGCTATGTGTTGTAGTATTGTTAGAGCACTAGAATTATATATTCTTGAAATGATAGATTCTGAAGAAATTCTAGGTGATTACAAACTTCCAATGCCTTCTGGAACAACAGTACAAGATCTTTTAGTTTATTTAATAAGAAATCAATACTCTGCAACAATAGATGAAAAATGGTCAGAAATGAATAGAATATCTATTAATGAATATTTTAATTATTTAAAAGAAAGGATAATAAAATGTTGGGAAAGAGTTGTTTAGGATGCTTTATGTTCTTAGTAATAATGTTCTTAGGATGTTTATTCTTAGGATTTATAGCTAAGATTGTATTTGCATTATCTGTGGGAGTATTTATTCTTACAGCATATATCATTGGAATAATTTTTATGATTTTTGTAATCTATAATGCTATTAAATTTTTATTTACATCATGAAATGGAGAAATTTTATACAAGACCTAATTCTGATAATTATTGGAGTTATTCTTTCAATAATTCCTGAGAAATCAGAATTTACAGAAATGCTTACTACATTTTTTATAACAGGAGGAGTTATTAAATTAGTTTGGGATTTTATAGTAAACAGTGATGAAGATTAATTATGGAAACTATAGAAATAAATTATAAATATAAACCTGGAACAAGATTATATCGAGTTACTTATGGAGAGCTTAAGTATTATGATGTTGAACGTGTAGATATAAAATTATCATTAAATCGAGATGAACCGCTTATAACATATCAACTCAGAGTTAATAATTCATCTGGAAATAGAGATACATCTTGGGATTTTGAAATAGATAAATACTATTCATTAACTCCAGAAGAAGCTCTAAAGAAACATTCAGTAGAGTTATTAGAAAAATTTAATGCTAAAGAAGAATAAATGATTGCTATAATAATTGTACTCTCAATAATAATATGTCCAATAGGAGTCTATTTTCTCTTAATTGAGACTAGGAGAAAAAGAAAATGGCTAGGAATTGGACTAGTTCTTATCACAACATGTACTGTATCTACTATTTATTCTGAGTGGGTAAACAATAGAGTATTTCAATATTATACACTTAGAATTACCCTAAAAGATAAAACAGAAAAAGTTATAGAATACGTTAAAGCCTCTGAGTTATCTATACGATTTGCTGAGGATTCAACTATTACAGTTTGTGATACTATTCCTAATGTGATAAAAATAGAATTAATCGAAGTAAAACAAAAACGTTATGGAGAAGTATATAAGAACACTAATTTCTAAGGGAATGTCCAGAATTGAGGCTGAAATGTTTATAGATGGATTAACAAAAGTTATCCTAGAAAAAAGAGAACTAGAACCAATTAAAGCAATATTTCCTACATATTATAAAATCAAAATAATAGATTCAAATACTAATGAAGAACTTGGTTTTATAAAATTTGATGTAGGATTTGATGCTAAATTCTATGATTATGATACTGCTAAAAAAATTTGTACATATTTAAATGAACATGATATATACAGACAATTAGATTCAATCGATACTATAAGTTGTCATAAAAAACCATGGTTAACTATAACTCGTGATTGGAGATCTTATATGAAATATATTACAAATGAAGGTAATGTTTTTTATATAGAAGTGAATTGGAAAATAGGACAAACAAGTTGGAAAATAGTACCATTTTATGATTAGAATATTACTCTGTGGGATAGCAATTCTATTTGTAATTGGAATTTGGATTATAGAATTTATACAAAGATTGTATGGAAAAATACTTAGAAAAATTAAAAGCACTTGGAGTAAAAGATGAAGAAGCTGCCAAGAACCTACTCAAAGAAATAATCAATGATATTCAAGAAAAAGACATCATATATTTGATTGTTCATTATCAAACAGGAAGCTTTTTTGAAACGCACAATGATGTAGATATTATTGATTATCCTTGGAATAATATATCTATCGCAAAAGAAAATGAGGAAGCAATTCGACAGCATTATAAATTTGCAATGGATTTAGAATATGTATGTACTTCTGAATCAATAGAAAAACTCAAAAAAGAAGCTGCTAAGAATTGGTGGTATGTAGAAGGAAAATACAGCAGATACTCTCTGAAATTAAAGAAAAATGATGGAACTTTCTTTACTTATAGTACTCCATGGATTGGTTACTTTGAACGTTTAGATGATATAGAAATAAAAATTTTGTAACAGTTGATAATATTAACTACACTAGTCTACTATGGATTGGTGTAGTTATTTGTTTTGCTTCTTTAAGAGGATGAGAATCTTATATGTGAAAGAAAATATTTTTATTAATTAAAACAATAAAATTATGTTAGAATTTAAACCAGAAAAAGAATTAACAACATTAGACAAGTACAAAAAGTTATATGGTTTCTATGAAGGAAATCTAAATTACGTTCCTAGAGGAGGAGATCTAACAAAACATATTGGATCTTCTTTAGCACTAATTGACTATTCTAGAGATGAAACTGGAAAATGGGACTATTCTCTTAAAGAAGTAAAGGTCGAGGATATAACTGATTATGATCCTATGACTACAACTTCGATTATTAAATATAAAATAATTGGAGAAGAGGAAATCAAGGAAGCAAGAATTATTCCGGAAGGTTTTAGTTTTGAAAGTCCAGAAGAAACGGGTAAGTCATTAAGATTTCTTCCGTTATCAATGCACTTTAAGGTCCAAGAAGAGAAAGCTTTTTATGATAGACTTTTAGCGAAGTTTGATAATGCTAAAACACTATCTATTGAAGCTCTTGAAAATCTATCAAATTCTAAAGAACAACCTGAACTTCTTGGACGTAATTATAATATTGCAGCAGTGATTAAAACTGATGAAGAAACTCCAGAAATTCTATACTTTAGAATTGATAAACTAAAATTAAAACACAATAAACAAGATAATTATGCGATTACTTTAACTAACGAAGATAAAGATAAAACATATACATTCTTGATTGATTCTAAAGCAGAGTCTTATGAATTCTCTTATGGAAAAGAAAAAATAGGAGATCTTAAAATCTTAGATCTCCAAAAGTTATAAAAAAAAAATAAACCCAGGCCCTATTATATAAAAATAAGGCTTGGGATTTTTTATTTCTACACAAATAATGCTGGTTTACATCTACTTCTCCAGTCTAGAAGATAACCTGGTTCAAGTTCTTCTAAAAGTATTGAAGTTTCTTTTAATTGAATAATACAATCTAGACATAAATTTATACCAGAATTTTTGCTTCCAAAGGCAAGATATTCTTTTTTCTCTTTTTCTAGCTGATTATATTCAAATCTAGAGCATAAATCAGACCATGCTCCTTCTTCATACATATTTTTTCCACAAATTGCACACTCACACTGTCCTAAACCAGCAATAGGAAAAAGTTGTTCAGGATCAGTAAAAGAATGAAATAAATGTCTCATAAATCTTCTATACTGTTCTGTACGATAAGCCTCCACAAGTAATCCAATCTCTCCAAGATCTGGTTGAAGAGATCCTTGTGGATTTTTATTTTTTCTATAAGCTATAATTCTCTCTGGAAGTTGCCGATCTAAGAGTGGTCTAGGAAAAAGATATAAATAAATTAAATTTTTCTCTTCCACACTTAATGTCTGATCTATCCTTAAAGAATTAATAACTTCATGTGCATCACAATCTTTTAGTTTGTCAATGTAAAATTTTAAAGAATTCATGGTTTTATTGTTTAATGATAATACATTAATAAGAGTTTGTGGGGAACAAAAAAGAGAACTTAAGATCTTCTCCTAAGCTCTCCCAACAAAACCATTTTCTTTATATTAAACTACCCAAGAAAGTATTCAGATTTTTCATAATCCTCTTTTCTTTTAGGCTGTGGTGTAGTTTCTTCCAAAATCGTACTCGTAAAGATGATTTTATCTCTTTTCTTTTCACGATATTCATCCTTATGATGTACATGTTGTTCACTTACAATGTCTTCTCTAACAAAGTAGTTTTCATTCTTTTCCATGTCTTTTAAGTTTTTCATTTTTGTTTAATTTTATTTTACATATATAAGGAAATTGGGGATTCTGAAAATACCTTAATTTCTAATATTCTTCTAAATCCATTCTTCGGACATGGAAGTCTTGATTCTAGAATATCAAAACTTTTTCTAAATCTAGTTCCATAAAATTCTTCAGGGCTTGGATCAGGATATACCAAAAAATCTCCAGTTGGATAATATCCTTGATTTTCTCTTATATCCAGGAGAAGAGGATTTACTTGATTTAATTCATCTAAAGATATCTCAGTAATCGATATATTTTCCTCACCTTCATTACAATCTACTTCTATGATAAACGTATAGTTATTATTTCTCTCAGGAACCATAATCTACTTCAATAATATGTTCTGGACTAACTTTTTTCACTAGAATAACTCCATTACCTGAAATAAATACTTCATCTTCTAATCCTTCTAAATCTACTTTAAGTATTACTATCTCAGGACCTCTTCGAAGAGCTACATTTCTTGCCGTTAAAGGATCTGAACTTAAGTGTACGTATTCTCTACTCCCTGGAACTAACCCATCTTTAAATATACTTTCCAGAAACTTTCTTTGCGTTCCATGATAGACAATATTACATCCTGTATACTTCTTAAAATTAGCATTAATACCTTTAACACTATGACCTTGAAGAGCACGAATCTTTCTTAAATCGGCCGATAATTCATAGCGCTTTTTATTATCAGTATCTACTATTTCTTTTAGTTCAGATATAGTCCAGCCATGATCAATCAACTTTTTTGTTTCTAACCAACCTTCTGAATCAAGCGCTCCTTCTACTTCGGCCGGATTATGTCTTAGAATATATGCTAACTCTTTTCCTCTATTCTTCTTCATATAATCTTCCTATTTTTATAAATTCTCCTATTAAATTTACAGTTTCAGTTATAAAGTTTTCGTCATTATATGTTGATGTTGATACTAAAATCTGTTCAGAATACCCAAAATATCCAATATTATTTATCACTCTATCTCGAATATACTGAAAATTTATTTCACATTTATCTAGAATTGAATTTATGTAGTTACTTTCTGGATTAATTTTAATAAGATCTTCTAAAAACCTCATAAATCTACATTGCGTTCTACTAGTAAATTTCATTATTTTATCCAAAGGTTCTAAGTAATCTCGAAAAAGTTTTTCTAAGAAGTAGAATGAAAGCTCATCTATCTTCAGAAAATTTCCATTACCAGTATAATATTCTACTAAATAGTTAGAGCTATCACTGAGATCTAAGCAAACTTTGAAAGGTTCCATGAGATTTACAAAAGATTCATCCTCCTGAAGAAGTTTTCTGTGAAAATACGTATCTATATCTCTACATAAGTTCTGATATTCTTTATATGATTCTTTACAGATCTTTCTTAGCCTCTTCACATGATCTTCCATACCACCAGATTAAAAATTTTCTTAACTTTTCATCTTTCCAATTAGGTGTAAAACAGTTAACAATTCTCCTTCTTATTTCTGTTCCAGAATAAGTTACATGCACATCATCTTTTTGATCAGGATAAATTTTTATATTATAGAATCCTCCATTTTCTTTATATCTCTCAGCTACAGAATCTCTAGAACCACATATATAAATTTCAGAATCTTGTGGTATTTCCTCAAGACTTTTTAAATAATTAATTCTATGATCTAGCGTTTCAACCCATTTAGGATAATTACCTAGATCACTAATTTTAAATATTTTCATCTTTGGATAGGACTCAAGTACCATTTCTTTTCTTGCTTCAAAAGGGAGAGGATCATGTGCAGTTCTTTCTGAGTTTTTTGTTTCTCCTATAAAAATAACTACATTATTCTTTCCAAAATCCTCTTTAACTTTATCTAATAAATAGTTATGTCCTCTTGTTAGATTATCTACCTGAAATCTACCAACAATTACTCCAATCTTTGTGCTCATTTCTTTTTTCTTTTATTATATGTTCTTTTTAATACATTTGTTTTAAGATATTCTTCACAACCTGTAAAAATTCTTCCTAATTCTGCTTTATTATCATAAGGCATAACAAATTTCCTATTCACTAAAGCAGTCGGAACCTGGTGAAGAGTATACAGAGCAGTTCCTTTAAAGAATCTAGACCTCTCAAGTTGATATCCTACGAACCCTTTAGCCTCTCCTGATGTAGTAATTGATAAGACAAATGATATCTCTCCAACTACTTTAAAAACAATACAATAGTGAAGTATAGGTCCAATAGGAAGAAATGCTACATCACCTCTTTCAATAGTTTCAGGTCTAAGTCTTTCTATATACATCGGAAGATATTTCTCCCTAAGATCGGCTGGAATTTTCTCTTCTAACTCCTTTGATCTAGTTACTATCTCTTCTTCCCTTTGTGATATAGATTTTTCTTCAGAGTCTCCAGCCGTAAGAGAGGGAGTTATAAACTTCCGCTTAATATCTAAAATTTTTTCAATGCAATCCCTATCTTCAGGCTTTTTATACCAAATCTTAATCAAATCCATAACTTTATTACATCTAGTTCTTGTTGCCTCTGGACTAACTACTCCTGGACCAACCATGAGAAATCTAATCATCTCATCCAAACCTTCAGTAATTATCTTCTTAATACTGTTTTTGATACTCTTATAGTTATTTATTGATTTTCTAATATCACCTAATTCTGTAACAGCTTCTTTAATAGTTTCCATAGAGTTAATTTTTCATTACTTTATCTATTACTAATTGTTTTATATCATCTTCAGTTAAACCAAAATAATTACTAAGATTTTTAAGAATAAATACTCCTTTATAATACTGAGTAAGATTAAGAATACTATCTAGAGAGGTATCACTATAAAGACTTTTATATTGTAAGATTCGTTTATATTCAACATTATCCTTTTCAAGTAATTTCTCTATATAAAATTTTTTTAATTTCGGATAATTTCCTAAGAAAAATTTAAGATCAATCTCAAGAATACTAAGATAATACCCATCTGTTACATTTAAATCCACTAATGGTTTACTAGATAATGCAGAGAAATCTATAGAATCTACATGAGAAAGAGATTCAATAACACCCACAATTACATCTCTTGGGTTATAAGTATCATCTACACCTACCAAAAGTTGCTCGATTTCTGTTCCTTTCATAGCAGTTTTCTTAATATCTAAAACTTCTCTAGTTATACCATCTCTTATATTATCTACATTTTCAGAGAAATATCCTTGAATAAAATCCTTTATATTATTATTTTTTCCTGATAATTTTTCTAAAATATTATTTCTCTTATTTATCGGAATACATAAATGTATTTCTCGATCTGATTCAATATCTAACCGATATGAATCAAAGAAATTTAAAAATATACTTGATACCTTTTCACGTCCTCCACTATAACTGAACAGTTTGAGCGAAAAAGGTTCAATATAACTTCCTAGATAAAGAACTAATTCCATCGGAGATAATGCATATACATATCCAGGTTTCCATTTTGTTGTTTTAGGTTTTGTTGCAATCAATTTCCCAATCTCCGTAGAACATGTAAATGATTTATTTGTTGAATCTTCTTTTACTAATTTTAAACTAGGAAAACATCCAATACCTAAAGAGAAAGTTCCATGTAGATTTCCATCAGAAACATATCTAGTATCTTGAAGAATCTTAAAAAATCCTTCAATAGTTACATAAATATAAACGTTTCGTCCTGGGAGTTTTGAATCTAATTCATCATTCTGAATCCTTACAGCTACTCTAGATCCACCCTCTCCATATTTAACATTATACCTTTCATATGAAGAGAAAAGTGAATTCTCTGCTAAAGATATATGAAATCCAGAGTTAAGTACAACAACCTCAGAAATATCTTTCTCTTCCACTGTTTTGTTACCATTCAAATTGAAATTAGCTGACTTAACACTATTATATACTTTATTACGCAATGGTTTTGTTAAGTCCTTTTTATTTACAACTTCTGGAAACAAATCTGTTCCATGGTCAAAATAAACTAATACTATTTCATACGGAATATTCAAATTTTTCATATTTTTTTTATTTTATTTTACATTTATAAGGGACTTAAAGCTTTATTTATGTAATAAAATTTTAATAAAGAATAATAATGAAAAAGAAAATTTATTTTATTTCGGGACATAGAGATATTACTGAAAAAGAATTTAAAGAATGGTATGTTCCTCGTCTTGTAGAAGCAGCGGCCGAAGATTCAGAATTCGTAGTAGCTGAATGTATCGGAGTTGATAGATTAGCTCAAGATTGGTTAAGAGATAATCTTAAGAATCATTCAAGAGTTACAGTTTATCATATGCTTGAAAAACCTAGATACTTAGCTTCTATGTTATTTAAAACGGCCGGAGGTTATCAAGACGATATTCAAAGAGATTCAGCAATGACAACTATATCAACAGAAGATATCGCATTTATTCGAAAAGGTAGATGGACTTCTGGAACCGCACAAAATATATTAAGACGTTATGAAAAAACTAATTAATTGCTTCTTTAAGGGTATATTTGCAACTGTTATGATTGCAATAACTGGGCAACTTTACTGGAATTTTTATATAGTAGAGAAGTTTGGAATAGGAAAAGTAGTAGAAGATAGTTCTGTATTTATAATTGGAGCAGCTGTATTATACTCTATCTTTGCTCTCTTAACAGGAAGAAAAGATGAAGAAGTATATGAAAAATTTGATTGGATAGAATTAATAAGTCTATTTATAGGAAATATATTTTTAATATATCTATTCAAATAAAATAATCAAAGAGGGAGGAGACAACTTCCTCTTTTTATTCCTTAAAAGCCTTATTAATGAGATAATAAAATATTAATGAAAAACAATAAACAAAAGTATTATGAATTCAAAACAATTTATAGCAATTACAACCGGAACGGCAATAGTATCTGGTATAGTAGGAAAACTTATAGGTAATAAAACCTGTAAGGAAAAAATGAATTATTACAAAGAAACATCTATTAAGCTTTTTCACTCTTTAGAAATCAAAGAAGAGGAGCTTAATAGATTAAAACAAGCTAATAAAGATCAAACTGAGATTATCAGAGATCTCACAGCAAAAAATGAAGAATTAAAACAAACTTACGAGATCCAAACTAAAACTATTAAGGATCTTGTAGAAGAAAACAAAAAACTCGAAAAGAAATTAAAGGTATCAATTTCAGTAAGAGGGAAATTATTGAATAAACTTAGTAGTCTTCACAGGTTAGTTAAAAACTTAGAACCTACAGGAGACTTAATGAAACAATATCAAGAATTTATCCTTACACCGAAAAGAGAACATGATGCCATAAAAGACGAGGAAATGATGAAGGAAGGAGTTTGATCTCCTTTCTTTTTTCTTCTCATCCTTTAAAAGCCTTATTAATGTAATTAAAACTTAAAAGAAAAATGGAAAAGAATTATGAAAAACAAATATTTCCAGAAGAAGGAAATATCTTAGGGACAGTAAAATTTAAATTCCCGGGAGAAGGAGAATACAGTCTTGCTTTTAATGGCAGGAGTAGTGTTAAAATTCAAGACATAGTAAATAAAGTATGTCTAGGAAAGAGAATAAAAATAAAATTACAAAAACTCATTAAGGATAAATTGATGAGTAGAGTAATAACTATAAAAGATACTTACGAAATGACAAATAACCTATTCGTAAGAGTATTTAATAGTGAAAAGCAATTTATCGGATTTATTCATATTAAAAAAGAATTATAATCATGAAAAAGAATGAAAAAGTTTTAATTAAAGTATCTCCTAAGAATATATTTAAAGCAGGAATAGGGTTACTGGCTATTAATGAATACCGCAAGGGTGGATTTCAGGCAGGTCTATCTGTTTTAATTGGAGGAGCAATTTTAAGATGGTTATTTTTTGATGAATAAAACCCATTAAGAAGGAGTGAGAAAGTTCATTCCTTCTTTCTTTATTTCCTTATAAGTGTATAAATAAAAATAAATAATTATGCTAGAATACTTAAAGAAAACATATAAAGAAAATCATGAACTTGGATATGAAAAAATCTATATTGCAGTAGATATTCACGGTACCATTCTTGAACCTTCATGGGATAAAACTGAGAACTTTACATACTTAGGATCCTCAAAAGAAGCACTTCAGGAATTATCAGCTAGAGAAGATACTATATTATTAATATGGTCATCCAGTTATCCTGAAAAATTAGAAATGTACCAAGAGAAATTCAGGGAAGATGGAATAAATTTTAAATACCTCAATCAAAATCCAGAAGTAAGATCAGGAAGAATTTCTTGTTTTGAAACTAAACCTTACTATGATATTCTTTTAGATGATAAAGCTGGATTCGAATGGACTGAATGGAAAGATATATTAAATTGGTTAGAAAATGAAAGAAGGTGATATTGTAAAAATTAATCCACAGAATAATGGATTTATAGGTTGGGCTGAGTTTCTAGAGATCATTAGAGATTTTGGAAAAAGAGACCCTGAAGAATATTACGTCATCGATATTCTAGGGCCGATTTATTCAATTGTTCATTCTGCTCAAGATTCAGGATTTTCGGAGAAGACTATTAATACTTCTAGTCTTCGGCCCATCCCTATCGATGAAGAATTATTTATAAAATACTGTGCAGAAAGATGTACCCTAAGAAAGAATTGTATAAAAGGATGTGCATTAATAGAATACTCACCTAAAAGCCTTATTAATGTAAACAATAAAAATATAAACAATAATGAAGAGTGAAACATTAATTACTGCTTTAGTTACAGCAGGAACACTATTTCTAACAAAAATAATGTTAGATGATGTGATATTAAGAACTAAGAAAGATGAACTAGAAAGAAGACTCGAAGACGCTATGAGAAATTATGAAGGTGATTCGAGAAAGCTTACAGAAAAAGAAAAAGATGAGGTTAATAAAGAGTACGATTCTTTATGTGCTAAACTAGTGAAGAGTTCATATAGTAGTCTCTTCTTAAATAAAAAACTAGAACAAGAAATCGATACTTTCTATTATAAATCTCGTAAACTTAAAAGTAGGGTATAAAATCCCTACTTCTTTTTTTTTATTCTTGAGAACCTTATTAATGTTAAATAATAAAAAAAATAAATTATGATAGTACTTGGAATGAGCTGTGCAGATATGATAAAAGAGCACAAAAAAGACGAAGAAATAATTGATGAAAAATTAATGGAGATCTTAAATAATAACAAATATAAGATCAAGAAAATTTATGATAGAACAAAAAAGCCTGTACCTATAATAGATCGAAAATTGAAAATTAGAGGTACAAATTATAATATTGCAGTAAATGATATAAGTTCTCCAAAAGAAGAAATAAAGAAATCATTAATACAATATCATCCATTTATAATAACTAATGATATTTGGTCTGGAAATAAAGTAGCAATGTTCTTTATAGAGTCATGTGCGAGATACGAATCAAAAACACTGGTAATGTTACTGGAGCCACATCTTATAAAAAGATATCGTGAAAGATACTTAGAATCAGTGCAACCAGAAAAAGTGACATTTGAAGACTTAGTTTCAACCTTTCTGAAAAGAAATCGGATATACTTCAACTTAGAGTATTTTCCCATTTTTGATAAGAAAGATCCGAGTAGGTTAATAGATATCAGAACAATAAGTAGAATGAAAGATGGAGTAGTATTTGGAAGAGTTGAACCTACTGGAATTGTTAGATTTATTACATTTATAAATAATAGTCAAGTTAGAAAATCAGATCAAGGAAAATATGTAGAGAATGGATACTATGACAAAATGGTAAAATTATTTCAAGATCCGGAACTTAGAAGAGAAGATATAATTAAATATTTTTAAAAGGGAGTAAATACAAAACTCCCTTCTTTTTTATTTCCGGCCAGTAGATAAAGAAGCCTAAAAACCTTATATATGATGAAATAAATAATATGTTATATTTAAATTGTACTTTGACTTATAAGCTCTTGGTTCGTGATGAATAGAGGGCTTTTAATTTTGGCCGGATGATATAACTTGAAAGCCTTATATATGAGAAAAAATAAGTAAATGATAATACACTCCTTAAGCAATAATAAAAAAAAGCTTAGGGAGTTTTAAATTTTTATAATATGAAACTAGAAAAATTAATAGAAAAAATTGATCGGTGTTTAGGTACTGTATTAGTTATCGTAGGAATTATATTAGTAATTTCAATAGTAATATCACCTGCACCAAAGCCAAAAGAAATAATTTGGCAATCAGACGAGGAGTATGAATATGAACAATTCCTCGACTCAATAATGAAAGAGGAAGAAGAACTGAAAGACGAAAAGACAATAAAGGTAACTGCAACTGTCTATAATCCAGTTGAAAATCAATGTGACTCTGATCCTCTAGTAACAGCAGATAATTCAAAGATTGATCTTGAAAAATTAAACTCAGGACAACTTAAATGGATTGCTGTATCTAGGGATCTTAGAAAACAATTTAAATATGGATCAAAAGTAAGAATTAAATGTAAATCAGATCCAAGTATCAATGGAATATATGAAGTTAGAGATACCATGAATGAAAGATATAAATTTTGTATAGATATCTTAAAACCCGTCGGAGAAAGTAAGGGGAAATGGCATGACGTCGAAGTAAGTTCAATATAAGAAAGGGATTAATTTTCCCTTTCTTTTTTATTCCTTGAAAGCCTTATATGTGTAATTAAATATCAATAAACTTAAAAAGAAAGGAGAAAATTATGATTAGTACAGAAAATTTAATGTGTTTTACTGCAGGTATGGTATTTACAGCTGTATGTGCTATAGCAGCAGACAGTAAAAAAGAATTGAGAGATTTGCTAAGACGCGGACTAGATAATTACAAAGAATCAGCAACTTCAGAGGAAATGGAGAAGTTTAGAGAAAAGTTTGAAGAACTCTCTAGAAAACTGGAATCGAAAGGATATGTAAGAAATTTCCTTTTTAACCAGAAACTAGAAAGAGAAATAAAAATCTTCTACGAAAAATCTTATATGTACCGTTAAGCAAAATCTTTAAAAGAGAATCGATTCTCTTTTTTATCCCTTCAAGTTCTTATATATGAACATTTTATTTGGTGACATTTTTTTGTTTCAAAATTCCCTGGTCTGTGAAGATCGGGGGTTTTTGTTTCATTCCATCTCTAAATTTTTAAAATATGCTACAGATATATAAAACTGACTGAACATGATACCTCCTTGAAGATTATATAATAGCTAATAGAAAAGAAGTATTTACTATATCATTAGATCAACTTTATATTATCTGTTCTAAATCGGAGAAAAAGAAAAGCAAGTACGATAATTTGAAAAACTAAATATAACATTGATAATATTCTAACTATTTTCGGGAGCTTTTTTGTAATCCGATTAATCTATATAGAGAAGTAAAAAAAAACTCCCAAACTTGTAGTAATATCTATTTATACATTTTTAGCGAAACAAGAGGTTCTTTAAGAGAAGGTTCTCTGTATAAAGTAAAATGTAACTTATTTTTGAAGACGAAGGAGCTTCCCTTATATTACACCCCTTATCGCTACCGCTAGGGGTGTCTAAGGAAGAAACTTTGAATAAGATATATAGGGATAAACTCAAAGAATAGAGATATTATAAAGATTTTATATTATTGATTTTCGCCTCTCCAAGGAGGCGAATCTAATCTAATATTACAACAGAACTTTTTTAAATATATTTTATTATATTAGTATATGGTTAAAATTACTCTATTTAAAGTTCTGTTTTGCGTATAATATCCTTTCAAACTCTAATTAATGAAAAAGGGAGACTCCTATGTCTTCACTTTTATGTAACTGAACTCTGTATTGAGTTTAATATTAATTTGCAATGATAATAAATTTAAAACTATAGTATGATAAAAAGATTAAATGATTACATTGTTCCTAGAGGAATAAGATTTATATCAGAATTAGGAACTGACTTTAGATTTTATAAACTACCAACAAAATGTATTATTAACAAACAACTTCCAGGATGTGGTTTTACTGAATACTGTCTTAGAGGACCTGAAAATGTAATATTATGTAGTCCTAGGAAGATGTTACTAGAGAATAAGAAAGATCAACATGGTAGGGATGTTTATTTAGTAGTAAACGAATTAGAAAAGGAAGTAGCGATTGATAAGGATCTTTCTAAGATTGATAAATCTCAAATATTTTTAGAAAAATTAGATGAGATGGTTAATGGAAAAGATACTGTTTATAATAGATTAATGAATGAAATAAAAGACTACCTAAATAAAAGAAAGTACTTAGGAGATAAACCTGCTAAAATATTAGTAACTTATGATTCTTATAGAATTGTAAAAGATATATTAACATCTTTAGGTATATTTCAAAGTTTTTATACTGTAATAGATGAATTTCAAACTATCCTACATGATTCTAAATTCAAAAGTAATACTGAATTAGACTTTCTTTACCACTTACATCAATCTCATTCAGCTTTATTTGTATCAGCAACTCCTATGTTAGAAGAGTATCTTAACATGTTAGATGAGTTTGATGGTCTTCCATATATTAATATGGACTGGGCTTCACAAGATCCTACCAGAGTATTAAAACCTTCTCTTAAGGTATTAACGATGAAATCAGTAGGGACTAAATTACCTGAAATAATAGACTCTTATAAATCTGGAAATTTTGAAAGAGCTATAAGGATGATTAATGGCTATCCAGTAGAAATTATATCAGATGAAGCAGTATTCTATGTAAACTCTGTTAATCATATTATATCTATCATCAAGAAATGTGATTTACAACCTGAAGAAGTAAATATCCTCTGTTCTAATACTCCTGAGAATCTTAAAAGAATACAAAAACGGTTAGGAAAAGGTTTTACTATAGGGGAAGTTCCATTAGAAGGAGATTCTCATAAAATGTTTACTTTCTGTACCAGAACAGTTTATTTAGGTGCTGATTTCTATTCAGAGTGTGCTAGATCATTTATTTTCTCTGACTCTAATATAGATAGTTTAGCAGTTGATATATCAGAGGATTTACCTCAAATCCTAGGAAGACAGAGACTCTTTAAAAATCCTTGGAAAAATGAAGCTACTTTTTATTATAGATCTACTTGTGACTATAGAAAGGTTAGTCAAGAAGAGTTTGATAAGGAGATAGAAAGGAAGAAAAGATCTACTAATAATTTATTAAGATCTTTTGATTCAGCTCCAGATGATGCTAAATATGATCTAGCAAAAACTTATCAGAAAAATACTAAATCTTATAATTATAAAGACGACTATATAGCAGTAAATGAGCATCAGGGTGGAACTTTAATACCTGTACTTAACAATTTAGTATTGGTTAATGAGATAAGAGCTTTTAGGATACAACAAATAGATTATAAAGATAGATTTACTGTATTCTCCACTATTCATAATACTCTATCTTCAGATGATATAATAAATCAAAAGGTATCAGAATTTCTGAGAGAATATCAAAAATTAGGAACTTTTAGAAGTAAGTTGAAATATTTATGTGAATATGGATTTTCAGATGAAGTAATAGGAATAGTATTAGATCAAATTGGGGAACATGATAATATTAAATCTTACTATTTATCACTAGGTTCACAAAAACTCAGAGCTTTAGGATATGATAAATATAAAATTGAGAAGGAACTTGGAATAGTAACATTTTCCTATGAACTATTAGAGTCTAGTATTTATTCAGAATTTAAAGTTGGAGATAAATTGACATTAGCTAATATAAAAGATAGACTTGATTACTTATATAAATCTATTTCTTATACTGCAACACCTAAGGCTACTGATTTAGAGAAATTTTTTGAAATAAAAAATTCTAGTATATACGAAGATGGGAAAAAGATAAAGTGTTATATGTTATTAAAAAAGAAAGGATAATTTAAATTATGATATATTTAATTAAGAGTGCAGGTTATGGAAAGGATAACAATTATATAGATTTGTTGAAAATTGGATATACAGAAGATACAAAGAAAGAAGGGAGATTCAGTGCATATAAACTTCACAATCCTACTTGTAAAATTTTATATGAACTTCCAGAATTGACTGAGGAAGATGAAAAGAATATTCAATATAAGTTTAGAAAATATTTGTATATAGATTATGGTAGAGAATGGTTTGAATATAATAGTGAAATAGTAAACTTTTTTAAAGATCCAGAAGTAATAAGGAATGTTAAGAATCTTCCAATAAATCCATGTATTATAAATAAAGAACTAACTGAATTTAAGAATAGTGTTAAAGAAATTTTAGGAATTTTATTTGGAATATCTTCTAATCTACCAGTGGAAGGTAGAGATAATGTAAAATCTGTATTTAAAGAAATTTTAGATAAGAAACTTAGAGATATAGATTCAGTATTTGAGTTTTTAGAGTTAAAATTTGATAAGAGCATAATAGATAAGTGTAAGGATCTTTTGGAATGTAGAAAAACAGGTAAATACTGTAATGATGATATAATAAATCAAAAGGTATCAGAATTTTTAGGAGAATATCAAAAATTAGGAACCTTTAGGAGTAAATTGAAATATTTATGTGAATACGGTTTTAATGATCAAGTAATAGGAGTAGTATTAGATCAGATAGGGGAACATGATAATATTAAATCTTACTACTTAGCACTTGGACCTCAAAAACTTAGAGCTTGTGGTTATAATAGGTATGATATAGAGAAGGAGTTAGGGGTAGTAACATTCAGTCAAGAACTCCTAGAGTCTAGTATTTATTCAGAATTTAAGGTCGGGGATAAAATAACTTTAGCTGATATAAAAGATAGGTTAGGTTATTTATATTCCAGTATTAATTATGATGCTACTCCTAAGGCAAAGGACTTAGAAAATTATTTTAATGTAAAGGAGTCTTCAGCTAGAGTAGAAATAGATGGAGTTAAGAAGGTAGTAAAAATATATAATATAATAAGTAGAAAATAAATATAAAAAAAGAGGGATTTGTTATTTCCCTCTTTATTTTTCTTCTTCTAAACCTCTAAAACACGTATCCCAGAAGGTGTTACCCTAATAATTGAGAGAAAATTTCAGGTTCTCTCAAGGTTTATACTAATTAATTAAAAATAATAATGCTAATAAAGAATGGAAGACGATTATTTGTTAGATGAAGAAGAAGACCTGGAAAATCAAGGATATCTAGGTCCAGACGAAACAGGAGATGATTCTGACGACGATGACTCTGAAGGTTCTGATGAGAATATTATTGGAGATGACGAGGATGAGAAGAAAATTAAAGTAGATGAGTCTCAGTATGAAGGTAAGATGACTAAGGACGAACTTTGGTTATCTACAGCATACGATGACATAATAGCAGCAGGAAAATTGGATAAAGATAATGCAATTGAAGATGCTGTTACTACTATAGTTTGGGCTAATCCTAAACATACTTCAGTTAATACAGTCGGAAATATTATTAAAGATTTGTTTCATAAGCAAGGTCACTCTCGTATGGTTAATAGCCTCTATACACCTGATACTCCTTTACGCGGAGAAGATGTTGATATAGACTTTAAAGATGAGGATGACTCTGGATTTAATAAGAGATATGCTGAAGAAGCGAGAAACCAAATAGCAAGATTTATAGAATTTTTGGCTACTCGAGATATTAGCAAAGACTCTATTATATCCAAGCGAAGAAAACAAAGACAAATTCCAGCTTTTATTATTTTCTTATTTTCTTCTGGTATGTATGACTTAATTGTTGAATGTCCTACTATGCCTGAAGAATATGCAACTCAGATAAAAGAAGCAATGAGAAAAATCCTAAAAGCTAAGTATGATATCGTCGAAGAATTAGCAAAGAAGTACGAAGAAATGGGTAGACAGGCTGTGGCAGATCGAGTTAGAAAGTTACAGTTATCATGGTTTAATAAAGAACCAGCCGAAATTAGATCATCAGCCGAATACTCTGATCTCGAGCTTACTTATGATGATGTATTGGTTTATCGTGAATATAGATCCAGATTTACTAATACATCAAGAGCTATTACTCAAGATATTATTTCAGATATGATTGAGGTAGTTATAGATAAAGAAGCAGGAGTTTATGAAAGATTAAAAGACAAGACCAGATCAGATGCAATATCAGATGTAAAACAAGTATATAAAGATTGGTCAAAAAATAATCCTGATGATTCTGAACTAGCTACTAAGATAATTTGGAAAGATGTCGAAGGAATGGTTAAACAGTAAAAAATATTAAAATTTTATGTCAGTATTTCTTGAGTTACTAACCGATGAAGCTATCATCGATTATACTAAAAGTGATGGAAAAGATCAAGTTCTATTTAATCATAGAGACTTAGACCTGAAGTACAATGGAATACAACCTATCGCCGGTGGAGTCTATGATGTCGATATTTTTGGCTCACCCATGGAAGATAGATGTATTTGTGGAAAAATTCGACAACCCTCTGCTGAACCTTGTCCTCATTGCGGGGCGAGAGTATTTACAAGAGAAGAGGGATTGAGAAGATTTGCTAGAATTGAACTTCCTTTCTATTACCTGAATGATTTACGTTTTGATATCTTTAAAGAACTTTTCGAAGATATTTTTAAAGATAGTAAAATTGTGTTAGATTTCTTTGGAGACGATCTTCGAAGAAATGGTTATAGTGCAAGAGGAGCGAAGAAATTAGGTATTAAAGTTTTTGATACCTGCCAGTTCGAATATAATCCAACAACAAAAGAACTAAAAATATCAGAATTTATTACTGATGAAGCTCTATGTTCTTACGAAGGATTAATTAAAATTATTGAAGAACATTTCCCCGCTCGTCTTACAGAATTTAAAAAATTAATTAATCGGTATTACCTAGTACAACCTGCTATGATGAGACCTTTTACTCTCGGAATTAAAAACGGGAAAAAAGTAATGGGATCTCATAAACTTAGTATTTGGTACTCTATTATTATCAGACTTTGTTGCGTAGAAGATAAAAAATCTAATGACTTGAACTATGAGGAAGTTACATCTAAATTTAATACCCCTGGAGAAAGAGTTAGATATACAGCCCTTCTACGTGCTCTCTTAAATGCTGGAAAAAAAGAAGCTACAGCACTACTTAATACATCTAAAGAAAATCTAGCACGTGACTTGTATTCTGTCCGTACTAAAAATTCTGCTAGATGTCCTATTATACCTAGTACTACATTAGCTATCGATGAAATCTCTGTTCCGGTACATATCGCTTATGAAATGTGTCGAGAAGGTTTCTTAGATTATTTAATGAAAGAGCTGAATTTTACCAAAAACGAAGCACTCAAAGCAACAAAAGAAGAATATAATAATCCGGAAACTCTGAAAATGTTTAAAGAGTATGCGGAAAAACAAATCGTACTAATGGTTTCCTAATTGGTACGTTAGGTGTAAATCCTAGAATATTACAGTACCTGAAAGCTGTAGTATTAAATTTTGTGTATTGCTGGGAAGAATCTCATTTCTAATCAGCAGTTGAAAGTTATATTTACAAGAAAACAAACCCTAAAAAGAAGAGCTTATGAAGATAAAAAGAAAATTATATTCATCTTCGCTATCTTCTAACAGCCCCTGGAATCGTTCCGAACATATGAAAGCGCTTCACGCACAAGGACGATACACCGGAACTTCTAAAATTGGGCTGTGGAATTCTAGCGAAGAGAAAAGATTAAGAATGGCTCAGATTATGACTAAAAATGCCCTAGATAAAAATGCTAAAGGGTACGGATCTGAATATGCAATGAGAGTAAATAACCGAAACCTCCTTTTTAATAAATTTCAAGGAGAACAAGGATATATGTACTTCGTTAAATTTCCTAAGTCAGTTAAAATCGGATTCTCTAAAGACTGGGATAGGCGCATAAACTATCAATTTCCACACATGAATCATATCCTGGGTGGACAGGTTATAGCAATCATCTCTGGACCTACAACCGAATTAGCTGACCTCGAATTTGATACACTTATTAAATTTCAAGACTATACGAAACTTAATGAAACCGGAACAAAATATACTGAATTTCTAGATCTAAAAGTCAAAAAACAAGTATACGACTTCCTAAAACATAGAGTTTCTGAAAATAAAGACCTAGAATTTTTAATACAAAACTCACTGTAAATATAAACTGTTCAACCCAACGACTATGGACAAAACCAGGCTAGTGTTGTGATAACCTAGTTTTAACCATGGAAAATATAGTCTTTGCAAGATAGAATGATATCTTGGGTAATCAATATAAGTTGGCTAAAGTATTGATTATCACAGAGTTAATCGCCAACCAAGTCTCCATGAATATTCGATTTTTGCAATGAAATTGAAAATCCATGATGACTATACCATATGTAATAGTGTGGCCTAATAAAAGAGATATTAGGAAAACATCAATAATTGCTAGAAAGAGATAATAAATCTAATTAGCAGGGGAAATATAAAATCCCTTCAACGACTATAAATGATATGGATTAAAACCAATGATATAGTCTACTTAGTAAATGAAATATTTTATATAAAAGTGACACTTTCCCATAAACAAACTTTGTGGGAATAAAATCTCACAAAATGCTGGAAATCTAATAAAGAAATCAGCATCTTGGAAATTTAAACCAAGTTCAACGACTAAATATGAGACTAAGAGGATATCTTAGATGATATAGTCTGTCTATATATTAATGTTATATAGATTAACGACAAGTTTGTGAACCTTTAAATAAAAATAGAGGCACTTGAATTTAATATTGAGTGAAAATACTTTAAATTGCTGGAAATATTTAGTGATAGATAAATCAGCAGTATTATGATTTTATATTAATAATTAGAGTTTATATGAGTAATATATAAGTTAAAACATTAATATAAAATTTTATAGAGATGATACAAGAAGAAATTAGATATCATAATCAGTTATGGTATTACAAAACTTATAATCAATTAATAGATAAGTGTATACAAATGGAGTCTGAAGGTTACTCAGAAGATATGTATACAGAGATTCATCATATTTTGCCAAGATGTTTAGGAGGTAAAGATGATAAGTCCAATTTAGTTAGAATGCCTATTAAATATCATATAGTAGCTCATTTATTGTTGTCTTGCATTTACCCAAATAATGTTGGACTATTAAATGCAGCAATTCTTATGATAACAACTAGAGAAGGAGTAAAAGTGTCAGTTACTACATCTGTTAGATTGAGAACTGAATACTCAAATCTTAAGAAAGGAAAAAGATTATCTGAAGAACATAGAAGAAAAATCTCTGAATCTAGAAAAGGGATTATATACTCAGAAGAAACTAAAAGAAGAATGTCTGAATCTAAAAAAAGGAATAAATAATCCTAATTTCGGAAAACCTCTTTCTGAATCTCATAGGAAAAATATTTCTAAAGGAGAGAAGGGAAAGATAGTAACTGAAGAACAGAGAAGAAATATGAGTAAAGCACATAAAGGAAAAATACTAACCGAAGAACATAAAAAGAAGATTTCTGAATCTGAAAAAGGAAGGGTTATAACCAAAGAACATCGTGAGAAGATTCGTCAAGCTAATTTGAAAAATAGATATATTTGGACTAAAAAAGTTCAAGGTCCTGACGGAACAATTTATGATTCTTTGAAAGATTGCTACACCTCTTTAGGAAAAAGCAAAAAGACTTTAATGAGGTGGATTAAAGATCATCCTGAAAAAGGGTATAGATATATTTAAGATTATTTTATCAACTCTATATAAATTTTAATTTTATAAAATTCATAATACTCAACGACTATAGTAAGTACTTTTAATATTGTGAAATTATTAAAAGATAATATAGTCTACTTCTAATTAAATAAATTAGATATTAAGGTAAATGCAGATTTTTAGCAAAAGTCTGAAGTTTGAGATATAACTTAAGAATTGTTAGAATTGCTAGAAATTATATTTTTATATAACTAGCAGTCTAGATTATATTACTACAATCTAGATTCAACGACTATGTGAACAACTAATGGTAGAGCAATACCATTAGAAGATATAGTCTAATATTAAATCAATTAGGAATAATTATTAATATTGTTTGATGGTGATACCGTTTCTATTTGTAGAAGAGTAGCAAGAAATAATAAAATTTCTTGAAAATTCTATTAAAATGCTGGAATATGTATGACATGATCAGCATCTCTATGAACAAAAATAGAGTTCAACGACTAAATATAGAACCATAGTATTGTATGGATAATATAGTCTATCTTATAAAATATTTTATAAGATGTCAGTTGGTACCACCCGAAGCATCCGCCGAAACCTACGAGCGTATGAGTCCTTTGAAATTTCTGGGGTCTCTAAAATTTCAATAATTGCTGGAACTTTTATAATTTAAGAAAGATCAGCAGGGGAAATATAAAATCCCTTCAACGACTATAAATGAAATCTCTAATGAAAAAGAGAATTATATAGTCTTTCTAGTATAGATAATTATATTAGATAAAAGCGATATGTGACAATTTATAAGAAGAATAATGAACCTATCAAACTTAAAGGTAGCAAGAAATAATAAAATTTCTTGAAAATTCTATTAAAATGCTGGAAAGTGTATAACATAAATCAGCATCATCGAACAAGAGTGAGATGTTCAACGACTAAATATAGAACCATATAATATTATATGGATGATATAGTCTACAATTTTATATTGTGCTATAAATTTAATCACGAGACACTTAACGGATTTTCTAATAAAGTCCGAAGTTTGAGATATAACTTAAGAATTGTTAGAATTGCTAGAAAGGATCGATATCCAAATTAGCAGGGAAAGATTGATAATATTCTTTCCTTCAACGACTATGTGAACAACTAAGAAGATATAGTCTAATACTAAAAATATATTAGAAATAATGATTAGTATTGTAGCGGTAGCGACGGAATATGTATTTGATGATCAGGAAGAGTTAAAGAGTCCAAGATATTTTTATACAGATTATGTCCAATTACTTAAAGATGCAGAGATAGATAAGAAAATAAAAGTAGGTACACCAATTGTATTTACTGGAAAAATAGGCAATGTGGAGTATCAATCAAAAGTTACTTCTTATGGTCGCCTCAGAATTTCGAAAATTATTGATGCAGATATAGATAAGATTGGAATATTCTCTAATGAGTTTGAACGTATTGGAGCAAAGAGCGCAACAAAATTAAGCCTGTACCTAAATCAATTCCCTGACGGAGTTGAGAAAAGAAAGGCTCTTACAAAATTTGCGCTTAGAGTCGTTACGTTAGCAGGTGTCGTAACTTTTGATTATAAAACGTTATATGCAGATTGCGATACTGAAACTTATAAGAGAATTTGTAATGTTGCGGATTCAAAAGATCTTACTGATAAACAGAAACTTCTTATCATGACAGAGGAATTTAAAAAATATGAAAAAGAAGTTTCTGAAAGTTTTAGTTCAGATTTAAAGAATGAACTAGCACGCGCAAATCGTGTAAAACTAGCCTCAATTGTAGCGATGTCAATGCCTAAGAAGAATTGGGCAATATAATAAGATAAAATTTATTATATTAAAATTATGTTAATTGCTAGAACTGTAAATATAGAATTAGCATCATCAAGCATAAGCAAGGTGTTCAACGACTATATACATAATAATCAAAGATATAGTCTAATCTTATATAAAGTAAAATATAAGTATTGTTGCAATTCATTACATCGGGAGTTGATGAGAGGCCTGTGATAACCCGTGGAACTTTACTCTCGGGATATACAGAGAAAGACTATCAACTTCATGCAATTGAGAATAGATCACTTCAAAGTATCAAAGTTAGTGGAGTTAGAAATAAAACCTGAACTTTATGGTAGCCCACTATAAATAACAAAGAAATGCTGGAAATAATAATAGACATACAAAGTCTTTTAAGATCAGCAACTTATCGACGAGAAAAAGATGAATTATTAGTACTTTTTAAAACTTAATGTGTAGATTTGAAAAATTCTTAGAGGCTCTAAAGCTTATTGGAAGTATAGCAAAAACTGTACTCTCTGGAATTGAAGAATATAGAAAAATTCAAGAAACAAAAGCTTACCGAGAGAATAAGAGAAATAATGTAAAATATCTACCAAGACCAAAAAGGTATAATAGTAGAAGAAAACAAAGATAAGATCAACGACTATGTATTGTTAGATTAAGGATAATTCTTTAATCATGATATAGTCTAATCTTACGTAAATAAGCGTGAGCAGGATAAGAGATTAGAAGACGTCTTTTAAAAATTATAATATCTAATCTCTTTGAATGGCCTAGTTCAGGATATTTAACACGACAAATTTCATTCCTTTTAAATAGTTTTATATATCATGAAGGAGAAGATCCAGAAAACACAGGATTACTCATTCCACGATATAAAGCATTAGGAAGAACAGCACCGAACGGAAAGGTATACCCAGATAAACCTCTTGCAAATGGTTCTGAAGATGACCTTGTTCCAGTACGTTCGATTGTTACAAAAAGAACTGGAGATTTAAGCACAATTACACCAGACCTGATTGGAAAGAAATTTAAGTTTACTGATGGAGCAGCAATTGGATTATCATTTGCTACATCATTAACTGAAGGTACTACCCAATCAGCACTAGGTCTGAAACATGGTTTTAAAAGCTATGTATAAAAATAGAAATTGCTGGAATACATGAAAAATCAGCATCTAGTAAATTAGTTTAAAACAGTTAATTTAGGAAAGTTAGTATAGAGTCATATTTTTAGGAGAAATTAATATGGCAATAGAATTAATACTATATAAAGGGATTAGCTATTCAGTAACTAGTCCTGGAGAATTAATATATGACGGTGAAGATAAGAAGCATATATTAGATCAATTAAATAATTTATCTAAAGTAGGAAATAAAAGAATAAAATACTTAAAAGATAAATATAACCTATCTGAACTTGATTACTATATAATCGTAGTTCTTAAAGGTGATGAGTCTAAATTACCTAAATGCTCTTATGTAAATCCAAAAACAAAAGAAAATTGTAATGAGTTCAAAAAATTTAGATCATTAATTCCAACAAGAGGAGAAATCTTTCATGATGGTTGTGAAAATCATATTGCAAATGCAGCTGCTCAAATAAAACAGAGAGAAGCCTATAAGAAGGGTATTACTGGATTACAAAAAGCAGATAGAAAATCCAAAGTTTGGAGAGATAGGTTAAGAGAACATACATTAAAACAGATGAGAGATGGTGATAGTATATTTTCACCAGACAATGTAAGAAGGAAAGATATACAGAAACCAATATCATCTATTAAAATTAGTGGATATAATGATATCTTTAATGAACTTGGAATAGATAGAGATAATGCTTCTATAGAAGAATTAATATTAGTAGATAAAAGAATGTTCTTGAATAAAGGAGAATCTAATGATATTTGTTATTACTATATAGTAGATTTCGAAGATAGCAATATATTTAAATTAGGAGTTACTTCAAATATAGATTCTAGAGTAAAGAGAGGGTATCATGGTTTAAAATATAAAAATTTATCAATACTTTTTGAATCAACTAGAGAAATAATAGCAGATCTAGAGTATAATATAAAAATGGCTTTTAGAGATTCTATTTGTTTTGGAAATGAGGGATTCTCTATAAATAAAAAATCAGAAATACTAAATTATATAAAAAACATAATTAATTCTATTAATAATTCTCCTAAAAATTAATAGATGTTTTAAACTAAAATTTACTTGTTCAACGACTAAGTACTATTATATAAAAGATATAGTCTAAGCTTAATATAAAAACTATTAAGGACTCAATCTTATCAAGATTGAGTTACTGGGTCATGAACGTGTGCTTAATACAGAAGGAAATCTTAAAGCACCAAAACAATGTGAGTTTAGAGAGGAAGGTAGATGGATTTACCTAAAAGTTAGAAGAGGAGAATTAAAATATCCGAGACCTAATAATTGGGTAGGAGTAGGTAAGACAAAATTTGAGAAAGGTGACTTAATAGGGTCAGCTTATAATACTACCTCGCCTATTTACAAGTTGAACGCTCTCATAAAACTTATGCGTGCAAAAGGTTCCGATGGGACCCGATATTTTGAGAAGGATAATGTTATTGTATCTGATTGTTATGCTTTGAATGATGGGGTTATTCATTACAAAGAGACTAAGGAAGGTGATATTGAAGTTTGGATTAGTGATACTCAGTATGATTATAATCCAGATTGTATGTATTATTTTCCTGATGGTACAGAGGTTAAGAAGTTTCAAAGAATTTCCAGCGGAGTTTGCAATATGAATCATGTTATTGCAGAGTTGGGTTCTAATATTAATGATATTTACTTAATCTTTAGAAAACAGTTCTATACTTTAACAGATGGAGGATTTGTATCAACTGGTTTATCAGATCTTCATGCTACACAGGAAGAACTTATTGAACTCTTATTCACAGGTTTAACTGATGTAGGTGTAGATCCAGAAACACAGAAGATTGAAGACATCCAATATCTAGGTACTCAAAGTGGTGTTTTAAATAAGAAGTCATTCTATACTGTTTTGTCTTACGGTTATAGCTCTAGAGTCGTGTCTAAAGCTCTCAAAGGGGAATTAAATCTTTCTGGTGACGTAATGACAGAAACTATATTAGGATTACTTTTAAATAATAAACTTGACGAAAAACAAAAGTAAAAACAAATTATGGGAACTATTAAATTTGAAATAGATCTTCCAGAATTTGAAAAAGAGTTAAGTATTAATGTAACTATTCATAGAGACGGTGAGGTGGTTTATACTACTACCTCATCTCCCTCTGTGGATAAATCTAATAATACTAATCTTTTATCGAGCCTTGGAAGTAAACCCGAGCAAGAAAAATGTATCTCTGTGGATGGAGATAAACAAAAAGAAGAAAAACCCAAGAAAGCATCAACTACATCTCGAAGGGGAGGAAACTTGATGAACTTGGATATATGATGATTAAAACCAGAGAAGAGAATTTTTTGTTATGAACGATAATTATTATAAAATTATACTATCATATGAAATTCCATATAACATTTTAGACAGTCAAGATCCGAATATTATACAGGCGAGAGAAATATTATATGAAAAACTTAGAGATGATATTTTTCCGAAGTATGAAAGATTTTCGGTAAAGCTTACATTACATCAACTTAAAGATAACTTCAATTATCTTGTTACTTATGAAGCTTTTTTTAGATCTCTTGATGGTAAACCTATGGGAGAATATGTAGAGGCTCGTAGCTTAAAAGATAGTATTAAATCAGAATTAGAAACATTTTTTAATTCAGTAGATTGCGAATATAAGCAATTAAATATAAAACCATTAGTATAATGAGTAATTTTAATCAATATTTCAGAAACACTGGAGCAAAAATTATAGTAGATCGATTTTTTAATAAAGTTGATGCATATAATCCTAAAGTAAAAGTTGGAAAAATTGGATATTCATTTATAGAAGAACCTCCTCAACCAGCTTCTTACTATATTGAAAATGGATTAACTGCTACACATAAAGTAAGAATTGAGTATACAACTATAACGGATGGGAAAGAAGATCCTGAAATGAAGTATGCAGAATTCGAAGTTCCTAAAGAAATTGATGGTGCATTTATTATAGAAGGCGCTTATCGTATTTCAACTAATCGAATGGGATCTGATTATGATTGTCGTATTAAAATGTCTGGTACAGGAGATTATAAAGTTAATTTCGACTATGATAGAGTTTACGATATTCAAAAACAGATTCTGAAGATAAAAAGAATTAATCCGGAACTTGGAATTGCAGATAAACCAATTGATATAAAGTTTGAAGACATTGATAAATACTTGGAAACCGATAAAAAGGAAATCTTGAAGCTAACTGAAAGACAAACCAAGAAATTAATGATCAAACTTGACTTGGATTATAAACCTGAATATATTACACAAAAACTAATACAGGAATGTTTGGCCTTTGGAGATGATAGACTAAAAGACTTAATCATTGACAAAACATTAGAATCAGTTCCTAATAGTTTTATGCAATATATTTTTAGGAATAATAATGGACGTAACTATTTTGCGGCAAGACGAAGAATTACATCATATTTTACAAAGTATGGTAAAATTCAAGATCAAGTTACTGCAATTAGTACTTTGTGTTTTAGATTTTTTAAAGGAAGTAGCGATAACAAAGGAGATTCAGGAGTACAAGTGCCTCCCGGAGTAAATAGTATAAATTTGGAAGCTATAAGCAACAAGATTGTTATCCCTGCAAGTGTGGCCTTTAATTCGACTTTTACAGATTTAGATTAAGTCTGATTATAGAGTAAAAACCTATAATAAAAACTTTGTGAATTGCTGGAAAATAAAAATATAATCAGCATTCTAGATAAAATTCTAGATTCAACGACTATGTACAAAGAAGGAAATCTTCCCTAAGATATAGTCTAGTGATAAAGCTATAAACTTTATCTATTCGTTAGTCGATATTGCGGATTAATGGTTAGTCCGTTCAGAAAATAATATTCTGATAGAACTTTGTGAATTGCTGGAAATATCTTCTTGTGAAAGAGGATTTATCAGCAGTATAATCTTAAAGTAAATAAAATAAAAATATAGACAAATTTTATTTACTAAATATGAAAATTATAGACATTTTTGAAAACGATATTGAGTACCATAATAGAATTTGGTATTTGAAAACTTATGAAGCTTTAATTACTAAAGCTTTAGAAAGAGGATTATTTAAAAAAGATCTGAATTATTATACAGAAAAACATCATATTCTTCCCAGATGTATGAATGGAGAGGATGAAATTAATAATTATGTACTATTAACGTATAGAGAACATATAATTGCTCATATGTTATTATCTAAAATGTATCCTGAAAATAATATGTTAGCACATGCTGCATATATAATGTTAATTTCTCCCAGAAATTCTAATCTATATCTCTCGGATAAAAGAAGTAATTATACAACTAGAGATTTAGAATTATTAAAACAGAAATCAATTGAACATATTCGAAAAGTAAATACAGGAAGAAAGCCGAGTATTGAGAGCAACCTAAAAAGATCTAATACTTTAAAAGGAACTGTATTTACGGAAGAGAGAAAGAAGAATATTAGTAATGGATTAGTAAATTTTTACTATAATAAAGAAGAAGGAAAATCTTTAAAATCTAAATTATCTAAATTAAATTTAGGTAAACTTCATACTAAAGAAAGAAATAAAAAAGTATCCGAGAGTCTTATTGGAAAAACTTTATCCGAGGAATGTAAACAAAGAATAAAAGAAAATAACTATTCCTCTAAGAAAGTAAAAGATTCTAATGGAAAGATTTATAATTCAATTAGAGAACTTTCAATTGAATTAAACATTCCTTATACAACTTTAAAACGCAGAATTGAAAAAGGAAATTCTGAGTATGAATTTGTAGAAGATAATTGTAAAAAATCAAATAAGATAAAAGTTCAAGGGCCAGATGGAACAATTTACAAAAGTTTATTAGAGGCAGGAAAATTGTTAAATAGAGATCCTAAAACTATAAAAAACTGGGCGTTAAATTTTCCGGAGATGGGTTTTAAAATAATAGATTAAATATAATTCTTAAAATGTCTATATTTTATAATTTACTTAATGGTTATATTCAACGACTATGTACAAGAAGACAAATCTATATTGTCTTAAGATATAGTCTAGTTATGGTAGAAATTATCATATATAAACGACACCTATTAATTTATTAGTAGCATTCTGATATAAAACATTAGAATGAAAACTCTAAAATTGCTGGAACTTTAAAAAGAATCAGCATCTCTATTTTAATTAAAGTAGAGTTCAACGACTATAGAAAGAGCTTAGAGATATAACTTTAAAGATAATATAGTCTATTACTTAATAAATTTTATTAAGTTAAAAAGTAATAATAACACAAATTTACAAAACTCACTTACAGTTTCGTGTCATATCACAGATGATGATGTATTATTTGATGTATATGATCCAAATTTTATTAAGGTTACGATACCATATATAGACTATCTTAATAAAAAAGTAGCTGCCAGTGAGTATGTAGATTATGAAACTAATACCTTGAAACCTGATAAAGATGGTCAAGTAGAAGTTAAATATAGGATGAAAAGAAAAATGGTTCCAGTTGAAGAAGTAGAACTAATCGACTTACATCCTGATTATAGATTATCTAGCACAACTCGAAGAATTCCTTTTGTCAATTATAGAATAGTTGCCTAATTTTATTGGAAAAGTTAGGAAAATTATACTAAAATGCTGGAAAGATAAAATCAAATCAGCAAAAATCATAATACAAATATGATTTCTCAACGACTAAATGTATAACCAAAAATAAAATTGGATGATATAGTCTACTTAAGTTGAAAATAACTTAAGTGTATACAGATAGTGTCAGAATAAGCATGGGTACTTTAAAATGTGCCGCCTAAGGAAGTAATTCTTTAGATTATTAGTAAGTAAATTCGGTGGAGGGAAAAACCTAATACCGAGTCAAGGATCTTAGATAAATCTAAGTAATCTTTGATGTAACGAATAAAGACTTACCAAGATGATATATACCTTGAAATTATATTCTAAATTATAATAAAGAATTATAATAAAATTGACATCAATGCTTAAGCAGAGTATTCCACTTTGTTCATCTGAGCGTGCACTTGTTGACACTGGAAGGAATGAAGAGTTGAAAGATAATATATTAAATGAAAAATTCAGTTATCCAGAGGGTAAGGTAAAAGATATAACGGAAGATGAAGTTATAATTGAATTGCCTGACGGAACTGAGACAAATATTTTACGAAGAACAGCGATTCAGAGTATAAATGACGTGGCGGTATTTACAGAGCCTAAAGTAAAAATCGGCCAAAAAGTAAAACAGGGAGATATTATAACTGGTGCAGTTGGACATACTCCTGAAACATATAAGGCCGGTGTTAATGCTCTGGTACTTTTCCACGCCTATTATGGTTTAGTAAATGAGGATGCTTTGGTGATATCAGAATCATTTGCAAATCGTATAGCATCTTATAGTATTATTGACCTTATGATTAATGTTAAAAGTACTAGTGCTATTAAGTGGATCGCCCCTATTGGAACAAAGGTTAAATCAAAAGATGCAGTAGTGACATTATATAAAGCTGTTCGTCTTGATGCTATAAATCAGGCACTACAAGAAAAACTCGGAGGACTTTTCGGAGAAGGACATGATCTTTCCGAATATACTATCGAGGATCATCTAGTTGTGCCTAATAATATAGATGAGGCAATAGTATCTGATGTAATGATACAGGAAATGAAGAAACCTAAAATTCCTAAATCAGTAAAATCACCTGACTATTCATTTACACATACCTCTCAGGATGTTATAGATGAATATGAAAAAACAAAATCTAGAAAAATTATCTACGAAAAATATCCAGAGTATATTGCAGCAGATACATTAGATCCTATTAATATGGATCCGGATGCTTATAAAGTTGTATATACTATTCGTGTAAGACTCATAAAGAGAACTATTGGAATGATAGGCTCTAAAATTACCTCTAGATATGGTGGTAAGGGTGTTGTATCAAAAGTTCAATCTGATGATTTAATGCCTATAATGGTTGATAAGGATGGAAAGCAGCGAAGAGTCGAAGTAGTGATGAATCCTTATTCAACAATTAACCGTAAAATTCCGAGCGTCCTTATGGAAACACTACTCGGACTTATAGCACATAAATTACACGATCTTGTAGATGATTATAAGAAAACAAAAACAGGGCAAAAGAAAATTAAACCACTTCTTGAGAAATACTACCCTGGACGTTTTACTAGTTTAGATGTCGAAGAAATTATCGAACGTCATAATACTAGTAAAATAGAAGATATGTATTATTTCAATGTAGGATGTTTCTCTACCAAATTTACACCAGAGCTTGTTAATCAATGGGCTGAAGAATTAGGTGTGGAAAGTCAGAGTAAAATTCTTATGCCTGAAACTGAATTAACAGATCTTGATGAATTAAAAGATAACCTAGAACCAGAAGAATATAATAAATTAGTATCTGGAATGACCGGAAAGTTTATAGAAGTAGATAAGCCTTTGATGGCAGGATATATGACCCTTGAAGAGTTATACCATAATAAATTAGATGGATTGTGGTAGATAAAAATTCTATTAAAATGCTGGAAAGATAACAAATCAAATCAGCATCAAGGAACGTTAGTTACTTGTTCAACGACTAAATATAGAACTATGAAGGTAACATTCATAGATGATATAGTCTAAATTTAATATATTGTATTAAATATTCTTGATACCATCATATAGTAATAAGGTTACATCAAGTTTATATGGCGTAGATATTAATGCCAAACGAGATGAACCTATACTTGGAAAGGGACGCTATAGACAAACCGGACAGAAAATTGGTAAATTATTGCCGTTTAGGGTAGTAATATCTTAAATAATAAGTAAGTAAATTCGGTGAAACTAAAAGTAGTAATACCGAACTAAAGGAATAATTCTTTAGTGTAACGAATAAAGACTTACTAACCAGACAGAGAAATAATGGTTAAAATTATATTCTAGTCTGTAAATAATTGATTTACAGCTAATTAAAACGGAGATGGAATTAGCCGTATTACTTTCTAGAAATGCGGATCAATTTATCAGCGGTGCTAGAAAAGACACTGCGAAGGAAGATAATCAAATATTTTTAAATAATTTACTTGGTTTAGGATTAACCGTAGTAGATGATAAGGGATTTAACCAAGGTGGGTCAAGTCTGAAAAAAGAATTGAACGATTTAAAGATTAAATTCCGTCGTAAAAATAACCTATTAAATATGGGAGGTAATTGATATGGAAAATAATAGCTGTTTAATGCTAAATTGCTCGCTTTATCTTCCAGTATCTCTATCTGCTATATTTAGTAGAGAAGATCTTAAAGATACTGGAATTGAGAATGAATCACATATAACATTATTGTATGCTCAAGGAAAAGAAATCCCTAGGATGAATATTCTAGGGGATATTGAAACTATTCTTGGAGAACCGGAATTTGATGATTTTATTGAATATATAAAATCTGAAAATACTGAGAGAATCTTGGATAATTTTGAAATCGGATCTTTTGAGAATGATAGTGATTATATAGTGTTGAAAATGAAACAAACTAGTGAATTATACAAGACACTTGGATTAATCAATAAAGGATTAAGAATGAAGTATGAAGTTGCTTCTGAATATTCTTATACACCTCATATATCTCTTGCCGAACTTCAACCAGGAACAGCAAAAAAATACCTTGAGGATCCTAGAATTGAATTAATTCTAAATGAAAGTTTTGTATCATTCGAAGATCTTGTTATATCTTATGGACCTAGTAATACGCCTGTAGATAGATTGAGATATAATCTAACTACATTTAATGCAATTGATTACTTCTTTCATACAGAAAATATGAGAAAAGAAAATTCAGAATTAGATTAAAAAATTAAATAACCCTAGTATTCTTTATACCTAAACTTCGATAGAGGTATTTGTTTTACTAGGGTTTATTTAACTTAAGGAAATAGAGCGAATCAAATCCTTATAAATGTAGTAATAAACAAAATATTAATATTATGGAATCATCAGAAATTAAATTACCAAAGAAAGGGATTGTTATTGGAGTTGAGTTAGATAATCTTTATGAATTTTTTAATCGAACTCAACATTCAATAGGAAATATGGGAAAATTTGAGATCTTAGCTGAACTTGAGAAAAAAGTAAAGGGAGAAAAGATACGACACTTAACTAAATATGTTTCTATAGTATATAAACAACCTTCAGTAAGTATTGTATTTAGAATTTCTCGTTATATAAAAGGAGAGAATCAAGAAGAATATATAGTTTATTACAAGTTTGAAGGATTTATTTCCTAGAACAAAAATTAAAAGAGAGGAATATTTGAGTCCTCTCTTATTTTTTTTATTTGCTTTCCACTAATTCTTTTGTTGCCTTTCTATGATAACCTTTCTTCTCAAATGCTTCAATAAAAATTCTTTTATGTATTGGATTTCCGGCCACATCTTTTCCGTAGTATTGATTTCTCCAATGACCTCTTACACCAAAGGGACAATCTATATTTATTTCAGTATCGTATAGTTTATCTACTATAATTACTCCTTGATTTCTTCGGCCAGTATTAGGATCTTCAAATTGTGTAGGTTTATTTTTTACTTTTCCAGATAACACAGATTCAAATGTTTCAGTTTTAATTTCAGAAGTCATCAAAAATATAAAACTTTTAAATAATTCATAGATAAATCTGTATTTTATGCTAAATGATTCCTTAGCTTCAACCGAATATAAAGTTTGATTATAATTATTTTTAAAATATTTAATAAGATCATCTATAGTTTTATTATTTGATAATAAATCTTCTTGACTATCTATTACCTCTTTATAGTAATCTTCTAATGTATCTGACCATCCTAATGAGGTAAATTCATTCATCATTTTTGAAGGAATACTTTTAAAAAATTTATCCAAACAATTAAACTGTTTACAAAGTTTGTATGAGTTAACAAATTCATCCATGCTATATAAACAACCTTCTAAGTTTAATTCAGAAAAATTTAATAAATCACTCTTTTTTATTACTACACTTCCTAATGAATTAAATGTTTTTTTATCATTGCCCATAATACACTTTCCAATAAATGCATATAGTATAATATATTCACTTGTTATACAAAAAATAGAGTGGGCATTATAGTCTGTTTCCTGTTTATCTTTCGTACTAGAATTATATATCAATCCAAACTTAGCTTTCTTTTCTGAATTTCTAAATAAGTTTTCTAAGTTCTTTTTACTGACTATATCTCTTAATTTGTTAGAAAATAGCCGTTCTTTATTAAGTGAATAAAATCGAATATAGTTTTGTATATTACTTGAAATTTTATATTTTCTTATAGGTCTGGGTTCTTTACTTGCAACTTCAAAAAATACATTTTCAAATTCAGTAATATGTTTACGGTTCCTTCTAAATTTTTCTAAGCCTTCTTTTTGTAAAACATATTTTACTGCAAATAATTTCTCGTAATCTTTTTCCATAATTTTTCTTTCTTTTAGTTTTTATTACATTAATAAGGATTTTGAGGAAATAAAAAAAGAAATTATTTTACGTAGTTTCTTTCTTATTATTATGTTATTAATTGTCTTTTTTATTTCGGTTGGTTTTTCTAATTTTATCAACTTCCTCTTTTAAATTATATCTTTCTACTAAATTAATTATAATTTTTCTAGTAAGTTTGAAAAATTCTGCTACTTCTCTATAATTTCCAGAAAAATCATGTAATTTTTGCAATAAATTTTCTTTCTCTGGATAATTTTTTGATTTAAATCTACATTCTTCAGAACAATATAATTTTCCCTTAGATTTTTTAAAACGTTTTCCACATATTGGGCATACATCTCCAAATTCTTTTTTATTAGAAAAAGAAGTTTTATCTTTTCCTTCCTCTAATAACTCTTTTATATTACTGATATCTAAATCTGGATGGTGAAGTTCTCTATGGCAGTTTGCACAAAGTAATTCACACTTATCTAATTCTTTTTGTAAAGAATCTAGATTTGAGTTAGAAAACTTTCTTATATCTAATTGGAAATCTTTTTCTTCTGGATTTTTATGATGAAATTCTAAAGCAGATATATTCTTATCATATCCACATCTCTCACACTTTCCTCCTCTAGAAAGGATTGATTCATACTTTCTTTTTAATCCTCGTAAAATTTGATTACGATAATTATTATTCTGTTTCTTCATGTTAAAATAAAATTTAAGTTGATTTTTTTTTATATTTTGTGAATTGGAAGTTTATCAGTTTAGATGATAAAGAGGAATTGAAATTCTCTCCCTCTATAATCAACTTAAATTAATAAACTTTAATTTCACAATTAAAGATTGTTGTATACATTAATTAGGTTTAAGATTACTATAAGCGCAAAATAACGATTTGAAAAAATAAACTAATAATCAAATTGATTATTAGTCTTTTGTCCAAGTGGCAGGGATTGAACCTGCATGTGACCGATTACCCTTTCTACAAGGTATAAGCTTGAGGGGATACACTTGGAATTTGTTATAATTATGTCTAGTATCGGGAGGGGAGCTCGAATCCCCACGGGTCTTATTTTTCTGCCCAAAACATTTTAAGTGTTTCTTGTCTACCTATTCCAACATCCCGACATCCTTTTTAGTTGTTATTGTGTCTTGATAGATTTTTTATTTTATTTCAGAATTTCTTCCTCCATAAAATTGATTTTCAGATTCTATAAATAATATCTTTCAATCTTTTCTATCATATATAAGAATTTCAGGGTTTCTGAAATTCCTCTTTTTTGCATATATAAGAGATTGAAGGGATCTCAGAAGTATATATTTTTATCTTTCTGGTTTAAAATCTCCAGCTGTTCCATGTCCAAGATATAGTACTAACTTTACTGCCTCTGGACCTTTTATATAATAACAGTTGTCTGGTGCTAATTTTCCTAATTTAATATATTTATTAATTATTTTTCTAGTTATATTTGTATCCTTACTAGCGGATGTAAGAGATTTATATGCTCCAAGAATTTCAGATTTATCTTTTGAGAGTTTATATACTACTCTCTCCATCTTTTTATGTAATTTCTCTTTATCCCCAAGTTTAATACAAATATATTTTGTAGAAATTACATTATTACTTAATAACTTATCTATTCTGGATCTTTTAATATTATCTTTTCCAACTAGTTTCTGGATATCTCTTGAAAAACCAAAATTTAAAAAGTCTCCATATAGATCTGCTAATACTATTTTTTCTGATAATTTTTCCAGAGTATTTACATTATTCATATTTCCTTTTTGATCAGTAACTCTAAGATTAGAAAAACTATTATCTGTTTTTATTGTATTAATGTGATCAATTATTTCTCCCTTTTTTAAATCTCTTCCTAAGAGATATTCCATAATAACTGTATGCGCTTTAGTACTATTACTATCAACTATAATATATCCTTTATTATTAAGTGTTCCTATTAATTTATTAAATCTATTTGATTTAATAAATCCTTCACTACACACAGACCATTGAGGATATTTCCAGTGTTCATACCAAGTATAATCATCTAAGTTTCCAGAAAATCCTATAAGATCAAAAAACTTTTGATTATTTAATGATTCTTGTCGTTTCCAATAATATCCTTTATAGCTATATTGATTTTTTTTTAGCAACCGAAGAAATATAACGTATATTATATCCTTTACTATCTAAAGAATCTATTGTAAATAATTCATTTCCATTTTTATCCATTGCAGTATATTTAATTCGTTTATCTTTATGAACTGGTAAGCGTTTATCTGGACTATTATTTTCACTTTTAGTAACCCATTCTAAGTTAGATAGGTTATTATTTCTTGGATTATGATCTATATGATTAACTACATTATATATCTTTGGTTCTGAATTATTATAGAAAATGGTAGCCATTATTATATGAATATATTTTGGTTTTCTTTTATGCTTTTTTATATATTGTGGAGAGATTGTAGTATATCCAAACTTATCTTGTTGTTGTTTTAATAGTTGTTTAGTATATTTATTTCTAACTTCAGATTTTTTATTAATTTCATAAATATCCTTAACACCTGGATACACTAATGGAATAAATTCATGGTCGGGGAGATCTGGGTATTTTTGATCTTGGCGATTAAATGGTTTTTCTTTACACATAACAAAATATTTTTTAAATTAAACATCTTTTTCATCATATATAAGATTAAAGACCTAGATTTCGCGCGTTTTATAAATTTCAAGCATTAATAATGTAAAATTTAAATGAAGAAATTATGAAAATACAAACAATTATTGACCCAAAACAGCTTGGACGAACATCTCAAGAATTAATAGAGATATTTTTGAAAGATAAAGTTTGATTATATACAGCTAGATTCTTCAGCGGAAAATATCAAGTATCCATCTCAAGGCTCTAAGATATTTATTCCTAGCCTTACAGGAAAAATCTTGATTACTTATCCGCTGGGTGTTTTAGCTGTAGTAAGTGTAGAGGAAATACAAAATAGAGATCAACTTATAAAAGAAATTGTAGAAGCTTATTATGAAATTTATAAACTAGACAAAGATTCAGAACAGAGAATAGGAACTGGAATATTTAGAATCTGGGGTCATAGTTTTAGAGATTTAGTACTCCACACTATAAATATTTACGAACAAGGAATTATAACCCTTGGGATAGATAGTTAGGGAAAGAAATAAAAAGAGAGGTTTTGACTAATTAAAAGTCAAGTTTCCTCTCTTATTTTTTTTTACATAAAAATATTTTGACCATTGATCTGTATTCTTATGTTTCTGAAGGGATTGCCTCCGATTATGCCGCTAGTTCCAGGGATTTCTTCAGGGATCACCTCTTCTATGACATCTTCATCATTACTAATGATAGTTGGTAATTTTTCTTCGTCGACTGATTCTATTATTTCCTCTTCCATAATTTATTCTCTATTAAAACAATCCAAGTAAGTTAGTAATATCTCCTATATCTGTATTACTAATTTTTGTTCCTTCTACTTCTACTACTTCACCTTCTTGATTTACGTATCTAGTGCCAGGGAAAACTATTTCTTTTTTCTGAATTGCTGCCTTGTATTCGTAATTTTCAGTAGATTCTTTAAGTTTTTTTACCCAATATTTAGCATAGTCGCCTTCTACTGTTTCAGGATCATATGGTTCTTCAAATAATCCTTCTTTTGGTTGAGGGCATTCCATTTTTACTTTAATAACTGAGTCTTCATTTTCAGTATCAGTCATTTCATATTCCCAGTAAAAGTAGTTTTTCTTTTTATTACTTTTATATGTACCTTCTGTTTTAAGGTCATCCCATATATTTTTAATAAGCTCCACAATATTAGTAGTACTTGCTTGTCCTGGAGTTAATAAAATTTGTTCTTGAACTAAAGCATTTTCAATAATAAATGCTTGTCCTTTAATTATTTTTGATTTACTCATTGTTTTTATTATTTATTTTAGGTTCAAATTCCCAAGCTTTTCCATAACCTTGAGACAATATTAATTCAACTGCTTTATCTCCTATAGAGGATTCTATAGCTCTGTTTTCTGAGTTTGATAAATTACTTTTCATTATTTTTATGAATAAAACCTCACACTCATTATAATTCTTTTGAAAAGGGATCTCGGGAATAATAAAGTTTGCAACCTCTATTACTTCCTACTATCCCTAAAAAATTATAATGAAAAGTAAAAAGAACATTAGATCGATCTATAAATATTTCTTTTATAAATTTTTCTAATGTTCTTTCATATATTAGGTTTTAATCTTTTTCTAAGTGCATTTTTATCATTTCATATTATCACTAGCTACTTTTTCAGCTAATCTCAAGTATGATATGCAATTATAATATTCTGAGTCTTCTTCTGGATATACTATTTCAGATACACTAAATATTTTATCCACTTCTTTTTCTACTTCAGGATCATGAAGATATTTTTTCATAAAATAACTTAATCCTCCCAAAACAATAATACCGTCATCTAGAGCATCAAGTACCTCTCCATAATTTTTATCTAAATATTGAAAAACTTCGATAATATATTTTTTTGAAAACTCTTCAACTTGTCTAGATAGATCTATCGTTTTTCCTCTGCGTTTTAAAACTCCAGTATCTAAAATTACCTGTCCTTCTTTAATTGAAATTGATATTGAGTAATTTTTATATAGATAATCAACAAGATCGTAAACTATTCTAATTACGCCAGAATCTTTTACTCCTACAGCAGCACCAGCTGAAGAGGTACCATTGATAATACTACAGAAATCTAAAGTTTCAAATCCTCCATCAAGTATTAATGCATTTCTTAATTTGACATCATTACGTCTAGAAGCTTCACGAACATTTAACCCATATTCATTATAGGTATATTTACACGATAAGCCTTGGCAAAAACAATATATATAATCTTCTTTATTTATATTTAATGTTTCATATAAATAATCTAATAACTCATCTACGTTATCGTTGGTATTAAAAGCCATTGATAAACCAATAGCTAATTTATCAAATGCATTTATTCCTTCATCTCCACCATATTTTTTTATTAAATATGACAACCATGGGGCATAAACTGCTTTTAAATCTTCAAAAGTTTCAAGCTTAAGTAAATAAGATCTAGGTACTTTTAATGCTGCAGGTCCTAATACATAATAATCTCCTCCTAATGGAAATACCATATCATCATCACTTTCAAGTGGTTTTTCAGGGAGTTTTGCTGTTGCACTAATAAACTTTTCAAATTTTATTAAACCGTTGGAATCCTTAAAAGAACACTTAATAGCAGAAAAACCAACATCAACACTTAAAATTCTCAAATTGCTCATCTTTTATAATTTTCTAAAATTTGTTCGTAAGCCTTTATTATATTCTTATCAACTTTATACTTCTTGAGATCCCCTAGAACAGTACTGGTTAAGAAATTAAATGGTACATGTGGAAGAAGTGCAGTATATCCAGATGTAACCATACCAACTGAAAAGTGTTCTGTTGGTTGATTAAGTGCTACTACGACGATCTGAGTTAATCCTAACTCTCCCGTAGTATCTTTATAAGCAAATACTAAATCTCCAGCGAGTAATGAACTATGAATACTAGCCCATAAATCATTTGCTACAGACATTGCATTATCCCATCCCCATACTCTTCTTTTCTCTAGAAGTTCATAATCTTTTCCCGACATTTTTTCACTCTCCATCGGATTCGAGTTTTTCTTTGTCTTTTCCATCACTTAAAATATAAATTAGTATATAATAATAATCTGCTTCTTCACAATCAACTTCTTGAATTCCAACTACATCAATATTAGAATAATCTCCCCAGATCTTTACTACTTTTGACAATGACCCTAGAATATGTGCTAAATATTCAGGAGTATCTTGATATTTTCTGGCTTCGAATAGAATATTATAATAAATCCATTCACCAGCTTCTCGATTTCTTTTCTTTGTTTCTAAAAATCTCAATCCTATTCCTGGAGTTTTATCTGTATAATCATATTCTAAGATTCGTTGGGTTAATTGATTTTGAACCTCTAATCGAGTATTTCCTTTTAATCCAAGAAGTCGTTTTATATCGTTATTGTATTCCGGAACTGCCATAACCTGATCCTCCTCGTTCTGTTTCATCAAGTTTATTAACTTCCTCTAATTCCATATGAGTTACTTCTGCACAAACCATCTGAGCAATTCTTTCTCCATGTTCTACAGTTACCTCTACAGGACTAAGATTAACTAAAACTACTCCAATTTCTCCTCTATAGTTTGAATCTATAGTGGCTGGTCCATTTAAAACTCCTAATCCTTTTTTTAAGGCTTCTCCAGATCTAGCTCTAACTTGAATTTCAGTTCTAGGAGGAAGTTGAACATATATACCTGTAGGGACTAATTTTCTCTCTAACGGTTTTAATGTAAATTCTTCACCGATATTTCTAAGGTCCATTCCAGAATCTCCAGGTTTTGCATAACTTGGAAGGGGATAACCTGATTTATTAATAATTTTTACAACCATGATACTGTATTACTATAAAATGTTTTATTACCTATACCTAAAAAATGTTTTTGTTCACGAGAATCAGTATATACATTTACATCTCCAATAAAATCTTCAATAATTGTATAACACCAATCTCCATGTTCTACTAAAAAATCTGGCTTATATTTTAAAACTTCGTCAAGATAAAATACTCCGAAAGTTCCAGAATCTACACAATATCTTCCAATAGTTTCCCTTTGATTAACTAATTTTTCAAGATTAATCTGATTTTCAATTGAAGGATTATCGTAAAGATTATAGTAAGCTTCTTCAATATTATCTACGAATTTTTCAAGCTCAAGTAAACCAAGAATATCTTTTAGTTTTGATACTTTCCATCTTCCATCTCCAACTCCAGTATCTTCCCAAATATAATTATCAGAGAATCCTACTTCTTCAGAGATAGTCATATTATCATAATTAAATCCATTTCCCCAATCCTTGTTTTCTGCAATATAGCAAGGATCTGTGATAATAATCGTTCCGTTAAAATTCATAATTTATACTTTTTTCTTGTTCTAAACTTAAATAACCAGGATGTTCCAGAAATAAACTTTACTTGTCCAATTACATCTGGTCCTTTGTACATTTCATTAATATTAGTTGAATAAACATTGAATCCATAGTTTTCAGGGCCAAGACAAGTTCTAGGTTTTATCAATTCTCCAGATGCTATTAAAGACTGAAGAGTTGACATTAGATAATCGTAATCTTCTGGTAATAGATAAGTTGGTTTTTCTAAGTCTTCCAGTGCTAAACAATAATAGACTGGGAGACCTAGATATACCGTTTTACCTTTCTGTTCAAATATAAGTAATCTAGATTCTTTTTCATATCTTACTTTAATTGGAATCGGAAAGTTTGTTTTTATCGTATTATCAGAAAACTCTACTAAGGAATTATATATTTCTAGAATATCATTTTGTAGAGTAGTCATTGTAATTAATCTTCAGAAGTTGCACAAAATACCTTAATACCCATCTGATCTAAAAGGTTATAAATCTGAGTAGTAATAGCTGGTGATACGGATCCAGTAGTGTTCTTAATTTTATCCATATTATTTAATAATAATGTAAATGGATTTTTAACACCACTTAATTTATTAGGATCAAACAAACCAGACTGTTCTACAATTTGTCTGAGAATAGCTGGAATTTCGAGACCTTCACCAGGAATAATTTTAGTTGCAGTTGGGTAATCATATTGCATAAAATTGTAATCGATCACATTCCACTCTACCACATCACCTGTCGGAATACCAGATGCATTTTCTTCATCATCAGCTACATTTTGGATTTGAACAAGATAACCAACTTGAGCTAACCAATAATTAATGCAAGAAAAATCCTTAGTACTCATTGTAGTTTCTGAATTAATAAAGCTTACTAATTCAGCATTACCAATACTATTTTCGAAATTTGCTAAATTATTCTTTAAAAAACCCTTAACAAATTCCATAACACTTACGCCCATACCTTCTTTATCAAAACGGCTACGAGCAACACAACGGCCTACCATAGAATTCATTTCTTGGGCCGGAATAGAATACAAATTTACTTCAATCATTTTAATGTTATTTTATATAATATTTAATTCGGGACTATCAACTAGTAAGAAAATAGCCCATAAACGCTCTTCAACTAAACCTGATTCAAACAATTCTTTTTCAGACGTAGTAAAATCTCCAACAGTTAAAATAGCTTTATATATCTCTATAAAATCTATTTCCTTACCATTTTTCCAAGATATATACTGATCAACTAACCAAGATTCAAAAGGTGCATTATTCATTTGCTGGTAATCAAGAATAATAAATTCATTAATTCCAAATGCATCCTTAAGGAGTTGAAAAATATCTGAAATTCTTGCTCGATAGGAATATTTAGATACTAAGATTTTATATACTGCTTTTACTGTATCAGTATAATCTGTATCATTTCTTGTTTTTATATAATTTTTTCTTCGCTCTAAATCAAACATTTTCTATCTCTACTTCTAATGGAAATAATCTTTTAATTTCAAATAGTTTTAAATATTTATCATTATATTGATCCATAAAATCTTTCACTTCTTTATAATGATCAAATACCCAATTTCCATTAAGACTATTTAATATCTTTGATTTATCTTCAAGTTGAAATAAGTAAGTCTCAATAGTGATATCATTTCCTGAACCGTGATAGGATTTAGGAGTACTATTTGTTTTTTCAATATTGAATATATCTCCCCAAATTGGATCTCTCCAATCTATATCGAGTACATAAAATATTAATTCTCGAATAAAAGATAATTCAAATAGTTTATTAAATGAGTTCCCTGATCCTCTCCATTCATACTTAAAAGAGTTAACTTTATCTTCCAAACCCCAAGATTTTATTAAGTCTAAGAGTTCAAGATAAAGTCTATTCCATTCTTCTTTTGGTTTTTCTACGATTATTGCTTCTTGTTTAAATTCCAATAGACTTTTCATAATAACTTCTTAAGATTGTATAACTTGCTTTCCAGACTAAATCTAAATTCCTCACTTGCAGATCTGTCTTTAGATAAGATCTTAATTGATTATAGTAGTTATCAGGATCATTTCTTTCAACACTTCCTAATAATTGATCTATATTAATCCCAGTACTTTCCCATTTAAATCGATCTATAACAAGTAACTTATTAAGATCTAGTTGTTGTTTAATATTACTAAGAGACCCTATATAATTATTCATTCGATCTAATCTTTCAGTACACATAGGATTCCCACATTTCAAAAGACTTCCATAAACATCTTTCTCCGACATACTGTAACCACAACTGCAAGTCGGCCACATAAAATCTCCATTACCTTCAGTAAAAGAATCTCCTACCATTGGAATAGTTGAATTGGCCATAATAATACTTACTATCGCTCCAGGGGTAATTTTCTTTTTTACCATTTTTCCCACACTTCCAGCACTTGGTTTTCTTACTGTACATCCTTTTACTTGAATTGGGTCGATTAGAATGTTAGCTGACCAAGAATCTTTTCCTTTAGCTACTTGAGAATTCCATTGTATACCTCTTACTGTAGTTTTTAAAGCTTCAGTTCCTGATCCAGCACCAGCAAATTTAAGAGCGCCGAGACATATTCCAAACTCATTATATACTACCCAACCATCATTTAAGAAATAACCAGTTGAAGTAACTGTTTTATCTGTTTCTGTATATTCTTTATTTCCGGCGCTCATAAGTTCTTCTATAGTCCATACATCAGCAGGAGAGAATAAGATATGTCCATCAGTTTTTGAATGTACAGTCTCAAACATTTTTAAAACTTCTCGATAATCTGTTTTTCTTAGTATTTGTCCTTCTATTGAATCATCAGTATAATATCTATAAGCTCTAAGAGTTAATAAATTATTTACCTCAGATTCACAATACTTAGAATTTATTAATCCATTGGCTCTTTGTCTAGCAGTTTCAGGATCAGTATCAGAAAGTCGATTAATATCAACTAATGCCTCCGCCTGAATTGCTACTATACCTTTTGGAAATCTTTTTGGAAGAAAGTTTATCAATTTCCAAGTTTGATCTACTCCATAATTATCCAAGTTTAAATTTCCAACTGTAACTATTCTTTTTGGGATACCCGTTGAAGAATCTAAGTAAATTGCTATACTGGATCCATCATACTTTAAATCACAGTATTTTCCAGAGTTTTCTTTCATAAACTCAGAAAGAGCACTCAACATAGTTTTTTCTTCAACTTTTTTCTTTTTAATTTTTTCTATATAAGAATTTTTTGTCTTAGTTCCTTTTAAATATGTTTGATAAACATAATCTCTGACAAAAAATCCATCTTCTTGCGCTGCTCTAGCTTCTAACATATCATATACAGCATCATCCATTCCGGTAGGTACTGAATCAATGTAATAATTTTTACATGCAAGAATAAGGTCTTTCCATTTTTCTAATGATTTTTCTGTAATATTATTTGTAACACACATAAATTTATTTATTTTTTAATAGCCATCCAATCATTATATCTTGGACTTCTAAGTCAAACATTTCTTTAATATTACTAAAGTCATCTTCTGGTATAAAAGATGAGTTAGGTTTTATTGCAACTTCATATTCAACTTCTCGACGATCAGAATATCTAGTAATTATCTTATATCCAAGTTTTACTAAAAATTCTTTCATCTTATCATAATCCCAGTGCATTCCGAAAGGTTTAGACATCATCATATTACTAACAACTAAATCAGTAAGTGGACAATCTGGTAAATCTTCCGGCTCAAAATCGAAATCATCTTCTTGTCCATCAAAATTAATATTTCCTTCCTCCCCATCATAGAGAGGAAAGTCGTTATCATCTTCTTTTTTCATAATTTCTTTATTTTATTTAACCTCATTAATTAGAAAATCAAGCTTTCTCGGCTGCGTATTAAGCATGTAATTTATAATATAACTTATTCCAAAACGATCGATCATATCATCTTTCGTTTTTGATAATATATTTTCTATAAAATCAGGAAAATTTATAGAAATTTTGTCGGTTAATTCATAAGCTCCTTGGATTGTTCTATAGTAATATATCTCAGATTCAGAAGAAATTCCATTAAAATCGTATAAATCACCTTTTAAAAATTTATTAACAAATTCCACTCCAATCCTTTTATAATTATCTCTGTGAGTAATTGTATAAAATAATTTCTCTCTTTTAGCTTCAAACCTATAACCTCTTAAAGAATCTTGAGAATTAATTAATTTTAAAATTTTCTCAAAATTTGGAAGTTTTGAGGTATCTGATCTATATTTTTCTCGATAAAGATATGCTAATCTAGATATATAACCTTGATATCTACCATCTGCTAAAGACATATATAACCATTCGTCACTAAATCCAATTGAAACTGAATTGGTATCACTAATTATTATCTTTGTCATAGAATAATGAAACCCCACCCTGGGATAAAATATCAAAACCAGGATGAGGTGTAGTATATTATTATTTATTAACCTTCTATTTTAGTTTCGGAAATATTATCATCGATAATTGTACAATCAATTAAGAGAATCATTGATGCTGCTGAAATAGAATTTTCAAGAGCTACTCGAAGAGATTTAGAACTATCTAGAATTCCTTCTTCAAGTAAACTACCATACTTTCGAGTCTTAGCATTATATCCAATTCCTGGTTTAGATGATTTAACTTTTTCTAGAACTACTTCTCCTGAGACTCCTGAATTATCCGCAATTGTTTTAAGAATTACTGGAAGACTTGAGAATACAATTTCTGCACCCTCTACTTCGTCTCCGATTAAAGATTTCCAGAATGTTTTATCTTTCTTTGCTTCTAATGATCCTTTATAATAGATATAACCGCTTCCTAAAGAACATCCCTCGGCGATAGCACTTTTAGATGCTAGAATAGAATCTTCAATGGTCTGTTTAAGGTTCTGTTTTTCAGTTTCAGAAGCACCACCAGCTCTCACTACTGCAATACCCCCACTAAGATTTGCTACTCGTTTCGCAAATTTAGTTTTATCATAATCTGATATTCCTGGATCTGTAAGTTTAGTACTAAGAATTTCTACTCTTTCAGCAATCTCTTTAGAATCACCGCCACCTTCATAGATAATACATGAATCTCTAGAAATTACAACTTTCTTAGCTACTCCAAGATCCTCTTTTGTTGCTTGTGTGACTGATAATCCGTTCTCAGGAGAAATATATTTACCGCCAGTTAAAATTGAAATATCTGCCATAATATTTTTCCTTGAATCTCCGAAATCAATACCTTTCACAACACAACATCTAATCGCACCTTGAAGAGTATTCATGACAAGAGTTGTATTTACTACTTCATCAATATCATCTACTATAAACAAAAATGGACGTCCAGTAGGTACAAGCTGTTCCATTAACGGAAGAATTTGCTGCACACTAGATAATCTTTCTCCTACTACAATTACATAAGGATCTTCCATTACACAAGTTCCATCAGTAGGATTTGTAACATATTGTGGAGAAGCCCAACCACGATCGAGTTTCATTCCGGTAGTTACATCAATAGTAGTTTCAAGACCACTAGAAAAATCAGCTGTAATAATACCAAGCATTCCAACTTTCTCCATACATTCAACTACCAGATTTCCAATGGCCGGATCATTATTGGCTGAAATAGTTGCCACTTTTCTGATCTTTTCCATATCATCATTTACTGGAATTGAATTATTTTTGATATACTCAGCCATCCATTTTCCGGCCTTAAGCATACCAGATTTCACCTCATTTACATTAGCTCCAGTCCGTAATGCTTTCTGTCCTTTTTCGCACATTTCTTTGATTAATAGTGAAGTCGAACTTGTACCATCACCTGCTAATCTTTCTGTTTGAGCGGCAGCATTTTTTACAAAGATAGCTCCTGTATTCTGAAGTTGATTCTTAAATGAAATCGACTTAGCAACAGTAGCTCCATCTCTTGACACCTCTGGACCTGTAAATCCTGAAATACATACGGCTTTACCTGACGGGCCGAGTGTTTTCTTAATTGCCTCTACTGATTTTTTTACACCTTCAATAATTTCGGCCTGAGTTTCAAAGCCGTGATTAATAATTTTTCCTTCTGACATGTTTCGTTTTAATTAAAGTACTACAATAATTTCATTTAAAGTTATAACACGATATTCTGTTCCATCTTGAGTAAATGATTTTCCTGTGTTTGGATAAATCAAGATAGTATCACCAGGTTTTAATACTCCCTCGCTAACTTCTTCACCTACTCCAATAACCTCAGCTTTTTCACATTCACTCGCAGGAACAACAAAATTTCCTATCTTTTGAGTCATAGTATCTTTTTTATCTACTATGACCAATACTTTAGATTGAATTACTTTCATTTTTATTAATTTTATTTTAAATTTTTACTCATATATAAGAAAATCACCCTTAGAAATCACCCTTTTTATTGATTTGGAGGAGAAAAACCAACTTCCGTCTGTGAAATCTTAAAAGCCTTATATATGAAAGAATAAAAACCCAACCACCTATAACACAGTAGGCAGTTGGGTAAAATTTTTAAAGGAATTACAACAAATCAGTAGAAAAATTTGAACATTAGAAAAAGTATCAACCCTTTAAAAATTTTCAGAAAATGAAAAAATTTTTAATTGTAATTATCATCCTTATATTAGGGATGATATTTCTAGGTAAAATTTTTATAGTAATCCTAGAAGTTTTTGCACTATACTCAGCATTTAGAATGAGTTATGATGCATTATTCGGAAAATAAATATAAAATATTTTCATGGAGAGATTCGAAATAAACGAATCTCTTTTTTTTTATTCTCTAAATTCTGAATGATCTTTATAGTATTCTTCTAATTTTTCTGGATACTTTTCTTTAAAATCTGATAGTTTCATCCAGTATGAATTATTATATAAAGTTTCAGTATTATTTTTCTTATCTTTATTTAATATTCTCCATACATTCTGATGAAATAACCCATCTTCTCTAACATTCCCAATACTTTTATATATTTTTATAATCTCATGATTCCGATTAGTTCTTATTATTTCATTTCTAAATAATTTAACAACTAACTTTGGTAAATTATTTGTTTCCTTATTAAGATAGTATTCATCTAACTTATCTGGATATTCCCATTCATCTAGGCTAGTCCAATAATAATCAAAGTATTTACCTATAGCAGAATAAGATGTCCTTGTTTTATTACGATTTACTGCAGCAGATACAGAAGATTCAGAAAATCCATCTTTTATAACATCTTTTACTGAATCATAGATTTTATATATTAAATAGTTTTTATCATGACAAATAATCTTCTTACCTCTCTTAGTTTCTTTACTAGGAATATATTTTATTATATTAGAAATTGCTCCTTTTTCATAAAATTTTTGAATACTATTCGAATATAAATTAATAGCATCGTTGTAATACATCCAGTAATATTCTCCATATAATGTTTTATTCTCTATACTCTTTCTAAGATACTCTGGATTAAATCCATCTATTTTAATAGAGGATATCGTATTATATATTTTACAAACATTGAAGTTTTTATCAAAACATACTATCTTTGTTCCGGAATCATTATATTCTAATATAGTATTTCTTTCTAAAGGTGTTAAATTTAATTTCGGTAGATCTTTTAATAAATAAAATTCATTTAATTTTTCTGGATAATTAATTTTAAAATCTTCTAATAAAGAAAATTTATATCCTCTAGAAGTATTGTAATTTCCTTTTATAGTACTACTAACAGAAGTGTGATTAAAACCATCCATTTCAGTTTCTGAAATACTACTATATACTCTATAAACTTTATTATCTAAATCATGACAAACAACAGGATATGAGATGGAACGTATATATTTTTCTCTTAACTCAACAAAAAGGGTAATATTATATTTCTCTATTACTAATTTTCGCTCAGATGTATATCTTGAATTTATATTAATCATACAAAATAGAGCAGACAATATTTTATTATTATCTGATTGAATTCTATATAATAAAACGTGTGCTATTATATGTTCTAAAGCAGAAAGAAGTACGTAATTATAGTTCTCATCTTCACCTGACATACACCTAGGTAAAATATGATGTTTCTCTGTATAAAATTCGACTTTTCCTCGTTTTAATCCCCTCTGAAGGGCTTGATCTATTAATTTACAATAATCTTCTAGATATTCCTCTTCAGTTCTCCCATCTAGAATCATTTCATTAAAATCTTTTTCATCTAGGTAACTACTATACTTCATCCCTAGATTTTCGGTAGATTTTATACCTTCTATTGGTTTAGATTTCATAATTAAAAAAAAATATTTAAAATAATTATAAACCTCATAAGAATTTTACTAAAGGGAAATTTCAGGTCAATAAAGTTTGCAACCTTTACTAATCTTACTTTTTCCCTATTCTTATGAAATCCAAATAAAAAGAACACTAGATTAACTCTTATAATTTTATTTATAAATTTTTCTAATGTTCTTTCATATATTAGGGTTTAACTTTCCTCTAAACGCAAAAACTTGCTTTAAGGTCTACTGAATGGAGTTGGTCCGGAAACAGTTTGTTGTACATTAATATTGTTTCCTTGTTGTGGCCCACTTCCATGTTTGTATATACTCTGTTGAGCTTGATTATATTGAATATTATAGTTATTAATCATTAAATCTATGTCTGCCTCAGAAAAACATCTTTTCTCTTGAATCATTCTTATATCATCATATACTTTCTTTGGTAAACTTCTAAATCTACCATTCAAAAGTCTTATGTTATAGTTAATCACATTTGTTTCTCCACGTCGATTTTTCGTAATTGTTGATACTCCTAAGTTGTTTGGATTTGGTCTATCCCCACCCTTAGAACGAGTTATAATAAAATCTACTACATCAACTTTATGACTAGATCCGGCTATATAAGACATATCTAATACTTCTTGACTGTATGCTCCGATTTTTAACTGAGACAATATAAATACTAACTTTCCCATTGCAGTTAACTCTGTAAGCTTATCATAAATATCTCCGAAAGATTTATACATAGATCCATCCTCTCCGCCATGAGCGTTTTTAAATCCCGCATCATACATTACTAAATTTAATATTATATTAAATTATTAGACTATATCATCTCTGGTTTTTATCCCAGAGTTATACATTTAGTCGTTGAACAAGTAACTAATGTTCCTTGATGCTGATTTATTTAAGAGATTTATCTCGTTCATATTTCCAGCATTTTAGTATAATTTTCCTAGATCCACTCTAGGCGACTAAGCAATTAATCGATAAACAGGATTTTATAATCTTTGGTTTTCATGAATTCTATATATTCATCTACCGAAATTTTTCCGGCTGGTAATATAGTTATGCTAAGATTATTTCCAATTATTTGACACATACTATTATAGATTGGCCCTATATTTTGAGATACTTCACTAAAAGAGCAGCCACTAAATTGAGCTCCTAATCTGATAATCACTATAAATTTAATTTTCATTAAACTATTAGACTATATCACCTGCATATAACTTTATACAGTCCTATATTTAGTCGTTGAACTCTATTTTATCTAAAAGATAGAGATGCTAATTCCATTTTATTCCTAATAGTTCTAGCATTTTAATAGAATTTTCATAGATTTTTATATCTATGCTTCATTCATTTAAAGTCTTTCATTTTAAGATCTCCAAGGGCCAAGTAATGTACTTTATAACCTTGTATTGCCATATTCAATGCTTCCTGCATAGCCATTAAACTCTTTCCAACTCCTGGAGGCCTAAATTAATATATTCTTTCAATATATTATAGACTATATCATCTATGAATGTTATCTTCATAGTTCTATATTTAGTCGTTGAACAAGTAACTAATGTTCCTTGATGCTGATTTATTTAAGAGATTTATCTCGTTTATATTTCCAGCATTTTAATAGAATTTTCCTAGATATTATTCTAGGCGACTTCTCCAAATCGCAATTAGCCCGAGTTGTCCAAATTCATAAGCTCCGCATGAAAAGCAATTATTTATCCATTCAAATTTACTAGGTACACCACCTTCTGCCTGTTCAGCGATGATTGAATTAATATCTATTTGTGTAAATCCAATCTCACTAAAATTATCTAGATCAGCAGTAGTTTTAACATTTATATTTTTTACAAACTTAACATACTCTTCTGGATTTTGAGAATAGAGTCTGTTTGCTTTTTGAAGATTAACTGAATATATTACATCAGTTAAAATCTTTCTGGCTGGTTCAATTTGACTTTTTGTATATCTTTTCCATTTTATAATTTCATTCATCACCTCTTGGGTCTCTTGTGGAGTTTTCTGAGATCTAAATAAGATACTCCTAAATAAAGGCTCATCTATATTTTCTAGAGGATAAGTCTTTATAGCATCCACGAGTTGAGAGACCATACCATTTCCGGCTGTTTGTGGATTAGTCTGAAAATAATATTGAAGATCTAATATATTATTTTTAGCATCCTGAAATAAATATTGATTAAAACAGCTAAAAATCAAATCAAATACACTACCATTATCCATACTATATTTTTAAAGATTTTCTTCATTAATAACTATATCTTGAATATCACAATACTTATAGTAGTTATGTAATAATTCATCTCTTTGTTCGAATCCTTTTGTATATACCGGGATTCTTTTCGGTATTTTAGGTTTTAGTGCAAGAACGTTCATATTAGTTCCTCTTGCTGTTCGTCCTAGTTGTTGAAGAACCGATCCAGCGTTGATATTAGAAACTAGTAATATATTTTCTAATCCAGGAAGGTCTAGTGCTCTAAATCCTGCGGCGGTACTAGGAATTATATCTACCATTCCATTTTTAATATATTCGCATGATTGTTGAAGATCTAGGTTTGTTTTATTTCCAGACAAATCATAATAAATATATCCTTCGCCGCAAATTAAGAGCACTCTAAATACTCCAATAAAAAAGTTATCTATCCAAGTTGAAATAATATTATTTAAATTATTTATTGGGATATATAATTTAGGATATTTTTTTGCTATCTTTACAATCAATTCACATACTCCAGGATCAACCCAAATTTTTGACATTATTGTATTATAGACATTATTATCCTCATTAAAATCCTCTTCTGTAAATTTAATATTATTTAGAGCGATAGTATTTATATGGATACTATTTATTTTCAGACTAGTAGGCATTCTATAAACTAATGCTGGTCCGAAATATTTAATTAAGTCTTTGTTTCTTACTACTGTTTCCGTAATTCCCTGTGCAAATGTGATCATAACTCCTGAATCTCGATCTGCAGTTCCAGAAAATCCATACATAACTTCAGCATTCACTAGTCTATCATATATCCATTCACCAGAAGGATTAATAGTATACTCTACTTCATCTACTAGAATCCAATCGAATTTCTTAAGTTTCTCTTCCTCTAAGATACACAAATCTGGATCTTTTATTTTCTTTTGATTTAGAAACCCTGAAGTAATTATACATCCAAGATCTCCATCTATTGAAGTTGGCAATTTACCCCCAAATCTAGATTCGTATCTTTTAACAATTTCATCTTTTGCTTTTTTTCCTGGAGTTATAACTAATACTTTCTTTCCGAGTTCATTATGTGCATAGTTTATAAGAGTTGCTATAGTTTCAGTTTTTCCATATCCTGTATTGGTTTGAATAATCGCTCTCTTATATTTTAACACATGCAACATATCTTCATTTTGATAATCTCTAAGATTTGGAAATGGATAGGTTCGATAATAATCTGCAAATATTGTTCTAAGAATTGTATTATAATCCGTATCTGATAGGATTGGTTTAAATACATTAGCAATATAAGCTGCCCATCCCATTCCTAAGATAAAAGTATATATTCCTTTCTTAGGTCCGCATGATCTAGGGTTATCATAAAGTTTTGCTATTTCTTCAGTTGTATTCCAAGATTTCAACCAAGGGGAATACTTAGTTACTTTTCTTTTAAATTCTAAAAGACATTTTACACTAGGGTCATCGGTTTTTATTACTATTTTATTTATAGTATTATCTATCGATGCTGTTATCATTTTATTTAATCCATTGTAAATTATTTCCAGCCCTAAGTTTTCGTTTCATACATTCTTCTGGATCTTCTCCATTAGATTTTATGATATTAATAGGGCAATAATCTATTCTTTTTCTTATTTTTTTAGCCACACTCATAGATTTTTCAGTATCATCTAAGTAACATAAAATTTTTTCAGGAACGTACTCACTAAGAAAATCTAATTGATAATCTGATATAGAACTTCCCAAAACTGCAAAAGGTATATAATCAGGTGCCATAATTAAAGCAGCTATAGCATCATATACCCCTTCCACTACTATTATTTTTCTTAGACCTTGACCATGATCTATTACATAAGGAGGCTTTGCTGATATTTGTGGGAAAAGATATCTAATTTTTGTCTTTCCAGAAAATCTAATCTGGTAATAAAATACTTCCCCATGATATTTAAATGGCATTACTACATTTCCATCAACAAATTTAAAGTCTAGGAGTTTATAGATGTCGTTCATAAAAGGATGTCTACTCATTAGATAATCATAGCCTCTTTGATCAAAATTATCAAATTCATTCCAGTATTTATCTAATGTCCATATAGGATCTTCTGTAAGTTTAACTACATTTGGATGACCTGAATATCCATAATACAATGACATAAAATCAGGTACTTTAAATGATGTATCAACTTCATCAGACACATGTATATAGGCTCGATTACATACAAAACAAGTACCAACAGTTAAATCAGTTTTTATATATAATTTATGTTTTGTATGTCCAGAATCTCTACAAAATGGACAATGAATAATATAGTGTCCTGTTGAATTTGCATGAGGTTCTACTTCTTCCATACTAGATACTCCATAAAAATCTTTAAGAAGTTCTTCGAAGTTACAAAACACTAATACACGTCCATCTTTTAATTTTACTTCTTTATAGTCTACCATTTTTCTTTGTTGAAAATAAAAAGGAATCTCTTAAGAATAAAATACATCTCTTGAGATTCCCATTATAATACGGTTTTAATTACTTCTTTTCCTCTTTAGTTTCAGGTACTGGCTTTTCTTTCTCTTTTTCAGCCGGTTTTGTTGGAGTTGCTGCCGGTTTTTTATCAACTGGCTGCGGTTCTTTTTCCTTATTACAAACACAAGGGTCTTGATTACACTTTGGACATTCTTTTGGTGCAAAACGTTCAATAGCTTCATCAAGGGATTGAACTACAAAACCTACTGATCCTGATACTCCTGCACACATATTTATTTCAAATGGTCCTGATACAATTAATGCTAGTTCATTGTAATCATAAGAACTTACTAGTAAACTTAGAAATTCATTACTAGGCATAATATCACCAGAAACAGAATGTGCTGGGATAGTAATTCGTTGAGTACCTGATAAAGGTAAATTAATTTGTGATTTTGTTCCGTTATAAACTCTCATAATTTTTATTTATTAATGTTTTCTATTTTATTTTCCGGGGTACACAACTAACTCCGGATTTTCTCAATTATTAGGGTTTGAGTTCTCAAGGACTGTGTTTTTATCATCGGGCTCTTCTATAAATACTGGAAGATCAATTTTAGGAAGTGCACAAAGAAAATGTTTAGATTCAGTTTTTTGAGAATTTTTCTTTTTAAAGAATCTTTTCTTTTTTTCTTCGATTACTCTATGCACTAAAATTCCAGAGATTAGTTTTCCTGTATTTATTACATGAATATTCCATCCATCAGTTTCTGGAAATTTCATTCGAAGGGCTGATAAAACTTGATACCTTACTATAGCATATTTAGATTGGAGAGTAGCATCTTTCGGAAATTCTGTAACCTCCAAAAGATCATCCACAAACATTTCTAATTCCGTTCTTAATTTCGGATCAACTCCATCAACAATATTTACTGGAGAACCTAGATTTATATTAATATCTTCTAAAGGAAATAAATACTCAGGAGAATCTACACTTAAAACTAGATTCTTATTAAATATTAATGAAGTATCCACAACTTTCTTAAGTGGTTTATGAAGTCTAGACACATTCTTTTTAAGGGAAAATTTACTAGAACATTCAGATCCAATTATATTATCCTTTATATACAACATTGATTCTTTGGATAAAATCAAATCACGTCCAGATAAGAATATAACAGAACAATAATTTCCAGCAAAACCAAGAAGATAAGGAATAGTAAAGCTAGAGATTACAGATGCTGAGTTAATATATCCGCCGAGAGGATTAAAGCCAAGTAAATCTATTGCATTTTCCTTACAGTAATTAACAATATCATAATTAAAATTCAAAGGACATAAATCAAGAGAGACGAATTTAATTTTCTCTTCAATAGCTTTTTCTATGGCTTTGAGATCTTCGGCGGTCTTTGGATTCTTTACCCCAAACTCTCCAATTATTTTATATTCCCTAAGTTGTTTAATAGTTTCTTTAATAGTTTCCAGATTTTTAAGAACTACTTCAGAATCTATCAATAACAAGTCGACTTTCTTTCTTCCAAGTTCAAGAAGATGCCCAAGGAGTGCTCTTTCAGGATTATCTAAAAAATCAATAGAAGTGATTAAGCTACTTTCTGAAAAACTCTTTATAAATTCAGAAATCAAAAAATCATTATTAGCTGAGATAGATGTATGAAAATAATCAAAAGAGTATTCATCTTCAGGATCTACCCACGGTTTAATGGTCATATTCGAAGTATCTAACCCTACCCCTTGTACTTTAAATTTTGTTGATGTTGTTGTCATAAAATAGATATATTAATTATGTTATTAGATAATGTTTCATTTTTCTCAGGGAGCCAAGAGATATTAATTATTGGTTCTTTTTCAGAATTTAAATTAATACTGTTCTTAAGAAATACTGAATCCTTAAATACTTTACAAGCTCCAAGTAATTCTAAGAAAATAGAAAATACAAATCTCATATAATTCTTATTTCTTAGAAGAATTAATTTTATTATAGTATAATCTTGATAACTTATTTCTTTTAGATTTACTGGCTCTTCTGTTTTAGTATCAATAACTTTAAATATTGATTTTGTATCATAACCTTGAGTATTGAAAAACTTAACACAATTAGGAGAATTATCTAATTTTAATCTTTTTGTTTTTCTATTTGAATTAAGATTAAGAATATTATATCTACTAAAATGTTGTTTATCGTAAGGAACGATTTCAGGGAAAAGAATTTTATAATTATTAATCTCTATATTATTCTTTCCTGATACTATTCTATATTTCTCTGATAAATTTACTATTTTTATACCAGTCAAATTCGGAATAGATATAATTTTTGGATATCCTGGTACCCAATCTAAAAACCATATATCATTTCGATTCGGGAGATCTAGTTTACTTAGGACTTTCTTGAATTCTAAGTAATCATGAGAATAGGTAGCTAAATGGTAAATACTATCAATCAAAAATAGTTGTAAATATCTATCACTAAGAATATAATCATAAAAAGATTTTATATTCTTTATAATAGTTTTAATTAATTCTTGTTTTTCTGTCTTCTTTGTAATAGAGTTACTACATATTCTACAAGGAAGATAATAAAAATCTTTAATTAATGTAGATAATGGACCTCTATATTTATTACATCTGAAGCAAAAATTATCAAGATCTTTTTGATGTGTTAACTCAATTTCACAATACTCTTGATAACTTAAAAAATGCTCTTCGGATAGATGTTTTTCAAATTCTATTGGATCATTACTTTTGAATCCACACCAAATACATTCCATTTATTTTAAATTATATAATCCTGTATCAATAAATTGTTGCTTTAAATCATTTGCTAAAACTTGCATATCTGGATGAGCATCTTTAGCACACCTTAATGAAAAGAATCCAGCTTTTTCAGGAGTATCTTCAGAAGGAATATATGTAAAATCCTCAATATAACCAGTCATACATAATTCGGTTTTTATATCATTTGGAAGTAATCCTCTAGCTTCTTCTGGTTTTAGTTTTTCTCCTTCATCAGTGGAAGTTACATATAAATAATCGATCTCTATATTCCTCCATGATCTATCAAAAGCTGCAATAGTTCTATCCCACACTGTAAGATCTTCCCATAATTCCTGCCCATCTAGGTCATGAATATAACTTCGAGATAATCCTGTTTGAGAATCTATAGATGATGCAATATCTTCTCTAACTCTATATATCCACTGAGGAAGAATAAAAGTAAGTTCCTTTCCGAATCTATCTTTTGAATAATTTACATAACGTTGAGATTCTTGGAGAAATGAAAACGCTCTATGCCGAACAAGTTCATGAGATATACCTCTACTACAGATCCATCTAGTTGTGACTCTGTGATAATGGTTTTCAGTAGGTTCACACCAATATTTTTTCATAACTCCTTCTAGATTATGTTGATAAATAATTCTTAGATCTGTAGTAACCTCATAAGTTCCAGTTACTGAGTTATGATACCATCTAGTGTAAGGAGCAGTTTTGAAAAAGATCTCCAAGTAGTATCTATCCTCCTCTGGAATACTGAGATATACAGTTCCTGAGTTAAAAACCGCCCAATGACCTCTAGAAAAAAGCATGTTGTCAAACCTTTCCCATGAATCTTCTGTGATTTTATCTTCAGATTTATAAGCCAATCTTCCAATTTTCTCTACATGTTTCATTAATCCATCCACCCCAGGTTGTTGAGGGAGAATGGATACACTTGATTTTACGATTTTCATATTGTTTTTTATTGTTTAATGATTACATCTATAAGTTCTTCAAGGTTCTAGGAGAGCAAAAAGAAGACCTAACACCTATTTCTAAGTGCTAAGTCTTTTGGTTTTTAATCTTGGCTACTGTTTAATTCTGCAGTAACCTTTTGAATTCTCTCCCTAATAATTTTCTTATAATGATAATCAGGAAATCTCATACTTGTAATCTGAGTTCCTCCCTTCTTTGTAGTGGATAGAACAGCAACTGGTTCCATATATCTAGTCATCACATCGATACACTGTTTATAAACACCAATTAATTTCTTCTTTACTTGTTTTTCTTTTCTACTCAATTTCATTTTTATAAATTTTTTAGGTTATTATTACACTTATAAGATTTTGAAGGTTTTGAAAGAAATCAATAATGCTTTTAGATTTTCCCTGAAATTCTTATATATGATATTATTAATAAAATAAATTTAAATAAGAAAAATTATGGATCCTTTATTCGGAATGATTTTTTATTTTAGTATAGCTATAACAATTAGCTTTATTTGTAGTGTTCTTGAGGCGACGTTATTAAGCACACCAACTTCTTTTATTCAGTCTAAAATCGATTCTGGTTCTAAGGCAGCAATAAAATTTATGAAGCTTAAAAATGAAAGAGTGGATGATGCTATTTCTGCTATTCTAACACTAAATACTGCTGCTCATGCAGTAGGTACGAGTTTAGCTAGTATAGAGGCAGTTGAAATTTTTGGGATGAAAAATTTTGCAATTATTTCTGGAATAATGACTTTTTTGATATTAGTACTTAGTGAATTAATACCAAAATCACTCGGAGCACATTATTGGAAAAGAATGACCTCAATTACAGCTAATATATTAACTTGGATGATTTACATAACATATCCTATAGTCTGGATATCAAGATATATAATGGCTATATTCTCACCAAAAACAGAAGAAGCGACTGTTTCTCGAGAAGAAATATCTAGTATGGCAACAATTGGAGAACGAGAAAAGATATTTACGGGAAGAGAAAGTAAAATAATTAAAAATCTACTTGCTCTTGATAAATTAACTGTTGGAAATATAATGACTCCTAGAACTGTTGTAAAGTCTTTCGATGCTAATACTTTTCTTAAAGACTTTCCAGATGAATTTGAATTTTCTAGAATACCAATATGGGAAGATACTGAAGATAATATAATCGGAATAGCATATAAATCAGATATATATCAAGATTATGATGTTTATCAACCAAGATTAACAATAAAACATACAGATTATGATTCTGATATTATATTTATTCCAGATTCCTCTAGTGTTAATGTGTTGTTCGAAAAATTTCTTAAAACTAAACAACATTTAGCAATAGTAGTAGATGAGTATGGAACATTTGTCGGAGTAGCTAGTTTTGAAGATGTTATAGAAAACTTACTTGGAATAGAAATAGTAGATGAGACTGATACTGTAGAAGATTTACAAAAATTAGCAAAAGAAAAATGGGAAGAACGAAAAAGATCTATGAATGGTTAAAAAATGTATTATGGATAGTAAATCACCAGAAAAATAGTGATAATGATTATATTAAAATCAATGAAAAAATTAATATCACTGAGAAAAACATATCAACTGGAGAAATTGATTTTTATCCACAAATAACCTATATAATTGGTACTAAAGTTAAAGTATATATTCCTATAAGTGATGCTTGGAAGTTTAACTGTGCTGAATTTACTGGAACAGTACTTGGATCTTATATTTCTAGTAAAAAAGAAGCAATGCCTGGTAATGATGTAACGTATTTAATTTATGCAGAGTATTATGAAGTTAATGAAGGTCGTAAATACTTGAATAAAGTTTTTCAAATTAGTTCTCAAGATTGTACAATTTGTGGTATTAAAGAAAAAGAAAGGAAAGAAGGAATATATACAGTAAAAGATATGTATAAAGATATAAAAACATTTTGTAATAATAGTTGCATTTTATCTGATGAATGTAGCGAAGATTGTCCATTCTATCATTATGAAGCAAATAAAATTAGGAAGAAACATTTATCCTGACATTGAATTATCTGAGGTTGATAAATTCTTATTTCAATACGGAATAAAAATGGGTTTCTTATTTGATGATGGAGTAGAATTCTTTATTCCAGATCATATAATAATAAAAAATTATCCAGGGGACTTATCATTTTATCGAGAAGGTTTTAATAATCCAGAATTAATATTTGTAATATCTTTTGGAGAATTATTATTTCTGGATGGAGTTACAGAAAAAGAATTATTTAAAATACCTATATATGATTAGTAAATGGTTTGAAGTTAGTGTTGATTTATTTAATATAATTTTTGATACTTACTGGAAAAATAAAGAATCTTGGATATATGATAGTATTATAGAAATTCAAAATCCAAGATCTATCCTAAGCGATCAACCGTCTGAAAGATTATACTTAGGATATAAAATAAATATAGAAGATTATAAAAATGTTTTTACTAATTTTCTTAAGATACATACTATAGAAACGCTTAAAGAATCAGGTTGTACAGTTCCTAATACTTACATGTCTATATGTATGATAACTAGTTTAGGACCTGATATTATACCTCTTCAACATGTAGATAAACATTATAAGATTATACTAGATACATGTTATGGAGAAGATCCACATCGTCAATTGGAAAGTTTCTTACAAAGACCATTAACGTCTTGGTATGTAAAAAAGAATGATAAATATATAATTGGAGGAGAATATCCAGTAAAAGATAGATTTATAAGATTTAGGTTAATTGATTATACATCGTGGAAAGAAATGATAGAGAAATATCAAAAAGAAGATGTATTATCCTATCTTTATCCAGAAGATGATATTCCTAAAAAATTATTAATGTCATCAGATCAGAATCCTTCAAAGCCTTATATGTGAAAAGATAATAGATCATAAGTGAAATGTCTACTCGAAGAAAAACTCGAGTAGACTTTTTGTTTAAAAAATAATAAGAATATGAAAAAAATTATTAGAAAAATTAAATTACAGTTAAAAGCAACAATAACTAGATTTATTTGTTGGCTAAGCTATGGAATTGGGTGTTATAGAAATATTACAGGCACCTTGAAAATTTACAAAAACTATACTATAAAAGATCTAGAGAAAGAATTATATATATTAATAAACATAAGCGACTCTACTGGATTAGACTGTGATTATCTTAAAAAAATGGTATCTGTTAGACTAAGTGCAGGAATACTTAGATTATTGGAGATAGGTGGATATAAGAAAATTGAAATAACTTCGACTCCAGGTGAACTAAAAAAAATAATCGAAGAAAATCTTAAAATTGAAATAACAGAAACTGATTATGGTAAGTACAGACATACTATAGAGCAGAAAAATAATATTCTTTCAAGTAGCATTGATTGTGACAATGGTAATAGAAGAAGATTTGAGTTATATAATATAGTTTTATCATCAATAAAAGAGGGAAATTAATTTCCCTCTCTTTTTTCTTCTTCCCTTGAGATTCTTATATATGATGTATAATATTGACGAACTAAATTATGGTAACAAAACAGATAACAAAAATAGTAGTGGATAAATCTATTGAGAATATTAATAATGTAATCCATGAATGTACTGAGAGTTTATCAGCTGAAGATATAATTTCTAAAAGTCAAATAATTTCAATGCTTCGGAAAATTAGATCTTTTGAAATTCCGGATGAAGTATTTGATGATAAATCTTTAGCTGAACATTATGCAGAAGAATTACTTAAGATTGATTTTCTAGAGAATATTAAACAAATCTTTAGAACAATTTTTAATAAATCTAATTTTTCTACTCTTGATCTTAGTAATATTCGAATAGAAATGGAATTCTCATGTTTTAAGATTAATTCACTTGGGAAAATTTTGAAGGAACGAGAAATTAATATATGGGGCGGTTCTTATCCTGCCATAAAAATTGATTTTGTTTCTGAAAGTGGTAATTATATAGTTAAATAAAAATATATTATGGTTATTGAAGTATTAGCACAGAAATATCGCTGTGGTTGTGAGAGAGGAATGGCTGACTTAGTTATCCCTGGAATCTTAGTAAAACTTAATGCAGTGATAGAATGGGATTTTTGTAGATTTCCAGAAGAGATTAAACACGAGAAGAAAGATCCGGCCGATGAAAACTCAGAAGAAATTGAGGTAAGAACTGAGCTTAAGGATTTCTTAGGTGAAGATCCTGAATTAAAACCTGGAAATTGTTTCTTATATAAAGGTCAAGTAATAGCAGTTGATTCGGCCGATAGATTAATTCTCGTGGTCTCTGAAACTGGTTACGGAGCTCTTGATCGATTATATGAGGAAAACTTCAAGACAGAATTTGAAATGATCTTTAATGATTATGAAATTGAAGATGTCAAATGGGAAGTAGATGATACAGGAGAAGTTCCAGCTGAATATGATGAAACCTATAAAGTACCTTACAACCTCTATAATATCTGGAAAGAGAGGTTTGTTTCAGGTAGAGGGTTTCTTTCTCCAGGACTGTGTTTGAAAGTAGTAATGAAGTCGGATAGTTTTATTATGCCTCTTGAGTTTTACATGCTTGATTGGTCGGTGAAATATAAGTCATCTCAACTTGAACCAGACGAAGTAGAGTATGCAACAAAACAACTCTTATCTTGGTTTTATGATAATTATAGAAGAGTTAAACCATTAGAAAGGAAGAAAGATGAACAAGAAGAGATCAATTGATTTTATATTAATAGTCTTTATTCTAGGATTATTATTGATTTTTGGAGGATGTAATAAATCTCCAGAAAGAAGAAAAACCTGGACAACTACCTCAGACTCACTTCCAAAGAAACCAACCCAAGGACAAATTTTTCGTGATCGAGATAACAATTCTTGGGCTTATAATGCAGCACTTGGAGCATGGGTATTAGGTTCTGGAGGATATAGATATTATCCTGAAACAAATTCTTATACGGATGGATCAGGAAAAACTGTAATTCCACCCAGATCTATAAGTTCAGGAATTTCAGAAGGAGTAAAAGCTAGAGTGTCTCCTAAAAAGAAAGTAACTCTAACTAAAGAACCAACAGTTAGAGAAACATCAAAAAAGAAATACACTAGAAAGAAATTTAGAGCTCATAGAGTACATAGAATGCATAGAAGATAATAATAAAAGTCCTCAAGGATAGTAAAATATTCTTGGGGATTTAATTTTACAAAGATGAAAGTATATTTAGTACGTAAAGTTTATTCTTTTGGACGACCTATGTTCATTATTTACTTCTATGCAAAATGCGGAGATCTAAAACATGTTAATCTAGATCTTATAAAAGATAATGAAGATATTGATAATTATTTCAAATCTTATTATGGAGGACTTAATGATACTATTCAGATTGCAATATCACTTACTTCCTCTCCATATAAAAGACTTGGAAAATCTTTTAGATTCTCTGGATCATATAATATAAGATCAGAACGAACAGGACAACACTTTGAGGATTATAGTAATTGTTCTTATGTTAAAGTTATAGATATTCCTTCTGAAGTTCTTTTAGAGAAATTTAAAGTAAAGAATCTATATCCAGAACATATACAGATTTTTACTAAGAAGAATCAATTCAAATTACTTAAATATATGAGATATAAATGGATAGAGAAGAATGGATTAGAGATTACGAATCCAAAAGATTAAGAGGTGATATTTTAGTTAGAGTTTCTTATACAGATAATAATAAAGAATACTGGGTATCTAAGTTCTTAGAAATTAAAAATCTTCCAGTTTATAATCTAGATCTTATCGATAAAGAATTAATTTCTGAGAAAAATTTCAAAGATGATTCAGAACTAAGAAATATCGATGACTATTTAAAAGAAAAATATAAGGATTGTTTAAAAACAGAATCTGTATATTTTCTAATTGATCCTGGAACAAAATTCCTGAAAAAGCGCACATCTGATAAAGGCTTATGCTTATTCTATGAAATTAAATTCGATTCTGAAATAAACTTAAGAGATCTTGACAATACTAGGATAATATCAGAAAATATTAGAATTTCTAAGAATAAACTCAAAGATTTTATGATGGATTTAATGTTTGAGCTTGCAGGAGAGGCTGGTTTATTTTATGATCAAGATTATTCTCCAAGTTTATACACTAAATTATGTTATTTTAATATTCTTAATATATTTAGATGCTTAGAAGAAACTTAGATCTATTATAAAATTTTTAAGTAGAAGGGAATAAATCTATTCCCTTTTATTTTTCTCCTTAAGATAACCGACAAATCCTTATTAATGAATGTAACAATAAAATATTGATAATTATGAAAACAAACATTTATGAAAGAAAATTAAAATATGGAGAACAAGAAGCCATATTTAATAAGATGGTTGAAAAAACCGAAAAATATGTGATAGATAATAACATAAAAGCATTAATTCTTGGTATATCAGGAGGAGCAGATAGTACTCTTATGGCTGCTGTATGTAATGAAGTTAGAAATAGATCTGGAATTCCTTTTTATGGATACTCACTTCCAATAAAAAATAAACCAGACGAACTTACCTCTTCCGATCTAACAGGAAATGCTTTTTGTGTTAAAACTTTTTATCGAGAAGTTGCACAATATGATTTTTACAAAAGTTATATAGAGAATCTATATAACTATGATTATTGTGATGATGATCGAGATATTCTTTGTGATTTGTCTGGAAAAAGTATATCCGAGATAGAGGGAATGATGCCAGAACAAACAAAAATAGCTAACGGAAATATTATGGCACGTCTTAGAATGATGTACCTATATAATCAAGCAGGTATTAAGAAAGGTATTGTAATTGATACTGATAACCTAACTGAACATTATCTTGGATTTTGGACTATTCACGGAGATGAAGGAGATTTTAATCCTATGGGCGGTCTTTGGAAAACAGAAGTATATTCTATTCTTAAGTGGTTACATGCGAAGTATTATTCGGGGGCTTATTTGGATACTGAAATTATAAATAAAAATTCGTATGATAAGATGATAGCCCTTGAGAAAGCTATTGAAATTACACCCACTGACGGTAATGGAATTTCTAGCTCTGATCTTGAACAAATTGGAGGAAAGGACTATACTGAAGTAGATAAAATTTTGATTCCTTTGATTTGTAGAGGTTCAGAAGCTATCTCAGAATTATCTAAAATTTATGAGGTAGATACTGTAATGAAGATTTGGAATAGAGTTCAAGGATCAGAATTTAAAAGAAGAACTTCTCGGGTAATAAAAGTATCTAGAGAAGAATTATTTGAAGGATTATGATAGAATTCAAAAGAGATCCAAGATTTTTTAGAGCAGTTATCAGAAGAGAACAAGAAAAGGGAGATGAAGATCCAGCTTTCAGTTATTTTATGATAGAAGATACTTTTATGTTTATAAAAGATAAATTTGATATTAGCAGAATTGAAAAATTTCAAATAACTAGAAAAAACTATGTAGTCTTTGGATTAATAACTGATCTTAAAGATATTACAGAAGATGATCTAATTTCTGAAACAAAATACACAATTAATAGCTCTTACATTCATTCGCTATACTTCAAAGAACATAAATATACTGAAAAAGATGATCTCAAGGAAATAATTATTAAGATTTCCGCTGAGTACATTGGAAATTTAATGTTCTCTGCTAATGATTACGTCAAAGAACATCATTGGGAAGTTTGTTTGAGAGATGAAAAGATATTTAGAGATAATGAAAATATAATAAGAACAATTTTAAAATCAGAATTAAATTATGGAAGAAAAAGAAAGAAGTCTATTACTAATAATAGATCCACAGTATGATTTTTGTAATCCGAAAGGTACATTATATGTCCCTGGAGCAGAAAAAGCAACGAAAGAATTGTGTAAATGGATATCTGGGAAAAGAAAAATCCTGGAAAAAATCATAGTTACACAAGATACTCATATGTCTTATCACATCGGACACTCTATGTATTGGGAACAAACTCCTGAAGCATTTACAACTATTACTTCAGGGATGGTAAAATCGGGAAAATATACTCCAGCTTTTTATAACAAAGAAAATACTATAGCCTACCTTGAAGAATTAGGGAAAACAGGAAAAGTTCATACCATTTGGCCTGAACATTGTATCGCTGGTTCTTGGGGATGGAGTTTACCTAAAAATCTAGTCGAGGAATTAAATCTATGGTCTCTCAGTAATCATGGCGCCGAATATGAACTAATTCAAAAGGGAAGAAATCCACACTTAGAAATGTTTTCTGCCTTTTCTTATGCAAACGGCGCTAAAAAATCTGAGGGGTATGAATTCCTAGATAAAATTGCTAGATGGGATTATACTAAAGTTTATATAGCTGGTTTTGCAAAGGATTATTGTGTAGCAGAATCAGTAAAAGATATGATGGGAGAACGAAGATTATCTGGAAAATTAGTGTTCTTAAATAAATGTATGGCTTCGATTGATAAAAATTCTGAATCTTTAAAGGTATATGAAGATGCTGTTAAAGATTTTGGTGCAATAATTGAAGAATAGAAGAAAGAATAAAAAAAAGATAGGTCTTGACCAATTAAAAGTCAAGTTAAATCCTATCTTTTTATTTTTTTTTATTCGCCAATAATATCAAGTATTTTCACATAATTCTTTGACATGTCCTCGAATAATATTTTTTCTTTTACTTCTATATCTGGATCATCTGGTAATATCTCTACAACCTCGGCACCTCTAGATTCATAATGTTGTTTAATAATATCGTAAGATGAATATTTTTCTTGTTTAGAGAAAAAGTTAACTATTGCTTTTTGTAAGGAATAATTATCTCTATTATTAACTGGAAGTCCAGAGGTCTCACAATCTAAGAGGATCATTTCTCTATTTTCGATATCAATCATCATTGCTGCTATTGAATCAGTCTTAGATGTAACAGGAACAGTTAATTCAACCTTTTGTGGAATCCAAGTCTTATCACCTTTTTGTAGTTTTTCTCTAGTACAATACCCCAACCATACAGGAAGAGTATCCATTCCTCGACCTTTATAATTGCAAACATCCATCACCACATACTTATATCCATTCTTTTTGCAATTGTCTAGGTCAACATCCACATACTCTGCACAATCTCCTGGACGATTTAATACATCACCAGAATGAACAGCAACATTAGAATTAGGATTAAGTGAAGTATTCCATCCTATATTGCTAATATCATTATCAGATTTATATAAGAATGCATGAAGATCTAAGTCCTCATCCCTATCTTTCTGAATCCAATGAACAAAAAATCTAACAATATTCCCAGAGATCTTATATCTTGTTCCTTTAGGGATAGATACATTTTGATTTCTCATACCCTTTGGAATAGGTATCCTCTTAATTTCTGGATCGATATATACAATATCGTTTACTAAATCTTTCTCAGTGATTCTAGAGTCTATATTAAGGAATATTTTTCTGATAATATTGTCTTTTATAGTTTCTAGGAATCCAGGGTTAATTGGTTTTAATCTCTCTAATTCATGCAAACCCTTTCCAGGAATATTTACTACTCTAGAGGTACTCTCAGACTGATCTCTTTTATCATAGTAGCTAAGAATTTCTAAGAGTGTTTTATTTTTCATCCCTGAAGTATTTATAAAGATATCCATTATATCAGACTCTTTACCTTCTTCAAGAGCTCTTCTTAAGAGAGAATCAAACTTTCTAATAAATTCCCCTGGATGAGTAGAAATAAATTTAGCTATCTCTAAGATATCTTTACCAGTATCATACATATTCTGTACTTGAGAATTAAATGTACGGTATTCTTTTGATAAACCTTTACTCTTAAGTTTTACAAAGAAATCAGCACACTCTGGGTAATTTACTACATATTCTTTTGGATGTACACGTTCTGATAACAATACCCAATGTCCATAAAAATGTTTTGCATCTCGTATACAGTTTTCTACTCCTTTAGCCTCAATTATTTTTTCTATTCTTCCACAAATTTCTCTACGTTTTGATCTAGGAAGAGAATCAAGTTTTCTCCATTCAGGATTATCAGTCTTTTTACCAGACCAAGAGTTAACTGGTATCTTTTTTGGAACATATGGAAGACTTGGATCAGCTCCCATCAAGTACAAACTATATCTCAAGACATCATTAATCTCGGCAATTTTATATTCCGGCCGATGTCTAGCTACTATACACATCGTTTCTTTAAAAGGTATACGTTCTGGAATGCTGAGTTCTGAATAATTCTCTAAGAACCATACCAACTCTTCTCTAGTTTCCCCCGTTAATGAATTTCCGGCCGACATCATTTGCCGAGGAATATCCATAAATTCGGGAGGAGTCATAACCTTAAGTTGTCGATCTGGTTCATCATCAATTATTTCCTTCTCTTCTTTAGTTGTCCAAGGATTATCTCTTAGGAATCCTTCAAGATCACCAGAATAAACTCTTTTTTGATCTAACCACAATTCCGATTTATCCTTAGAAATTACTTGTTCTGGAAATCCTGGATACAAAGGTTTAAACTTCTCCCCAGAATGATACAATTCATGGATGTATGGAAGTAGATTTGTATGGAGATTTTCCATATCACTAATCGTCATCCTACATATTACTTCGGGAGAAAGAAAATATCTATATCTCTTTAATTCTTGAAGAAGTGAGATTAATACTCTCTTACTCTTTTCCTCCATGTTTCTAGGATCTACTAACTCCTTGCTCTCTACTAATACGCATCCTCTACGAAATGCAATAATTTCCTTGTTTAATTTCATTTCTGCCATATTTTTTGGTTATAAATTAAATTTTCATCCACTTTTTTGCTCTCTCGAATTGTTTTATGAGATCATCTATCCAAGTACTAGCCGTACAATCTTTCTCAACTAATATCCATGAACTTGGAATGTCTGCTGAGTGATTCATAATAATAGAAAAACTAGTATCTTTTCTATCTTTCCCATCACCATCTAAGAAAAGTATTACCCCAAAAACACTCCCAAAGAAATATATCCTTGGAAGATGAGGTTGTTTTGATAGGTCCAGTTTATCATAATGATTTTTCCATGATCTATCTTTCAAATCATTTTTAATTAATTCATTTATTTCATCCATTTTTCTATTTGTTTATTTTTTCTACACTTATAAGAGTTTCTCGCCTTCTACAGTTATAGTCCTATGTTTCTTTTGTAGTTCGTCAAGTAATTTTCTTTTTAGTGTTCCAGGGAGAGGAATTTGTGGAAACAGCAACGTCTCACTTCTATGTTTCCAAAGCCACTCATCTATCTCTTCGAAAGATTGTTCAAATACTTCAAAAACTGGCTGCTCATCATAAAACCATTCATCCAGAAACTCAACTTTAAAATCATACAATCTAAGGTGAAGTCTAAGTTCATCCATCTCAGAACCCTCTCGTGTAGATATTATTTCTCCGAGAGGATTATGAAGACGATATTGATTTTTTCGTTTTTCTAGATCACTAGTGTATCCAATTTTTACAACCTTTCTTATTCCTTTCCATGCGCCAGATCCAAATAAATATAACATTATTTCTTTTCTTTCTTACCTTTAATAATTCCAGCAACTCTATCTCCTGCTGCATCCTCTATCTTATTCCGTTGGTGGATTAATATATTAATCCACACAAGAAATTGCTTTAGAAATTAATTTACCTAATTCCATAATTAACACACCTCCTTTCTAGATAATAATTCATAACCTTTTGTTTGTTTTTTCTTTCCAGTAATTTTATCAAAAACTGTAACATATATTAATTTAATTTTAAAATAATTTTCTAAATCCTTTGCTTTAGGAGTAGCAGTATAGGAAATACTAGAATATAAATAATCCAATCTATCCTTTATATTAGACAGTGTTAATTTATCTCCTACCTTAAACTCTGAATAAATTTTAGCCTCTAATAATTCTTGACTAAATGTTACTATTCCAAGTTCTTTTTTTATTCGAGTTACATTATACCCTAAAGTCTTTAATCTATCTGGATTTAAAGAAGTATAGTAAGATTTAATTTCATCAGAATCATTTATCTGACCAAGAACAATATCAATTGCATCACTAGATAATCCATATTCACATAGGAGTTTTAATTTATCATATATAGTATTTAACCCAGTATACACCTTAAGAAACTCTGATACTTCCTGATTTACTATATCATCTCTAGTTAATGTATTATGAACAGTCGAGAATACTGTAAATCTATCTTTATAGTCTATTTGTTGAATCTTAAATGCTCTAATCTCATTTACCAACACTAAATTATTAAGAACTGGTTTAAGAATTATATTTCCATCCCGTGTTTGAATTTTATTTACTGCTACATAATCATCTTTATAATTAGATAACTTAGCATCTTTTTGATATTTCTCTGCTAATGCAAACTTATCTTCATACAAAGAAGTAGAATAAGCTCTAAGTAAACTATCTGTCATACCCTTTTTAGATTCTATTATTTTTTGAAAATCTTCTCCAGACATTCTTCTATAATTAGCAGTAGATCTATAATAAAATGTAGCACTGTTTTTCCATGGATTTTCGAAGAGTCTTTGTCTACCTAATATCTGAGGTAAGTCTTCTGAGATATCTACGGCTAGACTATCAATATTACTATCACTAAAGATAAAAGATCTAGCACATAAACTATAGAAATCAGCTCCTAAGTATACGGTCCTAGTACAAAACGTAAACATCTTAGGTTTTTTATCTCTTTTAGGTACTTTACCTATTATAAATTCTTTTCCAAGTCTTCTTTGGATTTTTTTAAGATTATCTTCTGTTCTAGAACATAATATGTTACATTGTTCGGGAGTAAGATTATTTTTCTTAATAATACTAGTAATATGATTTACAGAGTTTACATAAAATACTGCTTCGTCTGATATTACTCTAGTAGGTATTCCATCCCTAAGTACGACAATCTCTTCAAAGTCAGAATTAAGATATTTCTGAATAATTTCTGAAGCTTTCTCTCCTACAGTTCTCATTAGGAATACATCCAAAGAAGGTCTAATAATTCTAGATGGATCTTTTACCTCCCAATCTAATTCATAATAAGGGAGATCTTTAAATTCATCTAACATTTCTAAGTACTCATCCATCATAGGAGTTGCACTAACGAAGTATGTAGTAGGAGATTGTTTAAGATATTCTAGGAAACTTAATTCAGTATTTGATTTAAATCTAGAATCATGTAAAATACTTTGAAACTCATCTACTACAGTATAAAAATATTGAAAACGATCTAATTTTTCCAAGATATCTTTTACAATCCTATATGAATCATATGTTACTAGAATTTTACAAGGTAATCCATTTATACTTCTAGAAATACAATATTCTTCTATTTCATGATATAATCTCTTATATATCTCTGAATTTCTTGATATCTCTGAACTAATAGATAAATCTAAAGTAATACTCTTATCAATCTTAGATAAATCTTTATCAATATTAGATTCTTTATCCATTTCATTGATTACTAGATATACTTCAAATTCATGTTGATCCTTCTTATTTTCCAATAACATTTTTCTAGGACTACATAGAATAATATTCTCATTACTTCTAATACAATATTCTGTAAAACCACATCCAGGTAATTGTTTATTTATTATACACTTCTCTGGAAATTTACTAAAATTGAACTCATTCCAATCTGAAATATATCTAATTCCAGATGGTACTATAATCTTCTCTTTTTGCATATTATTTAATTTTTTATTATTACAAATTAATATTATAAAACTCAATACAGAGTTCAGTTATAAAAAATTGAAGACTAAGGATACCTTAACTTCATTAATTAGAGTTTGGAGTTATTAAAAGAGTAAAATAACAACTTAAATTGAAATTATGACATACGAGTACTATATAATATTTACTGAATAAAAAAGTTGTAAAGTGGTTCTACTAAATAAGCGAACATAGTGAGAGACCCGCCTCCCCTCCAGGGAGAGCGAGGTCGTCTTATTTAGGAGGTTCACGGTAAATTAAATAATTAATCTAATATTTAGTAAAACTTTATATGTTCTATTAATATTATCGTGAACCTTAAAAGAGTACCGTCCCGTTGAGGCCTTTGATGGCCTCAGGGACTCTCACTAACGTTCGTACTTTTTAAGAACCACTTTAGGATTTAATATTATTTCTTTCAATTCTAATATTAATTTTACTTTATTTATATTATTCTTATTTATTTTCTAATATATTTTATTCAGTTTCGAGGCCGAAGGCCCCTGGAACGTAATGCGTAAGCATGGAGTAGAAGGAGGGAATTCCGGTATCCCTAGTCTTCGAAAAAATGTTACAAGGAGAAAATAAAAAGAGGGAAACTTATCTTCCCTCTAATATTCTAATTTCTTTTCTCAGACCTAACGTATACTCTAGATCTCCTACTTGCATTTCTAGTCCTAAGATTTCCATTTTAGCCTCATTAATTAGTTCGTCTGCTTCTTCAAATGCTCCATATTCTCTAAGTCTTTTAACTTCTTCTATCTTGCTTTCAATTCTTTTGCAAATATTTAGAGTAAATCCTTCTATAATCTTTTCCTTAAGAATATCTATTTTGAAGATACATTTATCTTTACATCTTTTAGCACCTTTAATAGAATTAATTATTTCTAGGGTGAGAAGTTCGTTAAGCTCATTTTCTACATCATTGACTTTTCCCAGGTAAAATTTAAGTATATCTTTTGAGAATTCCTTATATCTCTTTTTACCCAGATCTCCTTCAATCTTAGAAATCTTTATATTAATCTCTTTCACGCCTTTTTTAAATATCTCTTCCTTATTGATAACTTTTTTAGATGGTAAAGTTATTTTTCGTATTTCTCCTCTACTTACAAGTCTACATTTAACAGTATTTGTAGAAGTAATATGCCAACAATTACAGACTTCGCAATAATAAGGTGTAATTAATGTTTTTTCTGGTTCTAAAACATTATCCCATATAAATCTATGAGCGTCTTCTTCAGTCTCAAATAACGTTTTAGGTCTTTTTAGTACGCTACAATAAATTTGTTTCATATTCTTTTAAGTTTATTTTATTCATATATAAGGCTTTAAAGGTAAAATTCTTATAAGTGAAACTAAAAATTAAGAGAGGGTTTGGTTCCTCTCTTTTTAATTTTATATAAAGTGACTGGAGGGAATAACTTTAGTCTTCTATAAAGTGTGTTTTTTGCGCTTCTCAAGAAGTTAAATCCTTATTTGTGAGAAAAATACTAGAAAAATTTATATAATAGATTGGACTAGTGTTTTTCTTTTTGTTTTATTCACTAATTGTTAAAAAGAATTATGAGCAATAAGAAAGAAATTAAGGTAGTAGTACAAATTAAAAAAAGATTTGTTAGTGTTAACTCTCTATATAAAGCAAGAATTATGTATGTAGGAGGTAGACCAGTTCCTAGTACTTATAAAAATCCGAGAGCAGTAGAAATTGAGAGAGAAATTAGAGATCAACTTAGAGCAATAGATTTTTCTGATTACTTAGAATGGCTTAGAACTACTCCAGGATTCAAACTTCATATTCAATTTATCTTTAAGAAAAATATAACTAATTCTGATACATCCAATTAAAAGTAGTTGCCTAAATGATACTATGTTGTTTAGGAAAATCTTATTAAAATGCTGGAAAATTACATCACATATATTTTCCGCCCATAAAAATAATAAACCTGGGCAGTTGTAAGAAAGTGATGGAAAAATAAATCAGCAGAAATTATACTAAGATATAATTTTTCAACGACTAAATATAAGACTAAGGGGAAGTTCCTTAGATGATATAGTCTATTTTTATATTAAATATATAGATATTCAGTACTATAAGAATATAGAGGATATTTGGACCAGATTTGTTAAAGAGGATCTGGGTATTGAAAGATATGACGACAATCTTCATGTTGAGATTTCTGCAGTTAAAAGTATTATCCCTAAATCTACTTCAGAATATGCATGTTTATACTTAACTGAATCTACTTTCAATATGAGACTTGATCAAGAAGACAAACCTAAACGTATTTTCTTGGGAGGTACATGTGGTAGTTCAGGGTGGAGAGATGAATTAATTCCAGAACTTGATAGACTCGGATTTGAATATTTTAATCCCGTTGTACCTGATTGGACTCCTGAATGTATAGAAAAAGAAAACATCGAAAAATCCGAACTTTGTAATACACATCTCTATATCATAACTCCGGAGATGAGTGGTGTATATAGTATAGCAGAAATGGTTAATTCGGTATGGGAATGTTTATCGACCGGAACTGGTTTTGTATGGATTGGAATTCTTGACTCTGGGGATTGGGAGCCACATCAACGAAAATCCTTAGAGGCAACGCTTAGATTAATTGACAGTATTGCTCAAGGAAATTCTAGGGTGAGGGCAAAATTTATAAAAACGCCAAAAGAAATATTAACGTAATGAGAGTAAAAAGAGATAATACTGTAGCAGTAAGAGTTTTTACTGGCAGAGATTTAATTGAAAAACTATACTCTGAAGGTTGGGAAGTAGAACAACGAGAATATGGATTAAAAGATACTGCAAAGTCTATTTATAAAATTTTCAAAAATAGAGGTAAATCTATTATAAAGGGTGCAAAAAATCTAGTTAAATCTGAAGATAAAATTAGACAAACTCTATCAGAAGAAATGGAAAATGCATCAAGAAATAGATTATCTAAAAAGAATAAAACATTAGTAAATAATATAGAGGCTAGATCTACATTATTAGAGGATGCTGGAAAAAAGTATGATATAAATTATTCTAAGACTTTAGGAGATTCAGATTATCATATATCAAGAAAAGATTTTATAAAAGACATAAAAAATAATCCTAATCTAACAGATAGTCAAAGAAAGGATGAGATTAAAAAATTAACCAATAAAGAGTATATATTTCTTAAAGAAGGTCTTGAATCGGGAAAGAATCCAGAAGTATTGGCTCATGAAATTGGACATATAGAGACCAGTAAATTATCTAACCCTATGGATGCTTATACTAAATGGAGATCTAATGGAAGAGAAGCTAGTAAATTTAGAGAGTATACAGGAGGAAGTGAAGGAAAAGATCCTAAGATAGCAAATGAAGATTTTTCAGGGATTAGGGGATATTTAAAACTTAAGTGAAGAAATAGAGGAGTAAATAATGTATTAATGGAAGAGGAAAATGCTTCTAAAAATGCAAAAGAAAGTCTTAAAAAACTTCATAATCAGGGAAAATTAACAAAAGAAGAACTTAATGATGCAGAGAAAAATCTTGATATTGATTATAAATCTTATGAAGATGATGCGATTGTATATAAGAATATTGCTAAGTTAAAGAGATTAAATGATAAAAATAGAAAAAGAAAATGAAATTAATAGATTCTATAAAAAGATTTATACTTAAGGAAAAATTTGAGAATTTATTAAATAAAGTTTCAGGTTCTTCTATTAGTTTACTTTTAGATTATTATAGTAATAGAAAGTTAGAAATTTGTATACAACATCTTAAAGATTTATATAATTTTATTAACAATATAAATAAAGAGTATTCATTATCAATTATATCCGTTTCATCTATCGGAGTTGATGATATCCTAAATTTAGATATTTCATTACTTAATCAATTGATTAAAGAAGAAGTGAATACTAGGATGTATTTATATAATTTTCTAAAAAACTATATTTCTGAAGAGATAACTTTATCTGATTTTAATCCAGATAGAGTAATCAAATGTAATGATGAATATTTTTTAGATGATTTTATTGAAATTATTGATCTAATTAATAGATCGAGAAAAATAGAAGTTGATTTAAAAAATATTACTAGTAATTTAAAAAGTAAGTTATATGATCATGAATTCTTATCAATTTCTTTATATTCTAATGAATTAACAGAATTACGTGAAATATATACTTTAGAATATTTAGATTCCGATAGTATAAAAAAGAATAAACTAGTTGAAGATAAGTTATTAGATTATGATACTATGAGTAGAATATATGGATCATATGTCTTTCCCTCAAGCAGAGATTGGAAAGAATATTATCTTACAGTTAAACTTTATATTCCAAGTAATATATATGAAATAAATTATGAATCAATAGGCAATGAAGAGTATATTGTAAGTAAAAAACAAATTAATGGAAAGAGATTTGTAGACACTAGATTAACAATTCAAGATAGGATCGATATAGATGAATTTATTAAAAAACATGTAAAAGAAATATGATAGTAATACTAGATAATGGTCATGGATCAAATACCCCAGGAAAAAGAAGTCCGAATGGGGTTTTACGAGAATATGCTTATACAAGAGAGATAGCAAGACTCATAAAAGAAAAATTAGAAAGCGAACATGGAATTGAGACTATTCTATTAGTCCCAGAAGAAGAAGATATTAGCTTAGGAGAAAGATGTAGGAGAGCAAATCAAATTTATACAAAACAAGCTAAGTGTGATGCTCTGATTATAAGTATTCATAATAATGCAGCAGGGAATGGTTCAGAATGGATGAATGCGAGGGGCTGGGAAGCTTATACATACTACGGAACAAGTAAATCTGATATTCTTGCAACCTGTCTTTATGATGCAGCAAGAAAATATCTCCCAGGAATGAAAATGAGGGAAGACTGGACTGATCAAGATGCAGATAAGGAGGCAGGGTTTTATATTCTCAAACATACGATATCTCCATGTGTTTTGACAGAGAATCTCTTCCAAGATAACCACGAAGATGTAGATTTCTTATTATCGCCTGAAGGAAAAGAAGCAATAGTTAATCTTCATGTCCAAGGAATTTTAGATTATATAAGTAAAATAAAAGAATAATGAAATTATATAGTAAAACAGATTACCTCGAGTATAAAACAAATCCACAGCCAGGAGATTGTCTAGGAAAAATTTTATCTGAATGTTTTGAAAATTTCCAGGATAGTAATGGTATTGTTAGAACTTCGATCCTTGATAATATTCTTTCCTATAAGCTTTCATTATCGGCCGGAGATTCTGACTATCAAGCATGTTCTGTAGTGTTATCTGAGAATTTCGAAAACATAACTTACACATGGATAGCTGAACAATTCGGATATACTCTCATTTCAAATCCTAGGAAAATTACAACACTCGGAACACTTCTTGGATTTGAACTAGATATTGCTCATGGAAATTTACTGCCTGAAGAGAGTTATACTGGGGAATACCTAAGTTGTGCCTATGAATCTTTAAGACGTAGGTTAATTATGAACTCTATAGGATGGGGTTGTACAGTGAGCAAGGAATTAGAGGATGCTAAGAAATGTATGGAAAAGCGAATGAAAGTTTTTGAGAGATATTTTAGTGGGAATATTAAGTTTCCAGTATTTTCTCAACCTTTTATGAACTCTTCTTGGGATCCTGACTTCTATGGATTTTGTTATGGAGATGGAACTTACGGCGAATGGAACTACTCTTGGGCCGGCTTTATCGGGAGAGAATATCATGATTGGACAAGAGAAGATCAGATTTATTTCTCATGTCTCTACGAAGCCACTGATCAATATTTGGAACATCATTTAAATATGCTCCCGACAATGATACGGCCCGAACTTTTATACTTCGCCGATCTAAGTCTCTATTGTGGATGTTCTGGAATATGGGCATTTATGAATAGAGATATTTCTGGAGATGAAAAGAACTCCGAATTAAATAAACTTTACACCAGATTAACAGCTCTAGGAAAAATTGAAGGAGCTGGAATGGAAGTATATAAAGAAATGGCAGAATCTTTAGGAAAATATGCTGCCAACTATTATGACCTAGATGAGATACAAGAAATAATAGGTTATAGAATTTATTTGTAATAATTTTTAAAAACGTTTTTGATTATGATTAATGATGCATTATTGAGTGGAGCTGCAGGTGATGTGAATTCTCCCGCTGCAGGACTTCCAGTAACTGAAGTAGTTAAGAGTCTTGATATTAAGAAAGATGCTACTATTCCGCAACCTCTTCCGACTGATAAGGAAATTAATATTACTGATTCAGAAGGTATTAAATTTGTTGGTGGAGAAAGTTTGGAATTAATTAAAGGTGAAGTTAAAACTATTGAAATTGTAAGTGAACCCGCTATGTCTAATTTACCTCCTTTGGTTTATGAATCTAGTAATCTTAGAGTAGCTAGATTTATTGAAGATGGTAGACTGATGGGATGCTGTCCTGGAAATTCAGTAATCACAGTTACAGCAACTATCCCAGAAGATAATAGTATTTTCTGTAAAATCAATGTTACAGTAGTTGATCCTAATGCTCCTAAAACAAAGAAAGGCAAAAAGTAAAACAAAATTAACCAAACAGGAGGACTTTATAAATCTTCTTGTTTGGTTTTATAATTTTAATTTAATATTTAATTATTATGGCAAAAATTATAGGTGATGAATTAAGAACACCAACAATCTCCGAAGTAAATGAGGCAATAAGTAATATAGATAATACTTCAGACTTAAATAAACCAATCTCTAATGCTGCACAAGAGGCATTAAATAATAAAGCAAATCTAGAACATACACATAAGTACTCTACTATTCTTGATACTCCGACGGCTCTTAAAAATCCAGAACCACTTATTATCCAAGGAAATGAATATGATGGGAGTGTAAGAACAGAAATTAATATACAAAACTCTTCTAGTAATGTCATCGAGGGGGGGGGTTATAAGTGAAGTTGCTTTGAGTAATAATATAGTAACAGGAATAATACCTTTAAATTTTAATATTACTCAATACGGTATTATTAAATTTGATAAATTATATAAAGATAGTATTTTTGACAACTATAGCAATGTTATTTTTTCCAGCAATATCCAGAGAATTCTTGTTAGAAAAAATATAAAAGAGATAAACATAGGTATAGAAAATTATGTAGATATCAATATACCTCCTTCGAATTTTAAAAATTTAGATATAATAGGTTTAAAAATATTAGATGGAGATACTGGAGAATTAAAAATTAGACTATTAAGTCGTGTATCTGAAAATATTGTAGGAAATAATATTACTATTTTCGAATCTTCTAAAGGGGATATAATTAGATATACTAATAGTAAAGCTGATTCATCCAGGTATAGGTATACTTGGCACTTAACATTAGCAGATTAAATATTATGGTAAAAATTATAGAAAAAATAAAAAACTTCCTTGGAATTATAGACTTAGAAAGAGAGAGAGTCGAAAAAGAAAAACTTGATACAGAAATTAAGTATTATGAAGAAAAACTTGGATTATATGGTAGAGATAATACTTGGACATATATTGATTATCAGTATATAAATAACAAGGGTGGAAGAAGAAATTATTTAGAGAATTTAAGAGATAAGGTAGAGAGTGGTTGGAAAAATCCTGATATTGTTATATCAGGTGATCTACATGTAACTAGTCAACCTTATATAAACAGATATCATATAATATTATTTTTTGATAAAACAAAATTTAATATTCCAAGAGACATTCAATTAGATGAATTTAATTTTAGAAGATTGAATTTCCATACTTTAAAAAACTTTACTGAGTGCAGTAAATATTTATATGATAATTATATTCCTGTACCAATAGATGATTATCATCGTTTTAAGTATGATTTTGATTGGACATTATCAGTTGATTGTGATCTAATTAATAATATTTATACAATAAAAAATGAAGATATGAAAATTATAAATAATAAAATAAATAAAATATCTAAATTATATAAATTATGATAACTGGATTAGAATTAGTTCAAAAATTATATTCTGAAGGATATTATATAGAAGAACAAAGAGAGTTTGGAATTAAAGATTGGGGTAAATCTATATCAAAAGGAATAGAGAATTGGAGAGTAAATAGATTGAAGAAATCAATTACTAAAACAAAAATTAGTAAAGAAAAAATTGATAATAAGATTAAAGATCTTGATAGTAAAGCTATTCAAAATCCAAAATTAGAAAGAGCTATTCAAAGAGAAGCTATTAATGAAAACGCTGCAGTAATTGGTTTCAATAATAATTCTACAAATCTGTTAACGGATCCTGATATAAAAACACATACATTATATGATTTATCAACAAACCAGAATATTTCTAAACGAGATAAAAAGAAACTATATAATTTACTTAAAAATAGAGATTATCAAATAAATTATGATAGGAGTAAAGGCGGACCAGCTTCATTAGCACATGAAGTAGGTCATATAAAAGCTATGAATGATCCAGGAGAAGCTGGTAAAATTAGCAGAGATGTAAATACTAGAGTAAGAGATAAAGTTCTAAAAAATGATAACTCTATTCATAAAGGTCAAGATAAAAGAAATTGGGATAATAACACAATAGAAGAAAGAAAAATAGAAAGTAAACAATTAGTAGAGAACGAAAAGGATGCTTCTGAGAGAGGTTTAAAATTAATGAAGGAAAAAGGAGCATCTAAAAAAGAAATTAAACATGCAGAGAAGACTCTTAAGTTAGCTCGAAAATCATATAAAAAGCAAGGTGATATTTATGTAAAGACTGCTAAATTAAAAAAGATAAGACCTGATGAACCACTAGACTAGAGAAATTATGGCAAAAAAGAAAGAACCACAAAATCACCTAGAAACATTTTACTTCTCAGATATTCCAACTCAACCTTATCCAGTATATTCAATATCGGAATCTGGAAACTTATACTCTCTGAAAAATATAGTATACCCAGGAAAATCAGCTAAAAAATTTACTCGTGCAAAACAATTGAGGTGGAGATCTCAACAAGCTAGGTTAGTAGATTTCTTAATAAACATAGATTATTTTTATCCATTAACTGTGTATAGAGAATTTCTAGTACCTATTCAAAATTCTCTTAGACTTCCTGGTATTTCTGGAGGTTTTTTCTTATGTGATTTCTATTTTCCAGAGTTATCCTTAGCTTTAGAGTTGGATTCTGACTATCATAACTTAGACGCCGATAAACTTAGGGACGAATACTTGGAACAGCTTGGAATAGAAGTTTTCAGAATATATAACTTAGAGAAAATTACAACACAAAAAGGTAAGTTTAAAGAATTTATAGCTCTTCTCAAATCTAAAATTCCTGTTCAAAATCCACGTCCCTTTGATTTTCTCGGCGACTTAAGAAAAAGAGAACAGGGAGGAGATAGTTCAGGGTTATGGAAAATTGATTAAACGCTTCCTAGTACCCTCGAGAATCTTATTATTGATAGTATATAACAAAATAGAAACTTTTATTAAATTAATAGATCATGAAAATTCAAAGAGGAGTAAACCCAGAAAGTAGAATGATACAAATTACAGTCACTACACCATTATTAGCCGAATATTATAACAATTTTAGTGGTATGATTCGGAATAATAGTAGTAGTATTTCTGAGGGGGTTAATGTTGAAAGAGTAAACACCGATTCAGCTATGGTATCTTTTCCACTTCCATCAGATTCTCAAATGATAAATCATGGGGATAAAGCATTAGTTTCTATGCCTCCAGAGGTTGTAGATAAATTAAATGATGTAATAAATAAGTTCGTTAATTGTGGACTTCGGAAAACACTAAAAACAGTAGAATTCCTTCCACTTAACAACTATGAATTATCAGGACTTCAGGAAGATATTAAATCTGCAATAGAAAATAAACGAAATTTTTGCATTCTCAGAGATTATGAAGAGTATCAAAAAATGTCGGAGGAGAGAAAGTATCAATTTACCCAAAAACTAATCAAATACGGTACATCAGAGTATGCAGACGTAGCTCTTCTAATTAATTCTGGAAAAATGGATGAACTTAGAGGATGGTTAGATCCGCAGTTGAGTTATTGTGAATGGATTTAAATGATTAACTTTATAGTGTTTCCTCCAGGTTTTTATATCAGAGGAACACTTTTTATTTATTATAATATATGGAACAAATTAGTAATAATGTAATGGTACTGAATGTAGGAGATCAGATTCCTCCAGGTACCGAAGATGCACTAAAAATATTATTATTAGGTAGTATTGATCTAGGTCCTACAGGTGAGATGAATTGGCAGTCCAAATTCGTAGCTGGACTAGCTAATGCAGTAGACCCACAAAAAGGATTAATGAATTTATTTACAAAATATAATTATGTAATTCTTAATAACTGGTATTCCCCACAAAACAAAGAAGCTAATATTTTTAATCAAGAAATGGCTAATAAGTTTCAGTGGGAAAGAATGGCAATGAATGCTGCAGACTGCATCTTTATAAACTTCTTGGGGAGATCTCAGAGTCCTATCCCTCTTTACCAGTTGGGGTATTTAAATAATTCATCTAAACTTATTGTAAGATGTCCAGAGAATTATAAATACTATTCTTTAGTTAGAATGGCTTGTGATGCTAGTTCAGTTCCATTGGTTGGTAGTAAAATGGGAACTGTAAATCAAATTCTCAGTCTTATGTTTAGTTTTATCCCTAAATTTCAAGAAGTAGGAAATAATACATTACCAGAATAAAGAAAATGAAAACACTTATTATTTTAAAGGGATTAGCAAAAAATGAAAAGCTTGAATGGGTTAAATCTCAAGGTCTAGAAAATTTTTTCCTGGATTATTCTATTTTCAAGAGATTATATAGTATGCCAGAATTAGATCGAGATAAGACAACTGATATCTTGGGGAGAACGAATATTAATCTCATCTTTAAGTCATGGTTTGAAGCGATTAATAATAAACTTGAATCTGGATGTCTAGTTGTTATTGATTATGACCAAGAGAAAACCAAGATTTTAGAGGATATGGGTATGATTTATGGTTATACCTGTTTCTATAAAATCTTTAATATCCCTCATGACTATACATCAAATCCAGAAAAGTATAGTCCGGTAGGATTTAAAAGAAAAACAAAAGAGGAATTAGAAGCAGAAGTTATTACATTTCTAAATCTTCAACTTGGATATACAAAGAAAATTATAGAATACTCTGATGTTACTGATTATTGGAAGAAGAAAGAAGTAATTCTAGATATTCCAAGAAAAGAAACGATGTATTTTTTCTCTGATCTTCATTCTAATTATTCTCTCTATCAAAAAATTAATCTCTCTCCTGGAACAATAAGAGTACACTTGGGAGATTATATTGATGGTCCAGAGGAAGGTGGATCTAGGAAACTTATAGAAATGATCTTTAAGAATGCATCACACTATAATATTTTCTTAGAAGGAAATCATGAACGTAGACTTAGAAAATTCTTGTTCTGGAGATGGGCTGCAAGTAGTAATTCAGGTGGAAGTAGGGCTATTATTGCTGAGATGCTTTATAATTCACTTCCAACAGACTTTTTAACAACAACAGCTGATGAATTTAGATCTTTAACTCCAGGAGAAGCATTGACATGGTTGAAGAGATTAAATGATATCTTAAGAACCCATATAATTATTAAAAAAGACGATACTGTTTTTTATTGTACACATGCTGGAATTAAATATCTTGAACAACTTAGTCCTAAATTTATAGGAAATGTTATCTATGGAAATCGAGATATGGATGTTTATGATAAATGTTTCTCAAAAAATATATGGAAACCTACAGGAAGGTGGTCAATTCATGCTCACTGTAAGTATCCAGATGGCGTTGATTTCCTTAAATATGATGGAGTAGTTAATCTAGATCCATCATGCGAAAAAGAAATAGTTTATATGGAAAATAACATTAAAAATTTTTTACCATGCATCGTACAGTAACATTAACAGTAAAAAGTAAAGACTTAGGAAAAGTATTAAGTTCTTTAGAGATGAGTAAAGATTTCGAAGAGAATACTACGTTAACTCTTAGTATTGATATTGAAGATACAAAGAAAAATTATCAAGTTCTTTGTGGATCTCCTGAAGTTTTGGAATGGGATTTTATTGAAGAGGATAAAACAGAGGATGAAATGAAAGAACCAGTAAATCCTGTAACTGATATAGAAGAAGCAATAAAAACTGTTAAGGAGAGTCTTAATAAGGGAGAGTCTTTCTGGCCTGATAATATATATTCAGTTGCCGTAAATACAGGAAAAACTCTTGGGTATCTTGAAGGGTATGTTAAAACTTATGATGATATAATTGAATTTATCTTAATGTCTTGGAGATTATCAAAAAAATTCCCCAAATATTCAGTAGATTTCGTTCAAGAGTATATCCTTCCAGCAATTATCCAAAATCAAACAGATATTTCAGAAGTATCAAGCCTAGATCGAAAAATTCCTCACCTAATTGCATCTTATTATTCTGGAGTTAAAACAACAAAAGAAGTACTTAAAGATGTGATTAGGAAAGTTCAAGAATCATGGGAGATTATGAAAGAGACTGAAGATGTAGTTTCTTTGGTTGCATTGTTATTTGAAGGAAAGAAACTCTAGTAATATCATGACGGAAGAAATACTTAAAGATCTAAAAACTTGTTTAGGTTTAGATAACGTTGATGAAGCTATTCCTTATATCAATCAATGTATTCAAGCTAGAGATAGAATTTTATCGGAAGAATATTCTGATTTTAAACCAGGAAGCTTAGTTCTTGATACTAGAGATAATGAAATTGGTTTTGTAATTGGGCCAATTAATATGTATGGAGATATTAATACGGATAGTTTTGTTAAATTATCACACAACGCTAAAGTAAGTGATAAAAATACTACAATGTTAGTAGTGACTCGAGTAATTGGAGGTTTAGAGAATGAAAGACGTTCTAATTTTAGAGTTAGGTATATTAAACGAAGCTATCTAACACCATTAAAAGTAGAAGAGAATAATCTCGATTACTCAACTAATAGTGTATCAGATCTTGATACTTTTTGTGGAAGTCAGTGTATTATGGAATGTACATCTGAGTGTAAACTATATAAATATAGAAGGAAAAAGTAATTAAAAACAGAATAATACTAGGAGGGAAACCTCTTAGTATTTTTTATCAAAGAATTATGAGTAAAAAATGGTTACATGGAGCTATACCTGCTCTACTAATTCATGGCTGTATAGGAACTGTTTATTGTTGGTCCTTATTGTATGATTATATAAAAGAATCTATTACTGGTAATTGTACTTGGGCATTTTCCTTAGCCATATTTTTCTTAGGGATTTCTGCAGCTTTTTTCGGTCCCTTAGTAGAAAAGAATGTAAAGAAAGCTGCAACTATAAGTTCTATCCTCTTTGGTTCTGGAATGATCTTATCTGGAGTAGCATGTTATATAAACTCTATTCCACTTCTTTACCTTAGTTATGGAGCAATTATGGGTACTGGAGTTGGAATTGGATATATCACCCCAGTAAAAACCCTGATGATGTGGTTCAAGAATAATAAAGGTCTTGCTACTGGACTTGCTATTATGGGATTTGGATTAGCAAAAGTAGTAGCAACACCTCTTCTTAATTGGAGTATGGAAAGATGTGGGATATATTGTACTTTCCTCTCCTTCGGAATTGGATATACCTTGATTATGTTATTAGCTGCAGTACTTCTTAAAAAACCAGAAGAGAAAAGAGTAGAAAATACATTAAAACCTAAATCACTCAAGGAATGGTTTGATAGAAAAAAACAACTTCTAAATCTACCTGCAATTACTACTATTTGGCTAATTTTTTATTTAAATATTTCTTCTGGACTAGCAATTATAAGCTATGAGAAATATTATTACGAAACAGCTGGAATTGGAATAGTCTTGGGATTAGTATTTTCAGCTATATTTAATTCTCTTGGCCGTTTTGGAGTTGCTTGGTGGTCAGATTATTTTAAAAATCGCGGGAAACTTTTTGGAATAATCTTAACATTCTCTGTTCTTTCGGGAATTACAGCTTTTATGGCTCCAGGTTTTATTCCAGTAGCTGTACTTTTATGTAATGCTGGATATGGAGCAATGTTTTCAATAATGCCTTCTGTTTTAGCTGATAGATATGGAATGAAAGATGTATCCGAAATTCATGGGTTAATACTTAGTGCTTGGGCTTTTGCTGGTCTTTCTGGAAATCAATTTGCTAATCTTTTAGTAGGTATTCCAGAAAGTTCATATAAAACATTAATTCTTGGAAGTGTTGGATTATATTGTATTGCTTTATCCTTAAGTGCTAAACTATGGAATAAAGACTAAAAGCCTTATATACGAAACAATAAATAAAAATATGAAAAGTAAAGAAGGAGATAAATATTTAGGAAAACACCTGAATAGTATAAATGACTTACTAGAAGAAGGTCATGATCCAAAGGTTAGAGATCTGGTAGTTTATGAAGATGCAAAAATACTGTCTGACATTTCTTACTCTGAAGGTTATGATAATGGAGTGTCTGATGAAAGAAATAAAGAAGATTATGAAGTATGGATGGTCGAGTTGTTCAAGAAAATCGCTGTAGATGGATTACCGAAAGAATATAGAGGCGGCCATTCTAAGATATGTGTTTGTTTTGTTCCGGCCGTTAATGGAGAACTTGACAGATATATTATTGGATACTATAATTATAAAAAGAAAGGTTGGATGACTTGTTCTTGTGATAGTGGATGTCAAGAATGTTTCCGGCCGACTCATTACTTAGAACTTCCGGCCGCTCATAAAATCAGAAAAGAGTATGATGTAACTGGGCAAACTAGATCAACAAATTCATTCCCTGAAGTTCCTGATGGTGTATATCAAGGAAAATTTGGGGGACACGTAGGAATGATAGAGTATCTAGGGAAGGTCTATAACTTTACATTCTTAAAAGGTATTATCCAAGAAAATATCCCGAAAACAATAACAGTAATAGATGGATACGGATGGACTCTACTAAAAGATGGACCAATTGTACCAACTGTTTGAAACTATAACAAATTAAAATAAAAAAATTATGAAAAAAGAAAAATCAGAAGAAAAAGAAACATTAGAAGTTAACAAATTAACAACTAAGAAAGAAAAAATTAAAGATAATATTATAGATATTATCGATATTGATGACGAAGAATCAGAGGAGTTTAAATTCTCTGGTGGAAAATTGGTAATAGATGACTCATTGAATATAACAGGAAAATGGGAATCTAAAAACTATACATCATTAGAAGATGGTGTTTATATAGGATTTATAAATCATGGGGAATGTGAAATAACGCTAAAGGAAAGCAAGAAAAAGCACCCCAACGTATTTGATTTCGGATTAGAGGGCGGATATGCTGCTACAAATAGAACCACAATTACTTTAATTGTAAAGAATAAAAAAGGTTACATCGATTGCAGACATCTAACCCTAATCTGTGATTACCTGAAAAAATCTATTAATTCCAAAGAAAAAGAAATTAAATTTTTGGAAGACAGTATATCAAGGATTGAGACACATCAAGCAGTATTCTCTAGTGAAAAATCTAGGGAAACAGTATTAAAATCTCAAAAAGAGATATTATGTGAGCTCAATGAAAAATTACCCTCACAAAAGAAGTTATATGAGGAACTTTCAATGAAGAGAACCAAATTACTACAAGAAGTTCAAGAGGAATATGAAAACTGCTTGAAATCTTCTAGTGAAATGGAAAAAATTATGGAAGAACGGAAAAAATCTTATGATGCAGAGTTAGTTAAGTGTTATGGAAAAGAATACCCTACATCAGAAGATAAGAGAAATAAGCACAAATCAGAAGAACTTTCCCTTCTCGAAAAATTATTGAAAGAAGGAAGAAAAACAATAGCTCTTATTAATTATAGAATTCCTAACTATGAAGATATGTTAGAAACTCTTAGTGATAAGTCTATTAAAAGAAAATCAAAAAGAAAAGACGACGATGATTAAACTACTAAGATTACACAAATTAATTTGGGGAATTCTAGTTATTATTGGAATTCTTCTTGAGATGGTAATTGTAGTGCCAATCGTGTTTTTAGTGTTTATTTATAATTTTAGATTTAATCCAAGAAAAGTGTGGGAAGCAATACATAGCGCAGACCTGGATTTTCAGAATCATTGGGGTGGATATGCCTATCGTGATCATACTCCTTGGGATACGTTCAAAAGAAGATATAAATATACATTTAATCATATAGAGAACGAATCTAAAAGACAATAAAAAAGATAAAGTAGTAAGACATCAAAGCTTACTACTTTTATTTTCTATATAAAAAAGGGAATCTCAGAAACCCCGAAATTCTTATTAATGTATGAAAAAGAATTTTAAAGAAAAAGATGATTTTATATTTTTAAATAAAGAACGAGTTCGGCTTACAATGTTAGTTACTACTAATTATTATATGGAATGCAAGCTTAATACTGCATTGATCTCCGAACTTTAAATTTAAATACGTGGCGGCTTATGTTATTAGTTACTACTAAATTATAGATTTGTAAACTATGCGATTTACTGTAACGATCACCGCCACGTAATTTAAAAAATATAAATAATTCTAAACTACAAGAGAAATCCTGTAGTTTTATTTTTTTTCTTCTCTAATACAAACAAAAAAAGAACCTAGATTTTACTCTAAGTTCTTTATTATTTTTTTTTCTATTTATCTACAGGAGGGAAGTCATCAATAACTTCTTCATTATCAATTAAACCTGCCTCTTTGTAGCAATTTCTTTTATTCTCTTTCATCCAGGCTACTAAACATCCTATTAAACCGAGAATAATTGCGATAAATCCTAATATCTTTTTCATAGTTTTCTTATTTATTTTTCATATATAAGATTTTAAGCGGATTCTGTATTATTTTTATCGATATATCTTTTTATTTCTGTTATTAAGTCTTCTTCGGTTGAAATTATTGGTGCAAAATAACTATCTAACATTTCTTCGATAGTTGAAAAATACTTTGTTAAATTCCTACCTTCTCTTTTTAATGTTTTAGGAATTACAAAATAAATTATATTAATTCCATGTTCTTTACATAAATTATACTTCGTTAAGTCTCGTTGTCTATGATCTTTAAATCCTTTTTCTCCTCCCATATGATCTACAGGAATAAAGTGTTGTACTCCATGACCTTCTATTGCTAAGTTTAATTCTGGAATATAAAAATCTAACTCTAATTTTTTCTTATAAACTAACCAATCTAATGTATGACATCTTGGAATAAATTCTATTCCCAAAGATTCTAAAATTTTTCTAATAATAGTTTCTATGGCAGATTCTTTTCGTTCTGGATAAACTAATTTCGTTAAATACCCTTCATTACTAGCTTTGTGATACTCCTGTGGAAAATTAATTAAAAATTCAGTAGGACTTTGAATATTGTTATTATCTATAAACTCTTGCATTTCTTCAGAAGTTTTATACTTGTCACCCCAATTAGCAACACTTGCTTTATATCTTAATTGCGTTCTAATTCCTAAAGTCTTTGCTCTTCCATAAATTTTTGGATAAGTTCTTTCAAAAGACTTGGCAGAATATATTTCTGGATGTGTATCAATAAATTCTTGAATATCTTCTACTGTATTAAATTCATCCACCAAACTATAAAGTATTCTATTTGGATATATTACCTTACTTCTTAATCCTAGTTTAGATAATTTAGCATACCCACTTAAAAATCGATTACTAAAATCTTTTGGATTTTGAATATTATTATCATCTATAAATTTTTGAGCTGACTCTAGATTATATATAGAATCCCAGTTATCTATATTAGTATGTAATCTATTAGGATATACTACAGACCTAGCAAATTTATTTTTTAATAATTTTCGATAAATTCCACCAAATCTTTTCTTAAAATCAGTTGGGTTTTGTATTTCATTATCATTAATAAATTTTTGATAGTAATCAACAAATTCTTCTGGATTTGTTCTTTTTGGAAATATTAATTTAGAAATGATTCTTAAGTTATTTGCTCTATTATATATAATTGGATAGTTAATTTTTAAATCAGAGGATGATATAATTTGATTATCTTTAATGAATTTATTAATCTTTTCCAGAGAGTTTATATCTCTGTATAATAAGCTAGTTCTTCTATTCGGATAATTTACTTTATCGGCAAAATTCTTTCTAACTAGGCGATTATAAATACTTGGATATCCCTTTTTAAAATCTAATGGCCTAGTAATTTTATTGTTATCTATAAACTGTTGAAAATCCTCAACAGTATTAAAGTCTTTTAAATCTAAAGAATTACTATTGTTCATTCCCGATTTAGCGACAGACTTTTCTTCGCTTTGAGATTTAGGTAAGTTATTCATTTTTTTTTATTATATTTTTATTATTCATTTTAGACATCAGAAAGGAATTTCGGAGATAATAAAGTTTCCGGATCTTTATTATTTCCTACTTTTCCCTAATCTAAAATGAATAACTAACGATAAAAGAACACTAGATCAATCTATTATTTTATAAATTTTTCTAATGTTCTTTCAGTTATAAGGTTTTTGGATTCTCAGGAAAGTAAAATAAAGACTTAGGATATTTCACCTAAGTCTTATATTATTTTTATTTATTTACTTTTTCTTTCTTAATATCTAACTCCATTATTATAGAATCAGATACAATTACCTCAGAATTATCACCTAAATCTAAATTAATGATATTCCCAGAAACTTTTCCATTTACCATTGCAAGAGCTAATTTATCTTCTACATACTTTGAAATATTCTTTGATAAATCTCTAGCTCCGTATTTAGTATCTACTTGATCAATTATAAATTCTTTTAATTTTTCAGATATATTGATTTTATATCCTTTTTTTGATAAACGATCGCTAAGTTTTGCAATTTCAAGATCAAATATCTTTATCATTTCCGGTTTTCCAAGTTCATTAAAGATAACAATATTACTAAGTCGTCCAATAAATTCTGGTCTAAAGAATTTTTCCATGGCCTTCATTACTATAGACTTATTATCTTTATTTTTCTCATCTTGACTTTGTTTATTAAATCCGAGTCCATTTCCTTTTTCAGATAGTTGTTTCGAAGCTACGTTACTAGTCATCAAAATTACGCAGTTCTTAAAACTCACTTCGAGACCGTTACTTAGGTTAGCTTTTCCTGTGTCAAGAATTCCTAGGAGTAAGTCATAAATATCTTTATGAGCTTTTTCAATTTCATCAAATACAATAACCATATTTGGATTAGTTCTTACTTTTTCAAAAACTGCTGTATCTGAATCAGATCCTAAATATCCTGGAGCGCTTCCAAGTAATCGGGATACAGAATAACTCTCTGTATATTCTCCCATATTAATAAGTAATAAGTTTTTCTCAGCGCTTTCAAAGAAAAGTTCAGCTATCTTCTTAGAAATCAGGCTTTTACCTACACCAGTCGGACCTAATAAAAATGCCGTACAGATAGGTTTATTGGGATCCTGTATATCAAGAATTGATTTTTGAAGTGCAGTAACTACAGTATCAACTGCATCTTGTTGTCCTATAATTTCTTTTTCCAAGACTTTCTTCATGTTTCTAATTTTGATTGCTTCACTATCCTTCATCTTGTTTATAGGAACATTAGAAATCTTAGATACTACTGACATAACATCTTCTTCAGTTACTTCAGGCCAACCAGAAGGATCATTAAGTTCTCCAATTAACTTTAATCTCTCCTCCTCAAGTTCTTTTTTCAAAACCAATTCAGTATCTCTCCTCTTCTGAGCCTCATCGAAATCTTGCTCCTCTACTAACCTAATTTTTTCCTTAACAATATCATCAATCGCTTTTTCTAGGTTATCTACAGAACTAGTATCAATATTTTTTCTAAGTTTTGCTGCACTAGCTGCAATATCAATACAGTCTATGGCTTTATCTGGGAAATGTCTATCATAGATATATCTTCCACTAAGTTCTACACAAAGTTTTAAAATATCATCTGTATATCTTACTCTATGATAATCTTCATATCTTTCCCTAAGTGTCTTTAATATTTCCAAGGTTTCTTCTTTGGTTGGCTCAGACACCATTACCGTTTGAAATCTTCTTTTAAGAGCACTATCTTTTTCTATATATTTTTTAAATTCTGTAGTTGTTGTTGACCCGAGACATCTGAATTTCCCTCTAGCTAATGGACCTTTAAGAATATTAGCTCCATCTCCTTTACCATCATTCGAACCATTACCTACTAGATTGTGTATTTCATCTATATAAATAATTATTTCAAGATTATTTTCTACTTCTTTGATTATAGCATCTAAACGCTCTTCATATTGCATTACGTTAACTATATGAAAATATTTTCATATAGATCAGTATATGATTTCAAGTTTAAATATTTAAACTTGGCCAGTCTTTATACGTTACACTAAAGAATATTATCTTTAGTTCGGCATTAAATTACTTAACTAAAGCGTAAGATAGTTAAGGTTATTCGCCGAATTTACTAGCTTATAATCTAAAGAATCACTTCTTTAAACGGCCATTTTATAATCACAACCTCTAAATTGGCAACCAGCCACTAAAGCGTTTAAATCTAATGAGAAGATCCTTTTATCTATCAATTCTCTAGGAACTTCTTTATTTACTATTTTCTGACACAATCCTTCAATAATTGCGGTCTTTCCACAACCAGCTTCAGCTAATAAAATTCCATTGTTCTTCTTCCTACATGATAGGATTTCAATAATCTGTGAAATTTCTTTATCTCTACCTACAATTGGATCATATTCTCCATTTTTTGCAGCTAAAGTCATATCTGTAGAAAATTTATCAAGGAAAGGGGTTCTAGAATTTGGATCTAGGTTTTCGGGCTCATTACTTCCTTGTCCAGCCATTTCAAATTCTCGATCTTCCTCTTCGCGACGTTTTTCTGAGTCTTCGTCGCCTTGGTTATAATCGAGAGTTTTTTCTTTAAGTTCGCCGCCGTTATTTTCCTCACGGTTATCTTCTTGGTCTTTTATTCCAAGTTTCGTATCGAAGTCATTTATCTTCCAAAATAAACTCGTGAGGTCTCTTGCATCGGCGCCTAATTCATCTACAAGATACTCTGCAATCTTACTAAATTCTGTCTCTGGAAGTGAACACATAAGAAAAGCTAGTGTATCAATATCATCAGTCATCTCAGATTTTAAATTTATATCTGTCAGTTTATCCAAGATATAATTAATGGCCGGAGACAAGACAATTGAATCAGCGCCAGTATACAATTCAGAAGGCGCTGTAAATTTATTGTCTTCTCTAATTTCGGCCATTACATCCATTATAAATTCTCTAAGATCTTCCTCTGTACTAGGTTTTCCAATAAACAGATCTTTTAGATAATCTCTTAGTTCTGGAATATCACCTTCATTATCTAGATAAGTTATAACTATCTGAGAAACTATATGATCTAATGATATTTCTTTTCCCATAAACGAGACTACTTCTTCATGAGCTTTCTCGAAAAACTTTTTTAATTCTTGAGATAATTCAAATTTTGATGAATCTTTCATTTTTCTATTTGTTTAATTTTTATTATGTTTATCATCACATTATTAAGGAAATCATCGGTAAATTTTATATCTATTTTTTGCTTCAGAGATATAATCATTAATATCTTCTTGAGTAATAGTTATATCTTTTATGTTTTTAAATTTGTTAGCCCAATTACTACACCAACTCCTCCAACTAGTATCACCTTCAAGTTCTTTTATGTACTCAAGAATTTCTCCTTCTCCTTTAATATTTCTTTTTGGGACCCACCCCGAACAATTCTCGAAGGATTCATTTCGATCATATATTGATTTTACTTTTATCGAAATTTTCTTTTTCTTCTTCAACCACTTAAAGAAATCTTTTATAGGATTTGGATACATTAACTTCGGAAACTTATAAATCTCATAATCTTCAGTTACAACTATATAAATCCTTGATTCTTTTCCTAAGGTCGGTGTTTTAAGAAATGGAAGATCGACTCGTTTGGCATCTATATAAACCTTAGTATTCCACCATCTAAAAGTATCTGGTTTATTTGTATCTATTACTTGATATAACATAAAATCTCCAGAAATATCAATAGCATTTACAGCTAAACCTGTTTTTCCAGTAGAATCATTTATGACTACTTGAGAATTTCCTTCTTCAAAGAGATCCATAACTTGAGATGCACCATGTTCTACTATATAAAGTGTTTTCCCTGTTAAATTATCAATAGTTTCTAAGTCTTTCTTATCTCCTTCTGAAAGTTCTACAAACATATACCCATCTTTACGTGTTACAGATCTAGTTCCAGTAATTCGGTCTAATTTTGTTTTCTTTACTAATTCTTCTGGTTTCATATTAAATTATTCTTGGTTCATTAATAATTCCTTTATCAATTAGATAGTTTCGATAGAGAAGATTTATAACAAATTCAGGTGATTTACAACAAAATTCTCTATCTACTACCTTTAGATTTTTCAATAGTTCAAATAAAGAAACTTCAGGTAAATATTCTTTCCTACAACAAATGCTATTATTTCTATTTACAATATCTAATCTTGAATCTGTATAAATTAATTTTTTCTCTCGATTTAGTATATTTATTATTTTTCTATTAGAAAGTTTTTTACAGATATACCCTTCTGTAACAAAATATAAAAATACCTCAGATAAAGAAGCTAGACGTACATCCTTTTCTAATTGAATTCCTTCAAAAAATTTTAACACATAAGTTTTATCAAAAAGATTTTTATAATTATTCCTAGATAAAATATATCTTGAGCGTAAAAATGGAAAAGTATATAATAAATCTTCTTTATTTGAAGAAGAAATTTCTAAGTAAGTGTATTTTGCTCCTTTAAAATTTATATAACTTAATAATATACTTACTTTCCCCATTTTAAATTTATTTTTGGTTCTCCAGTAATTTTTCCAGTATCTATAAGATAATTTCGAAAGATTATAGTTTTTAGAAATCCTGTTATAGTTTTAAATTTCTTTTCAGGGATAGGAACCACAGAAGTCAGAATATCCTTTCTAGTAAATGAGTTTAATTCGTACTTCCTGATTAATCGGGTTCCTGGTTGTTTATTCAACGATTCTACTTCCATTATAAATGAAAGTTGTATCATTGGATCTTTATAAAGTCTTTTTGACATAGAATTAAGATTTGAAATTTTTGGACGGTCAATTGAGGATGCTAAAACTAATCCTACTTTAGAGAAATCCATTAATTGTATTGGTCTTTCTTTTTCGAATTTTTCTAAGTATGGTTTTAATTTTACCTCATCTTGTACAATTTCAAAACTAAATCCGGGTTCTGCAAATAATTCAAATCTATCATAATCTACATAAGGTATTGTAAATTTTTCTATAGAATTTGATTCTGTAAGTACTGTATAATATACTGTGAATACATTTCGCATAACACATTGATAAACTTTTACATCCATTCTTCTATAGTATTATCGTTCCACTTCACCCTAGCATATACATCTGGGGCATTATCTAATCTCAATTCTAAGTTTTTAAAATCTTCTCTGAATTCTTGAGGTAGTTCAAATACTTTATTTATTACTTCTTTCATGATTTCTCGTGCCTTTAATTGTCTAGCTTTCTTTCTCCATACTCTAGGACAAAATACAGCCGGAATATATATAAAGTGATCAGAAGCGGTGGATATATCTGTTATAACCACTTCAGATGGATCTACCTCAAGTTTTTCATACTCGGGAGTGTTCCAGTATCCATATTCACTTTTCTTTGGTTCTTTAGAAAAACATAAATACTTATCTCCTTCTTTAACAAACCATAAACACTCACCGCTAAATTCCTCTTTATACTTCTCTAATAAATCGTCCGGCGTAGATAGTCTCGGATCTTCATCAAAATAATCTTGAAGAATTTGTTTTATTTCTCCAATTATTTTTCCAGAGGCTAATCTAAATTCTGTCATTATACATTCTCCTGTAATCGGAACTGTAAAATTCGTAGTAGGTTGGAGATTTTTTATTCTTTCTACCTCAGAGAGAAATGATTCAGTTTGACCAGGCATATTCCAACAAGGTCGATGATTCATATTATCAGCTTCAATTAACTTCATCTCATCTATCAAGTTATCTCCTAGAAGTCTGATAAGTTGACGAGTTTTCTTTGGTTTTCCTGTATATAGTCCTCGAGAATAATCATAGAGTTGTTTAATACACATATGATTCTCAACTAGGAAAACAACTTTATCAATTACTTCTCCTGGATATTTAAGATTAATCAAGATTTTTCTTGTTTCTTTTGCTGACTCTTTATCATGTCCGTGAAATGAAAATGATCCATCTTCTTTTACTTGATAACATATTGGCTTAGAAACATCATGAAAAAGGGCTGCTAATCTAAGTTCAAGATCCGCTCCATCTTGAATTACATGATCTAATACAGCAAGAGAATGTTCACCCCAAGTCTTATCGTGATATTTATTATTCTGTACGAAACCAATATTTAATTGAAAAATCTTAGAAATTCTCCACATAAGACATCTTCCAATTAGTTCTCGAATTCCCCATACTGCATTTTTTGACATTAGAATCTTAGTAAACTCATCTCTAATCCTTTCCATACTAAGAGATGAATATTCTGGAATATTATCAATCTTAGAGTATGTTTCCTCAAAAATAGTGAACATCTTAGTACAAGCAAATCTGATTGCTCTTAACATTCTAAGAGGATCATCTTTAAAAGTCTGTTCGGGATCAAGAGGTGTTCTTAAGATTCTATTCTTACAATCATCTAAACCTTTCCCTGTTGGATCTAATACCTCTCCAGTTAATAGGTTTTTATATAATGCATTACAACAAAAATCACGTCTAAAAGCATCCTCTGTGATATTAGTTTGTTGTACTGTATCTGGTTTTCTCGGTCCTTGATTATAAGTTTCAACTCTAGGTACAACACACTCTATATCTATCTTTTCATTGGCTCCTATGTCTAATGAAAATTTCCCAGTTTTAAATCTATTATAAGTAACGAAACCAGAACATTCAGGCTTTGTTTTTAGGAAATCTATAAAGAGATCTGTTCCTTCTGGATAATCAATACAAAGATCTATATCTTTTGGAGTTTTTCCTAAAACTAAATCCCTAACACATCCACCAACTAGATAGATTTTTTCTTTAAATTTACAATCTTGAACTACTTCTTTTAATAATTCGACTGCTTTTTCGTAATCAATCTTCTTCATAATTGTTTATTGTTTTTATCACATATAAGGAAAATAAACTACCCTGGAAGATTTATTTTCTCCAAGGTAGTAATATTTTATTGTTGTTCAGCTTTCTTATACACTCTTATAATAGTTGCTAGATTAAGAATTACTATAAATCCAGATATAATTATAGTAATTAAATTCATAAAAGGTATTTGAATAAAATTATAAGAATCTAATTCAATATGATTCCAATAATCTTTTTGATACCCATCAAGTAAGCAATCTGAATAATTTTCTATGTCTAACTTTGTTCCAGGCTTAAGAGATTTTTCCAAAATATATTTTTCAAACTTTTTATCTCTATCCCAACTAAAAGATCCAGACCAAGTTATAGTATCATTTTCATCAATACCTATACAAAATATTGCTTCATTTTCTTTTCCTCCAGACCAGAATGATTTTTGAAGTTCTGTTTTATTCTTATAGCTATTTTGCCAAACTAAAAGAATAGGTCTGAACATAGGATCTAGGGAACATATGTAACCAATTTTTCTTTCTAGAGAATCAGGAATATTGATACCATATACGAAATTTTGTCTAGGTTCTAAAATATTATCTGAATTTACAATCCTACCAATATTATATCTTATAAATAATCTTTTCCTCAAAGCTTCTGATATATCTACATCATATAACTTATAGATCGGTAAAATGTTATTCATATAATTATAGTAATTAGTAGGTTTTGAGAATATCAATGCAGTTTCCGGATTACTATTCCATTTAGACCTGCACATATGCCAATTTTTATGTGTAATATCTTCCTTATTTCTCCATAATCTTTGAAAATATGTAAAAGTATTTTTTGATATCTCAACTTCTACTTCTTCACCGGTATCAAAATCATCATAAACTAAGTAATAGACATCTTCATGAGTAATATCTTTTCCATTTACTTTCTCTATCCAATTACTGTAATGTTTTATATACCTAGCTGAATGTTCAACTATTTTCGTATCTACTGGCTTATTTAAAGTAAATGCAAAAAATACAATAAATATAGCCATAACTGAAGGTAAGACGAAAAATATATTCGGCTTATCTTTTTTCAATCGATTTTTAACTTTAACAAATATAAATACTGTTATTAATAACAGTATTACAACAGTTATAAACAAATATTCCATAGGCTTTTTAAAAACTTATTAATTTTCTTTTTCTAAGCAAATCTCCAACTACTGGATTCCATTCTATTGCATCTTTAATAGTCTTTTCTGGATAAGTACAGGTATGAAAGTCTTCTGCAAAAATGGTTTCTGTAATAATTATCTTTCCATAATCACCCATATCAGATTCAAAAAATATATTTAAAGAGTCTCTAAATATTCCATCATCTCCTGGAGTTAAGAGAAGATTATCAGTATCTTTTTCAATAGACCCTAAGAAAATAAGATCTTCTCTAGGCTTCTTAACTCCCATTGAGGAATCTGCATACCAAAGGTGATGTTCATATTTCCATGAATGAATCCCATATTCTCTAAGATCTCTAGGAAAACCACCTAATTCTGGAGTTCCTTCACTTCCATAAATTACACAAGGTTTCCATCCTCCATTAATATATTGAAGTTCGAAAAGATACTTTGGATAATCTTCATGGATTAAAATATCACCTTCATAAATTCCATTAGTTATAAGTTCACCAACAGATTTATGTGAAACTCTACTCCAAGTAAAAGATCTCTCTTCTTCATCAACTCGACTATCATTAATTATAATTAAACAAGAACTGTCATAAGTAGATATTCTAAGGGATCCATACACAAAATTCAATGAATCATATAGACTCATTCCAATAGGTATTCCTCTAAAACTCTTTCAATACTACTTCCATGTTTTTCTGCAAAGTATTTTTCAAGTAATCTACAACTCATTTTTTCTCTTTTCTTGTTTTAATCTTAATAACTCTTTTGACAAAGTAGGATCATTATGAGAGATGCCATTCAAGATATCATAATAAATACCCCAAATGGATCTTACAAATGCTAATCGTTTCGACACAAGCATATAAGTTCCATTCATTAAGGGTAATTTAGATTCTTTCATAGAACTATAAAGAGCACTAAGACGTAAGTATCTCTTATGCCACTTCAAAAGTTCTGGCATAGCTGTCTTTTCAGATAAACCCATTTCTTCAAGAACTTCTTTAACATCCTCTGGAAGTTCATCAAAAAACATATTATAACTTTTCTGCAAAGATTCTTTATCTTCAATCATAGTGTTTTATCTTCACTTAATTTCTCTACTACTTGATCCCATGTTAAATCACAAAGATCATCTATCCAGGAATCAATATAATATAATTTATCTGAATCTTTAATAACACCAAATAAAATTGGATCCTTTTTAATTCTCTCCTCTTCAGCTTTTTCATATTCTGTTAAACTGAATGATTTTCCGGTAGGATCATAGTACAAAATTACATAGTTATCAAATACTTGTAAATTATCTGCCAGTACTTTCTTTTCAGCAACTGAATCTGGAATTACTCTTGTGAAATTCTTAATATAATCAATATCAAGTTGTTTTTCACATTTTTTCTGAAGAGTTACTAGATCCGACATTGTAATATAATGATTAATTCCAGAAACTGCTAGAACTGATTCATAAATATGTATAACTAATTCTGAAATTAATTTTTCGAGTTGAGCTTGTTGATTTAATACAGTAGCTTTATGAATTAAGCTCATATAAGCTTCAGTACGTTCTTTAAACTCTTTTTCTTTTCCAGCTAATATCTTAACTTGATCAAATAATTCTATTACATTTATTTCATACAGCTTTTTCAATTCTTCTGTCTTATCTTCAGTAATTGTCTTTTTTCTCTTTCCAAATAATTTTTCTAAGAAATTTTTCCTCTCTTTCTTATTCCCCGAAGAATTCATATTAGTATTAACATATTTAACAGAATCATTATTATTAACAAAAATTTGATTTCGAATTCTACCTGAGATTAAAGAATTATTTTCCTTCAGAATTTTTAATAGCTTTTCTGAAATTGATATATTAAATTTCCTAGCATTTGAGTCTCCAAGAAATTCCTTAACTCTAGATAAACCTTTTAGAATTTTATCTGTAGCTTCTATTTCTTTCTCACCTTCTAAGAAAAGAAATTGTCCTGGAGTTATTGAATCAGGATCTGTATTTACTATTCTATTAAAATTTATATTTACTTCAGATTCCTTAAGATCTTCCTTTGAACTTAAAGTTACTTTTTCGGTTGTATCTTTTACTAGATTTTTATACTTTAATAAATTTTCATCTACTACAATACCACCTTCAAACAATGTAATTCTGTTTCCTTTTTCTAATAATTTCATAATCTATATAATATTTGTGAGTTTTTATTTCCTAGTTCACATCTAATACTTTCTATCAAACCCCTTTTAAGAGTTGGATGAAGACCCGACATTGATGTTATAAATAAACACCTTTCTTCAGGATCCTCTATAATACTGAATATTATAGGAAGCATATACATAAGAATTCTAAATCCTGATCCATGATCAATTATACTTAATAATCCAGTTGGATCATGATCTGTTATTATCCTCCAGTCTTCAGTTATCTTATTTATTCCAAAACCTAAATCAGGAATAATATTTCTTACTTTCTCTTGAACTGACTTGGAATATTTCGTAAGCTCTTTAATAAATGTATCAATACCCCATCTAAATTCCTTACTTGGATCAGATATTATTAAATCTTTTTCAAAAAATTTACCTATTCCATAAGATATATTAGGATAGTCATAGGATAAATTAGAAATAAAAGAAGTAGTAAATTTTGTTGATTTATAAACTTCATATAAATTTAATAAAACTTCTTCATCCTCCCCAGTTCCTTTAAATCCTGCTCCTATACTTATTTCATATTGATCTACATATACAGCTAATTTTTGATCTACAACAAGGGATTCAGATATAAACTCATCTAACGTAAAGATAACACTATATCCTATATCATAATCTTCAGAACAAAGAGTTATAGACATCTCAATAGGTTCTATAGGATCATATGGTCTAAAATCTACTTTACTAACTTTTTTCAGTAAAAATTTACCAATTCCTTTGAGAAATTCATCTAAAGATATATCTACTTTGTAATCAACATCACTGCTTATTAACTCTGTAAGTCCAGTCGGAGAAAATCCTATTGATATTTCTTCTTTACATGCGAAAAAATTTTTTAATCTTAAATTTTTTATTCTCATTTTAATTTTCTTTGATCATAGTTAAGGCTATTAGAGTTTTATATCTTTCTTATGTACATTTCCCTTAAAAACCTTATATATGGAAATTATTGTTAATGAAAATTGCTTTAGTCAATAAGTCTGGTCTGCGAAGATCGGGCTTATTTTTTTTTGGTCTGAGAATCTTATACTTGAAATAAAAACTTAAAAGAATGGAAAGATTAGAACAAATTTTCGAAAATGAAGTATTAAAAAATCTAAAAGAAGGTAAAATTAGTGGGAAATCTATCAAAGAACTTCCAGTATTATTTGAGAAGAGGAAAAGAAATGATAAATATACTCACTCTGAGTTATCATATATTATGAAACTTAATGACCTAGGAATACCTTATAGATTGATCGCTAAATCTATATCTAGAACTGAAACATCTGTTAGAAATAGATGTGTTAAATTTAGAACAGAAAATGGAACTTATAATAAGGGTCATATAGAAGAAAAATATAATCTTAACGATAAATTCTTAAAATATCTTGAAAAAGAAGATAGAGTAATGACTATCTTAGACGCTTATTCGGGGAGTAAGCCATTTTGGACAAAGTATGAAAAAGGAAGAGTAGTATTAACAAATGATATAAATAAAGATTATCCAGCTAAATTACATTTTCCTGCTGAAGATCTTGTTAAGGTATTATACGAGAAAGAATATGGATTTGACGTTGTAGATCTAGATCCATTTAATACTCCAATGAAATGTTTTGATAATGCAATTAAGATTTGTAATAGAGGATTAATCATGACTTTCGGGGATAAACGAGGAATAATAAGTAATAAAAACTTAGCAAAAGAACGTTATGGATGTAGAATCTATGATGAAAGAAAAATAATACAACATTATATCAGAAGAGCTAAGAAATTTGGAGTGAAACTTAGAGTATGGAAATTTGTAAAATGGAAAATGACATGGAGAGTTTACTTTAAAGTACTAACCCCGAGTTCCTTATAAATGTATTAATAAAAAATTAAACAATTATGAAAGTAAGATTTTTATCTACAAAGTTTTATGTGAGCGAAAAAAGAAGAACAGTAACTTGTGTTATGACTGCAAAATTAGACGATAGAAAGTCTGGTCAAAACAATTTCCGATTTACATGGGAAGGGGAAGAGAGATTCTTAGAACCTTTCGAAGTTATAACAGTTGCCCGTTGTCACAAAGATGATAAATTCGATGAGACAAAAGGAAGACGTATCGCTGAATCTAAAGCTAAACGTTTAGTTTATTCAGAAGGAATTCAACGAGGAAGAATGATACTAAAAGCAGAAAATGCTTATCGGAAAGAGTTGGAAACATTTGTAGAAAATACAGTAAAGTATAAAGAAAAAGAAGTAGCTCATACATCTATTGTAATGGGATAAAAAAAGAAAATAAGAGAGGATTTAACTTGACTTTTAATTAGTCAAGACCTCTCTTATTATTTTTATAGTCCTTCAGCAACTGAATTAAGAATCGAATCTAGGATCACCTTTTCAGTTGTTGTTTTTATTTTCTTCATTTTATATTCACCAGTACCTAAATAAATTATAGTATATTCGATAATATCTGAAGATTCTCTTTTCAGTTCAAATAAAACCATAGATGAATATACTAAAGTTATTTGATCAGGATAATCATTAGCAACGTACAAAGGATCTCCAAAAACATCTGATATTTTTTTAACTATATTCTTCAGATTTATCATAATGCTGCTAAGTAACGATATATATAATTCTCAATATCTTCATAGGATATAGTGATAAGTTCTTCAGTTGGAAGTTCACCTTCTGGTTCAGTTCTAATTATATACATAGGTACTTTAGAAGCATTAGGTCCTATCTCATCAGAATGAATTAAGAATACTGTTGGAATTCTTACTCCAGTTAGTTGTAGATAATGAGTCTTAACAACTGTAGAATAATATTGAAATGACCCTTTCCCTAGCTCTTTACATATATTTTCGAAAATCTTAGTAATTCTTTTATTTTCCATTAGTATCTAAAATCTCGATAAGATTTGTAAAAATAGTAATACCCTGGACCTCCATTTAAAGTTGGTCTTGGATCTACTCTAAATACTAAAAATTCCGGTGGAAGTGGTGGAAGCTGAATTGTATCTCTCCATCTAAACTTTATACGTTCTGGATCTCTTTGACTATCTAAACCAACTCCAATACCTTCTATATAACACAATCCATTATCTAAAATCTTTAACATCAAAGGAGCTTCATCTCCAATTGCACCTGATTCTACATAAGGATCGTATATAAATATCTCACCAGGTTTTAGATTTTGATATTCCATAAGACTAAGATGATCATTTCCTATTCCTGGAAATCCAAGTTTCATTTCTGTCATTCTGGACTTCATTTTATTAACTTGATCTGGCCAAGTCTTAGAAAAACCTCTTTTTCTGGCGAATTTTATAAGAATATCATCATTTACCATTTCTTATATAATTTTTAATATATTTATAAACATCTGTAATTAACCCTGTAGTCTCTTTATCTTGAAATAATTCATCAGATATTAAATTATCATCTACTAAATCTTTCAAAAGCTTTGTTATATCATCACTGTTACTAAATGAGACTATATTTGTTATATGATAATATTGAGACTTATCTCCGATATATGTAAAAGTTAATTTGACATATGGAAGTCTTACTAAATCATATGAACCATCCTGATTTTGAGACTCTGAAATCAAACATTCTCCTGAAATATTAGTATAACTGTAAAGATCAAGAATTGTTTTTCCTGGAATACATTTAAGATAATTAAAATTCTTTACTATTTCGGTGTCCGAACTTCCTCCAGTAACCACTACATTATTATGCATCTTAGAATGTGTTTCTGTTTTCTTAAAGAATCCAAAAACTTTTTTCTCTGTTGTGTACTTTTCTTCATAAACAAAGTAGAACTTATGATCTTCAAGTTTTAATGATTCTGGATTTATTTCTATCTTTGTAACTCTATAATCTTTAATTGAGGGTAAGTCGTTAAATAATCTTTCTATTTTCATCATAATTTAACATTTTTTATTAATTTACTTGAAGTTCTATCATAAAACAAATCTTTATTAGTAAGTAGACCTTTTTCATATAATAGATCAAGAAATTCATTTAATTCTTTTTCTGTTTTAAATGTATATTCCTTTCTCCCTATATTCTTCCCATACACATCCTTTTTATAGTTTATTATAATATATGGAAGTCTATATACTTTATAAGATCCATCAGAATACATATCTTCTCCAATCATTCCATCCATAATATTACAATAAAATATTGAATTTGGAAGTCTTATAGATTGTCCTGGTTCAACATTTTTATACTCCCTAGATTCTTGTGGGTAAATCATATCTTTCATATAATTCTTTTTATGACATTTGATAAACCCAAGGAATTTCTTTGTATATTTCGGAAAAAATCGATACTTTTCTTCTACAATAATTGATTTTTCAATTGATACTGAAATAATCGATTCTTTTGTAAAATTTAATTTTTCTAATGTTATCATAATAGTAAAAGTAGTTTTTCTGGTCGATCCCAATAAGTTTCTATTGCTGATTTCAAATATTCATATGCATTAGTCTTTGGAATATCTGGATTATAATGTAAGATGAAATCTCGAATCTTCATTCTATACATTCTAAATTTTTTTAGCATAAAATCATTATCTCCACCCGGACATTCTGGATTTTGATAAGCTTGTTCCTTGTAAGACTGAATAATATTATACAATCTATCTCCAAGTTCAATACTATAACCAGCAGAATATGGTCCTTGGTTATGATTTTCTTCAATTAATTTTCCAGATTCCCAAGCTTCTTTTTTATACTCTACTTCTTTTCTAACGTTTCTAAGATATCTCTGATGACGTCTTTCTTTTTTTCTTTTACTACTAGTCATGCTGTTCTTTTATATATAAATAATTTATTTTTATTACCATCTATTACAAACTTCCAGTCTTTCCGAAATATTACTTTAAGAAAATCAATATAATCAGAAAAACCGATTTTGAGTTGAGGTTTCATCCCATTTAAGAATATTTTATCAATTGAAGATATTTTTATAGTTCCATAATAACCTTGTAAATTTTCACGAGGGTCTCTTAATACAGGATTAACAGAAGCAGTGATATTACTAACTTTATAATCAGTTACCATAATTTCAATGTATTTCCGTATAGATTTAACATATTCCTTATACTCTTTTGACCCTAAAGATTTCTTAAGATCATAGGCTGCATATAAAACATCATAATTAATGTTCATACATAATTCTTCCCCATACTGATAAAAAATATCTATGAAATCAGAATAAGGTGAATCATCAATAATATCTAAGATCTCAGATTTTCTAGGATAATCAACAAAAGCTTCAAATTTAGTCTGAATACACCAACCCTCATTATTTAAAATGAAGAGTAAAGTCTTAAGTTGTTCTATATCCGTACTTTTACTCATCGAAAACTTGTTCTTCTGAGATTGGTAATACTGGAAGTTGCTGAATTTCTTCGAAAGTCATAAGGATTTCTGCTATTTTCATAATAACTTCCTCACACTCTTCCGATTTTACTTTTGGAGGAATTGTTCTTACTATCCTTCCAAATAACTCCTTAATATCTTTATATTTTTCAGTATCAGGAAGGCTTAGAGATAAAGTTCTAGTATCTTGTCTAAGTCCTCGTACTGTGTGAATATATTGACATCTAGGACGATTATCAATTCTTCTATAATAAATTATGTTTCTAGCTCTAGCTAAAATACAATTTATTCTAAAGTCCATTTCTTGTTCGTTCATAATTTTTATATGTTTTTAATTACATTATTAAGGGATTCAAATCTTTTCGGATCACTATTTATAAATCTTCTATAAAATATTTCTTTTTCTACAGCATAACCTAATTCAAAATAATTTATCAAAGAATAACCCATAACGATACCAGTACCAATATCACTGAAACGAATAGAAAAAACATCTCTTAATCTATTATTTCCATCAAAAAACCAAAACTCATTCAGTTGATTTACTCCAATAAAATTACCTAAGAGATCAAAATACTTAGATTTATATAATCTTTCTATTGCTTTAGAAGATAAAATTTCTAATTTCTGATCTGTCTCCCATAAATACTCTTTAATTTCAAGAGACATAAGTTCTCCGAGAGTTGGAAAAAGAATATTAGTATAATTATTCCAATCAGCCCAAGGAATTAAAATTTCTAGGTCTTTTCCATACAAAGGTGGTTTTCCTGGATTTACTTTCAAACATTTTTCATACAACTGTAATCCTTTTTTTACATCCGAAGTATAAATTGAAATATAACTAATCATAATTACTATTAACTGCTATATATCTATTATTATCTAGATCTACTAATACTAAACATATTTTACCACCTGACATATAAAATAAATCACCTTCCCAAAATTCATTCCTATTAACTCCAACTTCTTTCCAAGCTTTTCTAAAAAATGTTATTAAATAATCTTTAGTATAAAAGTTAGTTATTATAGATGATTCAGATATATTAACAATCTCTATAAACTTTTTAGAAATCGAACTTCCTGAAATAAATCCAAAAGGCATAACTAATTCTTCTAGGTCTTTCTTTAATGATAGCATCCTCGAAACATTAAGATATTTCTCATTAATTGGATGTGTTGGTTCTTTTACTTCTCCTAAACTAAAGAAATAATCATATAGCTCAGGAAATTCAGGATAAAACTCTTCAATTATCTTAGGATCCGCTGTCATAAGTTCGGCCGTATTATTTTCCCATCGAACCTTACAATATTGTCTAAACTTTTTATTTAAATCTAATCCAGAACATAAGACTTTTAATAAAAACCCATTATCCTTCATTATCATGTATAATATAATTTGTTAAATATGGAGTAATTACAAAACGGCCGGAAGAAAACAGCGAAATATCTAAAATCTTGATCCTCCAATCTCTCTCAGGTGGTAAAGGAAATTCATCATTATTTTCAAAAGTAGTGTAATTATGTCCATAAGGTAGACTTCCTTTATAAAAGCTATCTAACCCGGAGATATTTACTCTTGCATCATTCCCATCACTTATAAAAGGATTACTCAAAAGAGTTTTAAAATTCTTTTCTAGGTTTCTTGTAAAATCATGTTTGAATGTTTTAACCTGTGTTTCTATTTCTCTACCACCAAAAGAATACTTACTTGAAAAATATCTATATATCCCCTTAAGTCTAGTAAAAGAAATCTCATAACTAAATTTTCCTCCTGTTAAAGCAAAAACAGTTCGAAAAATATGAAACTCTGGATAAAATTCCTGAACTGCATCAGAAACTACAGGTTCAAGAGAATCATTAAAAGGTGTTGTAATATACTCTTGATAGAACTTACAGTATTCATAAAATTTTTGATCCAATGAAACCTCAGGATCTGATAGGATATTTATTATATTATTCTCTTCCATAATAAAAAATAAAAAGAGCTGCCTAGAAATTCCAAACAACTCTATTGATTACTATTTCTTTCTGATAACTTCGTCAACACAACCGTATGTTAATGCCTCTTCAGCAGTTAACCAAAAATCTCTATCCGCATCTTTTTCTATCCTTTCATAAGATTGCCCAGTGCACTCAACAATAATATCGTATAACTGTTTTTTACACTTAGCCATTTCTGCAGCATGAATAGCAATATCTGATTCTTGACTAGTATTCATTCCTGACAAAGGCTGATGTAAAAGAGTTTTTGAATATTTAAGAGCATATCTCTTTCCTTTAGTTCCAGACATCAATAATATACTTCCCATACTAGCAGCCAGTGCTAAGTTTACAGTACTTACATCAGAATTAATGAAATCCATTACTGAAACAACCCCTAATCCAGCAGAAACGCTTCCACCAGGGCTATTAATATATAACTTTATATCTTTTTCTTCTTCAGAATCTAAATATAGTAGTTGAGCCATAACAACTCCACATACATCATCATTTACTTCAGAATTAAAGAAAATAATACGATCTGTCATCATTTTTGAAAATATATCTAATTGAGACATATTCATTTCCTTCTCAATCATAATATATGGATTAATATATCCCCTAGCTTCTGACATCTTATGCAATTTATCATCAAAGCTAGTCATCTTAAATGGATTCTGAGATTTATAAAAACTTCTAAAATCCTTAATTGTTTTATTTTTCATACTTATAATAATTAAATGTTTTTATTCAAATATAAGATTTTGAAGGTTATATTAATTCTATTAATCTTACATTCTTTTCCCCATTAATATCTTTTAAAAATACAACTCCCTGTTGATAATAATATCCATCAGGAGCTGGAATTCCTGTATTAATGTAACAAAGGTAAGTTCCATGAGAATTCAATCCAGTTTCTACTTCTTTTAATGTTCTTCCAGAATCTATAATATTTCCATTGGAATCGAATCTGTAGTAAATATAATTCATATCTTCTTTTATTTTCTCCTCATCTCCTTTATAACACCATAAAAAATTGAACAATACTCTTTTTGGTTCATATTTTCTACTAGCAGTTCTACATACTAAATCATTAGTACATTTAAAATATTTAGCTATATCGCCTGCACAATCCCATTCTTTAATAAATTTTCCATCTAAACTATATTGTTTTATTCTTCTATAATTCTTCTTTCTTTTATTTAAAGTATTTTTATTATTCATATTTTCTGTATGATTAACAAATCTCAAATTATTTGGAAGATTACACCTAGGATCACTATTTATATGGTCAACCTCTAATTTGGATAATTCAGAAAAATCATTAAAATTATCTGAAAATATAAAACAAATAATAGTATGAACATTGTAACATTTCTTATTTATTTGAATAGTACTATACCCTCTTTCATTTAAACTGCCCACAGTCCCTATATCAAATAAATATCGATCTGATGTACTATTGTATTTAAGAACTCCGTTAAGATTTGAAAAAATTTCTACACCATCTATTACTTTTGATTTCCAGATAATACTATTCTTTTCATATTGTTCTTCTGTTACATACTTACTATCTAATAAATATTCTTTATAATTTATTAAATTAAGATCTACTTTTTTATAAAATTTATCTCTATACTTTTTTATATCCGATTGAGAAGTTCTTTTAAACTTTATACTTTTTATTCCTAAAGCAGATAATAATTCAGAAATTGTATATAATTTTTCATTTACTGGAAAACCTTCACTATTAACTTCCATATATCTAATATTTGTTTTAAAGGGTTTTTTATCCATATTAGAATTTTCTTTAGGAGTAACCCAATTCAGATCTTCCTTTTTAAAAAGAAATGCATAATCTTTTTCAATACCTTTATGATTAACAAACGGTTTATTTTCAGAATTAGGTATATATAGAACCCCTGTTATTCTGTGAATAGGAATAGTATTACTTCCTTTATCCAAAACTGTTACAGTTGGATACCTTTTATTAGAATTCTTCTTGAACCTTTCACCTATTTCAAAGAAATTCATAGTGTATTTAACGCTCTTTATCTTATACTCATTATGAATAAATTTAATTTTTCCATAATATTTTCTTGGCATCTCAATTCCAGTTAATAATTCATAAGCTTTATCAAAAGGAATTTCATATCCATCAGGTTTATCATCCCAATAATATGTCATAAGAGCTCCGGTTTGCTTATTCATAATTAAATCTAATTCACTCGAGTATAGATAATTTCCAAATGGATCGAGAATTTGCTAAAAGAATAAAGCCTTTTCTCTGTTCGTCAGTTAATATTACATTTTTTACAATCATAATTAAAATATATTAAAAAAAAAATTAATTAAGAAGTTAATACAAAATCTAATTTACAAAACCAGAGAATTTTCTATAATTAGCTTTATTATAAGTAATTTTCTCTGGCCTTCATGATTGTAAATTAAATGAGATTAACTTTTTCTCATTAATTAGATTTATAGCTTCTCAAAAACGCAAAATAGTAATATACTTTATTATTAAAAAATATAATATTTTTTTAAATTGCGGGATTAAAATCTATACTGTGTTCAAAAATAAAAAGAAGACCGGATTTCTCACAGTCTTCTTTTTGATTTTAACCTGGAAATTTATAAACATAAACAGGTTCTTTTTCGAATCCTAAGTCTTCAACGATACAAGGAAATGAATATTCTGAATGTAACCGTCGGATGATTCTAGGAAATAATTCTTGATCTCCTCGATTTTGTAAGTTATTTACAAACTTATACATCTTAGGTCTTCCATCAGCTGCTACAATCTCTAAGTTATCTATCCATGTATTCCAGATTCTTTGAGCTTGTTCTTCGGAGAGTGCTAAGATGTAATATCCTTTCCATCTATAAACATTGAAATTTGTTGGGACAATTGAAAAAATTCCATCTGTATATACTCTTTCACCTAACCCATCAAGAGTTATGTAATAAATCGGCTTAGGAGAATCCAATTTTATAACTTTTTCAACATTAGTAACTTTGTACTCCTTTTCTCTTTCAATTTCAGGAAAACCGATAATCTCTGAAGATATTACAAGTTTAACCCCAACTCTTAAGATTCCATCTTCTCTGACATAATTAATTCCTTGTTTTTGTTTTAATTCTTTTTCCATGATTCTTGGATTTTATTGGTTTATCTCAAAAGTAAGGGTTTTAAGACTTTTTCCAAGAAAAGGATCTATCAGTTAAATCAACTTTTATTCCTTCTGTTTTTGATGATGATGTTATTCCAGGGAGTTTTATTAACCTTCCAAATTTCTTTAGAAAGACTCGATATTTCCCAACCTTCAGAATATCATCAGTACCTTGCGCCGGTAATATAATAAATTTTGAATATTCTTCATAAATTTTAATAGCTGATTCCTTAGATTTAGCAAATATAAAATACCAACAAAAATCAATATCCGGCGCCTCTATCTCTACTTTATAAACTTCCATAACTCCTATAACATTCCCATTCTTTCTAAAATTGTTTCAATAGCCTCCCAATCAACACAAGAGGTATATATAGTTTTTATTTCTCCAGTATCGAAATTTACATACTCAGCTTCACCCCATCTAAGAGGTATTCCAAGAGCTGTATCATCTATCAAAAAATCTCCTAAAACTTTTCTTGCATATCCAATCACACCTTCTTCCTCTGGATTATCATTTACACAATACAGTGGAATTTCTCTTTCTCGAAACCATCTCTCAGCTTCTTCTAATGATGTTTCAGTTCTAAATTTTCCTCCAATGTAATTATATGGATTATTTCTAGAATTATTCCGACATGTCCAAAGAATCAATCTATGTCCAGCAGAAACTATCCTTTTTAAAACCCTTTCAGCTCCTGTATCAACCTCTGAAAAACCAGGTTCAGGAAGATTAGGAACACAAGTACCATCAAAGTCTATCAAAAAAGTTGCCATAAATTTTCTATAAGTTTTGAGTTAATAAAAATCTTTTCAATCTCAGGAGAAATTGGTTTATTATGATAAAAATAATCAATCCAATTAGATATAACTATTTCTGCTGTAATTCCCCAAGGAACATAAAACACTCGAGATTCAGATATAGTATTCCTAAGTTCTTTGATAAAATCTTTTTGTTTTAAAATAGGTGGATATTTATATTTCCATCTACATAGAAAAAATTCTTTAATCTCCTTAAGTTTTTCATCTGTAATCTCTCCAGAATTATTAAGTGTTATTGGAAACCAATCGCTCATTTCACTCATAAAAGTAAGTATATCCAATTTTAATATTAAAATATATCTTCCTCTGTTATTTTCCATCTTTTAAATTCTTGTTCATAGTTTTTTCTTTTTGGAGATCTAGGTCTTAGTTGTTCTTCAAATTTTTCCCAAGCTTCATTCTCGGAGGATGCAATAATTGTCATAAATTCTCTGAAAAATATAGGATTTCCTAATTTATCAAAATCAGATATTTCTTTTACAAAAAGATATGTCTTCATTTAACAAAGTGAGTTAGGTCATCGAACTTAACAGGCATACACTCCTTTCTATAAAATTCCCACATATCTCCAGACATAATACCTCTTCCTCCACAATGAGATATCAATTCGATAATATTTAATTCAGATGCAGTATAAATTCTACGTCCTTTGAAGAAATAAAACTCAACTGATTCTTTAATAGTTTCTATAAGTTGTGCTTCTTTGTAAATTATCTTAGGAGGATTAAGGAAATTATCTTGAAAGTATTTATTATTCATCCAAATAATTTGTTCTTTAAGATCAGTATAAAAATCATTCCAATCATCCCAATCATAACTTACTAACGAATATTTTTCAAGAATTCGAATAGCTACTATCGGAACTGGAGAGCTTAACTTCAGATATTCTCCCCATACACCCTTATCTATTTCTTCACCTAATTTCATCTTACTCTAATAACTAAAGTATTTTCTCTAAATTCCTTCCAAGACTTAGCGTTTGACATCATAAATCCATAGTTAATACACTCTTTCAAACCTTGTATCCAATCTTTCAGGGTAGTTCCAATTTCTACCCAAGTCCACTCTGAATCCGATACTTTTACTCTTGGCTTTTCTCCTGATGATCTCCAAGAATTTACATCTGAATAACCTGCTCGAAGTGCTTGCATCTCAGGGGTAGTATTTCCGAAATATTGTCTAACTAAATCTAACTCAGATAATTCGATAGGAGACATATTAACTAAACCCCCTAATTCTTGAACTTCTTCGATAATATCCTGATCTGACTTCACTGTTCTTTTGTAAATTGTTCCAGATGCTTCCAAGATTTTAGCAAATTCTCGACCAATCATTACATAATCAGCACCAAGGGCAATAGCTTTTAAGATATCTGAATGACAAGTAATACCACCATCTACAATAACTTTAACTTCTCGAAGTCTACCTTTCCCTGATTTTCGAAGTGAATTAATTGCGCCGAGAATGGATGCCATAGGATAATGAAATCCATACTTATCTTGATCAACTAAAGAACCAGATGATATTCCGACACGTACATAATCAAATCCGGCGCCACTATACACTTCGTAGGTCTTAGGGTTAGCTATATTTCCACCCATCAGGATAACCTGTTTTCCATAGAGCTGTTTTAATCTTTGTCCAATTTCCATAAGAGCTACATCATGACCATTTCCAGAGTCGATGCAGATATGAAATTGTTGAGTTGAACCTCTTTGATCTATATTTATAAAATTTTCTCTCACCTCCTGAAGACTAAATGCACAAAAAATAAATCCACATGCTTCAAGTCTAGTTCTAAGTTCAACAGTTCTAGGGAGGATAGGTTTAATTCCAGAATCTTGCCATACTTTCCAATTATCAACTCCAACAATAGCTTCCATCGGACTTGTAAAAATAGGTAAACTTTTTGGCACTCCTGTAACTTCCTGATCATCCAAAACAAAATAATCAAGTTTTCCAGAGTTAGTCCATCCTAGGTTAAGATTATCAGGAACTAACATAACATCTGATAATTCTAAGTACTTTTCCATATTCTTTATTATAATTTAAATAATTCATTCAACCTTTCCTCTTCGTAGAAAAACTTCTCTAAGAGTTCGTCTTTACTCTTAATAAGCTCTTCTAATCTTTTTTCCATGGACTTTATATTATCTTCCATTTTTGTAATTCTCTTTGACATACTTTTAATTCCAATACATTTAAAAACATTAAATTGTTCTTCTAGCATCTTCTCTGAAAACGCTACACAATAACTACACTCTATTATTATACGTTTTCCTTTAGAATCTTTAAATTCTCTATTGTAAGGCCCTTTGTATACTTCTTTAACAATTGGCTTACTATTAAAAATATTAAAAGAAGGAAGATAATATATGTACATCTTCTGAGTTCTCATGTAATCATTATAATATTTTACATATTTATTACGAACCTCAGAGTTATAAATAACTTTATAATAAGATACAGAGCGATTTATCGTATACTCCAACTCATACTCACCAATTTTCTGTTTATAAGTATAAGTATCTGGATTATTTTCAATGACTTCAGAAAATATTAATTTCCCTAAATCTTCAGTAATTTCTAATTCTCGTGTAAGAAAAACAGGTGAATAATCCACAATAGAAAAATCAAACCTATCAACAGGAATAATTGGTATTCCTGGTTTATATAATTTTCTAAGTCCTTGTTTATTAATTAAAGGATTATTAAATATAGTATCTATATATCCTGCTGAAAGAAATTCCTCACTTTTTGGAGCAAAATTATTAAGTAATTTTTCTTTTATTGGATCGTCTTCTATACGATCCGTTGTTAAATACTTATTATAAATTTCTTCTAATGTTTTCATTTATAATTTTATCGTTTTTATTACATATATAAGAAAAATAAGGTTTAGCGATATTTTCAACCACTAAACCTGTTTTTGTTTTAATCAATTAGATAAGCATAGTCATTACATAATTGTTCTTCATCTACACTCTCCTCTACTTTCCTTACTATATCTTCGGGAAAATTAAATGTTTCATTATATTCTTCCATTTCTTTTAAGTTTTTATACATTAATAAGAATTTCAGGGAATAAAAAAGAAGGGAATTAATTCCCTCCATTAAAAATATTAGCACTTTCTTTGAAAACTTCTTCAATAGCTTCACCATAAGTAATTCTATCTTTCAGCTTTCTATATATCTGAAGTACTTGCCCAGACGGTGAATCATCAGTTAAGTGTATCTGATTTTCTCTTAACATTTCATCACTAATATATGTAATGAAACGGAAAAATCTTGTATCTTTTTGATAAATCCCTAAGGCAACTCCATCATTTAATCTTGCTTCTAGGTCCCATTCTCCTTCTTTTTGGGCATCTGAAACCATTGCTGAAATTATAGGATTAGATCTCATAAAACTATCTACGATCTCTTCAAAACTCATGTTATCACTTTTCAAATATCTTTCACGATATCTTCTCATGAAATGTGCTTCAAATACTATTATACTTTTCAGATTATCGTTAAATGGTGGAAAAAGTATAACATTTTTCTTTCCTGTTATTCCATTTTCTACGATGGAATAAATAGTAGTATTACTTGAAATCTCTCCTTTATCGGGCCATGCTACAATAAGTGCTCGATATTGATTTCCTGATACATTGATAATCTTTGCCTCCTTAAACGGAACAGAAGATTTTGTTCGTTGATAGATTTTTATTATTTTATGACTATTTCTACTAGTCTCTCTATCAATTACATCTAATACAGTCTGATAATCTCTTTTCAATTCTTTAAAGATCTCATCACTGTTCATGTTCATTGTAATCATAATTTTATTCCTTTCTTTTAAATTGTTAATAAATCTCTTTTGATTGGTTTAAAAAAGCCGGAGACTTTATATCCCCGGCCAAGAATGGAAAAAGAATTACACTAAACAAGAAAACCCTGATAAAACACTTTTCCAGGATCTTATATTCTTCATTTCGGTTGATGTGCATTCAAACATATCCACCCCAAGTCTTTTCTTTCTCTTTGGATCTGGACCTCCTGTCTGTAATGTAAACCGAAATTTGTCACTATCTCTAAGGTGTTCAATTTTCACCATATAATAAGTTTCGTAATTTCCCTCTTCATTCTTTTCTGTAATTTGAACGAAAGATCTAACTGTATAATCTTTATCGTTCTCTGATACATAAAGCTCTTTAAGCGAGCCTTGTATGAATTCAAGATCAGCATCTTCAAGTTTTACTGCTAATCTAGTCATTCCGTGAACTCCTATACCTAAGAGTTCTGCATTGTAATTTTGTTTGATCAATTCTGCATCTAAACGAATTCCTGACCAAATTTCTTTTAAGTTTTTCATTTTCTTAATTGTTTTCTGTCCTCTAATTGCTTCGGACGTTGCACTTTTGTTAATTTAATTGTCTCTAAACCTCCTCTTCTGTTACAAAGGAGGTAGTTGTTCTAAATCTTGAATCAGATCTCTTGTTTCTTTAATTGCTTTTTTGGGTTTAAATGGAGATAATAATAAATACTCCAACTCTTTCTTCAAGTTATCTATTCTTGTTTTAGCCAGTTCAGGATCCGTCTCCATAACTTCCCTGATTAACCAATAATTAGCTGGAATTTCTCTACCATCTTTAACCCATAAGTCATCTAAACATAATTTTCGACCTAATAACTGTTCAAGACAATCTACACATAAATAGGTATGTCCCCATTTATCTTTTGGAATTTTATTATTCTCTATAACTAAATCCCAAAGTTCCGATTTTATCATATACCAATCAGCTCGTTTCCTCAGACTACCTTGAATCTGAAGCTCTTTTTGACAATGACTACATCTAAATTCTCTTTCCATTATATTTTTATTGTTATTGTCTCTTCAAAGTAAAAAAGAGAACTAACTGACATTATTATATATCAATTAATTCTCTCTAGTAAGATATCTATTTATCTTCATATATAAGGCCTTTAAGGATTTTGAAATGGAGTAATTTTTGACTCTATTTTCCTTATTAATGTATAATAAAAATATAAAAAATTATGATAGAAAATGACAAATTACTATTTTTAGGTTTTATTGGAATTATAGTAATAATATGGTATATATTATTTTATGTATGGTTAGTAAAACGAAGAAGAGATCTAATTTTTGTTCGTGATGTTTGGATAGATGAAACTTCCGAAGTTGATATCATCCTACAATCTATGAAGGTATATAAACTTTCAGAATGTGTTACTCGCCAAGAAAGATATTATCAAGAATTAATCAAGTATAAGAACGACAAAAGGGATTATTTATTTTTCCACCCTATTGGAGATAAGAAGGGTCAAGAAGAATTCTATAAGAATACGATAATAGCAACAGAGTTAGTTTTAGAGATTAATTCTTTAGAACCAGGTGATCAAGTTGTTATTAGTATCTCTGGAAAATTCTACTTAAGGAGAGTATATAAACTTGACTTCGAAAATAATATTATATATTATGAAGAACCAGACAAAACAGTAATCTCTGAAGCAAAATTATATAGTGTAGTATCTAAAGTTAAATTAGTATTTGGCAAAGATTTATTAAAAGAAATATTATGAAAGATTTAATTAAAGAAACATTCAAGGTAACGTATGTAAAAGAAAGAATGAATCAGACTAAAAACTTAATCTCACAAGAAGATTACGAAGAAAAAGTCAAACCAATTCTGAAAGAGGTTCAAGAACTAGAGTCGAAACAATCTGAGTATAATAAGAAAAACAAAAAGTATCAAGAACTCGAGAAGGAAATCAGGGTACTTAAGGGAAAACTTAAACCCCTAGGAGAATGGTTTACTTCTGGATCACCTCTTGGAAAAGCCTTAAGGAATGGTGGACTTTTAATACTACCTTCACAACAAGGAGGTACTCATAAAGTAGAATTTACAAAAGAGGAGGTGATATGAGAACTCGAGAATCATTACTTAGAAAATCTGCTATATACGGAGTAGTATTTCGACATTCAGAACCAAAGAAATCGTTTTTTAATCCTGGAAGACCCTGTAAAGTAGTACTATATGTAACAGGAGAAACTAGACCAGTTGAATTTAATTATAAGGATGATGATACTATGGGATATGATGCATATAAACGCTTGAAAGATGAACTTAATATAACCACTGGAGATGATGTTATAGAAATTATGAAGTTTATGTTGGAGGAAAAGAAAGAATGATAAAAATAGGTTGTTTATCAGATATTCACGGTTATGTTTATGATTTACAGACAAAATGTTACCCAGAGATTGAACTTCTAATTATTGCTGGAGATCTGTGTCCCACTGATGAAGTTATGTATCAAGAAGAATGGCTTGAATATAATTATCAGAATATATTCATGAATAAGAAAATATTTCCGGATCTTCAAGAAATTATAATAGTTCCTGGAAATCATGACTACTGGATTGAGAGACACTATGATGACTTCCTCACGCTTAGAAAGATATTTGGATACTCTACTAAAGTTCTGGTTGATGAAGGGTATGAATATATTTCTGGAATTACTGGAGAATCAGTAAAGATATATGGAAATCCTAGAACTTCTTTATGGTTACACGCTTTCCCACATAAACCTGGAAATACTGATATCTTAGAAATTCCAGGAGGGATAGATATTTTGGTAACTCATGAAGCCCCTAGGATATATCAACTAAAATGTATAAAACAGTCTCAAAGATGGTATGGAAAAGATGAACCTGGGAATCTAGCATTATCACAAAGAGTATTAGAGATCAATCCAAGGTATCATGTGTTTGGTCACATACATTACCCGGAAAGAGGTGAAGTGTCTGGAATAAAATTTATGAATGTATCTCAACAAACTAGAGAAAATTATACTCCTGAGATACATATAATAGAATATACAGAATAAAAAAAAATAAAGAGAGGTCTTGACTAATTAAAAGTCAAGTTAAACCTCTCTTTTTATTTCTTAAAGATATTTTTCCAGAAATTCTTTTAGTTCTTCCTCTGTACTGTTTACAAAGGAAAATATTTTTTGTTTGGGTACATACCTTCCTTTAACTTTTTCTACACAAAACACTACTAGGTTAGTTTCAAAAAGTTCTAGTTGATCCATTCCACCATATCCTCCAAAGAAACTTCCTTTTTTAGTTTCATACAGGTCCACATCTGGATAATTCTTTTCAAAATAATTGTAAACTTCTTTCTGTGTCATTTTTCTTAATTTATTTTACTATCTACATATATAAGAAAATCAACCGTCTCAAAAATGCTAAAAGCCTTATATATGAGAAAAGAATATTAATAATATATAATGCCGAAAAATAAATATTATTCTTTTCTTATAAAATGAAAAGAGTATGGTATTAATAAACCTACTCAAAAAATTAAATGACAACCAAAGGGCCGCCAAAAGAGATAAATTATATATAAACTCTTTTCCCTTTGGTTATTTTTCATTAAATAGAAAAATTTGACCGTCTGAGAAACCGGGAAAATCTTATAAATGTATTAGAAGACACAATAACAAAAAAGACATCATAGGCGTCTCAAGAAATGCGTAATGTATAGCTTGAGCTTGTGAAGAACTGAAAAATCATGTAAGGTTTAAATCTCACTAATCTCTTCAGAACTTCTACGTTTATGAGGTGCAAAATTAAACAACTTTAAACGACACAACAACACAAGAAAATAATTAACTGAATCTATAGATAAGATAGTTTAGTGGGTCAAAACACTAAGATAAATTGTTTTTATCTTAGAGTCTCAGGTTAGAATCCTGATCGAATCGTGATAGTTAATTATTTTCTTTTTCAACTGGATTCTGTATTAAAAAATATTTTCCATCTCAAAAATGCTAAAAGCCTTATATATGAGATAATAAAAGTAAATAAATACTCCTTAAGCATGACAAAAAGCTTAAAGGAGTTTAATTTTTAAAAATAAAGATTATGAAAAGAATTAACAAAATGAATGAGTTGAATGTAGTAAACAGTAAAGTAACGGCAGAATTAGTTAAACCAGAAATTACAGGACATGCTACATCAAATTTTGAAACAACCTTCCCTATTCCAAAGATAGGAGAAGTGAAAATGAAGATTGACGTAACAAGTACAGTAAGTCATCAATAGCCGCTCAAGAAAAATTGGATGAGTTGGCAGAAAAGAAAGCAAACCGAACCTTAGAAAACATTGGAAAATTTGTAGGTTTGGTACTTGAGAAATCTCTGGAAGTATTTGATATGCTCCAGAGTTTCGCAGAAAAGAATGAACAATATAAAGAAAAGTTCAGAGAAAAACAAAGCTTGGAAGAATGGGATGAAAAAGTAGATAATCTTCTCTTCCTGCTAAGGCAAAAATCTAGTTCAATGACGAATCTAGAATTTTTAGAAGAAATGTTAGAGAATGGGGATTATGAATCTCAAAAAATCTCTAAATGGGCGATCCTACAGTTTAATAAAAATAACCTTGGATTGCTGAATGAAAAACAAAAAGAATCATTAGCTAGTATAGGTTTTATTGGCTATTGAAATTTAAGAAAGGTAGAAGGACGATAAAAAGTTCTTCTACTTCTTTTTCTCCCCTTGACTTTCTTATATATGTATTATTAATAAAATATATTATGGGAACGAATTTTTATGCAGTAATTCCAGTGAAAAAAAGGGATAAAGAAAAAGCAAAAAAATTAATTGACGAAAACAAATTTAGTGAAGCAGCCGATCTTTTAGAGGACATGACAAAAGAAATACACCTAGGAAAAAGATCGGCCGGGTGGAAGTTTTTATTCAACGCCAATCTCGGAAAATATTATGAACTTACTCGCGAAGGTATAAATAAGTTCTTCGCGAAAAATAATGTCATAATAAAAAATGAGTATGGCGTTGAGTATACGGCCGAGGAATTTTGGGAAAGTGAATTAAAAGGGTTCTTGGATAAAGGATATGACTTAGAGAGCTACTATAATGATAATCCAGACGAAGTTAGTTCATATTTTAGCTACTCTCGATCAATACCTTCCGAACTAAAAAAATATAACCCAAATAAATACGGGGAATTTTATAGTGATGGTCTAAGATTCACCATCACTGAAGATTTTTGTTAACGTCATAAAAATAAAGGATATAAGTGTAATAAAAGCTTGTATCCTTTTTTCTCCTTTAAAAGCCTTATATATGTAGTAAAAACGTAAAAAACAATGAATTATGGAAAAGACAATTTTACAAAACATGTATAACTTTAGTGAACCTAAAGTTGCATTAGTATCAAGAAAAGATAGTGAAGGTTGCTATGATTTTGTGGAACTTAATGGATATATCGTAGAAATGATATATAATGAACATGGCGCCTTTATAAAATCACGAACATTTTTCATTGATAAGTCTGAAACTGTAAATCTGGATATTGAAAAAGTTATAGAATATATCCCTAGAACATTAACAGTAGATCAGGTAGTAGATATCCTTGAAAGATTACTCCGAGTAGCAAAAGATAACGTAAAAGAACTTAATTACCTAGGAAAATATCGGATTAATTCTCCAGAGGTTTGTGAGTTATTGAAGACAGAGTTTGATATAAATTTTGAGTTTTCAGAGGACTTATACTGCGAAAATACTGTACTGAAATATAATCTAAGTGTAGTTACTTACAAAAAGGATAAAGATTATTGCTTTGCTAGTATAGAAACTAAGGATTTTGGTCATTTAGTAAGTGAAGTTAAATTCTTAGAGAGCAATCCTTTCTATCCTTACTCAGAAGAAGAGGACTATAGTAGACGATATGATTGTTTTTGCAGAAATCTTGTTGAAAAACTAAAATCTGAAATAAATATGCGTAGAGAGGTATTTGGATTTTTACATGACTACGATATAACATGTACTAGTGTGGATTTACTAGGAGACGAACGTGATGAAGAAATAATGAAACTTATCAATGAAAAATTAAAAAATAAAGAGGGAGTGTAAAATCTCCCCTTTTTCTTTCTTCCGAGTAATAATTCTTAAAAGCCTTATATATGAATAAAATAAACTTAAAAGAAAGGAAAAGAATATGAAACAAATTTTACAAAACGTAGTAAATTTCGAAAAACCTAAAGTTGTATTAACTAGATGCAACACTGAAAAAGAAAAACATGTCCCGCTACTTATGGAAATAGGGGGATATATTGTTGCTATGAAGTACGATGAAGATAGCAATATATATGGAACAGAGACGGTTTATTTTGATAGATTTGGAAAAATAGATTTAGGAATACAAGAAATTGTAATGGAATTTACTCCAGGAGAAACAATGACGCTGGAGGAATTAGATAAAAGGCTTGAAGATTATAGCAATTATGATCTAAATGGTATCTGTTATAGACTCAGTGATTATTATAACACTTATTATGGATCTGTACATTTTATCCAAAGATTAAATGAATTAGGAATAAATGTTAAATACCCTGAGAAATTATACAACGAAAATACTACTCTAGGATACACAATAATAGTAAAGAAAGAATCTGATATGTTAAGAATTACTGCAATAAGTAAACAATATCATAATGTTGGAAACTTCGAAGAATATCGTAGTTTATTTTACTATAATCTCAGTAAAACAGTAGATTCAGGTAAACTTATAGAAATTGTTACAGATAGAGTAGTAAGTTGTGCAATTTATGAAAGAAACCGATTAGGATTCAAGTATAATATAAAAATAAATGAGTGTATGGTACGACAGGTAAAAAGGAAAATAACTGACAATGATAAACTTGAAAAACTAATTAAGAAATCTATCAATGATGCACTGAAAGAAGAGGGAAATTAAATCCCTCTTTTATTTTTTGTCCTTAAAGAAAAAGAAAAGGATAGCATATACACCACCCTTTTCTCCTAACCGTCTCAAAAATTCTAAAAGTCTTATATATGAGAGAATAGAAATTAAACTATAGAATCCTAAAGTATTGAAAGAAATTGGATATAATAGTTCTATTCTCTAATATTTTTAACTAAAACTCAATTAAATATTTATTATGAACATTGAGATTTTTAACGTAACACTATTCATACTATTCGCTGTAGTATGGGTAGTTGGGAGTATCGTAGTGATATCCCTAGTAGCTTCAGTCTTAGTAAAAATATTATTGAAGGCTTTGATAGCTATTTTCAATTTGGTTATTAATTAATCAAATACACCCTGGGCAAAATGTGCCTGGGGTTTTTCTTTCATATATTAGAATTTAAAGGACTATAGAGAGCAAAATTGTCCTTAAAGTTCGAAGACAAAGGAGCTTCCCGTTATCCATCCCCTCCGTTCGCTACCGCTGAGGGGATCTAAGGAAGAAACTTTGAATAAGATATATGGGAATGATAATAGGTTTTTCTCCGATTATTTAGATTTAAGTATATAGATTTTTATTCAGATTTCCGCCTTCAAGAGGCGGATCTTATTTAAAATTTTATTGTCTACTTTTTTTCAGATATATTCTTATATTACGGAGAAATGAAACTTTTCAAATAAAGTAGTCAAAACGCGTATAATATCCTTTCAATTCCTAACTAATGTAAAAGGGATCCTCCTGTGTCTTCAATTTTTTAAGACAATTTTAAAAAACTGGATTCTATATTAATAAAAATAACAATTAAAATATTAAATATTTATGATCAATAAATTACCTGATATTGTAGTACCAAGAGGTATTAGATATATCTCAGAAATGGATAGTTTATTTAGATTTTATAAACTACCTGTAAAATGTATAATAAATAAACAATTACCTGGGTGTGGTTTTACTGAATATTGTATTAATGGTCCTGAGAATGTTATCCTATGCAGTCCTAGAAAAATGCTTTTAAAGAATAAAAAGGATCAACATGAATTTGAAGTTTATCTTGTAGTAAATGAATTAGAGAAAGAAATTGAAGTAGATAAAGATTTATCGAAAATTAATAAATCTATTAGTAGAGGAGATCAATTTATAGAAAAATTAGATGAAATAGTTAACGGAAAAGATACTGTATATAATAGATTAATGAATGAAATTAAAGATTATATTAATTTTAGAAAATCTTATGGTAAACCTTATAAGATATTAGTTACTTATGATTCTTATAGGATTGTAAAAGATATATTAACATCTTTGAATATATTTCAATCTTTTTATACCATTATAGATGAGTTTCAAACTATCTTACATGATGCTAGATTTAAAAGTGATACTGAGTTAGGATTTCTGTATCATCTTAGACAGTCTCATTCAGCGCTATTTGTTAGTGCAACTCCTATGTTAGAAGAGTATTTAAATATGTTAGATGAATTTGACGGCTTACCTTATATAGATATGGATTGGGGAAAAGAAGATCCTAGTAGAATTATAAAACCTAATCTTAAAGTATCATCTATGGTAAGTGTAGGTGCAAAACTTCCTGAGATAATAGATTCTTATAAATCTGGGAATTTCGAAAGAGCGATTAGAATAGTAAACGGATATCCAGTAGAAATTATATCAGATGAAGCAGTATTCTATGTAAACTCTGTTAATCATATAGTCAGTATTATAAAGAAGTGTAATTTACAACCTGAAGAAGTAAATATCCTCTGTTCTAATACTCCTGAAAATCTTAAGAGAATACAGAAAAAACTTGGAAAAAGATTTACTATAGGAGAAGTTCCATTAAAAGGAGTAAAATCTAAGATGTTTACATTCTGTACTAGAACTGTATACTTAGGTGCGGATTTTTATTCTACCTGTGCTAGATCGTTTATATTCTCTGACAGTAATATAGATACTTTAGCAGTAGATATTTCTGATGATCTACCTCAGATCTTGGGAAGACAGAGATTATTTGAAAATCCTTGGAAGAATGATGCAATATTTTATTATCGTTCTATTTGTGATTATAGAAAAATATCTCAAGAAAAATTTGATGAAGAATTGGAAAGAAAAAAGAAGGCTACTAGTGATTTGTTAAGATCTTTCGAATCTGCACCAGACGATGCTAAATTAACATTAGCAGAAACTTATAGATATGTAGCTAAATCAGCAAATTATAAAGATAGTTACGTAGCAGTAAATGAACATCAAGGATCAAATTTAGTGCCAGTGTTTAATAATTTAGTATTAGTTAATGAGATTAGAGCTTTTAGAATACAGCAATATGATTATAAAGATAGATTTACTGTATTTTCTAGTGTTCATGCATCTTTAAGTACAGAAGATTTAATTAATCAAGAGGTTTCATCTGTTCTATATGAATTCGAACAGAAGACAACTTATTATGATAAAATGAAATTATTATGTAATACTAATTTATCTAAAGAGGCATTAGAGTTAATTTTAGCTCAGATATCAGAAGAAGATGATATTAAATCTCACTTCTTAGCTCTTGGACCAGAAAAAATAAAAGCTTTGGGATATAATATGACAAAGATTAGGAGGGAACTTGGAATTGTGATTTTTAATAAAGAATTATTGATTAATACAATTTTTACTAATTTTAATGTAGGAGATAAATTAAATCAAATTGATATTAAACAAAAATTATTTGATCTTTATACATCTATAAGTTATACTGCAACACCTAAAGCTACTGATTTAGGAAATTATTTTGAAATAAAAAAGTGTAAAATAACTCTTCCAGATAAAAGTAGAATTAATGGTATTGAAATTATAGGAGTAAAACCAGAATACCAAGGAACATATAATAACTTAAAAATAATAAATAATCAATTATGATAACATTTTTATTCTATTATTTTCTTATTGCAGTATTTATCGGATTATTCTTTATTCATACTCTAGATAATATAAAAAATATACTCCCTGAAGATGAATATAGGAAGATGAGACAGACTATTGTTAATTTTATGCCTTTCTTACCGATTGCATTGTTAGTTGTCTTGTTTTGGAAGAGATTTTAGCTTTTCCGTATAATAATCTTTCAAAGCCTTATATATGTAGAAATAAACTTAAAAGAGAGATTATGGAAAAGTTAAAATTTTGGTTAGATGAATTAGATCTAATCGCAAAGGAATTTAATCGTGAGTATGAACAATTATGTAAAGAACATCTCACAAGATTGCAAAAAATTAATATGGAGCTAGATGAGGGTAGTCCAGAACATATTTTTGCATGTGAATATTACTACAATCTACTAGATAATAGATTGGAAAGTTTGAGAAGCCTTGGACAATTTTATATGTTATCAGTTACAAAAATGGACGAGGTGCTTAAGAAATCAAGAGAAAACGAAAATCCCATTAAGAAGACTATAAGAAAAACGATAGATAATTTCATGGAATCTATTGAGAACCTAATGAAACTTCAGAACGGACTTAAAGGTTATTTGATGTCTCATATTGATAGTGTAAAATCTATCAAACCGGAGATGCAAAAAATGATGAATGAGTTCGAGACTAAGAAGTTGGTTAAGATTCCAGAAGGTTGGGATTTTTTAGAAGTTGATGATGAATATAATGTCATCGTAGCAAGGGAGAAAAAGGGAGCTTAATGCTTCCTTCTCTTTTTCTTCTCCCTTGAATTCCTTACTAATGTGGATTAAAACTATGTGAGAACTAAAACAAAGTAATAATGAATTAAAAATCAAGATCACCCTGAAAAAAAGATAAAAGTTATTAGGGTTAAAACTATTATGAAAGAACTATGCGATGAAGTGTGGTTCTTTCTTTTTTTGCTTCTCTTAAAAATGCAAAACCTTATAATTGATGGAAAGAGAATCAAAGCTTTCCATCCTAAAAGAAATTATGAAAAATGAACAAGAAAGAGATTTATACTTTTGTGCAGATATTCATGGAAGTTTTCGAGAAATTACATGGATTATAACTCAACACTATAAACTTAAAGATGCTAATATTATTTTTCTTGGAGATGTAGGATTAGGTTTTTCTAAGCCAGGGTATTATAATCAGGAGTTTGAAAGAATTAATACTAAACTAGAGAAAAATAATATAACATATTATTTTATAAGAGGAAATCATGATAACCTAGAGTATTGGAATGGAGGATTAATAAATGATTTCCCCAGAATTAAATTTCTCCAGGATCATGAAGTAGTAGAACTCTCGGGGAAAACAATATATCCGATCGGGGGAGCAACTTCAGTAGATTATAAATGGAGAATGAATTATAATGGATTGATGGAGAAAGTTGGTTCGTCTAGGAGAGTATGGTGGGAGACAGAAGATATAATTAAGAAGCCTATTAAAGATCTTCCAGGGAGGGTTGATATAATAGCTTCTCATACTGCTCCACTATGTTTTGAACCAATTATTACACGTCACGAAGAAGAGGCAGAAGATGTTTACCTCAGAGACTTAGAAAATCGAAAATACTTAGATCAGGTATTTAGAGGAGTAAGATGTAAGTATTGGTTCTTTGGACATTTTCATACTTCAATCACATCAAGTCTTGAGGATACTATATATAAATGTTTAGATATTAATGAATTATATATGTTTAGAAATCATGAGTAGTAGTAAAGGTACAATTTCAAATCCGTTATTAATGCCTACCGGAGAAGTTTTTTATGTTGATCATACTAAAGCAGTTTTGGATAGTAGTATAAAAATAAATTCAAAAGCTATCTTAGAAGAAATATTGCATTCTAAAGATACTGACCTTCAAGAGGATTTAAAGCTAGTTATTAGATATCTTCAAGGTTGTCTAGAGGAAACTATGGATAATCCTTGGTTTTTGAAAGAAATTGAAGACCTAAAGAAAAAGCTAGAGGAAACCGAGAAACGATGTAATGACTTAGAGAAAAAGTTAGAACATATATTGCATAATGAATAATATTAAAAGTAGAATTAAATATATAACAGATCTTGAATTTAAAATAGAAGATAAATATTTAGTTCTGGGAGGATATTATAATTCATTAAAAAGAATAACACCTAGAATTATTGCTAAGAGAATTACTACATTTTTCTTATCAGATGGAGGTAAAAGTATTGTATTCTATGATCAAGCTTATTCAGGATTATTTGAGGATGAATTTATTAAACCTATACTTCAGGAAATGTTATCTGAATCTAAACAGTTATTTTCAACTCTCTCAGTAGATTATAAGATAATTCAAGATTACCTAAAAAAGTGAATTTTGCTACTTAAGAGAGGTTAAAGCCTTACAATTGAGAAGAACATTAGAAAAATTTATAAAAAATATAGATTAATCTAGTGTTCTTTTTTAATTTTGAAGTGTAATAAATAGCACTTCAGAAACCCTCAAAATCTAATAAATGAGGGGATATTATATAGAAACTCCCCTCAATGATTAAAGTTATAAAGAAAAATAAACAAATTAAAAAAGCTAGAAAAATGGCAAAATCAAAAAATGACAACATTAACATTTCAATTTTTACAGCATTGAAAGTTAGTGAGATTTCAAGAGTACCAGTACTTATTATGTCTAATCCAGGTCTTGGTAAATCAACTTCAGTAGAAATGTTTGCAGAAGTTCGAGATTATCACCTAGTCCTTCTTAGAGGTAATAGTACAACTGCAGAAGAAGTTATGGGATATGATGTGGCTACGAGTGATCAAGAAAACCCCACAACTAGACATCTTAGACCTTCTTGGTATACTGAAATCTTAAAAGTTGCAGAAAAAGGAGGTAAATCACTGTTATTTTTGGATGAGATCACCACAGCAAACGAATATGTACAGGCCGCTCTGTTACATTTAGTATTTGAGCGTAAAGTGGGTTCAGAAAGACTTCCAGAGAATACATTGATTGTTTCTGCAGGTAATTATGCGCAGAATCTTTCGAATTCTATGCAAATGCTACCTCCGTTAATGAATCGTTTTATGATTTACAACATTACTCCGGATCATACAGACCTGGATACATTCCTTTGTAAATATGACGGAGCTATTGCATCATCAGAAGGTAAGGTTAAAGATTTCATGGGAAGTCTTAGAGATACGATGAAAAAACTTGATGCTCAGGAAGTAGAAATTCCGGCTGATCAATATAACAAGATTGGCGAGTATATCGAACGTGGTATTAAACAAACTGCTCGAGCATTGATGACTTCTGGTGGTAAACCTGTAGACTTAGCAATTACGGAACTTAATGGTATCTATGCTGATGCCGAAAATGAGACTAAGCTTTATGGATTTACAACTTTCCGAACTTTGAATTATCTTAGAGACGTTACAATTGCAAGTTTTAAGTGTTTTGGTAAGAGCGGTATTACTTCAGATAACTATCGTAATATGATCGATGGTCTTTGTGGTATTGGTATTTCTCGAGATCCAAAAACGAAGAACTTGATTAAAACACCGATCTCTAAGGATTTCTATGATACTATGGTTAATATCGTTAATGATATTGAAAAGATGAAGAATGATAAACTTCCTAAGTATACTAAGTTCTTCAACGAAATCATAGATGGAAAGAAAAAGCTAGAAGTTCCTGAAATGCAAGCAATAATCAATAAGTTATCAGAACTTAAATCAGATAAGGACTTAGAACAAATCGAACGTCCGATTGATCCAGCTTGCATCGAGAAATTGTTTAAATTGAGTAAGGATTCTGGTTCTTCTATTACCAAGATTAAAGTATCTACTACTGATAAATTCTTGGATAAAGTACCAGTAGAGACATTCATCGGATATGTATCTTATTGGAATACAATTTCAGATCTTATGACTTCTATTCAAAGTCTGATTACAGATTCTTCTAAGGGTTATAAGGATGATACTTTGGCATTGTTGAAGAATACTCAAGAAGACCTTAGAACTTCTGGATTTAAACTCAGATCAATTCGTAAGATTATTCTTCAGGAAGATCCGAGCATGGGAAGTATGGTTCCTGATATTAGAAGTTTTAAATAATTATACTATTATATGAGTGTTAACCTTAGAGAAAAATATGTAATGATCATGTGGATCTCTAAGGTTAATTTATTAGAAAAATATCAAAATTTAAAATTATGAGAAATCAGACAGAGTTAGAATTTATTAAAAGATTCATTGACAATACTTATAGTAGATTCGGGAATATGTTAATGGTTAATACAGAAAAACCATTTAATCCTGATAATCCTGAACTTGGATATTGTTTTAAATATAAAGATGATATCTCAGGAAATGTTATCTATAAAATTGTCTGCTCAGAGATTAAGATTCCACGTACTGATTTTCGTATTCTTATGCATGAGTACGGACATATTTACTTAGGACATCTTGATGGTATTCATGAAGAGCTTGATACTCAGATTTGTAATACCTTCAGAGATTATCGAGGTGAATTGATTGATCGAATTAATAAAGAGTGTGGAATTGATTTTGCAGAGAAGTTGATTGAGAGAGTAATAGATGATCCAGTTCTTAATCACAGTCTTCATAATATTGCTATGGATATGGAAGTAAATTCTAAAATCCTAAGTACTGAAGATGTAGAGGAGATGGAATCAGATATCTCATCAGTTCTTCCTAATTATCAACTTGAGCTCTTGAAATATAATAGAGATCACACTGATAATGAAGAAGCAAAACAGGCTCTTGATGATATGATAAAGAAGATGGAAAATGAGGCTAAAATTAAACTCATTGTTCCAGAAAGATATTATATATCCGAAGGTAACCCTTTCCCGAGTGAACTTAGTTACCCCGAATATTTGATGCTAATTGTTCAACACTTGGATCAGTTTGTTAAGATGTTGGTTTCTATTAAAAAAGGTGGAAACGGTGATACATCCCAAGTTACAAATCAAGATATTCAAGATGCACTTCAAGGTAATGGTTCAGGATCTGGACAAGGTAATCAGCAAAGTGGTGGTGGAATGCAAGGTCTTTCTGATCTTATGCAGGAAATGGGTATGACTGATGGTTCTGGTAGTGGTTCGGGATCTGGACAAGGTAAAGGTGATCCAAAAGATTGTCCATATAAAGGAAAGAGAGATTCTGGTTCAGGTGATTTGAACAGTAACGGTAAAGATGAGGGTGGAACTCATAAAGATCACAGAACAGACTCTAGAGACGATGCCGATAAAAAACGTGAGCTTGGACAAATTCGTTCAGGAGGTGGCGTTGGATGTGGTTCTAGTGGAGCTCCAGATGCAACGAGACTTGTGGATAAGACAGACGAAGTAGATATGGCTCTAGATGAAGTAATGTTAAATTATAAATCTAGAGTGGTTAAAGTTGATACAAAGAAAGATCTTATGTATCTTTATAATCGTGGTATTAATCGTTCTGTTATTGCTCCAACTATTAGAAGAAAGGTAACCATGTCTAATGAACCAACTATTGTATTTTTAATTGATGTTTCGGGATCTATGGATACACGATTGGTTGATAGAATTTTAAATACTATTGCCAATAAAATGAAAAAGATTGGACGTGGATTAAAGTATAATATTATTTCATGGTCTACACAGCTTGGAGATCATATTAAAGATATCGACCCGAGAAAGGGTGTTCCAAGAATCTCTATGGGAGGTGGAACAAGAATGGCTAGAGGTATGGAATATTTCAGACAGAATTATGGACCTGAAGCTATCTTGATCTTAATATCAGACTTTGAAGATTACTTGGAAGAATGGCATGAACAAGAACTTAAGATGTCTAACTATACCATGTACGGATTTAATTATGGGTATAGTAATTATAATCAAGAATTTAAATATTTCAAAGTGAAAAATTTTAAAAACAATGGCAACTATTAATAATGGAAACATAAATAGAGACAAAGTCCATTCATTGGTTGAAGTATTTTATCAACCATCATTTAAGACTTTCTATGTTAATTCAGTAGATGGAGAGACATTTGTAAAGCCTGTAGGTGTATTTGTAAGTTTAGGAATAACTACGTCTTTGAAGGTCTTAGAAGATATCAAAAACATTATTTCCGAAAGTGAAGGTTATAGTGCGACTTTGGCAGAGATTAAATCTAAGAAGGTAGCAGGTCAGTTCTTAAATACTGTTACATGTACTACCGGACCTAAACAATATAAAATTACAAATCTTTCAGAGGATATTATGGGAGAGGAGGAGTCTAAGGCAGAATTGGAGAGAATGAAGAACTTGATGAATCCGTCTCAAGATTTAGATATCCTTAAAGAGTATGCACCTAAGATTTCCAGGTTGCAAGACTTGATAGATAAATTAACTTCTACACATGGTTGGGATGCTCATTTGATTCAAAAAGAGGCTTCCGGAGACTATCGAATATTCCATCAATATATTAATTATAAAAAGGAAGGCGAATTGGAATATCGTGTAGGAATATTCGTAACAGAAGATGTTGGAAACGATTAAGAAGGCTGTTTTAATTTCATTACTGTTATTACTTGGGTTTGGATTGGGGGTATTATATTACTCCCACTCCTCTCAAGATAAATCTAATAAGGGGGAAACTATATTACCTCCTCCAGAAATTATACAACCTGAAAAAAATAAAATTGATTCCCTTGAAGTAGAGATAATATCAAGGGATAGTATTATCAGTTATCTCAGAGAAAAGATTCATAGGATAGAATCTACTCGAACTGATAAAGTAGATAGTATTAGGGAATTACCGACAACAGAAGCGGTAGAATTTCTTAGACTTAAACTTAGAGAATTTGACAGTAAGTATTAAAGAAAATAGAACTTAGAGAACTTACTTTCGTGTTGATAAAAAGCACGATTACTGTCAAGTTCCCTAAGTTTTTTATTTTTAATATTTATTGAAAGTTATGATTGTTAAAAGAAAGTTATACTTAAAAGAGGAACAAAGAGAGTATGGATTAAAAAGATCTATACTAAAAGGTATTATAAAGAGTAAAAATAAGTATGATAAAATCTATAGTAAATCTATATTTGGAAAGAATAAGATAAATGAGTTAGAGAATTCTATAGAAAAGTCTATATCTAAAAAAGCCAAATTAGAAAAAGATATTGACAAATTAGATAAAAATAGTATATTGAAAAATTCTACTGTAGAAAGTAATCTTAAGAAGAAAATTCCTGAAAGAACTTATTTTATTGATGCTGAAGGGTCTGGAAGAAATCATAATAAAAATTTAAGAAATCCGAAAGAAAAAGATGATTATAGAAAACATTTGAAATTCTTAGGATCAAAAGATAAAGCTAATTTTGAAAATAGTGATGACTCGATCTTATTTGATCGAAAATCAGGAGGAAATGCATCTTTATCTCATGAAATTGGTCATGTTATTAATAGAAGATCTACCGGAAAACAATCTGATGTAGATAAAATAGTAGATAAATCAATTTTAAAATACAATAATATAGTAGATAACCCCAGAAAAGATATAGAGACAAAAACAGGACTTTTTCCATCTAGTAGACGTAGTAAATATATAGGAAAGAGTATTATAAAAAATGAAGAGAATGCTACAAAAACTGGATTAGAGTTATTAAAAGATTCTGGAGCCAGTGATAAAGAAATTAAAGCTGCTAAGGAAGTTCTTGATAAATCCATTAAGCATTATAAGGAAGGTGAAAAGATTTATAAAGATAGATCAAAAATTAGCAGAATTAAATCTTTTAGAGATAAAAAGTAAAGATAATTACTTACTATGAAAATTTTAAAAAAAATAATAAGAGTAATTAGAAAAGATAAACATTCATTGGTGAGTGATTCTGTAAGAACTCTAGAAAAAGGTTATCAAGTGTTATTATTTGTTCCAGAAGATGATTATAAAATACCAGAAGAATTATTTCCGGAGATTTGGGAAGGAATATTAATTTTATCAGATAATGAAGTTTCTAAGATATCGAAGAATTTAGACGATTGTTATAAATTAATTACAATTCCTGGATGGTATGAAGATCCGTGGAATAATGATGAATGTAAGAGGGTATTAAAAGAAATTGAAAATAAGATTATACCTAGGTATTAATATATTATGAAAAAAATAATCTATTGTCTCTTATTATCTCTATTTTTTATCACTAAAGGATATTCACAAGAGATAATAGAGCATCGTGGAGATACAATGATAGTTATATCTCCTGAAAATCTGAAAACAATTAATAGCATAATAGTAGATCTAGAGTCTTCCGAAAAAATCATAAAACTTCAAGGAGATATAATAAAAGAAGATTCGATTAAGGCAGCGAATCTAGACTCAATTATATCTTACCAGTCTATGATGATGAGGAAAAAAGATGATTATTATGTTAACTCTATACAAGCTTTAGAAAATAGCTTAAAGAAAGAAAAAAGAAAACGTAAATTATGGGCAGGTGCTTTAGGTTGTGTAGCAGTAATCCTAGGTGCTCTTGCCATAAGTAATTAAAAAGTCATGGTAGAAGTAGTTATTAATTATGATCAGTCTACACAAGAATATAAGATCTACGAACCTACGACAGATACTCTTTTGATATCTAGTAACCTGACTGAAGCGTTCGTTAATCTTTCTGTATTCTTAACATCAGCTGGATTAATTCAGGGCGACATATTGAATTATCCAGAAATATCTTATCACTTCGACAGTCATACAGTAAAGTCGATGATAGAGAGTAATGTAAATCTCCTTAAACGTCTACAAACAGCTCCTTCAGGATTTATGATTAGTAGTCAGAAGTTTGGCGGCTCTACTACATCTTCTATCAAACCTAAGAAACAAGAAAGTGGGTTTGATAGTAATGGTTTTAATAAATCTTATCAAGCAGATAGACGTTTTAGTGGGAAAAAGTCTTCTAGTTTTTCAGGGAAGTCAGGATTTAAGACATCTAATAAAAAATTTGGAGGACAATAAATAAATTTTAAAGTTATTAATAAAACTAAGAAAAAATGGGATACCAATTACAAGTTAAAACATCATTTGTATCTCCGGTAACATTAAAGATATTTACAGAGAATGGATATTTACCTATTTTTATAATAAGAAATATTAGTAATTCAGAATTAATTGGTAAGTATAATGGAACGGCAGTACATTTTAGAAATTTAGCTCCAAGTACAGAATTATTTAGAGCAAAGAGAGATGGGCTTATTGATTTTACAGAATTTTCCAAGAGATATATTATTGAAATGTCGAATGTAAATTTTGTAGAGGTTATTGATAAACTTAATTACTTGGCTGAACTTAGTAATGCAAGAGGAGTTATATTAATGGGTTATGGTTCTGATGATAAAATATGTCACAGATCTATCTTATCTAACCTAATTAACAGTATGGGAATATTAAACAGTCATATAACAGAAATAATACTATGAGAAGTAATCCTAGAGAAATTGAAATCCAGGAAGACATAGTAGCTAAATTAGATAGACTTGACATACATCCTTACTCAATAATATGTTCTTTTGCGATAGGAGAAGGAATTATATCAATTACATTTTACCTGAAACAAGATTTATCCGAGTTTCTTGATCTTTTAAGTTATAGAAGTCAATGTGATAAAACGGGATATTTAGTGATGGAAGATAATAATACAATAATTCTTTCAGGGTTGGCTTTAATTAATTTATATACACTATTATGAAAGATGCCTGGTTTAAAGAAGTATTTACCGAGTTTTACAAATTATCTTATATCCGAGAGGGCGGATCTAAGAGAATCGTTCTGAAAGGGCTTAGTGATCATAAGGTTTTAGATTATGTTATCTTAAGAATTACACCTACAGAAGATGTTATTTATTATCTCTATAATGGTTCTTCGATTCATATTCCAGAAAAGTGGATTGATCTATTTTCAAGTTTTAATACTCATTCAGGGTTTAGAGTCTTGGAGTGTTATGATAGTGATGTAGATGGATCTTTAAGTCATTTTGGATATCTTATGATAAGGTTAATTTGTCACTTAGATAAAGGTCTATCTAAAATTGAAGGAGAGGAGCTTTTGAATGTTCTTGGAGAGATAAGTGTAATTGGTACGAAAGAATTTAGAGAATGGTGCCTTGAAGAATTTGGACTAGAACTTGATCCCTTCGAATATCGTTCTTTAGATGAAAATTTAGATATTTAAAATCGATGAGATGAAACAGTTTGATATTTATACTGATGGATCTCACCTAGACAAACAAAATAATGGAAGACTTGGTATCGGAGGAGTTCTTATTGACCCTACTGGACCTGGAATGGGAACTATGCTTAATAAATTCTCAATCGAATTAACTCCTGAATATATGAATTTATCTTTTGGAGCTCAGAAGTGTAGTAATCCTAGTGCGGAGTTAGTAGCAGTTTTACATGCTTTATATGAATTTCGTGGTTCTTGGGGTCCGAATGATATTGTAGTAGTCCATGCAGATTATCTTGGTGTTCGAGAGTGGATGACTGGTAATTGGAAAGTAAAAGAACCATACATCGCTCGAATTAAAGGTGATATTGATAAAGAAATAATTAAACAGGGTTTACAAAGAAGAATTGAGTATAAGTGGGTAAAGGGACATCAGAAAAATAATGGTGTTGATGCCGATATATACTGGAATAACTATGTAGATTCTCTAGCTAAAGGCAAAGGATAAAATGTTGAATAGTTGTAGAAACTCAAGAATTGTAGGTCCTTCTGGAATTTGGGAATATGAACAGTTGATCGGTGCTAAGGTAAAAGTTAGTTCATTACCTGTTAGTAATTTCTTTGGTTGTTTCTCAGGTGGAGGAAGTAATGATCTATTAACTATTAAAGATATTTATTTTAGAATATCTCTTGATGGAAAAACTATAACAGTGATCGAATTAACCGAGTATCCAGGGAAAATATTTACTTGGAAAGATTTGGAAATTATCGAGCTTAATGTTATTAGTAAGTTTAAAGCTGTATGTGGAACTTTCTTATCTAATCAATCAATTTGTGGATATGGAGTTGATACTGAAGCTTCTTGGATAAAAGATATGTCAAATGGAATAGCTTTTATCGATGAAAAGGGAAATATAATAACTAATCGTATAGTGAGAATCGTTGGAGCAAATGTAGAGGATATTAATACCGATACAAATGAAATTACAGATATAGATGTAAACTTCAATGGTGATATACTAGATAAAAGATAATAAAAATGGCACAATCACAGTTAACAAGATTTGAATGTATTTATGCCAATCGAGATGAAGCACTTAAGGCTCTCTCATGTGCATCTAGACAATATGCTGAATTAGTTGCTGTAAGATATTATAATGAAGTTGAAGATGTTTGTATTCTTTTAGTAATTTTTAAGAGTGCAGACTTAGGTGATTTTGACATTGTTTCAGATACTATGGAATTAAGTCAAGGTCCTAGAATATTTACAGCAAAAAAACAGTCAGAGGAACAATCAGATCAGGAGTGTATCTTGATTGCGTTGTTTGGTGAAAAACCTAAGAATGGAGATGTAGTAATCCTGACTTCTTATGACGGTACTACTTCCATTACTTATACAATGATCGGAGGACAGTGGATAAAAACTGGTGGAACTACTGCAGATGGGCTTGGAATTATATTTGAAGATTCTAATACCATCGATTTTACAATGAGTCCTGGTCCTACTGAATCTAAGAAAACATTAACCGCTGATGTAAAATTGGATAATAATAATTTGATTTATGATGAGAAGGTTGATGGAATTCGTATTAATAAAATCTATGGAGGAACATTCTAAATGAAAAAAGTAAGAAGCCCGAAAGATATAAAAGTGATCTCCGGACGTTCTGCTAGAAATACAGCTCCTTTTGTTGGAAGACTTGGTAAACCTCTTAATCCGGGGGCTCTAAAATTTAAGCAGAGTAATATTCCAGGAGGAGATATATTTAATGATTATCTCTTAGATTTAATGAAATTAAAATAAGAAAAATATTATGGACTTGCTTGATAGAACTGATGTTAGTAATAAAAATCCTGGGGATTCATTAACTAGTGCTGATATCAATAGTATAAATAATACTGTTAATGCTGCAGTTAGTTATATAAATGAAAACTTAAAAGATTTTTGTAATGCTAATGCTGAAATAAATAATTATGAAAGAAAATTAACTCTTTCGGGAGCAATTAGATTAGTACCAGAAGCAAGACGACGTAGCGGATTGAAAATTAGATTTCTTGGTAGTGAAGGTGCATATTCAGAATATATCTATAAAGGACCAGATGCTGATGAATCTAATTGGGCTAATGAAGATAATTGGAAATCTCCTTACAACATTATTGACGGAGGAGAGTGGTAAGTTTAAATAATAACATAAATTATGAAAAATAGTTATATAAAAACTACATGGATTGATAATAAAACTCCTGTTAATGCGGCTAATTTAAATAAGATCGAGAGTGCTTTATCAGATCTTTATACTAACGCTCTTAGTTCTTCTGAGATTTTAGAAGGAGATGGTATTAGAATTACTAATACTAGTTGTCAGTCAGATTGTTACGGTAATACTACAAAAGGTATTCAATTTTCTGTATCAGATCGTGTAATGCAGTCTGATTCTTGTAAAGGTGTTGATATTGTAACAAATACCTTGGATATCCTTCAATTTGAAAAGGATAGATTATACCTATTTTTAGATCCAGAGAGAAAAACTTTGGTTAAGATGGTAATAAACGGAGTTACTATTTTTGAAGTGAAATAATAATGAGATGGAACGATAAAAACGGATACATCACATATAAACAAGCTCTTCAAAATATTAAATCATGTCTAGGGATAGCTAAGATAGATTATTCCATGAGATGTGAATTAGCTCCGTATATCACATATATCTTAAAATATATATCAGATAGATTAACTTTACTTCCAGAGGGATCAGATGTCAAAACTTATATTCAAGAGTTTTTTGATATTCGAGATCATGGTGAAGCTAAGATTGTATTTTATGCTGTAGATGAACTTAGATGTGAACTTGGAATTGATAATGGTGAAATATACGTTGAAGGTTCTGAGATTCCATACAATGAGGATAGATTTATTTATGCATGGAGTAATGTTTTGACTGCTATGTTAGTTAGAATTTTATTCCAGTATCAAAATCTTCTAGCTCAACCCGAATCTAATGACTGCCCTTGTAATAATGAATGTGGAAGAGGACAGACTACAGCAGATTACGAATCTTGGAGTTCTGGTGTTTATCCAGAAGATGAAAGTTATTCTTACTATAATTATAAAGAAGTAAACAATACGGAATGGAGAACTAATAATGATGTTCCGGAGTGTACAAAATGTCTAAGACAATGAGTGATATAATTGTAAAAAATCAACTTCCTGAACCAACCGTAATTATTCTTAAAAATTCGGTAGAACAGGGAAAGATGCCTACTCCAGAACAGCTTGAAGTAGGTGAATTAGGTTTAGGTCTTCATGCCGGAGAGGAAAGTATATGGGTCAAAAATTCTGATGGTGTAGTTGTAGATCTTAGAGTTCCTAGAGTTGATAATTTTTGGGGTGATTTTCTCCTTGAATATGAAACTCTTGAGGAATTTAATGCAGATCTAGAAGCCGGAAAAATTAGTGATACTTCGATAGCTTTCATCAAAGGATCTAGACAGGCTTGGACTAAAGGAACTTTCTTCGCATTATCGGAGGAAGAAATAAATAAACTGATCGATAGTAAAGTATTGTTATTCCCAAGTATGACTTCTGAATTAACATCAGAAAGTACATCTGAAGAAATAGCAGAAATTTTTGGTGGAGCAGAGAATTTTGTTAAGCTTACTGAAAAGATTAAAGATCAGATTTCAATTGCGTCTTTAAGAGTAGATTCTGGGAAAGCGATAGTTCCTGTATCTATTCAATCTAGTATTATAGAGTGTGAAACTCAGTGTAAAAATGTATTAGTTCTAGAGTGGATTTATTCAGGGAAATATTATTCAGAAAAGATTATTCTGAATAGTTTTACATCTGAATTCTCAGTTGAAAGAGAATTTACAGAATCTACTTTTATTGAGGTAGTAGAAAAAATAGATGAGCTTTTTAATACAAACTTAGAACTTGTAGAACCTAAGATTAATGGAACTTGGGATTTCTATAATAATGCATTCGAACCTATAACAATTACTCCAAGTCCAAATAAATATAATCCTGTAATTGAAAATGGATATAAGGCTGTTTTCAAAGGAGTTTATACATGGACAAGTGAAGATGGAAAGAAAGATCCTACTGGAGTTGTTAAGGGTTCATTCTGGGATACTCTTACAGGTACTGATGTTAGTTCTGATATAGTAACTAGTCCTTATTATACAGAAGATGCTACTATTTCTATTAAACTTGAAGCTCCTAAGACTGGTTTTATGGTTAGAGGAGAAGATGTTGTTAGAAGTACTGGTGTTTATGATTATACAGAAGATACTAGATCAGTAACATTCGCACATAGATTATTCTATGGTGTATCTACTAAGGGAAAAGACTTAGTAGAGTATGATATTAAATCTCTGAAAACATCTGAATTAATTACTGAACATCCTAAAAAGACTCTAGAACATTTTTCTACAGAAATGGATGAATATGCTATTTTCGCTTATCCTAAAGTTCTTGGTGAGTTAGATAGTATTTATCAGGATGGAATTCGTGTAATTAAGGCATTTAACAAAGTAGAATTAGAAATCACTAATGGTGCTGGTGTAGTAATAGATTATATAGTTTATGTTACTAATAATCCAGGTGCTTTTACTGATGTTGAGTTAGAATTTAAATAAATAGTACAATGGCGTTAAATTTTGCAGATAGATTAGTGTCCAACAATCCTAGTGCATATGGAATTGTTAGAGCTATAGAAGTTAGTGGACACAAAACAGTATCTTCTCTTTCAGCATTGTATAAAATTCCCGACTGTATTCTTTCTGATACAGGGGATAATTCTGGTAATGATTCTCTTGGACAATTGTGGTATGTAATTGATGCCAAAGAAGTTTATCAGCTTGTTAATTGGGAAAAAAGAAATGAAGCTGGAGGATGGAAACCATACTTATCTGGAGTAATTACAGATGAAGCACTGGAAGAGATATTAAAGACTAAGCAAGATAAATTGATAGCCGGAGAAGGGATTAGTATCAGTGAGGATAATGTAATTTCTTGCACTATAGATACATCACTTTTCAGAATGGTAGACGAATTGCCATCTCTGGACGAAGCTGAAACAAATAAAATTTACCTGCTTAAGAAGGAAAATAATGTAGGAGAACTTCAAAGTTATACTGAATACATAGTATCAGTTACAGTAGACGAAGAAGGAATTGAACATAGAGAGTGGGAAAAGATTGGTGAGTATGATATGTCCATCGAACTTGCTCCTTACTTGAAAATTGAAGATGCAGAAAAAACTTATGTAAAGAAAGAAAACATTGTAGATTCTTTCGAAGGTGGTGATCCTAAAGAACAGGTTTTGTCTGCTGAAAAAGGTAAAGAACTTAAAGGACTTATTGATTCTCTTGAAGAAAGAAAGGTTGATAGTGTAACTGCTACTCCTGGAAAGGGAATTATTGTAGAAGGAACAGAAAATGATCCTACTATTGGAATTCTATTGAGTCCTGAAAATGAATCTAAGTTTTTAACAATTGAGGAAGAAACCGGCCTAGAACTTCACGGCGTACAAGATGCAATTGATGAAGCTGTTAAAGATTTATCTGATAATGTCGAACTTAAGTCTGATGTAGTATATAATGTTAATGATATATTCCCAGGCGAAGGTGATGGTGAAGATAAAAATACTTGGACTATTCAGTGGGCAATTGCTAAGCTTGACGCATTAATTCCCGCCGAAGAAAAAGTGGCCGGAATAAAATGTAAGTTTCAAAGTATTCAAGGTAAGTGGAGAACATTTACTTATTATGGTGGTTATTTCCTTGATAGAAATAATTGGAGCTATGATCTTACTTCTAAAGATTTTGTTGAATTAGCTACTGTAAATCTTCCAACAGCTACTCCAGATGCTAATGGTGTGATGTCTAAGGAAGATAAAGCTAAACTTGATGGAATTAGTGGATCTATTAATCAAGATGTAGATGATAAGATTGCAGCTGTAAAGGAAATTATTGATAATTACAAAGTTAACGGGTATAAAATCTCAGAAAATCCATCACTAGATCGTAATGATATTGGTCTTGGTAATGTTACTAATGATGCTCAAGTTAAGAGATCAGAGATGGGTGTTCCTGAGGGTGTAGCAACTTTAGGGAAAGATGGAAAAGTACCTGAATCTCAACTCCCTGATTCAGTTTTAGGTAATGTAAAATATCAAGGAGTTTGGGATGCTGTTAATAATATTCCTGAACTAGTACTTAATGATTTTGAATCTATCGGACATTACTATATTGCTATTAATAAAGGATCTCAATTTGGATATGATTTTGATCCAGGTGATTGGGTAATTAATAGTAATGGTAGATGGGTTAAAGTTGATAATGTTGACTCTGTTAAATCAGTTAATGGTAAGATTGGTATAGTAGAATTAGGTATAGAAGATATTCCTGGTCTAGAAGATGCTTTAGATTCAAAAACTACTGATGAAGATTTTAATAGACATATATCAGACTATAATAATCCTCATAAAGTAACTAAGGATCAAGTAGGTCTAGGTAATGTAGATAATACCGCCGATAAAGATAAACCTGTGTCGGACGCTACTCAATCTTTGATAGATTCTACTAAAACAGAGCTTCAAACTAATATTGATAACCTAGCAACTAAAACAGAAAATGATTTAGAAGCTGCTAAGTTAGATTTCAATAATAAGTTAACATCTTTAGAAACTAAACACGATACTGAACTTAAGGAAACAAAAACAGAGCTTCAAACTAATATTGATAACCTAGCATCCAAAACAGAAAATGACTTGACAGTTGCTACTAAAGAACTTAATAATAAAATTTCTGAGTTATCAACTAAGACAGAAGCAGATCTTTCTACTTTAAGATCAGACCTGGAATCTAGTATATCAGTAACTAAGACAGATCTTGAATCAAAAATTAATGATCTTTCTACAAAAACAGATGCTAAATTCCAAGCTACAGATTCTAAGATTGAAGCAACTAAGACAGAACTCCAAACTAATATTGATAATTTATCTCATCGTCATGATGATGATATGAAAGATATTAGACAAGAAATAGAAGATGCTATTTCTGGTTCTGATGAAGCATTGAATGAGCATATTGCAGATAAGAATAATCCTCATCAAGTAACAAAAGAACAAGTTGGTTTGTCTGAAGTTACTAATGATGCCCAAGTTAAGAGATCCGAAATGGCTCAACCAGGTGGAGTTGCTACCTTAGATGAAAGTGGTAAAGTTCCTAGTTCTCAATTACCTAGTTTTGTAGATGATGTAATAGAGGTAGACTCATTCGATCTTCTTCCTGAAATTGGTGAATCAGGTAAGATTTATGTTACTAAAGATACTAACTTGACTTATAGATGGTCAGGATCTCAGTATATTGAAATTTCAGAATCTTTGGCTCTAGGTGAAACATCTAGTACAGCTTATCCTGGAGATAAAGGTAAAGCTACAACTGATAAAGTCAATGCTCATACTGCAGATTTCAATAATCCTCACCAAGTAACCAAAGCTCAAGTTGGTCTTGGAAATGTAGATAATACTAGTGACCTAGATAAACCAGTATCAGATGCTACTCAAGAATTAGTAGACAATACTAAGAAAGAATTAGAAGAGTTAATCAATAATTCTGGTAATAATCTTCAAGAAAATATTGATAAACTTGATGAGAGAGTTACAAAGGTTGAAGATTCTATAGGAGCTCCTGAAGGAATAGCTACTCTAGATAAGGATGGTCAATTAGTTACCTCACAGATCCCCGAAGAAGCATTAAATGTAGTTGATGGTAAATATCTCAGTGAAACTCAATTTACTGATTCAGAAGGTGTAGAGTTTGTGCCAAGACATAATACTATCTATATTGATGTTATCGGAGGTTCTAATAAATTATACAGATGGGATGGATTTAAGTATGTAGAAATTTCAGATTCTGATAATGCTACAGAACTTATTAATAATCACATTAAAGATTTCAATAATCCTCATAAAGTAACCAAAGATCAGGTTGGACTTGGAAATGTAGATAATACAGCCGATATAGATAAGCCTATATCTACTGCTGTTCAAGAAGCTTTAGATAGTGTAAATACTAAAGTAACAGAACACATCGAGAATAAAGAAAATCCTCATAGTGTTACAGCAGAACAAATTGGCTTAGGTAATGTAGATAATACGGCTGACTATGATAAACCTGTTTCTAAGGCAACTCAAGACGAACTGGATAAATTGGATAATCGTATCACTACAATTGATAATTCAATTGGTGTTCCTAGTGGTCTTGCAACTCTTGATGGGGAAGGGAAATTAACTGACTCACAAATTCCAGATAAAACAATTAATGTTCTAGTTGGTAAATATGTAAGTGAAACAGAATTTAAGGATGAAGAAGGCAGTACTTATGAACCTAGAATTGGTGTTATTTATATAGATACTATATCTGGAACTGAAAAGATTTATCGTTGGAATAAATTTGAATATGTAGAAATTTCAAATACTACTGAACTTGAGGGTATTGTAAATTCTCACATTTCTAATACTGAAAATCCTCATAAAGTTACTAAGGAACAGGTAGGTCTTGGAAATGTTACTGATGATGCTCAAGTTAAGAGAACCGAAATGGGTGCTCCTGAAGGTGTTGCCACTCTTAATGAGAATGGTAAAATTCCTATTGAACAGCTTCCAGGACAAGTTGATGAAGTATTTGGAATAGATCATTTCGTATCAACAAAAACAGATATTCCATCTTCTAGATTAGTAGTAGGTACTTCTTATTACGTAGAAGATGAAAAGAAAATATATACAGCAATCTCTGAAACAGAGTTAAATGAAGGTGTTACTCCAGATAAAGGTGTAATTTACTCAAACAGAGAAACAAACATTATTTATCGTTGGGATGGTGCTGAATTAGTAGAAATTGGTAATCCTATACATCTTGGAGAAGTTGCAGGAACAGCTTATCCAGGTGATAAAGGTAAGGCCACTACTGATAAAGTTAATGCTCATGTATCTAACTTTGAAAATCCTCATAAGGTTACTGCTGAACAAGTAGGTTTAGGTAATGTAGATAATACTAGTGATGCTGATAAACCTATCTCTACTGCAACACAAGAAGCATTAGATAATCTTGGAAAGGAAATTTCAGATCATAAAGCTGATAAAAATAATCCTCATGAGGTTACTAAGGAACAAATAGGATTAGGCAATGTAGAAAATACAGCTGATATCGACAAACCAGTTTCTACAGCAACTCAGAAGTTAGTAGATGATACTAAGAAGGAGCTTGATACTAAGATAGATAATCATACATCAGACTTCAATAATCCTCATCAAGTAACTAAGGAACAGGTAGGACTTAGCAACGTTGACAATACAGCTGATATAAATAAACCAGTTTCTGTAGCACAACAGGCTCTAGTTGATTCTACAAAAGCAGAATTGAAACAGAATATTAGTGATATTGAAAAAGATGTAACTAATCACGTTGCAGATAAAAATAACCCACATGAAGTAAATAAACTCCAAGTTGGATTAGGTAATGTTGATAATACATCAGATATCAATAAACCTGTTTCTACTGCACAACAGGCTGCATTAGATAAACTTAAGAGTGATCTTGAATCTATCATTGGATCTACAGGAACTGATCTTAGTGCTCATATTAAAGATTTTGATAATCCTCATAAGGTTACAAAAGATCAGGTAGGTCTTGGGAAAGTAGATAATACTACTGACTTGGAAAAACCAGTGTCCGTAGCTCAACAAGAAGCTATTAATACAGTTCAGTCAAATCTTGATAAGACAAATACTACTTTAGGTAATCATATTGCGGATAAGAAAAATCCTCATGATGTAACTAAAGATCAGGTAGGTCTTGGAAATGTTGATAATACTGCTGATATTGACAAACCTGTATCTCATTATCAACAAGATGCTTTAGATGAACTGGAAAGAAGACTTCAAGGTTCTATTGATGGTTCTGGATCTGATCTTAGTGCTCACCTTAAGGACTATAATAATCCTCATAAAGTTGATAAAACTCAGGTAGGCCTTGGTAATGTAGATAATACATCAGATAAAGATAAACCTATATCTGATGCTACTCAAAAAGCTCTTGATACTATTAAGACGGAAACTAATACTCTTATTGAATCTCATATTGCAGATAAAAATAATCCTCATCAAGTAACTAAGGAGCAAGTTGGTTTGTCTAAAGTTACTAATGATGCTCAGGTTAAACGTTCAGAAATGGGTGTAGCCGGAGGAGTTGCAACATTAGATCAAGATGGTAAAGTTCCTAGTTCTCAGTTACCTAGTTTTGTAGATGACGTTATTGAAGTTGACTCTTACGATAACTTACCTACTACAGGAGAAGCTGGTAAGATTTATGTAACCAAAGATACTAATCTAACCTATAGATGGTCTGGTACTAAATACACTGAAATTTCTGCTTCATTAGCTCTTGGAGAAACTAGTTCAACTGCATATCCAGGTGATAAAGGTAAAGCTACAACAGACAAAGTTAATGCTCATACCGCAGACTATAATAATCCTCATAAAGTTGATAAAGCTCAGGTAGGTCTTGGAAATGTTGATAATACTAGTGATGCTGATAAACCAGTATCGGATGCTACTCAAAAATTAGTAGATGATACTAAGAAAGAATTAGAAGAACTTATTACTTCTAACGAAGGTGGACTTAGTGATCATATTAAAGATTTCAATAACCCTCATAAAGTTACAGCTGAGCAATTAGGATTGGGTAATGTAGACAATACTTCTGATATTGATAAACCTATTTCTAATGCTACTCAAGAAGCTTTAGATAATATTACTAATAATATTACTAGTATTGAGGATAAATTAGGACAACCTAATGGTATTGCAACTTTGGATCCTGAAGGTAAAGTTCCTAGCTCTCAATTACCTAGTTTTGTAGATGATGTTATTGAAGTTGATTCATTTGATCTTCTTCCTGAAACTGGTGAAACAGGTAAGATTTATGTAACTAAAGATACTAATCTAACTTATCGTTGGAGTGGTAGTAGATATATTGAAATTTCTGCTTCATTAGCTCTTGGAGAAACTAGTTCAACTGCATATCCAGGTGATAAAGGTAAAGCTACAACAGACAAAGTTAATGCTCATACCGCAGACTATAATAATCCTCATAAAGTTGATAAAGCTCAGGTAGGTCTTGGAAATGTTGATAATACTAGTGATGCTGATAAACCAGTATCGGATGCTACTCAAAAATTAGTAGATGATACTAAGAAAGAATTAGAAGAACTTATTACTTCTAACGAAGGTGGACTTAGTGATCATATTAAAGATTTCAATAACCCTCATAAAGTTACAGCTGAGCAATTAGGATTGGGTAATGTAGACAATACTTCTGATATTGATAAACCTATTTCTAATGCTACTCAAGAAGCTTTAGATAATATTACTAATAATATTACTA